TTCTGAGCAAGTTGCTGCTGAAATTGACCGTGAAATCCTTAGAGATTTACGTAAAGCTGCTGCATGGCAATTACGTTGGGATTACAATGGATGGAGAAAAGCTTCTTCTGCTGCGAGCCCATATACTCAAAAAGAGTGGAACCAAACTTTAATTACTAAATTAAACCAAATTTCAGCTCAAATCCATAAATCTACACTTAGAGGTGGTGCTAACTTCATCGTTGTATCTTCAGAGATTTCTGCAATCTTCGACGATTTAGAATACTTCCACGTGTCAGACGCTAACCCAGAGCAAGACCAATACAACATGGGTATTGAGAGAATCGGTTCATTAGGTGGTAGATATCAAGTATATCGTGACCCATATGCACCAGCATACTCAATCATCATCGGTCACAAAGGGAAATCATTATTGGATACTGGATACATCTACGCTCCGTATGTGCCATTACAGTTGACTCCAACAATGTATAACCCATTCAACTTCGCTCCAGTGAAAGGTATCATGACTCGTTACGCTAAAAAAGTGGTTAACAACAGATTCTACGGACACTTGAGAGTTGACGGTGTACAAACATTCAACATCAACGAATTAAGATAATCATAATCTTATATAAATTTAAAAAAGGCTACCATTACGGTGGCCTTTTTTATTTTATGATAATTTATTAATTTCAGCTCGTATAGCAGTGCCTAATAATGTATCATTTGGTGTTGATTTAACCAGTTCAATAATTTTTTCTAAAAGTTCTTTATTTTCCATATTTTTTTTTTACAAAGATACTAATTTTTTTATTAATTTGCAAATATTTATAAGTATGAAAAAATTAATAAAAAAGTTAATTAGAGAAAGTTTAGAAGACATCGCTGGTTTTACAAACATAACACCAGAGGAACGCAAAGAAATCGATAGAAGATATAAAGAGTTTGTTTTATCTGATACTGAAAGCGCTGTTAAAGCTAAAAAACAACTTGACCATTACAATAAGGTAATAAGCGACCCAAAATTTGCCAACCAAGAATGGATTCCAAAAGCTTTTAAAGACCAAATTAGTGCATTACAAAATACAATTAATGCTGCTAAAAATAGAGATAGAAAAGCTGTGTATCATGAAATAGCTAGAAATTATTTATCATGGAAAAGATATGAAGATGATATAGTTAAAGCTAGAGAGTCTAGAACCTTTGGTAAAGAAGACATTATAAACCTATTTGTAGACGCTTTAGAAGGAGGTTCTAACTATTGGTATGAGATACGTCATTTACCTAACGAAGTTCGCTATAAAGCCAAGGAAATGGGTCAATCAGTATCTGAAGCTATAGGTGAGTATATTCTTAAAGGTGGTTATGTTCAATTTTATGATGCTGAAGAAGAATATGACGAAGATGATTATACTGAAACACATTCAGATAATGGATTGTTGGGTACAGTAGATATGGATTCAATTCTAGAAGCAATAACAATAATAAAAAGAGATTACCCAGATGTTTGGGAAAATATACTTGATGAGCAATACGATGCAAACGATGCTGATATATTTTTACAATTATGCGTTATGGGTGATGTAGTATTTGGTTAATATGAAAAAAATATTTTTAATAATAACATTGTTCATGACAATGAACGTGTTTTCACAAACAGTTACAACAGATAATAAACTAATAATACCTCACGGGGACATTACGTTGTATTTAACGAAAGATACATGTGCTTTGTTATCTAAACATGTTTTAAAGTATTCGAGCTTTCTAAAGCTTGATAAAGAGCGTGATAATCGTTGGTTTCAAGATACGTATAAGGGTAGATATTATAAAGACGCATATTTGAAAACTGGATATGATATTGGTCATCTAACACCGTCGCACATTACATCTTATGATAACGAATTAAACCATATGTCTTTTAGCTTGTTCAATGCAGCGCCACAGTTGGCTGGATTTAACAGAGGTAAATGGGCCCAGATGGAAGGAGATGTTGAACGCATAATATCTGATAACAAACAAGATGTTGTTATTATTACTGGTGTTATATACGACCCAAACAACATAAGGTTTATGGGTAAATCTAGAATTCCTATACCATCAGCATTTTTTAAGGTTTTATTCATGAACGGTAAAACACAATGTTGGGTTGGTTCAAATATTAATGGTTTGATAGTGACTATTACTTTAAAGGATTTAAACGAATTATTCAAAAAGAACAAAATGAATTTAACAATACAATAAATGAAAAATTTGATTAAACAATTACTTCGAGAAAATCTTTTAAGCGAGGTTAGTGATGATATTTATGAAATAATTAGAACCCAATACCCTAATGCTAGAATTATGATGGAAGCTAGAGGTTCTGTTGATGGTGATAAGATAATATATAAACCTAAACAACAACCTGATAAACCTATGGCTAAACCTTTTGGATTATGGTATTCTATAGGTACTGAATGGATTGATTGGGTAAGAATGGAAATGCCACAATGGGAACGTGACCACGCATTTCTTTTGGATATTGATGATAGTAGATTATTAAAAATTAATACTTATGAAGATTTAAAATTATTTAATGAAGAATATGTTATTGATAATTATTATGTTGATTGGAAAAGAGTTAGTGAAAAATATGGTGGTATAGAAATAGTACCATATATTTATGAAGCTAGATATGAAATGCTTTGGTATTATACGTGGGATGTAGCTTCTGGTTGTATATGGGCACCTAATATGCTTAAAAAATCAAAATTAATACAATAAAAAAGGGCCATATGGCCCTTTTTATATATACGTTAACTCGATTAATTATTTATTATGCTTTTGTACCGCAACTAGCACAGAACTTGTGTCCTTTACCTAATTTGGCACCACAGTTTGTGCAATATCTTTTTACATTGATATCTTCAACTGTGTTAACTTTTTGAGATACTGGAAGCAACTTAGCTTCAATAGTATAAAAAGCAAAATATTCAAAATCTTTATTTACTGTTTTGAATTTTTGGTCAGAATCAGAACCTTCTTCAACTCTACCAGTTTCAATTGATTTAGATTTCTTAGCAACCCCTTTAGTTAGATTTAAAGGTGTTTCAACACTTTTTTCAGTTTGCATCCAATCCATCGTTGCTGAACCGTCATGTACGCTTGAACTATAAAACGCGCTAGTTGATAAATTACTACTACCTCCAATGATTGTGTTAGTGGTTGTGAAGGTGTTAGTTATTGGTGTAGTTGAACCATAAACGTAACCACCAGTGTTAGTGTTATCGTAACGGATAATACCTTGGTCGTAGTTTTGTCCACCCCAGATATCTCTAGTACCACCAATTCTTAATATTGGGTTTCTTGGTCTAGGTTTTGACTCTCTGTAAAATTGAACCTTGAAATCACCATTATTTACTATTGCTTCTTTCACTTCTTGAGTGTTAGCTACTTCGTATGTGTCGAATAAGAATTTTTTGGCAACGTCTAAGTATCTATCTAAGAATACACGTTGACCTGGGCTCAATACAAGACCACCCTGTGAGATAACATTTCCGTTAAGTGTAATTTTAGCAAGTACAGATTCCGTAGTTGGATTGAAAAGTTCAATCTGGAACTCTTGCCCTTTTTGTAAATAATAAGTTGGCAAATCACCTTCTTTTTTGTAAAGTTTAACTCTACTTTTGTTCACAGCAATGTTTGCTGTTGGCATTTTTGGTGCCACATAGTTTAATTGTTTCATTTTTAATTAACTTTTAATTTTTGTTATTATTGTACCAATTTCTTTATTGCCTAGACAACTCTAAAGCCTATTAAGACTCGAAACCAATACGTGAGTTAACGTATATAATATAAATATAATAATTTTTTTTTTATTTGTCAATACTTTTATTGAAAATCTGAACCCATTTCACATAATGTTGATTGGATTTGGTGCCAATAAGTATCAGCTTCATCTGGCATTGAATCCCCAGACATACCATATTGTTTTATTTCACCATCAATTTCAATTTGTTCGTTTTTTAAATTTTTCAAAGGCGCGTAAATTCTTTTCATTACTTTTGTCTTTGTCGCTTCATCCATATCTTTTGTGGCAGCTTTTACATATCTAATTGCTTCGGTGTATGAACCTATAGTCATTTTATTACATAGTGATTCCATCGCTGAATTCATTTCTTGACCATCAATAAGTTCCTCTCTTAGTAATTTTTTTATAAATTTTTTCATTATTGTCCTTTTCTTAATTCTACTTGATTAACAATATTAAATTGACAAACATTTTTAAGTGTTGTTACTTCTAAATTTGATGTTGCTAATACATCTAAGTAATATGTGTTAGGGATAAGACTAGGTGTGTCCAATAAGAAATAATAATAATTATTGGCCATTTCTACAGGTTGAAAATCAATCACTGTTAATTCAGCACCACCTTCTTTTACATATAATCTATATTGTAAGTTATCGATATATTGTGTTTGTTCTACTGTATATGGTATTCTAGCAGAAACAATAACCCTTCTAACGTCACCTCTTAATATGTTCTCTTGGTTTCTAACACCGCTTATATTTACAGCAACTTTTTTAGGTAACATATCGTTGGTTCCTATATTATAATATTCAAAAGAGGATTTAACTACAAAATCTAATGATAATTCTGGTCTAGAAACTCCGTTAATTACAACATTTTTCCAAACATCATTAAACATTGTTTCTACATTTCCACTATTAGTAGGTACAATTATATCAATACTATACACACCCTTCGTAACATGGTTAACATCTGAAGAAGTATAAGCGCTAAATAAATTACCATTACTATCGTATACATCTACATTAGGTATTTGGTCTAAATTTGTTGGGTTTCCGCCAATATTTACGTAAAGATATAGTTTGTTATTCTTATCTAAGAAAAAGTTGTTTCTATCGTCTTTAATGTGGTTCTCATAAGTTGTTTCAATATATGGTTCGTAGAATGTTTGCGTGTTGTTAGTAAAGAAACCAACATATTGAAGTGCCGTTGTGTTTAAAAGTTCGTAACCTCTAGCAAACGCAATCCCTAAACCATAGTTCGTATTACCAGTTAACACACCATTAACATAATCAGTAATGTCCATTTCAATATTTTCATTACCCTTGTCAAAATGTTGTGTTGTTACTGTGATACTAGAAGGTGAACCAGAATAAACACCAGTACCGCCACTCCAATTAAAACCTGTTTTTGGGTTAACCCAGTTTGATGGTCCTGTTGAGTACAGATAATCACCGCTAGTTAATATTGGAACTTCGTAATCATAACCAACACCGTTATCCCAATCTTGGTTTATTTTAAAGAGTATTAAGTCAAACGAAGTAGCTCTATCTTTGGCAGCCATAGTACCGTTTAATAACCCAGTATCAAAAGATGCAGTGTTTGTAAGTCTAAGTGTATGTTTTAATTTCGATAAATCAGTATAAGTACCACCAGTGTACAACTGTTTTAAATTAGTTTCATCAAAATGAAATAAAAATCTGCTATATTTTTCAATACCATCATAACCACCATAAAACAATTCAGTAACAGGATTTAAACCTGTGTTTGCTATTGTATTACTGATTATAGTATTATTTTTGTCGAAATATGTACGTATTACCATGTTTTGTTTTTATTATAAATATCACAAAACTTAATAAAATTAATTGATTCTAATGTTTTTAGATAACATAGTTTCTTCAAGTTTGGCAGCGTTCTTTTGAAATTCAAAAACAGCTTGTTTATTACCATCTATTGTTAAATCAGTTGGTGGTTTACCGTTACCGTTATGTACGTGTGATAAGAAAGCTTCTTTAAGTAAAATAAGGTATTGTAATAACACGTCGCCAAATGGTAATTGATGAGCGGTGGTTAATATTTTTTCCAATTCATCTGTTGATATTAAATCAACGTTATTTGTAGTGTTAAAATTAGGTGAACCACCATGAGTTATAAAATTTATTTTATTTGATACGATATTGGTTACGCTACCTACTCTATCAGAAACTTCAGTTTCAGTTAATTTTGGTAAATTAACTTTGTTTTTGATTTGAATATAAGCTTGAGTTTCCGTATTAAATTTAATAGGGTAAGGGTTTGTTTGTGTGATTTGAGACTCCACAAATTTACCAGCTCTAATAACTATTTCATTATCTTTTTGTGTGATGTCTGTATTGTATCTACCTTGAATTGAAATATCGTTTGGGTTCGGGAAAACACCTTTTAATTCAGGAATATTAGCTGGTGTAACGTTTGGTGCCACTGGACCAAAGGTAAACCCAGCCAACGCAGTTGTTCTGGCAGAATCAAAACTAAGTTTATTTAACTGAGAAATAATTGGCCCGATATATAAACGGTCAGCGCTTTCTTTTTGTTTGTTTAGTAAAAAGATTAACACCATTTCACCCACTTTAGGTTTTATTGATAAGTGTTTTGGTAATAAAGGTAAACACCATGGTAAAGCGTCATATCCACTAACACCTTCACCTAATAACTCGTCATCACCACCAGTTGTGACTGAACCTTTTACCCAAACTTTAACTCTATCTAAACCCAAAGGGTCATCAACGGCCATAACCTCACCAAATTTTAAATATTGAAAATTTAATGGGTCGTTGTCGTTGTTTTTTACACCTCTAGTTAATCTATTACTACCTTCTAACATTAAGCTTCGTTTTTAAGTCTTTTTAAAATAATTTTATTAGCACTTTCAAATCGTTTTTCAATTTCGATTAATTTATCGTAATCTTGAACCATTTTTAATTTTAAAGCTTCATAATCAGCTTCCATTTGTTTTATTTCAAACAAGATTTCATTGTTTGATTTTTCTTCTAAATCTTCATTCATAATATTATCTAATTATTCCATTACCAATACCCATAGTTGTTGTAACACCTTGTATTAATACTGGCGCACCTAAGTTTCCAATACCCACACCCATTATACCAACTCCAGGTGGGATGACAACATTAACAACACTTTCGGTTAATATGGCATTTATTATTTCCTCACATTGAATCGCTAACATAGCTTCAGAAGTGTTTGGACCGTCAGCAAAAACATCACCAACAACTAAACCAGCTTCTGATTGTCTAGAGATAATTCTAGAAGCAATTTGTTTACTTGAAACCCCTGGTCTTAAATTACTACCAACCATAATCAATGGTGGTGGTAATGGTTCCACTGGTGTTTCTGGTAATTTAAATGCTGATAAAATCATATTTAAAACACCGTATATTGATGTTAAATTAAAATTACTTTCTTTGTTTATTCCAGTTTCTGAAAATTTTTCTTTTACATTTTTACCTAAGTCACTCATTATATTAAACCTTTTATTGTTCTTAAAGCCTCTTGTGAAACACCTACTAGGCTTAATAATTGTTGTTTTCTATTTTGGGTTTTTTCATTTAATTTAATTAACGCTGCTTCACCTGCTAACCTAGTCACTTCTTTCATAGCATACGCCATTAATTCTTTAACAATAATTTGAGTAACTTCTTTAAATATTGCTGTGAACAAACTTCTGTTCTTTTTTATAAAATCTTTAGCGTCAGTGTATTCAGCGTTTTCACCATATAATATTTTAAAATTAATTAAAAATATTATAATAATTTTTGGTGAAATAACAACATTAGCGATTGATTTGATTAAACTTTTTATCATATCACCAACAAAACTTATTTTGATAGTTTGTTTGTCTTGATTGTCTGGTGTTTGAGACGCTAAGTCTTCAGCCATGTTGTTTATAGAATTTGTGATAACTGTTCTTTTTTCAACTAAACTTGATGTTTGATTGTATTCATCAGTAAAACTAGTTAATTGTTCAATTGGCATCGACCCATTAAACGAAACGCTAGTTTTTAATTTTATTATACCATTTTTTCTATTGTTAGCAATTTCTTGTTGTCTAGCAATTTCTGAATTTGTAAATGTAAAATAATCATCATTTATTTCACTATTAACATCAGCATTTGCTAACCTATCTATAATATCATTTATCTCGGTTTCTTTTTCTAATTGCTTTCTTGTTTTAGGAGTTTGAACCGTAATAGAACCAAATAATATATCGATAATTTTGTTTATGATATTTTGCGCGCCAATTATATTTAATGAACCAACATAATTATCGTTTAATTGATTAATTGATTTATTATTATAACTTGGATTAACTTTTATGATTAATGAATTGTTTGGGTTATTTCCTGTACCGTTTTGTTCAAATTTAACATCTAAAATATTTTGCCATGTATGTGTTACATCAGGGTCTTGGATAACACCATATAAAAAAGTGTTAAAATCACTACTATCAGTTAATGGTGATGTTATATCATTATATAATAAACCACCGACAGGTGTGTTAGGGTCTATTTTTAATTGGTCAAAAAAATCTATTTTATTAACACTAATCACCACTCCGTTACCAGATGGTGGTTTTAAAAAACTAGGTATACTTGGGTTTAGACCACAAGAAACCATACTTTTTAAAACTGTTTTTATTGTTTGTTTTAAATCTTTTTCAATTCTATCTAAATATTTTGTTAAAGTTTCAACAATCACCTTAACAAATTCTTTTTGACCCACCAAAGATTTAACCAAATCGCTTAAAAACAAAATAATATCGTTCCCATTGTTTACCGATGGGAACGAATTAGTTGTTTTTAGTTTTGGTAACCCAGAAACCATTGTTTTTGCAGCGGCAATTTCACCAAAAACTTTTTGTTTTTTATCTTTGATACTCATCGTGGTTATTCGTCTGTTTCTGTGTTGTCGTGTTTATTCTTAAACAGTTCTCTAATTGATTTGAAATCATCTAAAGATACTTTTCCATCACTTCTTTCAGCGATAGCGGCATTAGCGTCCCCTCTATTCTTAATAATATCACTTTGTAATTTAGCAATTTCTAATTTTACTCTTATTGCAGAATCTTTAACTTTAAGTAAGTTACCTTTTTCTTTTGCTATTTTAGTCAAATCATCAACCCCATCTGGGTTTACACCAGTTGTTAATTCGTTGATTGTTCTTTGAACGTCGTTGATTTGTAAACACGCGTCATTATAAGTTTCTTGCATAAGACCTTCTAATGATTCGTTATTGTTTACTTTAACATCATGTTTTCTTTTTCTAGGCATTGTTATTAGTTTTTATTATAAATATCTACAAGCCTCGTTTTGTTAAGATTTCATACAAATCTTTAAATCTTTTCATCGCAATACGTATGTCTTTGGTTGAAAGATTTGTGTAATTTCTCATAGTTTCTAAAACAGAGTTTTTATTATATTTTGAACCACCGTCAAAACCTTCAAAAGCAGATTCCCAATTTTCCAATATGTAAATTAAGGCTAAACCTACTTTCTTTTCGTTTTCGTTTAGTTTCTTTTTTGGTGGTAGTTTTTCGTCGTTCATTTCTTCTTTGATACCTTCAATAAGGTTTAAGATGAAATCATCCATAACAAAACTATCATTATCAATTACATAAGTTAAATCTTGGCGTTCCTCAAAATCAGTCATCATATCTTCGTAAGATGATGTTTGTCTTAAGTGTTTTTCGTCTTTGATTAATAAACCTAATATATAATTTTTACTAATGGTCCCGAAGTATGAATAAGCTTTTTTACCTCGTCCAGCTTCAAATTTATGTACTTTCGTCATCAAGAAAGAAACGGTGTCACTATGAAGTTCTTCATAAGTTTCACCCTTTCTATATAATTTATATCTCCTGATGATTGCTTCTATCATTTTATCCAAAGGGGCTTTTAACCATTCATTGAATATTAAATTTCTTTCGTTGGAATCTTCTGATTCTAAAAATCTGATAACTGCTTCTTCTTCTTCGGGACCAAAATACATTTCATTTGTTCTTTTGCGTCCTCGTTTAGTAGCCATTTATCATTCTTATACTTCATACGTTATTTTTCTATCATTAGCAAAATAATATTCTTTTTTAGCTGTTTGTAGCCACCATTTTGCTTCGGCTGGGTTCATAGTTTCTTTGTAACTAGAAAATAAAGATTTTGGTCTTTGATTTACGTGTTTATACCCAAATTTTGGTACTGTCATGATTCTAACATCTTTAAATGTTAATCTTAACAAGAATTCATAAATAAACGTTAATTTGATACTAGGTTTAAGTTTACCCATATCTTCATAGGTTGATTTTCTAACCACCATTCCATCAATGTTAAAGTTTTGATAAGCTAACAAAGCGTTGTTATCTAAAACACCTAATTCATCTGAAAAACTATTAGCCCAAACAGCTTCGTTTGTAAAACCAATAAAACGACCTTCAGAATCAACATCGATAACAATTGGTAAGAATAAATCTACATTAGGATGAGCTTCTCTGTATTCAACAGCGTTTTTAAACCAAATCTTAGCATATTCATCATCATACTCTAAGATAGAAATCCATTCTGATTTAGCAGCAGCTACACCAAAGTTAATTTGTGAACAAAAATCTGTTTCACCGTCATTTTCGACAATAGTTACAATGTCTTTAATTTCACCAAAATCTAATTTTTTAACATATTTTGAAACATCGCTACCTTTAGGTGTAACAATGATAAGTTCATCAGGTCTAACAATTTGTAGTTCAACACTTTTAATTGCGTTAGATAATGAATTTTTAGTCACGTCGTCTAATTCGTGAATTGGTAAAATTACCGAGATATCTGTTTTTTTATTTTCCATTTTTATTAAGCGTTTGTAGTTTCTTTTAGAGCGTCTTCAAATCTCTCTAAAGTTATTTTTAATTCTGAAGTTCTATTTTCAAAAATAGCCCCATATACATCAGTAATTGCTTGTTTTTGGTTTTCTAAAGTATAAAGACCTTTAGATTCAGCCATACCTTCTAATAAATCACTTGGCACCGCGTCTTCTAACCATATTTTTAAGTAAGTTGCAATTAATTCAGGTATGTTTAAAGTTGTGTTAGTCCAAACACCATTATTTTTTACTGAAACATCACCGTTTTCATCTACACTTTCTAACCACTCTGGAACCATATTAGGTATTTTTCCAATTACTGGTGTATTACATTCAATAGCTTCTAAAGGGAAGGTACCAAACCCAGCTTGGTCATCAATCCAAACAGCTAAACAACATTTTTCTAATTCTCTAGCGAATTTTTCTCTAGAAAAACCTCTTAATTCTTTAAAAGTAACCCATTTGTAAATAGGGAATTGTAAATAAAACGCTTTAGCTAATTTTGTTGCATCACCAGCATTTCTAGTTAACAAAGCAACAACTGGTGTTTTAGGTTTATCTGAAGGTTTAAAATATTCAGGGATTGACACTGGAACAACGTGTGTCATAATTGAAGGGAAAAGAGATTTGATATAATCTGCTTGTTTTTTTGAAGTTGTAATAACATCATTAAATCCAAAATCAAAATCCCATTTTTTACCAATAGGTAAAAGTTCTAATAAATAATCATAACTTTGTGATAATACAATTTTTTTACATGGGAAGCTTTTTACTTGGTCCATAATATTCGCGAAGATTTCTGGGATTATAATAAAATCTGAAGGTGTAATCATTAGTTCTTGACCTTCAATAGATGCATGTGGTAATTGTGCGTATTCTTCGCCTAACCAATCTGCAACACCTTGCCCGTTTTCGTCACCTCTAAGTTTATAATCATTTTTTTCGTGTAAGATACTTGCGTTGTAACCTAATTCGTTAAGAATTTTTACATGTTCGTAAATGTTAGCAATACCTGCTGTTGGGTTACCTTTAGTATCCAACGTGAAAAAATACATTTTAAAATTTTTATTTTCTAAATTACCGATAATTTCTTTTAATTGAGAAATTTGGTTTTCAATTTGGTTTTTATTTTCTTCCATTTTTTTTATTATTAATTATTATTGTACCTCTACTAGTATTTCGTAGTGTATTAGTGTGTTAAAAGCTATTTTATATGAAATACTCATTTTATCTAAGGCTCTTTCAGAACCTAATTCTTCATCCATTTCATCTGTTTCATTTAAAACGATATCAATCATTTCTCTTAGTAGTTCGTACATTGTTTGTTGAATGTACATCTCTCTTTCTTTTTTTGTTGTTACAACTTCAGATGTAATTGTTTTACCCTTTTCATCTTTAATTTCTTTGGTTACCGATTCGGTAATGAAATTACCGTTTGGGTGGTCTATTTTAATAATTTCTGTGAACTTGTCCACGTCAAAATAATATACCGAACCACCAAAATCTAGCAGGTTATCATAGTTCTTCATAAGTAGTGATTTTTGTGTTTAAAATTTTATTTCTTAAATCTTCATCGTTAATAAATTCTAAGATTGAATTTAGTTCATAATCACCTTTTACATCATGATTATACGATGAATTAATTTTAACAGATATTTTACTGTTAGGTTTTTTTGAAAGCGAAATTGGGTTTGATGTGATTAAAACATCAGCGTCTCCCCATTCATCTTCATTGTCCTTAACAAATCTAATTTTATCAATTAAACATGCTGTTTTAGATAAAAAGAAAAAGGTTGATGGGATGCTTTTATCGACTTCTCGACTTACTAATTCAATTTCATGTTCTTCATCATCTTTTATGTCTGATAAAAAACGATTAAAGTGAATCATCAACCCATCTGACATCAAATCAGCGTGACCAAAAATTTCTAGAGGTGCTTCTTTATAAAGAAACGTATTGAGTCTGTTGATGTCACCAAACTCAAAATGGTCTAATAAATTAAAACTGGTTACATCTTCAATTTCTACTTCTGAATATTTTTTACCTTCTTTTTCTAATTCTGGTACAATGTATTTTTCATAAGTATAAATGAATTGGCCAATATAATCTCGTAAAACCTCATTTATGCTAATAGCTATTTTCATAAACGAAATTTACTGGCTAAATACCTATAAGTAAAGTAAAAATAACTCTTTATTTAAAAAAATTAATAATTTTTCTAATAAACGGCGAGCCACCCTCATTAATAACACTAGGTTGTGTTTTTATTACCTTATCAAGTTCAGGTACAAAATGTTGTTTCTTTTTATAGTTAGGATGTTCAAAAAGTCTTACGAAATACTTTGTAAGTCTGTGTCTAACAATTTCATCTTCAACAAATTCTACTATTGAAACACCTTCTTCTGGTAAATCTTTAATCATTTTAATTAGTTCACTTAAAGAACTATCTTCTTTCTTTTTAAGGTCTATTTGATTAGTATCACCTAATAAAACTATTCTAGTGTCTTCAGAAAAACGAGTAAGGAAAGTTTTAGCATTACCATCGTTTACGTTTTGAAATTCATCAAATAATAGAATGGTGTTGGCTAATGACCTACCTCTCAAAGAACCAAAAACTTCCATTTTAATATAACCAGCATCTAACATTTTATTTGTCAACTCTTCACCAATCAATTTGTAGAACGCGTCAAAAAATGACATCATGATAAATTTTAATTTATCACGCTCATCACCTGGCAACGTACCTAAATCTTCGTCTTTTAATTGAACTATTGATTTAACTAGTTTAATGTCGTGGTATTTATCTGGGTTTGTTTTAAGTAACAATAAAGCTTCAGCTACACTAAGAAGGGTTTTACCAGTACCAGCTGGGCCAATACAAACGGTTACATCACCATTTTTAATAGAATTAGTTAATTTCTTTTGAGTTTCGTTTTTGTGTTTTAAATCTATTTTAATTTGAGACAATAAATCTTGTTTAAGGTTAATTGTTGATTCTTTAGGTGAAACCGCTTTTTTAGCTCTAGTGGTTTTTGTGGTACCACTTTTTGGAGCTGGTGTAACTTTTCTAGTCATACGCTTTTTTTATTAATAAATATCTTATTGTTTTATGTTAGGGTAGTTTTTTTCAAACCATTCAACTGTTTCTTTTATACCAACATCAAAAGGTGTAAATTTAAAATCTGGTAAATAACTCATTAACTTTGAGTTATCACTAGGTTTTCTAAATTGTCCATCTGGTTTTGTTTTATCAAAAATAACATTACCTTTAAAATTCATAGCTTCTACGATAACACCAACAACATCTTTTATTGAAATTTCTTCTGAAGTTGATAAAATGATTGGTTCTGATTCGTTATAATTTTCTAAAACCCATAAAGTTAATTCAGCGACATCTTTAGAATATATAAACTCTCTAAGTGGTTGACCAGAACCCCAAATTTTTAAATCGGTACCGTTTTCTCTAGCCAAATAACATTTGTGAATCAAAGAAGGTATAACATGTCCGTTTTCAATGTCAAAATTGTCATTAGGACCATAAATATTTGTTGGTATTACCGAAGTATAGTTTAAACCATATTGTTCTCTATAAGCTCTTATTTGAACTTCTGACATTCTTTTAGAATAAGCATACGCATCATTTGAATTGTGTGGTGGTCCTAAATGAATTTTAGATTCTGTTAATGGATATTCAATATCGTTAGGAAACACACATGTCGATAAAAAGGCTACCAACTTTTTAACACCATATTTTCTAGCTGCTTCAATAACATTGGTATTAATCATGATGTTATCGTAAAAAAAATCACCTTTGTATTTCATGTTACCACCAACACCCCCAACTTTAGCCGCACAATGAATAATTTTATCAACAGCAAAATCTTTTTGTGTTTCTATATTAGTGTAAAAATTAAAAACGTCTTCAGTCTGTTTTTTATCTCTAAGGTCACAAACTTTAGATGTAATCGCAATTAAATCTCCTTTGAATTGTGAGCCAACTAATCCATTTGAACCTGTTACTAATAATCTACCCATAATTAACTTAATTTATTTAACCAATATTCTATCATTTCATCTAACATACTTTCGAAAGTATATTTAGGTTGCCAACCCAATTTAGTTTTAGCTTTAGTTGCGTCACCTCTTAGATAATGTAATTCTTCAGCTCTTTCAAATTTTTTATCTGATTTAACATATTTTTCAGAATCTAATTCTAATTTATTAAAAACATACTCAACTAAATCTTTAACTTTATTTGACATACCAGTCGCTAATACATAATCATCTGGTTTTTCTTGTTGTAACATTAACCACATACCTTCAACATAGTCTTTAGCGTGACCCCAATCTCTCATAGCATCTAGATTACCCAGCACAAGCTCATTAGAGAGCCCTAGTTTAATCTTTACCGCTTCAAGTACTACTTTGTTAGTCACAAAATTTATCCCTCTTCTAGGGCTCTCGTGGTTAAATAAGATACCAGAACTTATAAACATATTGTAAGAGTTTCTATAGTTATGGCAAAGACTGTGAGCGTAAAGTTTACTACAACCGTATGGTGATACTGGAATCATTTTAGTGGTTTCTCTTTGGAAATAATCTTGGTCTGATTGGTTTCCGAACATCTCAGAAGTTGCAGCGTGATATACTTTAGAATTAGGTGAAAATTTTCTTACAGCTTCTAAAACAGCTAAGGTTCCACCAGAATTAACATCTAGCGTATACTTTGGTAATTCAAAACTAATTTGGACATGACTTTGCGCCGCCAAATGATAAATTTCATCTGGTTTTAATTCATTTATAATAGACTCAACACTTATTGGGTCTGTTAAATCCATATAATGTAATGTTATTTGGTTTGAGTCTCTTAAATGCTGTATTCTAGTAGTTTGAGATTCTGGTACTGAATTTCTTCTAATAGTACCATGTACCACATACCCCTTTTCTATCAATAATTCAGCAAGATAAGAAGCGTCTTGTCCATTGGCACCCAATATTAAAGCTATTTTATTTTTCATTATAAATATTTTTCTTTAAACGCTTCTATTGAAATTAAATTTATTGCCTTTTCTCTATTTTTTTCTAAAAAACTATAATCATAACAATTTTCACCATCATTAATTTTTAATAATTCTTGAGAACCCTTTTTAATAATACCACAACCTTCATCAGTGTTTACGGTAAATATTTCCAATTCTGGGTTTTCCATTCTTAATTGTACAATAGCTTTCCACACATCACCATGCCATGCATCACTCGCGCGCTCTCTTCTTTGAGTTATTTCGGTAACTGGATTACAATCGTGTACAACAATAACACCATTGTCATTTAAAAATTCTAAGGAATTTGTTATGTCTCTATAAACTTGTTCATGTAAATGTAACCCATCAACAAAAACAATATCATATTTTTGAGAAACATGTTTTTCAAAAAAGTCATCCGAGGTCATTTTGTAAGTTGTATCCACATTTGGGTCGACACCGTGTTTAGTTGGAACGTTAACACCAACCCAATTATACCCAGGTTGTGCTGGTGTGTTTACACCAATCTCTAAATAAGAAGTGTATTTATTTTTTTCAATTAATCCGTTTATTATTTCTGTTCTTGTCATTTTATTAAATGTTTATATTTTTCTAAATTATTTTTAATGTATAACGGTAGATTGTCATTATCAATTGTTAATATATGATTTCTACCGAAAATGTCAATAGAGCTTTCCATTCTACTTGATATCCTTGATTTGATATCTTCTCTATTTAATTCTTGGTGACCATAAGATTCTATTTTATTTTTTATCATAGTTTCACCACCTTGAAAAGTAAAATGCCAACCAGCGTTTAAAACTTCTTCGTAAACATTTCTGTTTGGTGTTCTTATATGGTTAATACTGTAGTTTTTTAAATTAACATATTTTGTAGCTACGGTTCCAAACCAATATTCAGAAGAACGAATATTTAAAAAATATGTGTAGACTTTTTGGTTAAGTCTAAATATTTTACCCGATTCCATATCTAATTTTATTTCTGGTAACCAAATTTCATCTAAATCAGAAACATAAATAAAATCATTGTCAGAAGCTTCTCTTAAACCTTGTTTTATTTGTTCTTTTTGATAAAATTCTCTTAACCAATGTACCTCATTTTTTGGTACATTAGGTGTAGTTAAACAATCATGATGAATAGATTTATCTAATTCATCACCACTTCTAGATATTAATTCATCAAAAGAATCTGGCATATCATTAACTATAATATGGATTATTTTATCATTAAATTTTTCAAATCTAGCTTTATTTTCTAGGTAATATAAAGGTTTATCTTTACCAGTAAATGTTTTAGTCGCTTCAACTAAAACGAAATAGTCAACATAATCGTTAAGTATGTTTAGCCTAATTTCTAACAAATCCAATTCGTTAAAAAAAATAAATGTATCATAAATTTTTGCCATATTAAAATGATTTATGTATATAATAAGAGTTGTTTTTGATTATACCCCTATATTTTTTATTGGTAATTAAATAATTGGTTAATCGATATTCAAACGAATTAACACCATATGATGGAAAATTATGTAATGGACTATCGTTGGTAAAATCGACCGACATACCTTTATTTTTTGATATGAAGTAAACTTGGTCGCTAAAAATTTTAGATAGAAAAAAATCATCGTGTTTTTTATCTATTGTTGCCTCTTCATGTTTTATTGTTTCAGGTAAGAATTTTATGTTATCCCAAAATAATGTGGTTGATATTATATCATTGTCGTTATCAATGGTTTTTATTGATTTTTTAAAAAAACCACTTAAATCTTCTGAATAAATTTCACAATCAGGACCAACATAAAAAATATATTTCGTTTTACCTAAAAGTAACCCACAATAATGTTGTACTGAGTAATAATATGATTTTTCGTTTTGATTGATGTTTAAGTTAAAACACTCATTAATCTCATCCAAATATTGGTTAGTATAATAGAAATCAAAATGTTTATCAAATTTTTCTTTTAACAAATTAAATTTGTCTAAACTTTCTATATTATTTATTAATACTATTTTTTTAGTAATCAAATCATGAGAATAATTAAAAAACCAACCATCAAAATTTAAAACATGTTCAAAATCTTTTTCGTAAACAGTAGTAATTAAAGTAATCATTGTATTTCTTTTTTACATGTTTCATAATCACTAACAACTCCATTAACATCAATATAATTCCATCTATCAACTAAAGATTCACCGCATGACCAATAACCAGCATTAAGTTTATGTGCAGCCCAATATTTTGGTGCTATAACATTTGGGTTATTTTGATTTGTCCAAACTGGCCACCAACTAAAACTTGATGCTGATATTATTATGTTTTTAGCGTTGTTTAATATTGCATAATCCAACCATATTGGTCCACCTAAATGATGTGAAGCTTTGTTAGCATCTGTATAATTAGTAACGGACGAACCTATGATTTCAACTGATGGTAATATTTGTCTAGCTGTGTTGATGTCATCAGTAACGATATAAAAAACAATGTCTTTGTTTTTTTCTCTAAAATAATTCATTGCATTGGTGTAATAACTTGAATACAACATAGCGGAACTATTTCTAAAATCACCACCTCTGATATGTATAATACAAACATTATCATCATATTTTAAAATTTCACTAGGGTAAGATGTTTTAAAATAACTAACTATTTTATCCCTATCATTCTTAACATATTCAAAGGATTGCATCGTACCATCAATTTTAGTGTTATCAGGTATTGCTATTAAGTTATCATCTTTTGGTGAAATATCTAAACCACTAGTTTGATGTCTAATTAAATTTTCTTTGTAATAATTTACTATACCGTCAGGTAATGATGTTGGTGGACCGCCTTCTGGACCTGAGCCGTTAATAACCGTTTTACCAAAATCTAAATTAATAAATTCTTTACCTTTAAATTTGTTAGTTGACATAATACCAAAATCATAACCATTTTTTTCAGCTATTAACCTAGTTACCGTGTAACACCATAATTGATTACCTAATCCTTGACCATCATATAGTTCTGTAATTATCATAATATTTTTTTAAGTTCGTTTGTTTTTTTGTCGTTATACTCTTTAGTTGTGAAACCTAAGTAATTAGAACCAGATTTATAGTGAACAACAAAATAATCATCGCTACCAATAAAACCAATAAACCCAATATGTTTTGGGTTTGGTAAATCCACACCATATTTGTCCAATATGTCAATAATCTTATTCACCTTACTTAAAATATACGAAGAGTAATCTAAAAAATCTGGTTCGTGTGGGAACGATTTGTTGTCAAAAACTTTATCACCACCTATGTGTGAAAAAGATAATAAATTATTATTTTGGTCTAACACCAAATTATAGTTTATATTCCCATTTAAAATGAAATGTATTTTTTTAGTAGACCCGTCATTTAAATAATCGTAAATACAATATTCTTCCATTATACTAGCGTCTAATTGGTTTTCAGCTAAAAAATGTCTGGTTTTTCCACCGACATCTAAACCTATCTTACCAACATAATCACAATTCCAATCTAAATTTTTTAATTTTTCGTTTCTTTCAAAATTTAAACAAACTAAAGCGTTCCACATATATTTTAAATTATTATTATCTCTATATTGTGGTATATAAGCAACGTCTTTATCTGCCATTAATTCTTCAAAATTAATATCTTGTATAAAAAACATATCTGAATCTATGATACAAATTTTTGGTTCATCAGTTAAATAATGTTTAAATGTGTAGATAATAGGATAAGAAGTTCCGACGTTTGCGTTACTATATTGATTATTTGATATATGACCCATTATTAATGACGATGCAATATTTTGGTCAATAACAATATCAACACATTTAACGTTTAGTTCTTCACATATTTTATGGATTTCATTATATTGTTCAATAGAATCAATTGCGTTGTTAAAAACAACGTATTCATATTCACTTTTAACATGTTTTTTAATAGACTCAAATTGAAGTTTTATAAAATCTGGTCTTTTATGTGCATAAGTAAAAATATGTATCATAAACTTTTATTTTTTAATAATACGTCAGAACCAAAATCTCTTATTAGCTCCCAATTATCACCCATTAAATTTAATAGGTTTTCTAATTTTAACTGACCTTCATAATATTCTTTATTTGAATATTCGGTATACAAATACCTAACTTTTGCGTTTAAAGTATTTAAACCACCTAAAATTAAATTTTCTTCAGCTCCTTGTACATCAGCCCAAATAAAATCTATTAATTCAATGTTTTTATCTTCACAGAATTTATCTAAAGTAATTGATTCAACGGTAATTTGTTCGTCAAATTTAATAAAAGACCATTCATTTAAATGTTCTTTCGGTTTTTTAATACTTCCAGAGTAAGATAAATCATCTGGGTTATCAGTTCTAGAACGATTAAACGTTAATTGACCATTAACATCAGAGATAACACCTTCAAATAAATGATGTTTTGGGTAATTGATTCTTTCTTTAACTAATTTTATGTTTTTTGGTTCTGGTTCGAAACAATAAATTTCTAAATCGTTAAAAGTGTTTATAAATTCTAGTGTGTCACCACCATCAGCACAACCTATTTCAAATATAATAGGGTTTTCTTTGTTAATTAAATTTTTAATTTCTAATTTGTTCATAATTTATTTTTTATATTTATGAAAACCAAAAGGTTCGGCAACATCTTCATCGCAATTTGTTTCATGACTGAACATAGCCGCAATTTCTGGTGTTGCAAATTTAACCCCATAGTTTTCTAATTCTCTTCGATAATAATTACATAAAACACCATCTTCGTTATAGAAGCCAGTTCCATTATCGGTAAATGGTAAATTAAGTTCGTTTAAACAATTCATTAACTTTTTACTTCTTAGAGTAAAACCACCGTTACCAACTCTAATATTCAGGTCTCCATTGAAATGAATATTTTTAGGCCACGGCGCGCCAATGTAATCATAATTTAAAAACTCATCAATCCATTTATGTGGTCTTAAAACATAACCATCGTATTGTACTAACATAGCATAATCTGTTTTTATGTACTTTGCTAAATCATATAAAATAAACTTACTATATTCATCAATATTTTTAAGTTTATCACATTTTTCAAACCTAATTCCATTTGGTAGGTTTTCAGGACATTCATCAGATATTAATATAACATCTCCAAATTCAATCCCAGTCATTGAAGAAGTTAAAGCAAAAATGGTTTCTTCTATTTTAACTGAAGAAACCGAAACTAAGGTTATATTTGGTAATTTAATCATTAAATTTTTGTTTTATATATTCTAATTCTTTTATTTCTATTTCACGATTCACTATTGAATTTGTGACTTGATGTTCTCCTATTCTATTAACAACAGTGACAGCATTAAGTATTTTTGGAGACCCAAATTTTAGATAACACCTCTTATAATAATCACAATCCATTAACCATATCAATTTTTCATCAAAAAATAATGGGTTGTCATTTAATATCGTCAAAACCGAAGGTGAACTTATAGTGTTCAACCCTAAATGGATGTTATCGTTATAATGTGGTTTAAAATCTCTAATAAATGTTTGACCGTCAGTTGAATGTTCACATCTACTCACTAACCACGTGTCTTTTTCTATGTTAAAATTTGAAACAGTAATTTCTAGGCTATCTTCATTAAACAAAAAATCATCTTGAAACAATACTTTTATTAGTTTACCAGATGCGTGTTTTATAGCGTTATTTATGTTGGCTGAAGAACTACCTAAATTATCTAAATTTTTAACATATTTTATTTTTATTAAATCACTATATTTTTCACAAATTTCTTTTATACCATCGTTTGACGAATGGTCTGATATCACAACTTCAAAATCTTTAAAAGTTTGTTTACTTAAAATATTAAAACTATGGTCTAAAAATATCGTGCCAATATTTTTCATTTCGTATGTCGGTATACATATGCTTAAATAACTCATAGACAAATATAGCGTAAAAAAATTTATTTGTCAAGTATTATCCAATCATTAGGGTAGATATCTTGAATATCTTTAGGGCCCGTTAAACCAAACCAATTTTTTGGTGCGATTACTCTCTTGTTTTCATTTTTATTTAAATAAGCTCCCCACCAACTAAAACTACTATTGGCTATTATATTATTATCACATAAACTCATTAAAGCCATATCTAAGGTTTCATCGTAGTTATTTGAATATAATATGTTATCACCTTTGAAGTTATCTTTAACCCAATCCATATCATCTGAGAAAAAAATAAAATTACCACCTAACATTTCCATTGCGGTTAAATAATATTCCACACTTAAAACGTTATGATAGTTTTGTAACTTTAAATAATCACCTCTTCTAACATGCACTGATGTTAAATTGTTAATTGGTATTTCTATTTTATCTGTGGGTAACTGAAATAAATCGATTATTTCTTTTTTGTAATCTGAAAAATATTTTTCAGACTGAAAATAACCGTTTAAGTGTAAATTATCTTCATATTTTATTTCATCAAAAGAAAATTTAGGTTCATTGTATATTTTTTCAATGTTTAAATTTTTAGTGTTACATAACTTAGAAAACAAAGTGTCTGAATACATATTCGCTTCATTCCCTTGTAATGGTGTGTAACAAGTAGATAAATTAAAACACGCTAAATCATTGTTTCTTAATGCCAACGCATGCGCAGCTGATATTTGAAACATTTGATTTCCTAATCCTCCTTGTAATTTACAACTTATCATAAGGTTTTTTACTTCTTATTTTGTCAGCTATCACGTTTACTATGTCCATATTAACTTTGTGGTCATTTAATGGATTTTCACCATTGTAAACGTAATTTATTTTATCCATAAAAACATAGTGTTCATCACCAGACATTTCTAACATTGGAAACATGAAAGCAACGTCACCACTAACTTTCCAAAATACACCATCCTCGTCTTTAAGGTCTTCTTGTTTTATTTTTCTCCATAAAAATGCTCTCCAAGTTCTTATGTGTGATGCTGTAAATCTTTCGAACCTTAGATTTGAAATATTTTTTTGTCTACTTGAAAAACCTAAACTTCCATCAGAATACCTAAAACTACCATTCGCTATCCAAACATTATCATCTGAATAAACTTCATTGATTCTTTCAAGTGTTTTACCGTCTGGTAACCAATCATCACCATCTATTTCAACCACAACTTCATTATCATCTATATCGGGATTATTTCTAATTACTTGGTCGTAATTACCAGGTTGGTATAATTTTTCAGTATTTTCAATCAATATAAATCTATCATCACCCTTAATCATCTCTTTAACAACATTTTTAGAATTGTCCGTAGATAAATCATCAGTTATGTAGCATTTAAAATTGGTGTACGTTTGTCCCATTATTGAAGCTAAACATTGTTCAATATATGGTTCACAATTATATAATGTTGTTACTATTATCATTTTTAAAACGCTTTAATTCTTTTATTTAAATAAGAACGATAATCTTCTTCTTGTTCTTTTTCACTTATTAAATAATACAAACCGAAACCATGTTGTTTGTTAAAACTACTAAGACGTTCAGCTCTTATTTTTTGTTTGTATTTATGGTCTTCCATACCTAAAAATTTATAATGAAGCATTTTTAAACCATTATGTTGATGAACAACAATATCACCTTCTGGTCTAGCGCTATGACAACCAAAATTATAATTGATGTTTGATATTTTATTACAATCAAACATCATTGGTTTGTCTAGCACAGGTGTTCTAACACCTTCTTTAACTTTTTCAAGTAAATTTAATTCTGGTGAAACAATGAAATCTTCGTCTGCAACCATATGGTAACCTTCTGGTACAAAAAAAGTGATATTTTTTTCTTTTGATTCTTTTAAAAACTCAACCATGTTTTCATGATATAAAAATTCATCAGTATCACCTAAAATAACATAATCAGCAACACCAACGCTAGACTTCCAAACATGGTTTTTTAATTTAACATGTAACCCATCGTGAAACTCACCTTTTGAATCGAATGGGATTATATCTGTATTTGAAAAAGATTTAACTATTTCAACACTGTTATCTGTTGAATTGTTATCTAAAATAGTTACTTGTTCGCAAAATGACAAATAATGTTTTAATAAATGTGGTAATATGTTAGCCTCGTTGTAACATAAGAAAAAAGCGTGTACTATAGGTTTTTTCATTTTTTTAATTTTTTTTCATATTTTTTATCTAATTCTTCTACTTTATGTTGTTCTAAAATATCCTTACCATTTATAACAACATCAGATTTAAATTTAATAATATAAAAACCATTAAACTCCACAATTTTATCAAATTTAATATTTTCATATCGATACAATAAAAAATCTTCAGAACCGATTGTTTTAAAAGTTAAAAATTCAACAGCTTCAAAATCTAAAAAAGTACTATGTTTACCGTTAATAACTTTTTTTATTGCTGATAAAAGTAAATTAGTTGTTTTGTTGTATTCGTCTGGGTAACTACTAATATAGAACTCCAACATTTTTTCTTTTTTATTTATTTTTCTAACATTTAATTTTTTTGTGTAATTTTCAATTAAAAAATTTGGGTAATCGATTCTTTCTATTTTTATAGGTCTATCACCTTTTTGTGTTGCCATGTGTTCTGTAGCACCTATAGTAGCATGGGAAACGCTGATTAAATTCCCATCATCATCATAATTTTCTAAAACACTATCTAATATAGATAATTCTTCATTACCCATAACGTCAGTAGTGTTTAAAGCAATTTCTGTGTTGTCTAAAACCATTTCTAATTTATAATCATCGTAATCGTCAACTTTTATTTTTTTAAGACCTAATTTTGGATTTTTTTTCGTTGTTTTAACAATTGGCATCCCGTCTTCATCATAACCAATAATTGTCGATTTAACACCTTCAGTCGCTTTAAGGATTTTATATGTTCTCCATTTTAGATTTAAAACTTCTTGTGTAACAATATTATTTTTCAACGAATGTAAAAGTGTTCCAGTGTCTTTTTCACTAATAACATTTATATTCTCTTCTAATGAGTTTTTACTTGATAAAATATTTTTTTCTACACCATAAAAACTCATTAATAGCCCCACTATTTTATTTTTTACCCAATTTATCATATTAATCATTAAATAATTTAATCCATTTATTTATTATTTCTTTGTTTGTTAAACTAGACACTTCATGGTCTGTATTTTCGTTACCATAAAATACAGTATTTGTCATGAAACATTCGTCTTTAACTAAACAAGCAACTTCACTTTTAGACGAATGATATACACAACCAATCATGTCATACATATCTTGCTTATTATTTAAGAACCCTTTTAAAATAACTTTATCACTCAATAATGGTTTTACCATATTCTCATAATAAACACCATAAGGTTCACCAAATAAATAAACCTTATCACATCCGTCAGCTAATGCCCTTTCTATTGAAATATGGGTTTGTTTGTTATCATCAAATGAACCTATGATACCAGCAATTTTTTCTAAACCAGTTTTGTTTGATGGTTTTAATTCTGTTTTTAAATTAGGTATAATTTCATAAGCGTCATTATAACCACTATGATAATTTTTATGTTTTTCATTTAAAAATACAGCCACATCCCAAAATTTGTTTATATTAGAAACTTCATATAAGTTTTTTTCATGACAAGTAAGAATAACTATACCAGCATTAGGTCTTACTGGTGGTACCATAAAATGCATTATCAACCTATCATTTTTATCAACAACAAAATTTTTACTGTCATATAATTCAGATTTACATTTATCTAAATGCCAAGTATGTGGTCCATAAAATGTCGCATCATAACCAGATTCATTTAATAAATTTGTTAAATTTATTAACGCTTGTGTCGAACCGCCTTTATCTGACCAACCAGAAACTATTTTTACTTTGTTACCGATTAATCTATTTTTTAATTTAAAAAAAGTTTGTTTTTTTAAATTATTAAAATTTTCATTACTTTTTAACGTTTCTATTAAATCGTCTTCAATTCCATATGTTTTAATTAAATTATCTTTTATAGAATCATTAATCGCTAAATATTTAAAAACATTTTTGTTTTTTATTGGTTCATCTGTGTTAAAATCGTTAGATGTGATTACGTTAACTACGTCAAAATCTGGGTACAAGTTAGTAAAATGTTCACTTATTTGTTTTTTAATTAGATATAAAAAATCAAAATTAACATCTGCTATTTTATACAATGTTTTTTCCTTTGATACCATATCACCATTTTGAGTTTTAAGAACCCATTTCCCATCACCTAGCTTAAATGATGGTGGTTCTTCAAACGAATATAATTTAACCCCTAATTTTTTAAATTTATTAGCGTTGTTTATATTATAATTTGTTACTAGATGAATATCTGAATTATTTTTAAAACTTTTTATTATGTCAATAATATTTTTTTCATCATTTGGAGTCATGATAAAACCACTAACCATAATTTTAAGTCTCTGTCCTTGTCTAATAGTTTTTTTTATATTAGCTGGTAAATTATCTTTAAATTTTTCGGAGAAATTAACTCTGTTTTTTTCCCAAGCTTCGTTAGTCATCCCAATAGATTTGTGATTAACTCTTACTACAGTAGTAACACCAACCTTAACCCCTTCTATAAAGTTTTCAAACGCAAAAGTTACATCATAAAAATGAAACCCTTCTACATTTTCGTTAAATTGTTTTTTAATTCTATTTTTATGTACTGCAAACCAAACACCATCAACAACAACAACTTCTTCTAAGTTTTGACCTAAATCATCACTATAAGTAGATAACCAAGTCTTTCCTTCGTGCGTGTGCGCGACTCTACCAAACATTTTAGACCTATTTTCCCACCATTGACCAGATACTGGCATGTTTTTACTACCAGCAACACCTATGATGCCATATTCTGGATTTTTACCAAACAATTTAACTAGTTTGTTACCCCATTGTTTAGTTTCCACCGTCAAATCGTCGTGACAGAATACTACTATATCGTATTTCGCTTGTTTTAAGCCACGATTATACGCGTGAGTTAATGATTCACCATTATTAATGATTTCTATCACCTCGACGTGTTTATGTAAGCCAGAAGACTTAATTAAGTGTTCTTTATGTTCTGGGTTTGTTTCTCTTGTACAATATACTATACTTACCATGTATTATTTATTAAAACGATTATAAGCGTTGTCGCTTATTTTTATTGTATCAGCTTTCCCAATAAATTGAGCTAGGGTTTTAGTATTAGAATAACTCATCGCTGAACGAAGATAATCTTCAAAATTATTAACCCATTGTTTTAGGTTATATTCAACCTTTCTAAATCTAACAACACCTTCAGACGTTGTTAATTCTTTTTTACCCCATTTTTTTTGAACTTCTTTGGTACTCATACCTCTGAATTTCTTATATACAGTAATTTTATTTTTATAACATAAATTAGCAATTCTTTGTGGTATCCATATTTTTTTGAACAAATAGTTTTCACCACAAGAATCGATAGCTTTGTTAAAAAGACTACCAACCATAACAAAGTTAGCACCTAACGCCAATGCTTTTATAACATCTGAATAATTTTGCATACCACCATCTGCTACAATATACGCTGCATCATCATATGTTTTAGCTATATCATAACATTCTTTAATCAAAGACGCCATAGGGTAACCAACACCAGTATGTACTGTTGTACTACAACCACCACCATTTCCGATACCAATCCTAACAAAATCAGCGCCAGCTAAGGATAATTTTTCATAGGTTTTAGGGTTAGCAACATTACCAACCATTAAAATCAAATTAGGATAATTCTCTTTTGTTTTTTTAACAGTTTCTAAAAGCTTACCCATATGACCATTTGCAATATCAATTAAATAAAAACCAGTTTGATTTAATTCTTTTTTATCAAACAATTCATCAAATTCAGATAATGAAAAAGACATAAAACCAGTTGTGTTTTTTTCACCTCTAGGTGAACATGTGATAATTTTTAACCCATCATATAGTTTTTCATTATTTTCATCGATAACAGAATCCATTGGTGCTGTTATTAGTGGTAAATAACCATTAATAAACGGTTCTACTTCTTTTCTACTATCTATTTTAGATGTTATAGAAGGTTTGATTAAAATATCGTTAAAATCGAATTTTGTTGCCATATTATTTTATACCTGTACTACCAAAACCACCAGAATTTCTTTCAGTGTTTTCATTTATTTCTTTAACTGTATTTAAAGTTAACACATTTTTACCAATAACTGAAGCGATAACACCTTGTGCTATTCTATCTCCATTTTCAACATAAAATTCATTTAAACCATGGTTGATTAGGATTACTTTAATTTCACCTCTGTAATCAGCATCTACAGTTCCTGGGGAATTCAAAACACAAACTTGATTCTTAGCAGCTAAACCACTTCTACTTCTAACTTGAATTTCAAACCCTTCTGGTAATTCAAAATATAAACCAGTTGGTATGATAGCGAAACCTCCTTGTGGTGACAACTTAATAGTTTCTGTTAAATTAGCTCTAAGGTCAAACCCAGAAGACCCAGATGTTGCATATTCTGGGTCTGGGTTTGTTGATTCGTTTTTAAAATTAACATTAAATTTAAAAGGGTTTTCATTTGTTAAATTTTTTTGAGAAAACTCTGAATTAAAATCTTCTTCAGTGTATGGGTCATTAGGGTCAATCATCCTAAGAACTTTTTCACGCATGTATTCTATATTAAACATATTATTCAGATTTTTCGTGTTTAATTGCAAAAATGTTAGCCATTTTTAATAATTCACCAAGAGTGGTGTTATGATATTGTGCCATTTGGTCATCAGTTTTATCAAACATTAAAATAGCAGCGTATTCTTCATCTGTAAACTTAACACCGTTAGATAACGCATAGTAAATACTTCTTTCACTAACACGCATTGAAACTAAGTTATTATTAAAGTCATACATTTTACCTTGGTTTTTTCGGTGCCATTCTGAATCACATGGTACGTATAAATTTGCCTTACCAATTTGGTGAAGTAAACAAATTTTAAGTAATGATGCTTGGTTTACTTGTTTATCCTCAGGTAACGCATTATTAAAACGGACAGCGTAAAACGCGACTCTAAGTAAATGGTCAACAAGACCACCTTCAAAGGCATTATGTAAGCTGTCCATTGTAGATGCTGGGGCTTTTATGAAAGATTCACCCAAAAATTTCATGAGTTCATCTGTCATGAACTCATACTTTGTTGCTGTTTCAAAATATTTTTTAGTATTAGAAACAATTTTTTCTTGTGTTAAAGACATTGATTTTATATTAAATAATTGTTATTCGTTTTTACAAATATACGCATAAAAAACATAAAAATCAATGTTTTTTTTAAAATATTTATTTAATTAAGACCTTGTCATACCAGATGTGACAGTATCCCCATCCTCTTCTAATTTATCTTGTTTTAATGTTTTTTGGATAAAAGATTCTCTTAGTTCTTCAATTTCTTTTTTATAGTCTTTAGCTTGAGTATTTAAAGCGTGCTTAACAACAGCGTTTTCATGACCTTTGATTTCAATTTTATCCATAATATTTTTAATTCTGGATGGGTCAAAAGAACCAAAGTTTGTTGTTTTTTGTTTTGGCTCTTCAAACAATAAAGGTCTATTTGATTTTACTTCTGAAATTTTAATATCTTCTTTTTCCTCATCTTTTAACATTTCAATCATGAAATTTAAAAGCATTTTTACATCATCTTTTCTAGACATAGTTCTGATTTTTTATTTTTTGTTAATTGTAAATATAATTCTCTTCTTTGTCCAGTAACACTTTCCATTGAATAAACATCTTTTACAGTATTGTATAAGTTTTCTTGTAAAACAGAAATCATATCTGGGTTTTGAATAAGTTTTTTAAGTGAAGAATACCAGTCTTTGTGGTTTTTTCTAGTTTCAATAAGAATACCGTTGGCTGTTTTATCAAATTCACCACCAAACTTAATCGCGTTGGTTAAATCTAATTTATAAGGTCCAAAATCTTGTGCAATAATTGCTTTATGGTGAAAACCAGCTTCAATTACTTTTAATTGACTTTTAACTTTATTAAAAACATTTTCTTCTAATGGTGCCAAAGAAATATCAAACAAATTATAGTTTGAAGCGTAAGTTGAAATTGGTTTTGTCCAAACTCTTCTATATGGTTCGTTAGCGATATTTGGGAATTCATCCTGTGTAAATCTCATTAAAAAGTTTTTATATTCTGGACTAACAATATTGTAATTATCAGTAAAGATTTTTTCATAACGATACCAAACGCTTTCCATAGGTGTTATTGCTCTAACTTTTTGTTCACCAGTATTTGTGTCAATATCAGTATGTGTACCTCTAGTATCAAAACCACACAATACAAATTGTACTTTATCGATAAGGTTATCACTTTTTAATTTTGAAACAACACCACTAAGAATTTCTAAATCTTTTAAGTGAGAAGAACCACCTAACCATCCAATTCTAATTCTATCAGATTTTTCTAAATTGGGTGTAAATTGTTTTTCTTTTGGGTCAACAGCGTTAGGGATTACAAATACATTTTTATTGTATTTTTTAATCTCATCAGCAAATAACGGTGTTGTTGTCGTTACATTTCTAGCAACTTTAATATTATCTAATATTTTTTTATCTAGACCAGCTGATTTAATAATATGATAAGCTGGGTGGTGAGTACCTGGAGCCCAATAATCATCCAAATCCATAATACTAATAATCCCTAGACTATCTAATTTATCTAACAATTGAGGCATTGTTTCATAAGACCCTAATGTTCTATGGTAATGAATAACATCATATTGTTTTAACCATTCATCATCATTTAATTGTGGTTCATAATCGATATCGATTGAAAATTCATCTGAATATAATGTTTCTAATGCGATGTGTGGATTTGTAGAACGAAAATAACCAACCCCAGTTCTATCTGAGGGTACTACTAAAACTTTAATTTTTTTCATAAAAATATTTTAAAACTTTTTTATTAATTTTAAATATATTAAAGTTAAAATAATAGTAAATAAAAAAGGGGTAAAATACCCCTTTTTTTTAATTTTTTCTTTTTGTTTGTATTTTACCTTCTTTAATTAAAGTGTTTATGGTTTTTTTAATAGTTTCTTCTGTAACTGTTTTATCATAAACTTGTTTAAAAAATCGGTTAATCGATTCGTCAATCATATTTTGTAAATCAACTCTACTAATTGTTATCATTTCAGAATTTTCACTTTCTCTTAAAACTTTTCTTTGTCCAATTTCATTAGGTTTTCTAATAGTAGCACCTGTTAATTTAGCTATTGCTTCCGCGCTAACTTTTGAAGGTGGTCCACTAAGTCTAGGGATTGGGTTTTTTAACATAGCTTCTTTTACAATTGGTGGTAAATTAGATGCCATGATTTGTTCTGCTGTATAATTATTATTTGAGATAACACTATTGGTATTAGTTTGATGATTTTCATACAACGGTTCTTTTTCATCAGATTCATTATATATTGGGCTATCATCAAACATAGATTGATTATAAGATTCTCTAGGGTCAAAATCCCTACCTTTAGTCGCTTTCTTTTCAGGTTCTCTGGATTCAACGACATTCATCACTTGTTTAGCTTTATTTAATATACCAAGTCTTTCTAATGCACTTACGTCAACTGGTTTTGGGTCCATATTTTATTTATTTAATTCTAAATTATTTTCATCATCTTCTTCTGGTTCAACTATTGGTTCAACTGGTTTAGGAACTGGTTTAGGTACAACTCTTTTCATTGGTCTAACCACTGGTTTAGGTTGTTTGGCTGGTTTAGTTTCTGGACCCACTTGTGGTTTTGCAGTTTGAGATTGTGTAACAGGTGTACCAACTTTTGGAAATAAACTTTGTTGTGTTTTTTCCATTTTTTTGGTAGTACTTGGTGAATACACGTAATCAAATTGTGCTATAGTTGGTGTTGAAGCAACTGAACTTGAGCGATTACCATCTTTATTAAATTTAAATTTAGGTTGATAAAAAGGAACTTTAGTTATTTTTAAATTCGACATTTTAGCTAAATTAAATTTTTTCCAACCTTCAAAACTTTCAATATTACCAGTTCTTGGGTTGACACCTCTTTCCATCCCATCTCTACTTATTTGATAAGCATCGATTAAGTCATTAGCTATGGGTTTTTTTGTTGAAATGTTTCTTTGATGTATTTGAACGAATCTGTTTGATGTGTTACCGTAATCATCAGTATAATCAAATGAAACATGATAAAACTTACCATTATCACCAGCCAATATTTTTTCAATATCACTAACAGGAACCGCTTCTAAAAGCTGAACCGCATTAAAAATTTCTTCTAATATAATGTTTTGATAAATATTGTAAAGTTTCATGTTTTATTTTTTTTAGATGATTACTTGTCCTACGTTTAACGCCGTGTTAGGTGTTACATAGTTTGAACCAGCAATTTGTGTTGGCCCGTAACCCCAAGTACCTGCATTTAAAGTAACTTGTGGGTTACGTCCAGAACCGATGATAGCTGTTGCGCCATTTATATCTTCAACGTTACCACCGTTATAATTAAAAATAGCACCATAAACACCATTACTAACACCATCACCAGTACCTCTACCATTGTAAGGTGATAAAGTATCAGAAACAGCATTTGTGTGACTTAAACCGTATTGGTCATTGATGTCACCAGTTATTTGTGGGTTTTTATAAGGTCCTTGAAACGCGTATTTTGTCGTACCAATTCTAGATTGTTGGATTATTGAAAGACGACCCGAACCTGGGTATAACGGATTACCGTTTATCGCGTAATATTCTAATGGTGACTGAGCACCGTTATAAATTTGTGGCATAACTTTATATTATTTTATTTATGTTATTGTTATTCATGTATTCTATTAAATATTTGATATTTGAAATTTCTTCGGTTAAGGCTTGACTATTCGAAAGAATTTTTTTTGTTTCCCCACCAGAGTGGTCAGCTTTTTTAGTAACTTTAGCTATACTAACTTCAGTACCGTTTTTTTCATCTTGATATGTATTGTTAGGGTCTGTAGTATTTGTTATTTTTTTAGATAATTTATCTTTTTTTCTTTCAGCTTGTACTAACCTTTCAATTTCAACATATCTATTTTGCCCACCTAAATTATTATATTCAAAACAGTTTCCGTTTCCTTCACAAACTTTTTTAGCATTCTTTAACCTAGAAAATTCCATAGCATATGCTTGATGAGCTTTTGTTTCACCATTTTTACTATTAATTTGCTTATCGGCTATATTACTATTCATTATATATTTTTATTTTTAGGTTTATTTTTTTTAGCTTCTATAGCTTTTTTTAATTCATCTAATTGTTCATCTGATAAATTACTATCTTCTATTGAGTCAACAAGTTTAGCTACTTTAGGATTATAGTTTTTATCGGTAACGTCATTTGTTAACTTTTTTTTAACCAAATCCTCAATAATTTCATCTAAGTCTTTTTTAGATAGAATTTTTTTATCTTCACTTAATTTACTAATTTGACCATAGTACATAGGTAAACCACCTGTAGTTGAACCACCAAAGCTATAAACAGCAAACCATGGTATGTTTTGTCTATATCTAGAAAAAACTTTATCTGTTGTTGTTGACTTACCTTTTTGATAATCTGAATAATCGTTAAAGGGTTTATCAACTGGTCCAGTCTCTATTTCTTTGTCTTTTACTTGGTTTCTATCACCACCATCTGAAAATATATCACCACCAACTAGTTCGTCCAATTGTTTTTTATTCATAAATCTACTCATAATTTATCTTTTCATATAAATATATTGAAAACATAGAATATTTATAATAAAACATATAAATATGCCTTTTAGAACAAAATTAGACTTTTCAAGTAATAGACAAGTTAAACAATTTGAGAAAACAAAAACGATTTTATCGGGTGGTACATCATTTGGTTTAACATTTAACGATTTAACAACAGGACCAAACCCTTTAACAAGTGGTGAAACAACTAGTCAATCATTTGTTGCTAGTACATTCTCTGGAAACAGTGCGACAACAGTTTTCAATTGGTTTAACCCAGCAATGGCTTTGGCTGAACCTTATTTTTCTGCGTTAACACCTTCAAACTCAGCGACAACACAAACAGTTGATTCTGTTTTTGGTGTTAGTAGCACAACGGTAATTGATGGGAACACAGTAGCGCTATCTTATTCTGGTGTTGGTTTTGATATAACAGCTATAGCTATGTATAGTTTAGGTGGTGGTGCTTATTCTGGTACAGTTGAAACCGAAGAATTGGTTTTTTATTCTGCTACTAGTTTAGATTATACAGGTAGAACTATATGGGTTGATGTTTCTGGAATGACTAGAACTGAAAGACTTATCGTGACTAACAGTCCACAAATTGGTTATGTTTTAACATGTAATGATTCCGAAGGTATGGCAACATGGAGCCCAGTTACTGGTGTTACTATTAGTGGTGGGTCGATATTATGGTCTTCTGGTACTGGTACTTATTCTTTAGCAGCTAAAAATCATGGTTCTGTAGCTAGTGGAGATTATTCAGTCGCTTATGGTTTTGGAACGATAGCTAGCGGTAATTACTCACATACGGAAGGTTATTTAACTGGAGCTGGTGTTTATTCACACGCTGAAGGTTATTCTACAGAAGCTAAAGGTGATGCATCACATGCTGAAGGTAAAGAATCAATTGCTAATGGTGATTATTCACATGCTGAAGGTAGCGGTACAACTGCTGATGGTGATTATTCACATGCTGAAGGTGTTGGTAATTTTGCTATCGGTATTGGTAGTCATGCTGAAGGTGGGTATAGTTTTAAAACTGGGTATTTACCAACTACTGCAACAACTGATAGTTCACACGCTGAAGGTGTTGGAACAATAGCTAGTGGTGTTGGTAGCCATGCTGAATGTTACAACACTAAAGCAACTGGTGATGCATCACATGCTGAAGGTGGTGGTACAACTGCTAGTGGTGAATATTCACATGCTGAGGGTAATGGTACAATAGCTAGAGGCAATAATTCACATGCTGAAGGTTCAAATACTATAGCTAGTGGTAGTACAACACATGCTGAGGGTCAAGGGACAATAGCTAATGGTGATGCTAGTCATGCTGAAGGTTGGTATACGAGAGCGACTGGTACAACATCACACGCTGAAGGTTGGAATACGATAGCTAGTGGTTTTGCATCACATTCTGAAGGTTTTTTTACTATAGCTAGTAATACTGGTTCACACGCTGAAGGTTCTGGGACAACAGCTAGTGGTATTGCTAGTCATGCTGAAGGTGGTGCAACAATAGCTAGCGGTAATTATTCACATGCTAGTGGTTCAGGTTCAACAGCTAGTGGTAATTATTCATTTGTTGGTGGGTTAAATTCTAGGGCTTTAGCTGATTTTTCTTTTGTGCATGGTGAGCAGTCAGTTGTTGATAGCGGTGCGACGAATTCAATAGTATTAGGTGCTGGTATTTCAGGTACTACTTCAGATACTTTATATACTAATACTTTAAATTTACAGTCAGTACTTGTTGCCGCTGATAACGCAGCAGCTATAGGTCTTGGTTTAGAAGTTGGTACAGTTTACAGAACATCAGCAGGTCAATTAATGATTAGATATTAATAAAAATAAAATGGGAAATATTAAAAATTTTAACTTCGACAAACTAAAATTACAAATCTCTAATAGTGATTATTGGGATTTTTATTTGGCCAATGATGAAACATCAGGTGGTTGTGATTCGTTGTTGTCAGGTTCATGTTTTGTTGTTTGGTATGATTTTAATAACCCAGATACGTTTTTAAGCGGTTCTACTAACAACATACATAGTCTTGTTAGTTGGTCTGGGGCCACAAATTCTGGTTATACGTTAAACACAATAGGTCTTACTGGTATTGATAACGGTTTGATAACTTTTGATAAACAAAGCGGTGATACAACGAACCAAGCATTATTATCAGCATTAACAACTAGCACTTTAGTAATAGAATCTGGTGACAATGGTTTAATTATGAATAGGGTTACTGGAACAACATCTGGTTTAACGTATACTTTATTACCTACATCTGGTCCTGAAGGTGAATATATTCAATTTTTAGGTGGTTTTTATCAAGGATTCTTTAAGTTAGATGGTTACACTTATGAAGTATTACCTACTAGAGTAAATCAATCATGGGGTGCTGAATTTTGGTTAAAACCTGAGGATATTGACCCAGTAGGAACAACACTTAATGACTTATACCCTAATAATAAAGGTTTTTTCTTTTATATGGGTACTAGAGCTGAAAACAAATTTTGGAATCAATTTTACGGTGCTGATACAGGTTGTACTAGCGCGTGTACTGCAACCGCGTGTACTAGTGGAGAAACCGTTAGTGAATGGTGTACAATACCTAAAGAAACAGACATTACAATTGTGGGTGATTTTGGAATCGGAATACCTTTATCACCACCTCAAGTTACAATTGATTTAATAACAAATCAATTCCTTATATATGGTAGAGGTTCTGGTCGAAAAAATTTTGAAACGTATACTGGTGACACTGGTAGTTTAGTTATACACGATGAAAGTCATGAAATATATAACCCTAATTGTAGATGTAGTAGATGTAATGGTCCTATGGATGGTTTGGGTTCTAAGCATGTTTGTAATTATGATGGAAAAGGAATAGCTGTTGCTAGAACTAGAATGGTGATTTCAAATGAAAATAACCCATTTTTAGTATACGGTAGAGCAGCACTAAGTGGTGGTTGTTCAACTTATTGTCATGGCCCTAACGATGGTTTTGGTAATCAAACAGTACATTCATTTAGTGGTTTTTCTAAACCTATGACTGAATTAGATTATAAATTAGACATAATAGATAATGCTTTAGGGTTCAGAATTACTGATGATGGTAAAATAGGTTATAGGTTATTAACTGTAACTGGCGGTTGTCAAACAATTAACAACGAAAGAGTATATGTTAGTGGAATCACTATTGAAGAAAAATACTCGCTACCAGATATGGTTAATTTCGATGAATGGAATTATATTGTTATTAAATTTGTAACAGATTATAAAGATGATTGTGATTTAAAAACAGCATCTAGGCGTAAGGGTAAACTTATGTTTTATGTAAACGCTAAACTTAAATTTGTTGTTAACGATTTTGATGAATTTATCGCTAAAAGACTTCAAGAATATAAGGATAAACAAATTGGTGTTCCTTTTAACTTTAGTCTTGGTGGTGGTTCTCAAGGTCTTATGGAAAGTCAGACCTTTGATGGGTTAGACCCAAGAGACAGGGATTTACCAATCGAAACAAATTTTGCTGGTACTTTTGTTGGTTCTATTTCTCAATTTAAATATAATATATGTGAATTGAAATATTGTAATATAGTAGAAAATTACAATGCTGGGTTAAACCAATATGGGTTAAGTGCAACAAATTATTTGTTAACTGAAAACGAATTTGATATAGTGACTGAAGACGATGAAAATATTTCGTTAGAATAGAAAAAATTTAATATTTATATAAAAACACATAAAATGCCAAATAGAAAAATAAGTCAATTACAAGCAAACGCTAATCTAACAGTTAGTGATATATTCCCTATTGTTAACAGTGGGACAACAAAAAAACAAGACATACAAGGGTTATTAAATTTTTTAACACCTTATTTTAGTGGTAACACAGAACTTTATATCACAGGTGGTACATATTCTGCTGGTACTGCTGTGTTTACCAACAGCACTGGCGGTACATTTAGCGTTTCTGGGTTTAGTACTGGTAGTTCATTTACTGGAGGTACGGTATCTGGTGCAACTAGATTTACTAACGGATTAACAGCAAGTACAATATCAGCTACTACATATCAAAATTTACCATCATTTACTGGAGGTACGGTATCTGGAGCAACTAGATTTACCAACGGATTAACAGCGACTACAATATCAGCTACTACATATCAAAATTTACCTTTAGATATTAGAGTAACTGGTGGTACTTATGATGAAAATAGTCGTGTTGCCACATTCACTAACAACACTGGTGGTACATTTGAAGTTCCTGGTTTTTATAAACCTTTATGGTATGCTGAACCTAGTTCAGCACCTGGCGCCTCACCAATTGTGGCTGGTACTAACAGTATTGCAATTGGTGATAGTGCAAATGCATCGGCTGAACATATGTTTGTTGTTGGTAATAGTGCTGGTGTTGCGGCTAATGGTTCTGCTTTCTCTAATTTTATTGGGACTTCTGCTGGTCGTGATGCTGGTGAATCTTATTATTCTAACTTTATTGGTAGAGAAGCTGGTGATGGGTCTAATGGTTCTAATCAATCTAATTTTATTGGGTATCAAGCTGGTTATAGGGCTACAAATGCTAGAAATTCTAATTTTTTAGGTAATAGCGCTGGTATTAGAACCGATGTTGCTGAATACTGTAATTTTATTGGATATCAGGTAGCATCTGGGGCTACTAAGACTAGATATTCAACATTTATTGGATATCAAGCTGGTTATAATACTAATTCAGATTATTCTATTATAATCGGTCACAAAGCTGGTTTAAATTCAGCTGGTAGTGTTAGTGACAATAACATTATCATAGGTACTAATATAACATTACCACCAAATACTAAACGTCAAATTAACATTGGTGGTATATTGTTTGGTGCAAATGTTTACAATAACACTGAAACTGAACCTATTTATTCAGCTAGAACAGATGGTGCTATTGGTATAAATGTTGTTGAACCACGAGCTAATTTACATATAGGTCCATCAACAACAGACCAAGCTCTTATGAGACTTGAAGTTGGACCAGCACCTTCAAGTCCAAATGACGGTGATATTTGGTTAGAAAGTAATACTTTAACTGGTTTAAAAATAAGAATAAGTGGTGTAACAAGAACAATAAATATAACTTAAAATTATTTTTATAATTATAATAAAACAAATAAAATAATTAAAAATATGGAATTCTCAATAAATAAAAACTCTACACTTCCTGTGTTAAAATTAGAATTAATACAGGACGGTAGAAACGATTTTCAAAAGTTTCACGAAAAAGTGCAAAACGCTAGCATTTATTTTACTATGACAGATGTTATCACAGGTGTTAAACGTATAGCAAAAAAACCTACTGGAATTGAACAAGTAGAACCAACTAATTGTGTTGGTGATGAATTTTATCTAACTTATCAATTTACTGAAAGAGATTCTTCAGTATCTGGTAGATATGTTGGTCAGTTTGAAATTGATTTTTTAGACGGTACTGGAACCCTTATAGTTCCAATTAGAGAAGAACTTTTTATTAACATTTTAGAAAGAACAATAAAAAAATAACATTAAAAACTTGCTTTTTTAAAAATAAAATCATAACTTTGTGTGTCACAAAGTTATTTTTTTTTACACTCATTTTACTTGTCTAATAATAAAATGTTTAGTATATTTGCAATAAAAAATAAATTATGAGCCATACTGAACAAAAAGTTAGCAATGAAAGAATAGAATCTTTCTTACAAGGTAGTGACCCTCAAAAATATATTGTCGCTGTTGAGTCTTATTATGATAAACCTTACGTATCATTAGTAGTTAATGATGTAGAGGAAGGTAATAAACGAATAGAGGAACACAATTTCCAACCATTTCTTTGGTTTAAAGAAGATGTGACACAATATCTTTATCAAGGAAAACGAATGAAAGTTATTGAGGCTAGTAAACATTTTGGTGTTAAAATCACCAAATTAAGAACATGGTCTGAAGATGGTTTTATTCCTGATAGGATGGAAAATGGTTATATTTATATGGCTAAGTGTAAAAAAAACTCTAACGATTTAATTAATTTTTTTAAAAACGGTGGTGTCGATATCTTTAGTAAAGAACACCAAAAATCTTTTATCATGTTCAGCCCTACTGAACAATTTTTAATTCAATCAGGTAAGCGTTTATTCAAAGGGTTTGAGGATTACGATGATTTGCATAGATTACAATTTGACTTGGAAACCGAGGGGTTATTTGCAACTAGAGATGCAATATTTCAAATCGGTGTTAAAGACAATAAGGGTAACGAAGCGGTTATAGAAACAATAGGTGATTCACCTAAAGATAAACGTGAAAGTGAACGTCAAAATATTATTAAATTCTTTAAAATAATAGAATTTTTAAAACCAGACATTATTGCTGGTTACAATTCTGAAAATTTTGACTGGCCTTTTATATTTGAGCGCGCCGAAAGACTTGGATTACCAGTTACTGAGGTTGCAATTACTCTTAGCAGAGCATCAAAGATTAAAAGAAAACCAGCAACACTTAAATTAGGTGGTGAAACAGAAGCTTATAATCAAACACATATGTTTGGTTATAATATTTTGGATATTTCACATGCTGTTCGTAGAGCAATGGCTATCAACTCTGAGATTAAGTCTTGGGGATTGAAGTATATTACACAATATTCTGAAATTGCAAAACCTAATCGTGTTTATGTGCCAGGTGATAAAATAAACGCAACATGGGCCGATAAAGAAAACAAATACGCGTTTAATGATACCAATGGTGATTGGTATAAAATAACTGAGACAAATCAAATACAAGATGGTTATGTGGTTAAAACAGGTGCTTTCATTGTTCAAAGATATTTGATTGATGACCTTTGGGAGACTGAACAAATTGATAATATTTTCAATCAAGCTAGTTTTCTTATCGCAAAAATTTTACCTACTACGTTTCAACGTTCATCAACTATGGGAACGGCTGGACAATGGAAACTTATTATGGCCGCATGGTCATATGAAAATGGATTGGCTATTCCAGAAACACAACCTAAAAGAGATTTTACTGGTGGTTTGTCACGTTTGTTAGAAGTAGGTTTTGCTAGAAACGTATATAAATTAGACTTTGCTGCATTATACCCTAAAACACAGTTAACTTGGGATATTTTCCCAGAATTAGATATAACTGGTGTGATGAAAGGTACATTAACATATGTTGTGGATACGCGTGATAAATACAAGTTCTTAAATGGTAAAGAGAAGGGTGTTTTTAAATCTTTGGAGAAAAAATTAAAAGAAGAAAGTGCTAATATGTCACAAGCTGAGATTGATAAACTTAAAAAAGAAATTCAAGAGCATAAGGCTTTGGCTAACTTGTATGATAAAAAACAGTTACCTCTTAAGATTCTTGCAAACTCATGGTTTGGTTCATATGGGGCACCATATATCTTTAACTGGGGTGATACAGATTCAGCTGAAGAAACAACATGTCGTGGTCGTCAATACTTGAGGCTTATGGTACGTCATTTTACGGAAAAATACGGATTTAGAGCGCTAGTATTAGACACTGATGGTTGTAACTTTGCAGCTCCTGATAATTTAAACGATTTTTCATATGTTGCTAACGGTACTCATTGGAAAACTGAGGGTGAAGGTGGTAAAACACTTTATGGTATCGATGCTGTATTGGCTGAATTTAACGAAACATTTATGATTGGCCGAATGGGTCTGGATTTAGATGACGTGTGTACCTCTACAATTAATTTTGCTAGAAAGAATTATGCTAATGATATTGGTGGTAAGATTAAATTAGTAGGAAACTCTATTAAATCTAAGAAAATGCCAGTTTATATTGAGGAATTCTTAAATAAGGGTATTAGAATGTTATTAGATGGTGATGGTTATTCATTTATTAACCATTATTATGAATACGTTGATAAAATATACAACTATAAAATCCCATTGATTAAAATGGCTTCTAAATCTAAGGTTAAATTATCAATAACTGATTATAAGAAAAAAGCAAAAATGAAAAACAAAGCTGGTAACCCTATGCCAAAACAAGCGCACATGGAATTAGCTATGTTAAATAATTTGGATACTAGTTTAGGTGATGTATTGTATTATATAAACACTGGTACTTCTAAATCTCAAGGTGATTTGCAAACTATCTGGGAAAATAAAATGACCAAAAAACAGCTTGAAAAATGGTATATTAACAATGGTCAAGACTCTACTCCACCTGAAGCTAAAAGCACTCTTAAAATAAACTGTAAGCTAATCATGCCTGATACGGTTGAGCGAGATTTTGAGGCTATTAAAGAACTTGAAATGTTGAAAAAAGCTGTTGAAAAAGTAGGTGAAGAAGGTGGTGATGTTAACCAATTTGATGCTAGAATAAAAGAACTGGAATCTACTTTATTTACTGATGAATACAACGTTGCTAGATATTTAGAAGCTTTCAATAAAAAAGTTAAACCATTGTTAGTTTGTTTTAGTCCAGAAATCAGAGACCAAATTCAATTATCTATAATTAAAATTAAAGATAAGGAAACTAAAAAAACATTTGAGGTCTTAAAGGATAGAATTATTTTTACTAAATCTCAATGTAGTTTAATTTCAGGTAAACCTTTTAGACCAGTCGACCAAGATTCATATGAGGATTTAATGGTTATGGAAGATAAAGAGATTAAGTTCTGGGAACGCGTTAATAAAGTCCCAAATAATATGGAACTATCTGAGTGGGAAGAAATCAAAATAGATTACTATGAAAGAATGAGAATAGCTAAAGAAGAGGGTGTCGTAGAAGAAAAAGAAAAATTAGATGAAATCTTTAAAAGATTAGAAGTTAAGGATTTTTCACTTATAAGAAAAAAAGGTGAATTACCTATCGATATTTTTATATTATGTGATATTGGTGAGAACGGAACTTTGATTTCTAGAAAGTGGGGAGAAACTTTGTGTCATATTAGAGAAATCTTTAAATATGAAAAAGAATCTAGAGAAAGAGATAATTTTTACAAACTTAAAAAATATTCAGATGGAGATAATCGTTATGATTTATGGCTTGATTATTTAGAAGAATGTAGAATCATGAGTGGTGAAACAATTAATATTAACACAGAAGAAGTTGAAATTGATGATTTGACTTTATTGGGTAAATTAAAAGAAAAAGCTGATAGTATTGTAATTGAAAAACCAGTCATTGAAAAGAAAAAGAGAACTTACTCTGAAAATGAGGATGATGAAGAAGAATTAGAAGAAGATGAAGAAGGAAACCTTATCAGAAGTGATGAAGAATTATTGTTAGATGATGAATTTGATGATACATTCAGTGAAGTACCTGAAGGTTACGTTGTGGATGAAACAGCAATTGTAAATGTTATGGATAAAGAAGCTGAACTTCATGAAACTCCTGAAGTTGTAGTTAAAGAAGAATCAGAAGAAGATTGGGGTTTTTAAAAATAATAAAGGGGCTTTCGCCCCTTTTATTTTTAATATACCCAGAACCCTAATGGTCTGTATTTCATAGCTTTATTAAGACTCTCAGCTTCTGTCGCACCTCTTTCTAATTGTTTTGTACTAGAAAGTCTTTCAAGTCGCGCGTCTAGTCTTTCCAGAACTGCTTTTTTCTCTTCGTTACCCTCAGATATCAATGTTTCATAATCCATAGTTCTTTCAGCCTCAGGCGGTCCTACAATACCACCAAATTTACCTCTAGTTCTACCCAACGCTCTTTTAGCTTCAGCAATAAATAATTGACGGATAAGAGTTTTTGTTGGTTCGTTAAAATCAGCAAAATCCAGTTTTGCCAACGGAACTTGGTTAGGCATTTTTATAATATCTGGGTTGTCTTGTCTACATTGGTCAATATTTTCTGGTGTAGTATCATAATAGTGGTACCATACTTGACATCCTGTCATGTTAATAGAACTACCAACACCACCAATACCTTGACCGAAAGAAAGTTTAGAACCTGGGGTGCTCATTAAATGTAATAATTTAGTACCTTCAGGTCCAGCGGTTATTTTATAAACCAACTCACTTCTAATGATTCTGTTTTTTAAATTCATATCAGCAGCGGTAAGTAAAATATCAAATGCTGGTGCAACATAATACCCCATTCTTCCGTTAGGACCACCAGTACCAACACCACCACCAACTTGTGAAAAACCACCACCAAAACCATAATCGATACCACCATAATTAGCTAACAATGCTTGACTAGTCGCTGGAGGTGTTATCCAAAGAACTTCGTTTATTTCACGGCCAGCTGGTATTTGATATACTTGACGACCAGATTCTAATTCAACATAGTCTTTTTTAAGTTCCCATGGTCCTCTAGTTTGTAAACCAACTTGTTTTGAATACGCATAAGTATATTGTGTCATAAAATCAAAATTTCTAACACTTAAAGCAAATGCCATATCAATAGTATCCATGTTTTGACCTATAATTGATTGCCATTGATGTTCTATAAGCCATTCTTGCACATATTGTGCGTAGTCTTCTATTGAAATCTCCAATAGAGTACATAGTTGTTCATCTGTCAATTCTATTTGACGGATTGGAGCACCTACTGAATGTCTAAATTGTCTAAAAAGTTTATCTTTTTCTTCTAAACTAACGCCCATATTTTTTCTTTTCTTATAAATATAAGAAAAAATCAAATTAAACTAAAAACTTCTTAGTTAATTCGACGGCTTCGGTAATGGTTTTAAACGAAACGTTTGGTACAAATAGTTGTTTTTCAATTCTAACAATCGGCACTTCTTCGGCGTTAGATACTTCTAATATTTGTTGAAATTCTTCTTGATTTTCTGGTAAATCTATATCAACATTTCTATATTCAATATTTTCTTGTTCTAACAAGTTTTTTAATTCCGTACAATAAGGACATTCACTCATTGTGTAAATAGTTACTTTATTCATATAATTTTTCTATTAATTTTTCTGTTATTTCTTCTTCGGTAAATTCTTTTTCACCCATTATAATTGATATTACATCTTTTTTAGTGTTAAGCATATCCCACATTCTAGTTGATATGGTATCATCGAATAATTGATAGTAAACATTAACATCGTTTTTTTGACCTATACGGAATGCTCTATCTTCGGCTTGCTCGTTATTCCCTGGCACCCAATCAAATGAGTTAAAAATAACAACCGTACCCTCAGTAAGTGTAATCCCAACACCAGCTGATTTAATATTACCAACAAAAACTTTAACCTTATCATTGTTTTGAAAAGCGTCAACAGATTTTTGTTTCATAGAATTAGACATAGGTCCGTTATGTTTAACAGCCGCTTTACCAAAATGGTCAGCAATTGTATTTAATTCATCTGTGAAACTTGTAAATACAATAACCTTACGACCCATTTCGATTGCATTTTCAACCATTTCAATTGTGTAGGGTATTGCTTGTTGTGCAATAAATTGTCTAAGAAGAATTAATTCTACTAAATCCTTCTGTTCTTCTCTCACTTTTTTACCAGCAGCTTTTTTAGCCAATATGTATTCTTCCCATAAATATTCATATTGTTTTTTTTGCTTACTATCCAACAAATGATACATTGGAGAAACAACTTTATCTGGCATATCCAAAACTTCTGTTTTAAGTCTTCTAAGAATAATATTTTTAGTCTTAGATGCCAATTCTTCTAAATTACTAGCACCATCAGTAAGCCATATTTGTTTTTTTTGACCATTTTTAAGCGTTCTAAAGAACTTTCTACCTTCACAGTATCTAGTTGCATAGTGTTGCCAATTATTAGCTATAGGAGACTTTATAATCTTTAATAAATTAAAGAAATCCATAGGTCTGTTAGCAACTGGTGTACCAGTTAATAACCAAACTTTTTCTATATTATGTTTAGTTGATAGTTCGACCATAATTTTACCTCTAATACTATCATTATTTTTAAGATAGTGAGCTTCATCTATTATACATAAATCATAACCAGCTTCAGCTAATTGTCTATGTATTGTAGGGTGTTCGTTTTCTTTACCTTTTTTTACTAGTGTGTGAAAATTTTTAAGGATATCAAAGTTTATTATCGTGAATTTAGAATCTGAAAATTTCTTTCCATCAATAATTGTTGTTTCATTAGAAAAAACGTTTATTTCTCGTTCCCAGTTAATCTTTGTTGATGATGGGCATACGATAAGTATTTTTTTTGCACCACTTTCTATTGCAGCGATAATTGATTGGATAGATTTACCTAGACCCATATCATCAGCAAGTATACACCCGTTTCTAGATAATAAAAATTTTATACCTTCTTCTTGGTGTTGATATAATTTTTTACCTAATTTACTTAACACATCATTGTATTTAGTAAAATCAACATTGACATTTATGGATTCAAAATATGGGTCATCTGTTACTTGTGTTTTTGGTAACCAAAGCAATTTAGATTCACTTTTTTTAGTTAGTTTCCCATAAACGTGGTAAGCTTTTTCTGTTTCAGCTAACATAAATTCGATAAGAATTCTTTTGGGTGTAAAATCTAATTCCATTTTTGTTTTTAATTCTTCACCTAAATATTCGGTAATATTAACCACACGATTCATGAATTGTGGGTCTCTATCTACATTATCTATAATATATCTTGATTGCGTGTCAGTTAACAGCAATTTTTTTGTCTTTAAATATTCAGCCTTAAGTGTTAGTATGTATGGATTATACCCATCATATGTTTCTAACATATCTAATGCTGAACGACCTTTTATATCGTCTAATTTAATCAATCTACATATTCTTTTTTTTTACGTTATAACATTTAAATATAATAAAAAAATAAATAAAAATCAAGGGTTTTAAGTTATTATTTAAAATATAAATATTTATAATAAAAATACATATATGAACAATCAAAATAACAATATCACACCCATAACTAGAATCAATAAATTTTTCTCTGAAGAAGATTTTAATTTAGAGATTTCAATGGGTCGCGAGGCAATTGAAGGTGATGGAAATTTTACAGTTATCCTTTATAGAGTTGACCGCGATATGACAGAATTCGATAATGTTTATGGTGAAGCATCGGCTGATGGTATAAGATATTTCCCACCAGTTGAGTTAAAGGTAATTCCTATAATGGCTGAAGCTGAAAATAAAGCGTATAATGGAAACGGTAGCCTTAGATACTTACAAGATGGGCAATTGACTTTTGGAATTTATGATGCTCAACTAACTGATTTAAAAACACAGATAAGTTATGGTGATTATATTGGATACCCAGTTACTGAAACTGAAATAAGATATTTTAGTGTTGTTAATGATGGTGTGAAAAACTATGACAATAAACATACAATTATGGGTTATAAGGGTGCCTTTAGAACTATATTGTGTGCAAGTGTTGAATATAACGAATTTAAAGGAGTTTAATAATTATGATGCCAAAAGGATACATAACAAATATAGATATTACCAATGGTAAGATTGGTCCAGAGAGACGTCAAGAAATTCTTGACGGTATTGCTGACCAAGGTACTTTTTTACCTAGGGGTGTAAACGCTGAAGATATGGATTCTTCAGTTGTTGATTTTTTTAATTCTGAAGATGGTTTATCTATCAGTATTGATGGAGAGAAGGTACCTGTTATATTTTTAACGATACAAAGATGGAATGAATTTACTAAAACATGGAGTTTCACCGATAAGTATAAAAATATAAGCATGCCATTTATAACAATACTTAGAAAACCAGATATACAACAAGGTCAAAATCAAGCTGGTTTATGGAACATCCCAGGTCGTCGTACTTACACTTATATGAAAGTACCAACATGGGATGGTGCTAGAAGTGGTGTTGATTTATACAAAGTACCACAACCAGTCTCAGTTGATTTAACTTATGAGATTAGAATCTTTACAACTAAAATGAAAGACTTAAATTTATTTAATACAGCTATTCAATTAGCCTTTCAATCTAGACAATGTTATATAAACGTAAAAGGTCATCCGATGCCATTGCATTTAGAGTCTATAGGTGATGAGAGTAATATTGATGACTTTGAAAATAAAAGATTTTATGTTCAAACTTTTGAAGTGACTTTATTGGGTTATTTGTTAGATGAATCTCAATATGAGGTAATTCCAACTATAAATAGAACTGTAATGGCTTTAGAAATTGATGAGAGAAAAATATTTAACGATGTTTTATTTGATGCGTCTAGAAAAGATAATATAGCTAATTATGCTTTTATTTTTAAACCTAGGTCTAATAATCAATTTAGTTTTACTTTACAATATGATGTAAACTTTACTCAATTAATAGATGTTAAGAATATATCTAGAATAACAATTATATCTAATGGTTCAACGATATTTGATGGTACAATAATGAACACACCTTTAATATTAAGTGCAAATGATATTATAACAATAAAAGTCACTAAAAACTATTTAGCTGTAAGTGAATTTAAATTAGTAGGAACAACAATTACATCATAATGAATAATGGAACAAAATCTTTAAGTATAAACGAAACGTTTATTATAGAACCAGTAGACGGTGTTGAAGTGTATAGTGCATGTACAGCATTTTATACTAACAACCTTATATCATGTAGTGGAAACACTGAAATAATTATGGGTATTGGTGGAGTGAGCACTAATTTAGCTTTTAGTGCTGTTACTTTTTATGGTGATGGTTCAAATTTAACTGGTATTTCAACTCAAGATACGTATATTACTGGTGGTACATATTCTGCTGGTACTACTAGATTATTTGATAGTAGTGGAAACACAATTACAATTGGTGGGTATTTTACACCGTCAGATGACATATATGTTAGTGGTTTAACGTTTAATACGTCTAATTATGATTTAACAGTAAAAAGAAATGATGGTGTTAATTTTACGCAAAGCCTTTCTATTCTTGCAAGTGACCTTACTATAACTGGTGGTACTTATAACCCATCGACAGGTACCGCTACTTTTACTAATAATACTGGTGGAACCTTTAATGTTACTGGTTTTTTAACTGGTTTTACAGATATTTTTGTTACTGGTGCAACATTTAATAATGATAATTTAAGGTTAACTAGAAACGATAACAACAATATTAATGTAGCCATAAATAAATTTGATTCATTAACTGCTAACACAATATCAGCTACAACATATGAAAATTTACCAATAAAATACTATGCTGAATTTTCTGGTTCACCAAGCATTAGACCTATAGTGTATTCGGCTAATAGTATTGCAATAGGTGATGGCGCTGAAGCCTTAAATGAAAATATGTTTGTTGTTGGACAATATGCTGGTAGTGGTACAACTGCTAATAATTCTAACTTTATAGGTTATGAAGCTGGTTTTGATTCAACCGAAGCGGAAAGTTCTAACTTTTTTGGTTATCAAGCTGGATATAATGCAACTACTGTAAGTGATTCTAACTTTTTTGGTTATGTTGCTGGTAACAGTGCAACCAATGCGTCTAATTCAAACTTTTTTGGCAATGGTGCTGGTCGTGAAGCAACCGATGCAAGTAATTGTAATTTTTTAGGTAATAGCGCTGGTTTTTCTGCAACTACTGTAAGTGGTTCTAACTTTATTGGTAATAGTGCTGGTTATCAAACAATAGAAGCAAATTATTCTAACTTTTTTGGTTATGCTGGTGCTCTAGCAACCGATGTTAATAATTCTAACTTTTTTGGTAATCAAGCTGGTGTTTATGCAACCGATGCAAGTAATTCAAACTTTATTGGTGAAAATGCTGGTTTTTATGCAACCAATGCTAATGATTCAAACTTTTTAGGTCAAGAAACTGGTCGTGAGGCAACTAATGCTACTTTTTCTAACTTTTTTGGGTATAGAGCTGGTTATAAAACTATAAATTCAAGTAGTTCTAACTTTATTGGTTATCTAGCTGGTTCTCAAGTAACAGGTGCCAGTTATTCAACACTTATTGGTTTTAATGTTGGGAGTGCTACTGGTGCTAGTTTATCAATAGGTTCAAATAATATAATTATAGGGACTAATATTAGTTTACCAACTGGTACACAAGATAGTATCAATATAGGTGGTGTGTTGTTTGGTTCTAACACATATTTTAACAGTAATGGTAGTACCAATCCATTTACTGGTGCTTTATCCACTGGTAGAATTGGTATTAATGTGGTGCAACCAACACATTCATTACATGTATCTGGTGATACAAGGATACAAGGTGGTCTTACTGCGACAACATATAACGGATATAACCCTTTACCGACACAAGCGGCAATTAGTAGTGGTGTTACATTATCTTTTATTACAGATACTGTATATGGAACACTTTTAACACCAGAAACTAGCAGCGCTATTACAGCAAATGTTACTGGTGCTCTTTTGGGTGTTACAAACATTTTAATACATAGTGGTAGCACTACACCTACATTTGAGAGTCAATATAAAAAATTAAGTGGTAGTGGTAATTATTCTGCTGGTACGATAAATTATATTTTTTGTACATATATAGCACCAACAGAAATTATTTATTCTATAAATCAAAGGTAATAAGTTATGAGTTTAAGAAGACTGATGTTATTTACACTGACATCAAAAATAAGAAATATTATTCTATTGTTTAAAAATAGAATTTTTTCAGATTTAGGTAGATTTGAAGCTGAGAATTGTTTGTACACACAACTTAATGGTTTAGAATATAAGGGGTTACTAGATTCGGCAAGTTTAGTTATAACACCAAACGGTTATGAAGAGACTAAATTATTTAGTGTTGTTCCAAATGATGGAACAACAGATTTTGCAGTTACAAGAGCTACAGTAGCAACAAGGGTTAATTCACAGGGTCTTCTAGAAACCGTTCCGTATAACCAACTTCAATATACATCTCAATTAGAAAACTCAACATTTACAAAAAGAAATGTAACAATAACTAATAATACACTAACCGACCCTAACAACAGTAACACAGCTTATAATATAGTAGGTAACTCAGGTGTTACTTATAGTTACGCTGGAAGTACTTCAATAACATCGATAATTTCAGAAGGGTTTGCAAATACATTATTCAATCCATTTATCGGTAATGCTTCAGTTTATTTAAAATACAATGGTTTAAATAGTGTCAGATTTATTTTATCGGTTTCAACTTCTCTAAACCTTACTACATTAGTTTTTGTTCAAGTAAATTTACAATCAGGTGAAATCACAAATTCTCAACTTACGTCATCTGATGGTTTAACAAATATTTCTAATAGTTTTATTGAAAATGTAGGTAATGGTTGGTTTAGAATAGGATTTAAGATACTCACAGCGTCATCAACTACAAACAATAGATTGGCAGTATCTCTAGGTGACACAATAAAAACAACAGGTAATGGTGTGGATGGTGTGTATATTTGGGGTTTGCAACTTACAGTTGGGGGTAATGTACAAGACTATTGGCCAACAAGTACAAGAATAAATATACCTAGATTGGATTATAGTGGTACCACATGTCCGACACTCCTTACTGAACCACAACTTACAAATAGTTGGACAAATAACAATATTACATCTGGTTATACAAATAACACAAACGCTATTCAAGTGGCAACAATACCTAATGCATTTGGGGAAGGTTTTGATGGGTTTGATTATAATTTCAGTAGTGGAACGTTTTTGTCGAGCACTTTTAGTATAAGACAATTTGATACTAGAGGGTTTCCAATTCAACGTTTGTGTTTTTTTGTTAAAAATCCATCATCAGATTTTTTTGGAATAAACTACACAAACGCAACACAAGTTATTTATCAATTTAGTACATTAACAGCAAGAGATTATTATTTAAGTGGTAATACAGGTACTATTACTAAAATAAATGAAAACACATATGCGTTATACATGCATATGGATAACGCCTCAACTGGACAATTTTCTCAAGTTAGGGTAGGGTTTGTAGGGGACTTGACTAGTCAAGTCCCAATTACGGGTAGTACTATTTTAGGGTTAGGGTACCAACAAGGTGCGGCAGCAGGTTCTACACTACCTCTAACCTATAACCCAATAACAACAGGTGCCTCATCAGTTACAAAAAACGCTGAAACACTTACTAAGGTAGGTATTGAAAATCTTATAGGTCAAACAGAAGGTACTTTGTTAGTTAAGGGGTACCAGTTTGATAGAGGGATTGTTTTAAGAATAAGAAACAGTGGAAGTACAACACTTAACAGAATCGCAATATTCTGTGCAAGTAATGATGGAAAAGTTGAATGCGCAATAACTAAAAATGGTACAGCTGTAAATTCAACTGTTCTGACATCACCAATTGTTTTTAAAAAAAACATTGCCTTTGTTTATTCAAATTTAGGTTTTAAAGTTTTTATTAATGGTGCTATAATTTTTACACACACATACGCAACACAAACCGATTTTACCGCAGTACTAAATGAACTAAACTTAGGTTCAGTAAGCGAAAGAGCTACAGCTAGATTTGAATTAGTAGCTTTATGGAAAACACAATTAACAGATGAACAAGTAATACAATTAACCACATTATGATAAAGATATATAAATTAAAATATAATGATAGAGAATCGGGTATAAACGATTTAATAAATAAGGAAGTTATAGATAGTGACGGATTGTTTGGTACAGGTATAAACGCTGTAGTAGAAGTTGGTAGAATAATATTACTAAATGGAGTTTGTGATGATGAAGGAAATGAGGTTGAACCGACTCAATATTATGATGGGTATCACTTTGATGTCATGAGTGAAAGAGAAATAGATTTTGGTTATAATGAAATAATTGTTAATAACCCAAAACACACTTTTTACGGTTTTTAAATTAAATTAAAATACTCATGATATTTATTTATAAATAAATAAAATATGGGACAAAAAATTAATTCAACACCAATAAGTTCAATATATTACCAAACTGGTAATGGTACACCATCACATATAGCTACTATAGGTTGTGTATATACTGACGTTGATACTGGGAATATGTATATAAATAAAGATGGTTTAGTTAATTGGGTACCTTTTTCAGATTCAAGTTCATCAATATTTGGAAATTATTTACCATTGTCTGGTGGTACTGTATATGGTAATACTATCTTTACTAGCGGTCTTACTGTTAATTATTTAGATTTTGATACTACACCAATAGTTCCATCACCAACTGGTGGTACACTATATTTTGATTCAACTGAAAACGCTTTATCCTATAAACCTGTTACAAATCAAAATGATGTTACGGTAAATTTGGGTCAAGAAAGTTTAATTAAAATTTACAATAATTTAGGATACCAAATCAACAATGGTCAAGTTTTACATATTACAGGGTCTACTATAACAGGTGGTACACCAACAGTTGCGTTGGCTAACGCATCAAAATTAGGAACCGTATTTACTGTAGGTTTAGCACAAACTTCAGGTGTTGCAACTCACGATATACCTAGCGGACAATATGGTTTTATGACAAACTTTGGCGTAGTTAGAGATTTAAACACATCAGCGTTTACCGCAGGGCAAGAGGTATTTTTATCTGATACTATTGATGGGGCTTTAACCAACGACCCAAATGATATTGCATACACTTCAAGGGTTTCAACCGTTGGTTATTGTTTGGAATCAAATGCAACAACAGGTAAAATATTAGTTCAAATTACTAATGAAAACGCTGTACAAAGTTTGACACAACTACAAGTAAATGTGTTGTTGGGTAATACAATATCGACAGGTGTTTTTAATTTTACTGGAATAACGTTGGCGTCAAGCAACACGTTTAACGTTGCACCAGTAGATGCTTGGTTGGTTGACAATACAACAAATCCTTTAGTTCCAGAAGTTCTTTATGTTAAGTATTCTGGTCAAACAAATATTCCATCACTTTATTATAATACGGCAACAGAAACATACCTGTTACTTACTAGTGCTGGTACTATAACACAACAGACAACATTTCCAACACCGCAACAAAGAAGACAAAATATTTATTTGGGTAAAATGGGTCATGGTAATAGAACTAGTCTTATTAACGCATTTAACGAACCCGATTTAGACGTATCACCATTATCACAACTTCGTGATATGTTTACACCGATTAAATTAATAAATGAAAATATTTATCCAAGCCCTAATTCAAATCTAACATTTAATACTAGTAGTGGAACTTTATTTGGGTTAGGTATTGGGTTTACGACAAATCAACTTAACCCAAGTAGTATAAGTGTATCAGGAAACTCACCAACAACATTTCAATATAGAACACAAACAGGTGGTACAGCAACCAATAGAACTACAATAGACCCAGCAAATTATGATTTAAATGGTGTAGTCACTTCAATTGGAAGTCCAGCAAAACAAGCGACAAACCAAAGAATATATTTGTTACAAAATGGTCAATTTAGGATACAATATGGTCAAACTAAATATGCTGATTTAACAACAGCAATTGCAGCGGTTAATACAGAAGCATTTACAACATTTTCAAACTTTAGGGATAACGCAGTATTAATTGCAATATTATCTGTTAGGTCAGATGCAACAATTTTAAGTAATATAGCACAAGCCAAAATTACGTTTGCATCAAAATTTGGTGAAACAGTAGGTGGAACTGGTGGTATTTCAACCACTACACTTCAACAAGCGTATGATAATTCAGCAACACCTGAGATTGTAACAAATTCGGCAGAAGGTGCATTATCTATTAAAAATGGTACTGGTAATGCTGATAACGTAACTAGATTACTTGAGGGTCTTAATGCTGCTGGAAATGCAACTAGTTTTATTAGAGCTGATGGTGATATATCTGGAACAACAATACAAACAAATAATTTAACAGCTACTACAATTTCAGCTACAACAGTAACAGCAAATAATCTTAATGGTTTATCGTCTTCAGCAACAACCGCGGTAAATGTTAATATCACAGAAATTACAAATGCACCTATTGATTATAATATAACTTTTGTAGGTAGTGTCTCGGGTAGTAATGGTTTAGGTGTTGATTCAACCACTTTAACTTATAATCCAAGTATTAGTACTTTTAAAACCCCAGTTATGTCTGCATCATCAACAATAAATTCTGGTACTCTTACAACAACTACAATAAATGGTTCTAATAACCAATCAGGTATCGTTGTTGTTGGTAGTAACACAGTTGGTGGGTCTGGTTATGTAGATTTCATAAAAGTCACAAATACGTCTGCTGGTGCAACAAATATAAATAAAACAATTCGTGTAAACAACACAGGTGCTATAGAATTCATCAACAGCACATATCTTGCAACAACATTTAGTATTTCAGATAATGGTATCATAACAATTACTAGCCCAGCAAGCGTTACAAGTAATTCTGCGACTAACAATGCGTTGAATGTTGGAACTAAAGGTCAATTATTTGATGATGGTAACTTTCATATACACAGTAATAGTGGTTCTGTATGGATTAATTCATTGGATGGTAATCCTATTCGTTTAGGTACACAAACCAATACAGGTAACTCGGCTGTTATTGTAGATACAACTACTGTTGGACATAGTTTCTTCACAAAAGTTCAGAGTGGTTTTAACGTGGCTTTTGGTACCGAGATAACCATGGATAACTTAAAGATTCGTATTAACGGAACTGGTGGTTCTGGTGGTCTTGTACAAGCTGGTGCTGTGAGTGGTAGTTTTGCTGCTTATACAACTTTAGTTGGTAATGTTGCTGGTGCAGCACTACAAGGTGATACTAATTCTGGTGGTATTACATTTACAACAACTTATCAAAACATAAGTGGTGTTCAGAAGACTTTATCCGCTGGTGGTGACACTACAACGTTACACCTTATTGATACCACAAACAGTAGAATATATAGAATAACAGCGATACACTGTCAAGGCACAACTGGTGGTTACACTAGTATTGAACGTATGTCATAAATTTATTCACCGTATAAGTCTTTTTTAGGTGTGCAACCCTCTCTAATCAGTTTTTCCACAAACTGAAACATCTTTAACCCATTTTCTTCACAATATTTTTTAAGAAGTTCATGGGTTAAAGGTGTTATTTTTATGTTTTTATCCCTTTTCATATGTCTTTTACCTATAAGTATGATAAAAATATGAAAAAAATCATACTAAAAGTGATTATTATTTTTTTACAAACCCACTTTTGAAAAATCAGTGATATTTATTATAAAACAAAACATTAAATTTAATAATATCACTTAAAAAGTAAAAAAATATGGCAACAAAAGTGTTCGTAAGTCCAGGGGTTTATACCTCAGAAAAAGACTTATCATTTATTACACGTCAAATCGGTGTTACAACTTTAGGTTTAGTTGGGGAGACTACAATAGGTCCTGCATTTCAACCAATTTTTGTAGGCAATTATGGCGAATTCCAATCTTTTTTTGGTGGCCAAAATGCTACTAGAGTAAAAGATAACGGTGCACCAAGATATGAATTACCTTATATCGCTAAATCGTATTTATCTCAATCAAACCAATTATTCGTAACTAGAGTATTAGGGTTTTCTGGATATGATGCAGGTAAAGCATGGGGTATAACATTACAAGGTACATTAGACCCTGATACTGTTGGGGTAACTTCATCAGGAACCACATATAGTCCTATAATTTCATATACAGCAATAACTGCTACTAATGAGGTTGTTAGTGTTGTTTCAAACGTACCTTTAATTCAACAATTATATAATGATGGTACTTTAGTAAATCCATTGAATATATTGGGTACTTTCAGTGCTACAGGTAATGTCGCATCTATAGATGTAGAGTACAAAAAAACAGGTGCTACTTATAGTGGTGTATCATTTAATTTATTTGTTAATTCAATCGGTACTACTGGTTTATATACAACTGGTACAACAACAGGTGCTACAGTTACTTATTCTGGTTCAGCATATTCTGATGTTGAAAACAAGTTGGTAACTTTATTACGTTCTAGAGGTACAATAAATTCAGCTACACAGTTACCTAACTTTGAAGTTAGTGCGGCTACAGGTAATTTAGGTTTTAACCCTACTTATACCGCTGCAAATAGTGACGCTTTAGGTGATTTCGCGTTGACTGGTACATCTAATACTCAAGGTGCTTTTAGTTATGTATTATCGTTTGATAAAACAAAACAAAACTACATTACTAGAGTATTGGGTAGAGAAGCTCAAGATGGAACAACAGCAATTTTTGTTGAAGAGTTCTATAACAATATGTTTACTGATTTAAACGCTGCTGAAAAAATAGCTGGTATTAATTTAAGTCTTGTGAATTATAGTGGAGAATTTTCTGATTATCAAAAAGAATACCAACCAGCAGTTACACCTTATGTAGTTTCTGAATTACGTGGTACTAACTTATTTAGATTATTTAGATTCTGGACAATATCAGACGGTAACGCTGCTAACGAACAATTTAAAATATCTATTAGAAATATTAATTTAGATTCTGGTGAATTTGATGTTGTTGTTAGAGGATTCTACGATACTGATGCTCAACCAACTGTATTGGAAACATTCAGTCGTTGTACTATGAGCCCAACATCTAATAATTACGTTGCTAGAAGAATAGGTACACTTGATGGTGAATACCCATCTAAATCATCTTATGTTCTTATTGAGATGGATACTGATTCAGATACTAGCGATATGGTTCCAGCTGGTTTCGTAGGTTTCCCAATTAGAGATTACCAAGAAAATAGCAATACAACAGTTGTTAACCCTGCTATTGAGTATAAAAAAGCTTATGGTACATTTGAAAATAAACGTAAATATTATTTAGGTTTATCTGAAACTGTAGGTATTGATTCGGATTTCTTTGATTATAAAGGGGTTCCTGTAGGACAAACTTATGATATGTGGACTGGTCTTACAAAAGGTTTCCATATGGACGTTAATGCTACTGGCGCTACAATCGACAATGTATTTGTTGTGATTAACAATAGTGGTGATACATATAATCCAATATTCTTATTTGATACTGGTGACGCTGCGTTTAACAGTACTGCTGTAGCAGATGCTAATAATCCATATAATAAAATATATGCGCGTAAATTTACATTTGCACCTTATGGTGGTTTTGATGGATGGGATATATACAGAACTAGAAGAAGTAACTTAGACTCATTCTTAATCAACGGTACTAATGGTGTTAAAGGTTTAAATAGTGGTGCTTTTACTAATAGAACACTTACAAACGGTGATTTAGGTATTAATTCAGATTACTACGCATATTTAGAAGCTATTTGGACATTTAAAAACCCAGAAGCAGTTAATATTAATGTGTTTGCAACTCCAGGTATTGATACGTTTGATAACAGTAACTTAATTGAGGCTGCTATTGAAATGGTTGAAACTGATAGAGCTGACTCATTATATATTTTAACAACCCCAGATACAAATGCTGGTGGTGAGGTTATGTCAGCTGAAGAAATTTCAGATTTCTATTCTGATGGTTCTTTCGATAGTAACTACTCATGTACTTATTGGCCATGGATTCAAGTAAACGATACTGAAAATAATGTTTACATTTGGATGCCGCCAACAAGAGATGTAGTTAGAAACATCGCGTTAACTGACAACATTGCATTCCCATGGTTTGCTGTTGCTGGTATTCAAAGAGGTGATGTTGACTGTATTCAAGCTCGTAAAAAACTTACTCTTTCTGAAAGAGATGCGTTATACGAAAATAGAGTTAACCCAATTGCAACTTTCACATCAGATGGTGTTAAAATCTGGGGTAATAAAACTCTTCAAGTTAAAGAATCTGCTCTTGACAGAATCAACGTTAGAAGACTATTGTTACAAGCTAGAAAACTTATCTCTGCTGTTTCTATCAGATTGTTATTTGAACAAAACGATAGTGTTGTAAGAAATCAATTCTTATCATTGGTTAACCCAATCTTAGATAATATTAGAGCTGAAAGAGGTCTTACAGACTTTAGAGTGGTTCTTTCAAATGACCCAGAAGATATCGATAGAAATCAACTTACAGGTCAGATATTCTTGAAACCAACTAGAGCGTTAGAGTTCATCCAATTAGAGTTCGTAATTATGAACACTGGTGCATCTTTCGATAACATCTAATAAAAAATAAACAAAACAAAAAGGCTTCCTTAGTGGGAGCTTTTTTTGTTTTATAAGATATTTATGTTAAACAACTATTATGAAGCTTATAATTACAGAAACACAATACAATAGACTTTTTTTAAACGAAGAAAAAGAAGTATCATTCAATTTTGATAATGACACCATATTGGCGTTCGGAAAATTAATTGGATTACCAATGAAAGGTCAAAACGGTTTTTTAGCTGATAGAGCGTTAGATAACCAAGAAGTATTATCTAAGATTTATTCAATTATGACAAATGTTAATGAGAAGAATAAAATTATCGATGATTTGGGGAATAAAGGTATGGTTGATTCAGATAAAAAACTACATGATAATATTGAATCAATCGTTACAAATTTTAACAAATATTCAAAGGATAAAACATTAAATTTGGATACCGTGTTAAATAAAATACTTAGAAAATAAAATAATTTTTATTTTTTCTTCAATTTTTTTTCTTTCATGATATTTATAATTAAATAATAATTTATTACCAAAAAAAAGGTACTAATACATATCTTAAAAAAAACAAAAATTATGGCTGATTTATTAATGAAAATGCCCCTACCATACGAGCCTAAGAAAAAGAATCGTTGGTTAATTACATTTCCAGCTGACTTAGGTATCCAACAATGGTGGTTATCTTCAGCATCTAGACCTTCAATAACACAAAATGAGGTTGAGATTCCTTTCCTAAACACATCTACATGGGTTATTGGTAGATTTACTTGGGAAGCAATTGACGTTACATTCCGTGACCCAATTGGTCCTTCTGCTACTCAAGCAATTATGGAATGGGTTCGTCTTCACTCTGAATCAATCACAGGTCGTCAAGGTTACGCTGCTGGTTATAAAAGACCAGTTGAGTTAGAAATGCTTGACCCGACAGGTGTTGTTATCGAGAAATGGTTATTAGATGGAACTATGCTTACAAATGTAGGATTTGGTGATTTATCATTTGAGGATGATGGTATCGCTGAGATTACAGCAACTCTTAGGTTTGATAGAGCAATCTTATTATTCTAATATTTAAAAATATATTATCCTAACCCATAAAAAATAAATATAAAAACCATCTTTTTAGGTGGTTTTTTTATTTTATAGTAATATTTATAATAAAATAAAAATGCGAAAATTAGATAAACTAAAAAATATTAGAAAAGTTAATTTATTAATAGAACAACGATATTTGAGTGAATTTAATGGTGGTGAGAATGAAGTTAGACTTAAACAGTTATACTCTGGTTATTTAGATACTATTTTCCCTAATTCTGATATTAAAAAAATACTATACCATGGAACAAAGTCTAAAGAACTTGAAGGTGGGTCTTTTAGGGTATCTCAGGATGGAACATATGGTTCAGGTGTATATTTTTTTGATAGAAACCACAAATATAGTGTTGGTGAGTTTGGTGATAATACGATATTTGTTAAGATAAATTCTAGTATGGCGTTTAATAATATATTACTTAAACAAGAATGGAGTAAATTAGCAAATAAGTTAAAAGATAGTCCAGATTATCACCATAGGGATTCTTTGAGTGGTTTTATCAACCAATACATTAGAAAAGAAGGGTATGATACTATTATTGATTATTATGGTTCAGATATAGTTTATGTTGCTTTATATTTAGAAAATATACATATTTTGGGTGATGAAAAAGACATATTATCTTTTAAAAAATACGTTGAAGCAAATAAAAATAACCAATTAAATAATGAAATAAAAGATGGTGTTGAAGATTTATTTAACACTAAACCTAATTTAAAAAATATAAAAATAAATAATTAAATAAAACTATGAGAAGATTTGATAAAAAAATAAATTTAAAAAAAGCAAATATATTAGCAGAACAAAGATATTTGGTGACTAAAGGTTTGATTAACGAAGGTCCTATAACAGATGTTGATGGGGTAACCAATGATTTATTAAAAGATTATATTTATGCTTATGATAACGATAAAGATTTAGGTATGGTTGATGCTAAAATATATGATTTAATGAAAAAAACACTTAGTGTTCATGGTGCTGAACCAGAAATTAAAAAACAAATGTATTTAACCATGGCTGAAAAATTAAAAAATACAAATATACCTAAATTACAATCGTTTGGTCAAACCTATAGTATGATTGGTAGGTCATTTGGTACTGAAAGCCCTATTGGTGATACTAGTGATATGGTAAATCATATAAAAAGTCAAGGTGGTTTAGAATAATAATAACAAACTAAAATAAAATGAGTTGATTATTTAATTTAATTTAATCAGCTCATTTTTTATTTACAAAAAAATTAACTTTCTTATATTTATTTTTAAATAGTTTTAAAATGAATAAACAAGTTAAAAATAAAAAAGAAATTTTAAGTGGAGACACCTTAGAGATTAAACATTTAAATGGTGTTAAAAGTTATTTAAAAAAAACACCACCTATTGGGAATAGACATGAGGATGCGAAAAGTATTAAAGGTGATTATCCTAAATCAATTAATGAATATTTAGATAAAAGGAAAAATGAGGTTCCTATGTATGACCCTAAAACAGGTGAACCAAATCCTTATTATGAAAAGTTAACTGGTAATAAAAATCCTTTGTTAGAAACACCTAAAATGATAAATCCTAATATTAAAGAACCTAAATTAAAAAATAGGTTTTTAGTTCATTTACCAAAAGAATTTGGTATTGATATATGGGATGTTAAAAATATAAACAGACCTACAGTTATTTTAAAACCAAAAAAAATTTTAGGGTTAACTTATGGTTATGAAAAAAATTGTTCTCAAATAAACATTGAATTTTATGACAAAATACAAAATAAAAATAAAAACCTATTAAATTATTTAGAAACCCAAAAAAAATTCTCATTTTATATTGAAGAGTTAGACCCAACTGGTGTTGTAATCGATAGATTTGAATTAAGTCATTGTAATTTAACTTATCTTAGTTTTGGTGATTTAGATTATAAATCTAAAGAAATAAATAATATTATCTTATCAATTAATATTGGTAAATTAGAATTAAAATAAATAAAGTATGTCAGATATTAAACCAAATGTTTTCCCAAGCAATCAACCACAAAAACCTAATTTAACCGAAGCTGAAAAACTTGCAGCGTATGAAGCTGAAAAGATGATGGTTACTAACGAAATTTATTCGTCTCAAATGCAAACAGACACACCTTATGAACATATGAGTGCGATTGAACAAATGAGATATAGAACTGAAGCTCAATTAAAACAAAGACAAGACATTGGCGTTGTTAAAGACCCTTCATTATCAGAAAAAACCAATTCTAGAGTATTTCAACAACCAACTAAAAAAGACAACAACGAAGAACAAATTAGACTTAGAGATGAGCAGTTAAAAAATAATTTACAACAAACTCAGAACTATCAACGTTTATCTCAAGAAGCTATGGATAGAAATAAAGAATATTACGAACAACAAACAATGGAAAATAAACCAAGTTATCAACCACAACCTAGTAGTCCTGTTATTAAAGATAAGACTACTTATACATCACAACAAGCAATAGACCCATACATATTAGAATTGAGTCAACCAAATTATAACGCACCTTTTGATGTTATTCCTTTACCTTCTAAGGGTAAATTATATAGAAATAAAAAACAAAATGTAAGATTAGCTTATATGACAACGGCTGATGAAAATATCCTTACTAGCCCTAATTTATTAAAAAGTGGTGAGTTTTTAGAAATTCTTATAAACAGAAAATTATTAGAACCTGAATTACGTTATAAAGATTTATTACCAGGGGACCGTAACGCAATCATGCTTTGGCTTAGAGCGACAGCTTATGGTGAAATGTATCCAGTTACTTTATTGGATGAAAACGACGAAGCTTTTGAAACGGAAATAAATTTAAATGAACTTAAAACAATTGATTTAAACGTTGAACCAGATGAAGATGGTTTATTTAATTTTACAATGCCTTTAAGCAAAGCAAATGTTAGATTTAAATTATTAACATGTGGTGATATTGATAATATTGAAGAAATGTTAGAGAGAGATAGGGAAAACAATATTTTAGTTAACAACGCGAATACTTACAAATTAGAAAAAATGATTATTGAAGTTAATGGTGATACCAATAAAACTATGATTAGAGATTTTGTTAATTATATGAGAATACAAGATTCAAAAGAATTCAATAAATTTGTTGAATCCATTGAGACTGGTATTGATTTAGATATTGAGGTTGGGACTCCTGGAGGTGGGTCCATAAAAACCTTTCTTCCCCTTAACGTCAGATTTTTTTGGCCTGACTTCCGAGTATAAACCAATTGTTTTGGAAGAAACTTTTATCGTTATGCAACAATTGAAAACACCTTATATTGACGTAATGTCAATGCCAGTGTATGAAAGAAGGTTTTTTATTAATTTATTATTAAACCAACATGAAAAACAGCAACAATACATTGAAGATAATGCGGGTACAACAAATTCAAACGCTAAGGGTTCTAGAAAAACAAAAATATCTGGAGATGCTTTAAAATCAAAAATGAAATCTGGAGAAATCCCATTAAATTAATTAATCCCCATTTTGGGGATTTTTAATTTATAAGATATTTATAAATAAAACTTATCATGAAAAAGAAAATAATTTTAACTGAAACACAATATCTTAAGTTAACTAAATTTTTATTGGAAGACATAAATAATGATTTTAAATACATTAAGAATGGTGATATTTTAAGTTTTACGTTAAAAAATAATCAAAACGTAAATTTAAAAATCACTAGCGTAAACATACCTAATAATGAAATTTTAGCTTATGGTCCAAAAAATGAAAAAATAATGTTAAGGATTGGTGAATTCAACGAAAAAAACGATTTTTTAACTTATCATCAATTTGATGATGTTGCTAAAAAATACATACCTAAAAAAGTTTATGTTAAAGATATGAATATTTGGAGAGATAATGATTTATTTGTCGCTCCAGAAAATATTACTAAACCAACAAATAATCAGTCAAATAACAACATAAATGTAAATCAACAACAAAATAATCAATCTAAAAATTTAAGTGGTTTAGAAGTTAATAATGTAATAACAGTTAAAAATCAAAATGATGAAACTTATTCTATTACAATAACTTCTATTGAAGGTGATGATGTTTATGGTAAAGACCAAGATAATTTTGATGTTGTTATTAAAAATATAGATGATAAAAATAAAGAAATGACAATTATTAAAAATGATGGTGATAATCAAATTGAAGAAATTATAAAATTTGAAGAGATTAACATAGAAAAAAATAAAAATAAAATTAACCCTGATTATTATAATGATTTATTTAATAAGTATTATAAAGAAATCATAAACGACCCTAATTTAAAGAAAGCTTTTTATAAAGCACCTTCATTTTGGAATTATTTCACGTCTGCTTTAAATAACGAAAAAGCTAGAGGTAAAGGTATTTTTCCCGCATATGAAATAATTAACGGTTATTTTAATAAAAAAATTGATGAAAAATTACCAGGATTTGCTAATAAAGAAAATAAAAGAGCTAGTTTTTATTTATTTGATGATATTAATATAAGGTATAAAAAAATAAATGAAGAAGAATTTAAAAATTTTACTTTAAACGCTGGTTATTATAAAGCAACTGTTAGACAATATGAAGCTGGGTTAGGTGACGTAAAAGTTTTAACATATAGAAGTAGTGGTGGGTCTTTTGGTTTCAAGATAATTGTAAAAAAACCAACTGGTGAAAGACCTGATGAATATTTTTGTGACGTATATGTTAATAAAAATAATGTCGAGGAAAATAAATATTTTGTTGAAAATGTCAGAATTAAATTTTTAGATTCTGAAGGTTATACATCTTATGAAAAATTAAAAAAAAATAGTTAATAATGGCTGAAATGAATGAAGAAGAATTAAAAGCATTCGAAAAAGCTTTAGCTAAGGCTAGGGCTGAATTAAAAGAAATGTATAACATCCAGAAAGAAATAAATAGTGGATGGGATGGGTTTACAAAGGGTGTTAAAGATGTTAGTAATTTAACTTCTGATATTAAAAATGTTAATAAACAAATATTAGAATTAGAGAAAGACCAAACAGAAGAAGGTAAATTAAAAGTAGCCGCATTAAAAAAAGAACTTGCTTTATTAGAAAAGAATAGAGATGTTATTAAACAAACTATAAAAGACGTTAATAAATTTAAATTAGCTGGTGGTACAGCAATGGCTGGTGTTGTTAAAGGTGCTTCTAATCTTGATAAAATACCTAATTTTATTACAGGTAAATTAGGCCTTTTAAAAGGTCTTTTTGAAATGGACAAAGCCATTAGAGTAACCGTTAATCAAATGGGTACTCTTGGTAAACAAAGTGATATAGTAAGACAAAATATAAAATCAGCCGCTGTAAACACAGTATCCTTTGGTGTTGGTATTAAAGAGATTGCTGAAATTCAAGCACAATACGCAGAGTCTTTAGGTAGAAATGTATTAGTTTCTCAGAAGGGTCTTGAATCAATTGCTGAAATGGGTAAATCTAGTGGTCTAGGTATTGAAGGTGCAACAGAAATGGCTGCTCAGTTTGACAAAATGGGTGTGTCAGCAGATAGGACTGGAGAATTTATGGAAGAAACTTTAAATAATTCTAGCGCTATGGGGTTAAACACTACCAAAGTAATGAAGAATTTAAACCAAAACTTTAAAATGCTTAATAAGTATCGTTTTAAAGATGGTATTAAGGGTATCACTAAAATGGCTCAAATGGCGACTAAATTAGGTGTTGAAATGGATTTTGCTGCTGGTATGTCTGATAAGCTTTGGAACGTTGAAGGTGCTGTTGAGATGTCGGCACAATTAAATGTTATGGGTGGTGCATGGGCTCAAATGGCCGACCCTTTCAAATTAATGTATCAAGCGCGTAATGACATACAAGGTTTAACAGAAGATATTGCTAAGGCTGCATCCCAATCAATGACTTTCGCTAAAGATGGTAGTATTGAAACTAACGCTATGGAAATGCATAGGTTAAAAATAATTGCGGAGCAAACTGGTCTTGAATATGAAAAATTGGTTGAGTTAGGTAAAACTCAATTTAAAATGGGTAAAATTGAAATGCAAGCTTCTAACTTACCTGATGACGTAAAAGAGTTTGTTGCAAATACAGCTGAATTTAAAAACGGTAAAGCTTATATCCAAGTTGAAAGTGGTGATAAAAAATTATTAAGTCATATAACAAAATCTGATAGAGATTATTTAAAACGTCAAGTAGAAGAGAAAAAAACAATGAAAGAAAGGGCAGATGCTGCACAATCTTTTGATGAAACGTTAAATAACTTGTTAAACATGGTTAAAATTTATATGATGCCAATTGTTGAAGGGTTATCAAACGTATTAAAACCAGTTATAGATGATTTAATGGGAGAAAAAGGTACGGCCTTTAAAAACGAATTAAAAAGTTTAGGTGAACAACTTGGTAATTTTATTTCAGGTGCAGCTGAATGGGTTAAACCTTTAATACAAATGGCTGTCGCTTTAGGTCCTAAAGGTATATTTTATACATGGTTAACAGGTAAAGCTCTTATGGGTTTATTTGAAGTGGGGAAATGGTTTTTAAATGGATTGTCCTTATCTAAAGGATTTTTAATGGGAACTAAAGGTTTTATGGGTGGTTCTGGTAATAGTACACCTAACACCACTACTTCTAAAGGTTCTGGTAAATTTGGAAAATTTGGGTCAACAAAGGGTGGTATGTCTTTTGGTAAATCTTTAATGAGAGGTTTAGGTAGTGGTGCTGTTTTAGGTGTTGGTGGTGCCGCTATGGATTATGGTAGAAGTAAAATGGATAACCCAGAAAGTACTGGTGGTAAATGGCTTGGGGCTGGAGCTAAAGCAGCTGAGTTTGCTAGTTATGGTGCTATGATAGGTAGTATTATACCAGGTTTAGGGACTGGAGCTGGTGCTATAATAGGTGGTTTGATTGGTGGTGGTAAAGGTATCTATGATGAATTTTTTGATAAACCACAAAACGATGTTAAATTTCCAAAATTAGGACCTAACCATTCTAAAGGTAGAATGTTAACACAAGGAGGTAAAATAACACCAATTGATAACAAAGATGAATTATTAGCTATGAAACCTGGTGGTGTTGTTGATAAGACTCTAAATAACACAAACACTGGGATTTCTTCGACAAAAATTGAATTTGGTGATTTAAATATTACTGGAGAAATCAAGATTAATTTACCAGGTGGAACACAAATTGGTTCTGAATTGTTAAAAAGTTCTGAATTTAAATCATCAATTACTAGAGTTGTTCAATCTCAACTTGAAAAAAATATAAATGGTAAAAATTCTGATAGAAAATAATATTGATTATCAAGTAGTTATAATATAATATAAAAAAATAGTTTAATATACTTGATTTTGTCAAAAAAAACCGTATTTTTGTATATATAAAATTTAAAATAAATAATAATAAAATATATAATTATAATAATAAAATATATAATAATAACTTTTTAATAAAAATTGGCACATATTGTGCCTTTTTTTGTTTTAATATGTTTTAAACATTTATTTTTATAATTTTTTTGGTAGTTTAATATTTATATATAAAAGAAATATTATGCCATTATTTTATGACACGGCTTCGCCAACACCAACTTCTAGAAATACAATCAATAGTGTTTCAATTGATATTAGAGATTTTCTATTACAAAAAAATTTATTACCAACATATCCAACATTATCAACTAGTTTAAATGGTAGTCCACGTATTGGTCAACCAGTATTAGATACTGAAACTAATTTCCTTAATTTTTACCCTCAACAAAGACTTGAAGGTAATACATCAAGTTTAGACATACTAGGAAGCATTTTAAACGGTCAAGGTGTTGGTTTGGGTGCTGGAGGTTCAATCGAACCTAATTTTGACGTTAGAGGGTCTCTATTAGGTCGTGTGTTAGGTTCTACAGGTATTTTAAGTGATACTAAGATAGGTACTATTGGTGCAAAGCAATTAGCGTTAGCTTTAGCTAATAATGCAGCGTTCAATGTTCAACAAGAAATATTAGGTACATTAAATGTAAGAGAAAACATTTATTCACTTATCAAAGATGGAGATTTAGCTGGTTTCAGACCTAATTATAAAATCACGGTACCAAAATCTACAGGTGGTCAAATATTAAATGGTATCACAAGAGTATTAGGGTTTCAAATACCAAGAAGTTATTTAGATGAAAGTGGTTCTATATTCCAAACAGAAAATGGTGATGCGGCAAATATAGTAAGAGCTAATGCTATGATTGAAAACACTGGTAAGGGTCAAGTAGCTGCGTTAATTTCGTCTATGTTGAATAATTTAAGTGCTAATGAAGTTAATGGAAGTGTAGAAATAAATCCTTTTAGAAGTGGTTATTCACCAGCATTCAATGATAAAAAAGGAGAACCGATGAGTGACCCTAAAATTTATGCTTATTATCTAACCAATGGTCAAGGAACTGTTAATGGTGGTGTAAGTAAATTATTAGGTAATATAGGTGATTATATGCCTAGTCTTAGTTATCTTAGAGAACAAATGACTAGTGATTCTGGTTTTAAATCACCTGAAGAATTGTTTATTGGTACTGGTCAATTTTTTAATTCTGGATACGATAAAAGAACTATTAGTAGAATAGGATTTTCATGGGCTAGTGAACAACCAGATGCTGTTAACTCTTTAGCTGGTTTAGATAATACTTCAGATTTTGAATTTTTAACAGGTGTTGATACTAATAACATAAAAGGTGATAAAAAATCATTATTGGTTAAAACACAGAAATTATTCAATAGTAAAGGTATGAAAAACATTGTCACTGTTAAAGGTGATATGGAAAAAAATTCAACACAAATACAAACAGCTAATGGTAATGGTTTTTCTAAAGGTAGCGCTGTTTTAAAAGCAGAAATGTATGATTTAGAAAAAGGTATTTATATAGGTAAAGAAAATGCCACAGCTGATGAAACATATTGTAGAAGTTGGACAACGTTAGACAGATATGATAGTGTAAGTAAATTGATTAGAAACAAGGCGTTATATACAGACCCAAATGTTGCGTATAGATTTCAAACACAAAACAGTGTGTTAGATGGTCCTTTTGTTAAAATAGCACCATACGCAAATGAAATTGAAGACCCTAAAAAATTCATGTTATCAATTGAAAATCTTGCTTGGAAAGATGAAGTTCAAAATTTACCAGAATGTGAACAAGGTCCAGGTGATTTAATATCAGGTGAAAGAGGTAGAATTATGTGGTTCCCACCATATGATATCCAATTTAGTGAAAATAACACAGTCAATTGGGAAGAAACTAATTTCATTGGTAGAGGTGAACCTATATATACATATAATAATACAAAAAGAAGTGGAAATTTATCTTTTAAAATAGTTGTTGACCACCCAAGTTATTATAATGCTTTTAATGCTAGAAAAAACCAAACAGGTTCACCTGATGATAATTATATAGCATCATTTTTTGCTGGTTGTGTTGATGTTGATAGAAGATGGGCAGATAAATTAATGTCAACACAAACCGTTAATGAAATAATATCTAATAAAATAGAAACCCCTCAAAAAAGAGAAAGCCCTAAAAATCCAGATGCTCCTAAACCATGTAATGTTTATTTTCTTAATGACGTTAGGAAATATAATTCAGATTATGAAGATGGTTATTTATCTGGAACTACAACACCTATTAATTATGTTACAAACCCACAAGGTGAAGGACAAGGTGTAGGTTATTATAAAGCTGATATTACACAAAAATTATATAATGGTATAACTAGGTCGTGGTTAGATAATAAAAACTTTGGGTTAAACGCTGGTAGAGACAGCGAATGTGAAACATCAGTTGTTAATGACTTTAAATACAATGGTTATAACGACCCTAATTGGCACACAGCTATGGTTGAGTTTTTAAAATCTTGTCCATGGGCTGTTGTTAATGTTACTGGATATGCTAGCCCACAAGGTTTTGAAGAATCTAATAAGAGATTAGCTGACCTTAGAGCGGATGGTATAATAGAAACGCTTAAAAGTACATGGGGTTCTCAATTAGGTCTTAACAGTACCCAAATAGAACAGAGATTTAAAAAAATAGGTGCAAAAATACTTAAAGAAAACTCTTTTGGTGATAAAAAATGTGTTGTCCAAACAAAATCAAACCCAAATCCACCAACAGATACTGAAGGATGTAAATTAGGTAGAAAAGTTGAAATTTCAATTGTTTTTGATGAGAATTTAAAAGCTGAAATTGAAAAATCGTTAGCGCCTTTACCACCTAAAATAACTTATAGTAACACTAGACTAACAGGTGAGTTAAAAAATAAATTTTACACTGAGTGTGATTATTTTGAACGTTTAACTGAAAACGACCCTTTTGTTTTTGATAGTATTAGAGAAAAAATTAGATACTTTCACCCAGCGTTCCATTCAACCACACCAGAAGGTCTTAATTCTAGACTTACATTTTTATTACAATGTACTAGACAAGGACCGACATTAGAAAAACAAGGTGCAAATAATTTAGCGTTTGGTAGACCACCAGTTTGTATTCTTAGAATTGGTGATTTTTATAACACAAAAATTGTTATTGATAATGTTAATATTAGTTATGAACCATTGGTATGGGACCTTAACCCAGAAGGTGTTGGTGTTCAACCTATGATTGCTAATGTTGATATAACGTTTAACTTTTTAGGAGGTTCAACTCTTATGGGTCCATTAAATAAATTACAAAATGCGTTATCGTTTAACTATTTTGCTAATACACATGTATATGACCCAAGAGCTGATTATATTTCTAGAGGTAAAGATGTATTTAAACAAGAATTTGTAGATGACGAAGAAGGTAACCCAGTTTTAGTTGCAAAAAAAATACCTTCATATAATATAATAGATGGTGTGTCATATAAAGAATATACTGATATAACTAATAAACTAACGGAAACTGATTTAGGAGTTACAGACCAACCATTAGACCAAATAAAAGATGAAGCTTTTGTTAATTCTGGTACAATAAATAATGAAACTGAAACACCTACAACTTCAAATGTTGATGATAATCAAATTGTGAATAGTATAAAACTTGTAAATTATTTAAAATATACTACAACAGACGATATTTTAACGTTATTGTTAACGTATAATAAAGAATTTGATATACCTTTTAACCTTAAAGATGAAAACCCTAAAACGTATAAAGGACAAGTTTATTTAATAAATGGTATGTCTAAAATTAATATTGGTTTTGTTTCAGTTGTTTCTAATGGTTTAAATAATGGTGTTTTAGTAAGTACTAATAGTGGTGCTGAAATATCAATATCACCAAATATAAAAAATGACCAAACGTTTAACGTTATTTTAGTTTTTGATGATGAAACAATTTCAAACAACGTAAAAGATTTGTTTACTAAATCTGGAATCATGTTAAAACTTGAATGGGAAACTGGTGGGTCATCACAATGTAACTTTAATAACAACAATGGAATATAAAAAATAAATTATGGCAGAATACTACGATAGATATAAATCATTTAGAAATAACTCTGGGGTTGAACCAATCCCAGGTATTACAATACCTTTTTCAAGTTCAGATAAATCGGTTGTTTATAAAAAAGGGGAAAGTAGACTTGACAAAATAAGTAATGTTTATTATAATAACCCGTACAGTGGTTGGTTAATAATGCAAGCTAACCCAGAATTTGGTGGTTTAGAATTTAACATACCAGATGGTGCTGTTATTAGAGTACCATTTCCTTTTAACGAAGCGATAAGTCGTTACTCAACCCAAGTTTTAAATTATAAACAATTATATGGATAATCAACCTAAAATAGGGTGCCGTTTTGGTACTGGCACTGGAGATAGAACAAAAATTATAGACCCTAACGCGTTTTATGGTGAAACAAACTCATCTAGAAACATACCAGTTAGGACTGAAGATTTAACAATTTCAGTTAAATTAACAACAACAAAAAAATCTAGAACAACTATTGCTACTAGTGAAGATGAAAACACCGTTGTTAAAGAACAAAAAGGTGCTACTATAAATTTTATTGAAGGTTCTGATATTAATGGTAAAAAAGTGTTAACAACAAAGTACACTCAATTAACAACAGTATTTGACAAAGATGAGTTTAACCCAGAAACATTTGGTATTACTAATATTGATATAGATTATAATACTTCATACACACCAGTAATTAAAATTGATTTTGTTGATGTTAAAGGGTCTTCTATTTTTCAAAACGAAGAATCGTTAACACAAGATAATTCACAAAATAAATATACAACATTTTTTGAATTTCCTTATCCAATGTTTGAGTTGGAAGTAAAAGGTTATTATGGTCAACCAGTAACGTATTGTTTACATATGACTAAGTTTAACTCTAAATTTAATTCACAAACTGGTAATTTTGAAATTAGTTGTGAGTTTATTGGGTATACATATGCCTTATTATCAGACATGCTTGTTGGTGTTTTAAAAGTTATTCATTTAACAAATATTGGTGAGACTATATTTAATAATTACAACACAGAAAGAACAGACAAAGGTAAACAACCTATTTTAAATTTAGTTGAATTAAGAAAAAAAATAGCTGATATAAGTGAGGAAATACAAAAAGCTGCTGCAACTTCATCTGAATCAAAAGATATAGTTTCGTTTCAAGAATCTAACAATTTATTATCTAGTTTAAATTTAAATTTAGCTAATTTAAACGACCAATTTTCTATAACAAAAAAAGATAATACAACAGAAACGACTGAATATAGTTTTGTTGTTATGGATAATACACCTTTTTCTAATGAAAAAAATGCAAATTATAATGCGATAAATGCCGAGATAAAAGAAACAATAAAAAAATATAACGATTTAAAAATTAATGGCTTATCAATAAATGAAAATGAATTTGCGTCACCAACAATTATAACTGAATTAACTTTAGATAAATTAGAACCAGACTATGATTTACAAATTGGTATTTATAAAGACGCCTCGGAAATAGAATCTTTTAAAAAGGATTTAAAAAATTATATAAAAAACAATTTTAATTTAGCATCAAACGTAACATTTAGAGCGTTTGATTTAAGGTCTAGATATAAAATACTTGAAATTCAAAAATCTTTATCTGAAACTAGTTTAAAAGACGCTAATAGAGCGTTAGCTATTCAGATAAAAGACAAGGTTGCTGTTACTTTAGGTTTTGAACCAACTGTTAGAAATATGGTTGAAATATTCACTAATTTAATTGAAGTTTTCATGGAAACTATATGGACAGTTTCAAATAAAGCTGAAAACAATGTCAAAAGAAAAGAATTATTACAAACAGCTTTTGGTCAAGATTTAAACAAAAGTGATTATACCGAAAAAATTAATTATTGGCCTTGGCCAGATTATAGAGAAAAAGATAGTAAAACAAACGCTTATGTTGATACGTATTTAGGTTCATGTCCTGAATTAAAAAATAATATATCAGACATAGACGAATTAGTTTTTATTGACGATTTATTAAAAGCGTTCCTAACAGCTAACAAACAACAAAAAGAATCAGATTTATTAAATGCTGGTGATGAAACATTATTTATACCAACAAATCCTTTAGATACTAAGGTTTTTGGTGTTAGCGGTAATCCTTATGCTAAAAAAGATATAATAAACACACAACAAGCTTTAAGAACTGTTTTGGTTAGAGCTATGACATTTTTAGGTTATTCCAATGACCAAGATTATTTAACTGCTGGTGAAGATGGTGAAATACAAACAATGGCTAAATTAGAAGCTAGAATGTTATATGATGCGTTATTAAATCCTACAGTAAAATCATTATTTAATAAAATAGAACAAGATAACATAAAAAAAACAATTGGTAAGATTTCTGGTAGTGATAGATATGTGATTGGTGAGACAACGCGAGGTGATTATTATTACAACTATGTCAACAAAGAAGATGGTGGTTTATTAAATGATTTTAAATTATTACCTATTGGTTTTGATATTGAAGGTGAAGATTTAGAAACTGCTTATCAAAGTGAACCATTTGCTAGGACTTATATTGAACAAGATAAATTAAGAGAATATGCTAGTTCTGGTAAAATATTTTTAACAAACTATGGTGGTGGTTTAAACGCTTTAGGTTCTGATTCTGTTGATAACGCTAAATCTAATGATGGTGGTATTTATATAGAAATAAAACAACCATCAGATATAATCCCAACTACAACTGAAAGCTTATATGATACAAATTTAAAAACAGAAATGGTTTTAGATTTAAAAGCTTTAAAAGAAGATTCAATTGCTAGTGCAGGTTTTAATGTTTTTGGAGGTAATTATGGAATTTCAGATTATAGTAATATTAATTTTGGTGAAGAGTTTAAAACGAGTCAACCAAAATCAATGTTTATTTTTTATGAACAAAATAGTATCCTAAATGGTTTAGGGTTATCTAGAAAAGCGTCTAAAAATTTAAAAAGTGATTATGATTTTAATAAAACGGGTAATATAAATTTATCTAATACATACGAAGAAAGAAATATAGATATACAAAGTATATTAGAAACAGGTAAATACAAAGGTAGCTACGCTAAACCTTTACATAAAGATTATGGTTCTAATTGGAGTTTATCTAGAAATATGGATAGTAGTGATGTAAGTTATCCTTTTATAAGTCAATATTTAGATATTAGCGATGGTAGAAGAAAAACAATTTCTCTTTTTGGTAGTAAATTTTATTATTTTCAGAAAAATAATGTTATTAATTTTTATGATAATAGACAATCATCGATTGCAGAAAAATATGTTAGAGGTTTATTGTTTTTAAACACATTACCGTTTAAAATATATGAAACTGGTAACGTTGTCAATAACCCAAGTGGTACAGTAAAAAATAATAAAAACAATCCTTTTCAAGTACCTGAAATACGACATTTATTTGACATAAACGCTGGTTTTATACATACACCTAAATTATGGGTAGCCTATGTTGGTGGTTTATTGTGGTGGTTATCTGAAGAAGACCCAAAAGTTTCTGGAACTAAAATAATTGGTGGTGGTAGAGGTAAGACGGACCCTATTATTTGGAGAAAAGATTGTGGAAATGATTCAGGTAATTGGGCGTGTAAACCTACTAAAAATCAATATTTACCTAAAATGTTAATGTTAGACCCTGAAGATATTGAAAGTGATAGTATACTACTTAATTTACCTAGACAAGTACAAGATAAATTTAAAGAAGTATTTTTTGAATTTATTAATGGTGAAGGTGAAACGTCATTTACTAACATAGCGTCTAAATTAGAAATTTACGATGGTACTGGGTTAGGATTTTGTAATTTAGTTAATAGATTTTCACAACCAGATTTACCAAATACTTTTATAAAAAAAACAAATGTTTCTAGTAATTACGTAAAAGGTAGTGACATAACAGATAATTTTAAAAATTATGATAATTATAATGTTATTTTACCTGTTTATAGTGATATAGGTGGTGCAGAGTATTTAAGTTCAATATATTTGGAATTAAAAGATGATTCAGATATTGTAGGTAAATTAAAAGACATTTTTAAAGAAGAATTAATAATTGTAAACACTGGTTATAAAATTTGGAATCCAAAAAAATATGCTCAATACAGACAAGGTGTTACAATAAAAAAAGATGTTTATGGTGAATATTTTAAAACGTTTACAGAAGAAATAAAAGCTTTAACTGAAGGTACGACAATACAAGGTGAGGAAGAAAAACAACTAAATGAAGTTTTCGGTATGAGTAATAAAAACGACATTAAATTAATGTTGTATAAACACTGTAAAAACATTTATGATAAATGGGTTGGTGGTGTTCAAGATATTAACAACGTTATTTTCCAATGTGGTGATAATTCTAGAACTGATAGTAATAGAAAACAAACAGACACGGCTTTATCTGATAAATATGGTTCAGGCAAACCTAGATTAATTGATAGTTTTAGATTTGTAACTAGGTCTTTTAGAGATATTGGTGACGAATTATTTATCGACCCTAGACCTGTTGAAGAGCAAATATCAGATTTTCCTAACACATCTAGTTATAGTGTAATTAGTGGTTTATTAAATGATAATAAATTTGAGTTTCACTCGTTACCAACTTTTATCAATTATAGAGATGATAAAATGTTAGAATCTGTTTTTACACCGCAAGAATATAATAATTCAATAACATCATGCGGTCCAACATTTGTTTGTGTTTATACAGGACAACATTCGAAAAGTTTAGATATTAAATCTGGAAGATACCCAAATGATGGTTTTGATATGCGCTGTAATTCAACAACAATTCCAGACGATTTTAAAAACGCCTTACAACCATATGAGGACCCAGTTGCTGTTTTTGAGGTTAATTATTCGCAGCAAAATCAAAATATATTTAAAGACATAACTTTGGACCAAAGCGAATTTTCTGAAACTGAAGAATCTTTAAAGATTGTACAAGATATATCTATGAACGGGTTTGAAAATAAACCAACATATGCTGGTCAAAACATGTATAATATATATGGTGTTAGAAGTTATAGTGCTGAAATAGAAATGTTAGGGAATCCAATGATTCAACCTATGATGTATTTTCAATTAAATAACATACCAATGTTCCATGGTGCTTATATGATTATAAGAACTAGACATAATATTAAACCTAATCACATGACAACATGGTTTACTGGTAGTAGGATTAGAGCTATTGAAACACCATTATTTGATGTTGCCGATGCGTATATGAGTTTAATCGAAACTTTAAACTTATCTGAAGTTAAGGGTGGTTCTACTACAGTTAGAGGAACTGGAGGTATGGTATTTGGTCAAAATTGTGGTGAGTTTAAATTAACTAAACCTATTGTAGATGGCGCTGAAGGTTTTTATAAAAGTAAACCAATTAGAGATTTAGTTGCAATTGTTGAAAGTAGAGGTGATTATAACGCTTATAATAATGGTATTGCTGGTTCTAAAGGTACAGGAAACTATATACCATCACAAATGACCGTTTCTCAAATAAAATCAGCACAAGCAAAAACAGGTAACGATAGAATATTTGCAGTTGGTAAATATCAATTAATACCTAAAACTTTTGACACCATGGTAAAAACTTTAGGGTTTTCTGATAGTACAGTTTTCAATGCTGAAAACCAAGAGAAAGCTGGTGAATGGTTAATATTAAAAGGAGCTGGTTATAGAAATGGTTTAATAAACTATTTCAAAACAGGTAGTTTGGGTAAAGAAAAAGATTTACAAAACGCCATAACTGATTTAGCGTTAGAATTTGCATCTTTTCCATCTTATTATGGTGTAACTACTTCACAAGCGGCCTCTAGAGTTAACCCAATTGGTTATAATTCAAAAACAGCTTTATACGGTGGTTCAGCTGGAAATGCGGCGTCTGCTGTTTTTTGTGCATACGATGTTGCTGAAGCTTTAATTGAAACTTGGAAAAATTATAATCCTAATAAAACACCAGAATTTACTTTAGAAAAATTAAAAAATACGTCAACAATACAAACAGATAACGATAATTCTATAAAATTAACAGCGAATGATAAATCAACAGCTATTATTATGGGTGATTCAACTGTGGGTGTGATTAATTCTGTACCTAATGGTTTACAAAAAAATAAAATAGACATTTCTTTTAATAAAGTTGGTGAAACTGTTAATTGGTTAATCAGTAAATTGAAAGAATTTGGTAAAGATGGTAAAAAATATGGTAATACTAAATACGTTTTTGTGTCAATAGGTACAAATGATGGTTATGTTGTAAGTGATAGTAGTAAAAAGAAAATTAGTGAATTAAATGAATTGATAAAAAAAATATACCCAAATGCTAAAAGAGTTGTAATACCAGGTACTTACGGTTGGGGTAATGTAAATGATAAAACCAAACAGAATCAAGATAATTATTATAAAATATTTACTGATTTAGGGTTTACTTATCAATATCCAAACGCTAGTGCTTTGGCGTCTACGGATGCTAAAGCTCATGATTCAAAATCTGATTGGTTTGTTAAATCAACTAAAAAAATTGTTGATATAAAAAATGCGTAAATTAAAAATATTTTTAGTATATTTGCAATATGAAAATTGCCAATATAGTTTCTACAACACAAATTAATCTTTCAGAAGATTTTAATGTGGTACAATCCATGGATGAAATAATCCATGGATTACCTACATTGATAATTGGTTTTGACGTTACAGACAAATTGTATCCAAACTATGATGTTGGTGAAATAAAGGTTGAAGATAATGTTTATTGGACAACAAAACGAACAGAAAATAGAGATAAACACAATATTGAATTAGAATGGTTTAAATATTTTGTTTATAATGAATTAATAAAAGATATAAATTACATATTTGTTGACCCAATACAATACAAGAGAAAATCTTTTTTAAAAATCCTTAAAAAAATATATTTAACTTCAAATAAAATTACCTATCAACATAAAGACATGTTGTATATTTATGGTGATAATTTTATATTTGGGGTTGATTTAAAATTATTAAAATACATCGGGTTAGATATCAACAAAATAAAAGACAAAATATTTAAGCTAAGCTCAGTGTTTTTGGGTGAAACCGACATATTTATAGAATATAAAAATATAATCGAAGATTTAGATAATCAAGTTCGATTTTTACCGTTTTTATATTCTATTAGAAATGAATAAAGAAATATTATTAGCCTCGTTTATTTTCCCAGAAAGAGTTGATTGGTTTTTAGAATACCTAAAAACCAGTTTTGATATTGATAAAGTATTTTGCTACAAAAACCTAGATGATGAATCTAAGGTTATTATGACTTTTAGAATAACTGTAAACACAGAAAAACCACTTAAATTTAAAGATTTATTTCCAAATGCCGTTATCATACATAAAAAAGGTGATGCGCTATACACTATAAATGCTATAAATAAATTAATAGAAGAAAAATATCCAGAGTCTATAGGTAATATAGATAACAAAAACGTAAAAATAGATTGGTCAGAATATCAAAATAAGTTTATATTGATTAATAATGAAAAACTTTGTATTTTTAATATAAAAAGAGTTTTTTAATTAGTTTATGATATTTATAAGTAAACATAAGAGATTATAAACTATTTTTATTATGGAAAACAATAAAAACGAAAAGAAAACAGCTGAAGATTTAAACAAAACTTTAGATGGATATTTAAACACTCAAAACCAAGACATGGATTGTAGTTCAGGTGTTTGTGTAATTAAAGGTGATAAAAGCCTTATTGAAAGAATAAACAAAAAAATCATAACAGAAGACGGTAGACAATTATTATTCTAATGAAAAAGAAAGTTACGTTTAACCCAGAATTAATAAAAGAGGAAGCTAAACGCTTTAAACTTTTAACCGAATATTCTTTTTATCACGAAGAAAATGTTATGTCACCATCAGCCACACCAGAAAAACCTGTTATCTTAGGTGGTGAGTTAGAAGAGGCTGAAGAAGAACCACAAGCAGGTGAAGAACAAGAAGAATTAGGTTTTGACCAAGCGGCAGGTATGGAAGACCAAACTCCAGCTGAAACTGGTGGTGAAGAAATGCCAGCTCCAGAAGAAGATACAGATATGGATTTCGGCGCACCAGCTCCAGAAGGTGGTGAAGAAATGCCATTTGAAGAACCAGCGCCAGAAGAAGACGATATAGAAATTGACGTTACTTCTTTGGTTGACGGAACTGAAGATGCTAAAAAAGCTGCTATTAAAGCAATGAAAGTATCTAAGAATTCTAGCGAAAAATTAATGGATAAATTATCTGATTTAGAAGCTAGGTTGACTAGAATGGATTCTGTAGCGGATAAAATTGAAAATTTGGAAAAAGAAATCGTTAAGAGAAACCCAACACCAGTTGAAAAATTGGAAATGCGTTCATTAAGTTCATACCCTTATAATATTAAATTAAGTGATTATTGGTCAGAAAAAGAAGGTCCTTATGATGTTATGGATAAAAAAGAAAAAGAATACGTGTTAACCAATGATGATATAGATTCAAATTATAATTATTCACAAATAAAAGACACTTTCGATAAACCATTAGAAGACCAAGGTTATGAAGAAGAAGAAATGTAAAAATAATATAAACCCCTAAGAAATTAGGGGTTTTTTTATTTATAAAAAAAATATCATAAAAATTTGTTATATTGTTATTTTTTTAGTATATTTGTATATAAAAGAATTTAAAAATATAAAAAAACGTATAAAATAACGATAAAATTTTTAATTGTAAACACTTGACTTTTATTATTTTTGTTAGTATATTTGTATAAGTTTAATATTAGTAAATAACGTAAATTATATATATTTAAAATGAGTGAACAAATGAATGCTTTAGACGCTATGTTAGCACAGTACGAGAAGAATAATGCTCCTAAGTACGAAAAACAAGAAGCGAAAACCTATGATTTGAAGAATTACTTCAACACTTACATTCCAGAAGGTGTTAAAAGTGGTACTAAAACAATCAGAATCTTACCAACTAAAAATGGTAGTCCTTTTGTAGAAATGTATGGTCACAAAGTAATGGTTGACGGAGAATGGAAAACATTCCCATGTCTTAAACATGAAAAAGGTGAGGCTTGTCCTTTCTGCGAAGCTCGTCAAGAATTGTTAGCGACTGGAAAAGACTCTGACAAAGAATTGGCAAAAAAATACAATGCACGTTTAATGTACGTTGTAAAAGTTATCGATAGAGATAAAGAAGAAGAAGGTGTTAAATTCTGGAGATTTAATCACGACTACACTAAAGGTGGTGTTTATGACAAATTATTTGCTATGATTAGTGCCTTGAAAAAAGACGTGACTAGTCCAGAGACTGGTAGAGACATTGTGGTTACTATTTCTAGAAACCAAAACAATGTTCCTGTAGTTTCAGGAATCCAAGCGTTAGACCCTTCTGTATTATCTGAGGATGAAACTAAGACTAGCGATTGGTTATCTGACGAAAGAACTTGGGAAGATGTTTATTCAGTTAGAACTTATGATTATTTAGCTATCATCGTAAGAGGTTACACTCCAGTATGGGACAAAGATGAAAAATGTTTTGTTGCCAAAGAGTTAATCAACGAAAGTGAAGCTAAAAACAAATTAGAATCTGAGTTGACTATGGGTATTGAGAATGTTAAATCTAACATTCAAGCTCAAGTAGCTACTGAAACATCAACACAAGCTTCTACTGAAGAAGATGACGATGATTTACCTTTCTAATCTAAGAAAGCGTATTAACCAAAATGGAGTGAGAAATTGCTCCATTTTTGGTCTAAAATAACAAGGGAATAATAATATTTAAAAATGGCGGTAAAACCTACCAAAACAAGTAAAACAACAATTGCAAAAAAAGAATTTAATTTAGATGATTTTAAAGAAAGTGAAGGATTAGACAATGTTGTCAAAGACAAAGAATTATCATGGATTCCATTATCAGAAGCATTCCATGACGCATTAAAGATTCCAGGTATTCCAATTGGATTCTTTACCAGTTTTAGAGGTTATTCGAACACTGGAAAATCAACTGCAATGTATGAAGGTGTTGCTGGTTGTCAAAAATTAGGTATCCTACCTATTATCTACGAAACAGAAGGTAACTGGAACTGGGAACATGCTAGAAACATCGGAGTTAAATACGAAGAAGTTGTTGATGAAGAAACAGGTGAAATAACAAATTACAAGGGTGATTTTATCTTTATGAGAAACTCAGATTTGTTAAAGCGTTATCAAAATTATGACCATCAACATAGCAAAATGGGTACTAAACCATTAAGATATGAACCAGTAGTTGAAGATATATCAACACACATGCATTATATCTTAGATAAACAACAAGAAGGTGTGTTACCAAGAGACGTAGCTTTCTTTTGGGATTCAGTAGGTTCAATCAACTGTTTCAAAGGAGCTACTTCAAAAACAACAAATAACCAATGGACTGCTGGTGCTTTGGCGAATTGTTTTAAATCTCTTATCAATTACAGAATCCCAGCGTCTAGAAACGAAGATTCACCTTATACCGCTACATTTGCTGTGGTACAACAAATATGGCTTGATAATGAAAATAAAGTTATCAAACACAAAGGTGGTGAAGCTTTCTTCTATTCTCCAAGACTTATTGTTCACTTCGGTGGTATATTAACACATAGTACTGAGAAACTTAAAGCTACATTAGGTGGTGAGGAATATGAATTTGGTGTTGAGACTCGCGTTAGATGCGAAAAGAACCAAGTAAATGGTGTTGTTCAGAAGGGTAAAATCGCTTCTACACCACATGGGTATTGGGCCCCAGATAAAATTAATGATTACAAAGACCAACACAAAGAGTTTATCAAAGCTCATTTGAATACTGAGTATGATGATTTTATCATTGAGAAAGAAGAAATTGGGTTAACTGGCAAAGACATGTCAGCTTAATAGTATTAACATTTAAAAAGAAATGTCGTGAATAAAAGACCACCTAAGAATGGTGAAATAAGACAAAAAATACAAAACACTTTATTGGTAGACGGAAATGCCCTGTTCAAATCAGGGTATTTCGGCGCCAAAGGTGAGTACAACTACAAAGGAGAACATATTGGTGGTATTTACCAATTCCTAACCATGGTAAGAAAATTATTAACTGAGAACATGTATCATAAAGTATATGTTTTTTGGGATGGTAATTTTAGTGGTAAATTAAGATATGAAATATATAGCCCCTACAAGAGCAGTAGAGGGAAAGACTACTTAAATGGCACGCAACCAATAGACGAAGATGAACTTCGCGAAAGAAGAGTTGTGATGCAATATCTAGAAGAATTATTTATTAGACAATTAAAACATGAGGTCGTTGAAAGTGATGACTTCATAGCTTATTATTGTCTAAACAAAAAACAAAATGAAAAAATAACAATATGTACCAATGATACGGACATGGCGCAATTAATTTCTGAAGATGTTAGAATTTATTTCCTACGTTTAAAAAATTATGTTGATAATGTCAATTTTTCTTCGTATTTTTGTTATCATTTAGAAAATGCCGCTTTGGTAAAATCAATGGTTGGAGATAATTCAGATTCAATCAAAGGTATTAAGAGTTTAGGTGAAGATACGTTGGTAAAACACTTCCCAGAATTAAAAGAACGAAAAGTAAGTTTAACCCAAATAATTGAAAGAGCAAAAGAAATACAAAAAGAAAGAGCTGAGCAAAAAAAGAAACCTCTAGCTGTATTAGACAACATTATCAATAGAGTAACGGATAGTGTATTGGGTGATAAAATCTATGAAATAAATTATAAATTAGTAGATTTAAAAAATCCATTTATGACAAAAGATAGCGAAAGAGAGTTAGAACTTCTAATTGAAGGTGATTTAGACCCAAATGGTCGAAGCATCAAGAATGTTCTTAGTTACATGGAAAAAGATGGTTTAAGAAAATTGATAGGTGAAACTAGATATGAAAACTACCTTATACCATTTAAAGAATTAATTACTAGAGAAACAAAAACAATTTAAAAAATGAGCGATTATAATAAAAACGAAGAATTGAGATATCAATTCATTTTATATATCAATGACCATATTGTGTGTCAAAGATATTTTAACATTTTTGATTTTAATGAAGAATCATTAGAATCTATGGAATTAAAAGAATTAATGGCATCTATTGCTGGAATGAATAACGGACAACATGGTTCTTTAGGAATCATACCGCGTTATTTACAAAAAAAGTCATTAACTTATTTGTGGGACAATTACAACCCATATATGCAACAAACTGAAGACAACATTAGAAATGTTGTTGATAGAAAAGACAACTTTCAATTTGAAATTAAAATTGATGATAAGTGTGTTGCTAAAACTGAATTTAGTGGAAACAATTTTCCACCTAAAATTAGATACGCTGTCGATGTTAGAGAAATAATCCCAGAGATTATGAGTGAAATCAGAACGTATTTAAGTCAAAAAACTTACACGATTGACAGTAAAACAAAGCCTTGGAAAAAATCTCAAAAAGAATTTTTGGTAAAGTAGTTATTCATACTACTTTACCATATTTATAATTACACAGTTTTAAAAACTATATATAAATGGCAAAACAATTAAGAGAAGATTTTTCATATTTAGGTAACGAATACCAATACAAATTAATATTACAATTACTAACGGACCGCAGGTTTGCTAACTCAATTATAGACATTATTGACCCAAAATACTTTAAAGATACAAATTTAAGTTTAATAGTTTCTACTATAATTGATGCAAAAGAACAAGACGATACGATTATAGATAAACAAGGTTTAGAATATCGTTTATTGGAAAAAATTCCAGACGAGTTAAACAGAAGAGCCTTGATTTCAGAATTGAGAAAAATAGAAAACTCTAATTTAAATGATAGTATCTATGTTCAAGAATCAGCTATGAAATTCTGTAAACAACAAGAATTAAAAAAATCAGTTGGTGAAATTTCTAGAATTATTGAAAATGGTGATATTGACAGTTATGATGAATGTGAAAAAATACTTAGAAAAGCTTTAGAACATGGTGATTCTAGAGATGATGTAGTTGATGTTTTGGAAAATGTTGATAATGTTTTAGTTGATGATTTCCGTAACCCTATACCAACAGGAATTGAAGGTTTAGATGAAGTTATGGATGGTGGTTTATCTAAGGGTGAATTGGCGGTTATCTTAGCACCTTTTGGTGTTGGAAAAACAACAATGATAACAAAAATTGCTAACACAGCTATGAATTTAGGTAAAAATGTATTACAAATTTTCTTTGAAGATAATCCAAAAGTAATTCAAAGAAAACATTTAGCTTGTTGGTCTGGTTATGAATTAAACGATTTGTCTTTACATAAAGACAAACTTAAAGAAATGGTTGAACTTATGAAAAGTAAACAAGGTGTTCTTAAACTTAAAAAGTTTTCAAGTGATGGAACAACTATACCAGTAATAAGAAATTATATAAGAAAGCTTTCAGCTCAAGGGTTTAGACCAGATATCGTATTATTAGATTATATTGATTGTGTTGAACCATCTAAAAAATTTACAGATGCTAATGTCGGTGAAGGTAGCGTAATGAGACAATTTGAATCATTATTATCCGAATTTGATATAGCTGGATGGACAGCCGTTCAAGGTAATAGAAGTTCAATTAAAGCCGATGTTGTTGAATCTGACCAAATAGGTGGTTCAATCAAAAAAGGTCAAATTGGTCACTTCATAGTATCGATAGCTAAATCATTAGACCAAAAAGAAAGTGGTACTGCTACAATGGCAATACTAAAATCTAGATTTGGTAAAGACGGTATTGTTTTCCAAGACATTAGATTTGATAACGCTAGAATTCAAATTGACATGGGTGAAAACAAAGGCGGTAGAACGTACTCAGAGCAAAAGGAACACAAGAAGGTTAGTGAACAACAAAGGGTTAGAGAAATTTATGAACAAAAACAAAACAGAGATAACATCTTGAATAAAGAGGTTGTTTTAAACACATTAATTAACGAGAATTTAAACAAAGAAGAAATTTAAACATGTATTTAAAAGACAGTACCGTAAAAAAAAGATATTCTATTTTCCCAATCATACATAATGATTTGTGGCAAATGTATAAAAAAGCTGAAGCCCAGACTTGGGTAGCTGAAGAAATTGATTTAAGTAAAGATGATTTCGAGGGTCTAAAAGACGCTGAAAAAACATACTTAAAAAACATATTGGCATTTTTTGCCATATCGGATGGTCTAGTTATTGACAATCTAGCAACTAACTTCTTAAACGAAGTTGAGTTGTTAGAAGCTCAGTATTTCTATGGTCATCAAACATTTATAGAACAAGTCCACGCAAATGGATATTCACTATTAATTGAAACCTATATTAAAAATTTAGTCGAAAGAGAAGAGTTATTCGATGCTATGGAAACTAACCAAGCGGTTGCTAAAAAAGCAACATGGGCTGAAAATTGGATTCACCATCCGTCTTTTGGTCATAGATTAGTTGCATTTGCTTGTGTAGAGGGTATTTCATTCGCGAGTGTATTTTCTGGAGTGTTTTGGTTTAGAAGTAAGAATAAAATGCCAGGTTTAGGTGGTATGAACGAATTAATTTTAAGAGATGAAACATTCCATTACGAGTTTGCACTTAACTTGTATAAAAATTATTTGAAAGATGATTACAAACTTTCAAAAGAGGAACTTAGAAACATAATTTTAGGTTGTTACGAAATAGAAAAAGTATTTGTTGAAGATAGTATGCCAGATGGGTTACAAGGGATGACAAAAGATGATATGGTTCGTTACGTGCAATATGTAACAGATATCGTTCTTAATGATTTTGGTTGCGATGTAGAATTCAATGTAACAAATCCTTTAGACTATATGGCTAGAATTGGTTTATCAGCTAAAAATAATTTCTTTGAAAAAAGAGATGGTGAGTATACTAGAGTTGAAATACCTACAACCACTGAAGGAATGTTTGACGCAGATTTTTAATTAATAATAAAATATGAAAATAGTAAAAAGAGACAAAACGACACAGGCGTTTACGCCTAACAAAATTCTAACTAGAATTAAAACACAAGCCAAGGGGTTAAAAATTGATTCTGATGTGTTGTTCCAAGAAGTAATTCCGTTAATTACAGATAATATTACAACAACTGAAATTGACGAAGTCATTGCTTTCAAAGCTGCTGATAAAATTATACAACACCCAGATTATTCGTTATTAGGTGGTCGTATATTATTAAGCCGCCAATCAAAATTAATAGGTAAAGAACTACAACCAGTAGACTTAACTTATGATTTCTTTGCAGCAACAACATTCTTGAGTAAATACTCAATGAGAGATGAAAAGAAAACACCATTGGAATTACCGTCATGTATGTACGAAAGAGTAGGCATGCACTTACACGGTGATAATGATATTGACAGAGAAGAATTATTAGAAGAATTAAAATCTAAAAGAGGTAACTTTGCAACACCAACATATACAAATGCTGGTATTGAAAAAAGAGGTGGTATGATTAGCTGTAACCTTACACATTTAGAAGATGATTCTTTCGAAGGTATCGAAGAAACGCTTAAGAAGATTTCTGCGGCATCTAAAGAAGGTTCTGGTATTGGTTTATTAATTGACCCACTTCGTAGCAAAGAGAGCATGGTAGAGTCATTTCAAGGCAACGCTGGTGGTGTTGTGAGACTTGCCGATATGGTTCAATCTAAAATGAGATTTTATAAACAAGGTTCTCGTTCTGGAAGTTGCGCGTTATATATATCTTTATGGCATAGAGATATTATGGATTTCTTAGAATTAACTTTACCAATTGGTTCAGCTGAATTAAGAACCAAAGATTTATTTACGTCAATCATTGTAAATGATTTGTTTATGGATAAATTGGAGAAAGGTGAAGATTGGTATTTGTTTTGTCCTAACGATATTAAAAAAGCTGGTTTAAAACCATTATATAATTTACATGGTGAAAAGTTCAACGCTGAATATCAAAAAGCTGTTGATTTAGGTATAGGTAAAAAAGTTAATCCTAAGGATATTTTTGATGCTATCATTAAATCACAAGTTGAAAGTGGTAGACCTTATGTTATGTTCAAAGACAACGCGAACAAACGTAATATGCAAGATAATATCGGGCCTATAAAACAATCAAACTTATGTATTGAGGTAATGCAAGCGTCTAAACCAAAATACACACCACAATGTACATTAGCATCTGTTAACTTAGCTGAACACGATACGTTAGAAACTATCGCGCAAACAACTAGAGTTCTTGTTAGAGCACTTAACAAAGTGATTGACAAAAACAAATGGAGTGATAATTGGAGCGAGAAAGCTGGTTTAGACCAAAGAGCGTTAGCTATTGGTGTTGCAGGTTTAGCTGATTTCTTTGCTAAAAAGAAAATATCTTTTGAGAGCGAAGAAGCTAAACAATGGAATAAAGATATATTCGAAACAATGTACAAAACAGCTGTTATTGAATCTATGTTATTGGCAGAAGAAAAAGGTGAGAATTATCCAGCATGGGAAGGTAGTCGATACTCTAAAGGTGAGACATATATTGAAGGTTGGTCACCAAAACCTGAGGGTGAACCAATTCCTATGTATAACAGTTTGTTATTAGGTTTGATGCCAACAGCTTCATCAGCAATTTTGTTAGGTGTGTTTGAATCATTTGAACCAGCAACTGCAAATTTGTTTACCAGAAGAGTTGGTCAAGGGGAATTTTTAGTTGTTAACAAATATTTGGTTAATGAATTAATTGAAAATAATCTTTGGGATTCAACCATAATTGATAAAGTAATTAAAAATCAAGGTAGTGTTCAAAACATTGTTGAAATTCCAGAAGAGATTAGAAATAGATATAAAGATGTTTGGGAAATTCCACAAAGAGTATTGTTAGATTTATCGATAATTAGAAATAAATATGTTGACCAATCTCAATCACTTAATGTTTATCATTCTGATGCAAAATACGGTAAAATAGCCAGCGCGCTTATGTACGCATGGAAAGGTGGGCTTAAAACTGGTGTTTATTACACTAGAACTAAATCTAAATTAGAAGCGAATTCTAAATTAGCTAGTAATCAAATAGCAAACCAAGTTGAAAAACCAAAAGATTCTCAATTTGAATGCTTTGGGTGTTCAGCTTAACGATTAAAAATAAAGATATAAAAAGGAGCTTATAAGGCTCCTTTTTTTATTTCACATATTTACTAATAAAAATAGTTTATTATAATATTTATGAAATAAAGAACATTATGGCCAACGGAGTATACATAAACATTAATTACCCCTTCAAAGATAGTCCTAAAGGGTTTTTCTTAGACTTAACGGAAACTGATAACAAAGCGGTTAAAGCTGATTTGTTACACTTACTATTAACTAGAAAAGGACAAAGACTCTATAACCCAGAATTTGGGACTAGTTTATTAGAATACATATACGAACCCTATGACGGTTTAACATTTAATGATGTTAAAAACGAAATAGAAACATCGGTTAAAAAATACTTACCACAAGTTAGGTTAAATGATTTGACAGTAGAACCATCACCTTTGAATGAATATGCTGTTTTAGTTACAATAGATTACACAATAACAGATGATATATTTGAATCATCTGACTTAATACAAATAAATTTATAAAATGGCAAACCAAGGAATAAATTACGGTTACAGAAACTTTGCAGACATAAGAAGCGGTTTAGTCGATATGGCTAGACAATATTACCCAGATATTTTTAATGATTTTAATGATGCGTCTGTAGGTATGATGTTATTAGAATTAAATGCAGCTGTTGGTGATATGCTTTCTTTTAACACTGATAGAATGTTTCAAGAAACTCAAATAGATTATGCACAGCAAACTAAATCCGTTTTATCTATGGCTAGAACGTTTGGTTTAAAAATTCCTGGTAAAAGACCATCTGTAACAATAGTCGATTTTAGTGTTACAGTTCCAGTTCTAGGTGATTCATTTGACATTTCATACGCACCAATCATTAACGCTGGTTCTCAAGTTACAGGTGCTGGTAAAATATTTGAAAATTTATACGATATAGATTTTTCAAATCCATTCAACACCAATGGTATACCTAACAGATTAATTATACCAAACTTTAATTCAAATGGAACTCTTATAAATTATACTCTAACTAAAAGAGAAATAGTTACAAATGGTTTTACTAGAATCTTTAAAAAAGTAATCAATATTTCAGATGTAAGACCATTTTTAGAAGTAATTTTACCAGAAGATAATGTTTTATCAATAGATTCAATTATTACCTTAGATGGTACTAATATAAACACAATACCATCATTAAGTCAGTTTTCAAACCAAAGTCTTAGATGGTATGAAGTTGATGCGTTAGCTGAAAATAAAGTTTTTGTTGAGGATTATAATAAAATAACTGATAATTCAGGTGTAAAACCAGGTAAATGGATTACAGTTGATAAAAAATTTATTACTGAATATACCGATTTAGGTTTTACAAAAATAATATTTGGTTCTGGTACTAAAGACACTAGTAGTTTATGTGATTTTGATTCAAACATTCCTTTAGTTAATCAAATAGGTGATTTTATAAATAATTTCTCTTTAGGTCAAACACCAACAGCAAACACAACGATGTTTATTAAATATAGAGTTGGTGGTGGTTCAGATACAAATGTTGGACCTAATGTTTTAAAGAGTGTTGGTTTATTAAACTTTACAATAAATGGTGCTAATAAAAATACAAATTTAGCTGTTAAAAACTCTTTAACTGTAAATAATTCATTCCCAGCACTTGGTGGTAGAAATGCACCTAGCGTTGATGAAATTAGATACATGACAAAATATAACTTTGCATCACAGAATAGAGCGGTTACCATTAAGGATTACCAAGCTATTATTTCTAAAATGCCGAGTCAATTCGGGGTACCATTCAGAATGGGTGTAATGGAAGAACAAAACAAAATTAAAATTTACACAATAGGTTTAGACCAGTTTAATAAATTGAATAACAATTCAACTAGCGCGCTAAGAGATAATATGGCAACATATTTATCAGATTTTAGAATGATGAATGATTACGTTCAAATAACTGATGGTAAAATCATAAACTTAAGTTTTGAAATAGATTTATATATCGATAAAAAACAACCTCAAGCACAGATTATTTCTGAAGTTATTAACAATGTTACTACTTATTTAGATGTCAATAAATATGATATGGGTGATAATGTTTATTTATCTCCTATGATTGAAACAATTAATAATGTTGGTGGTGTTTTAAACGTAATTGACGTAAGGGTTTATAACAAAGTAGGTGAGGGTAAATATAGTTTAAATGAAATTTCACAACCATATTTAGACACTGAAACTAGACAAATAGATATCAGTGGTAAATATACATTATTCGGAGAACCGACTTCAATGTTTGAAATAAAATATCCAACAACAGATATTATGGTTAGGGTTAAATAAGTATTTCCTTATATTAAAAAAATCAATATATTTAACCATAATATTAAATAAAATAAATGAAAAATGAGTTGTAATTGTAAAACAAAAAATTATCCAACAAATCAAAAATCTTTAAATAAAACATTAACTAAAAATAATACAAATATTGTTCTTAGAATATTTGCCTTCAGTTTAGGATTATTGTTATTACCAATAATAATGATGGCTGTAATATGGTTTATGTTTGAATTATTAATGTTGAACAAAGAAATTGATATGAAAAAAATAGCCAATATGATGACTTCAAAAATAAAACCATTTAACGAAGATTATGAAGACGATTATGATGAAGAAGATGATGATGATGAATTTACAGAAGAAAACTATGAGATGTTAGACGTAGAAGAAATAACACCAATAACAAGCAAATAAAATGTCAAATAACAGTATAAGAATAAGAACAACAACAGACAATAAGGATAAATTTGTCAAAGTAAAATTAGACCAAGAATTTGATTTTATTGAAGTTTTATCACTTAAAATCACACAAGAAGAAGTTTATAGAAATTTTTGTGCTGATTATGGTGTTGTTGTTGGTAGAGTGTTTATAAATAATGGGTTTGGTATCCCTAATGCTAGGGTTAGTATTTTTATACCTATAGATGATATAGATAAAAATGACCCAATACTAAAAGGGTTGTATCCTTATGAGCTAGTTACCGATAAAGATATAGATGGTAAGAGATATAACCTTCTACCAAAAAATAGTGAAACTGACAATGATTGTTTCACACCAGTTGGTACTTTTCCAAACAAAAGAGAAGTTTTAGACGACCCAGAAATGGGTCATGTTTATTGTAAATATTATAAATTTACCACATCGACAAACTATGCTGGTGATTATATGATATTTGGCGTACCAGTTGGTAATTATACTGTTCATGTTGACGCGGATATTTCTGATATAGGTATAGCCTCACAGAGACCTTACGATAGCATTAGTCAAGGAGCACCTATCCAAATGTTTGATAGTCCAACAAAATTTAAAGGCGGTACTAATTTAGATAAACTAGTACAAGTAAAAACAGTAAATGCTGGTGTTAATGTTCAACCATTTTGGGGTTCTGTTGAAAATTGTGAAATCGGTATAAGTAGAATAGATTTAGACTTAAATTACACTATAACACCTTCAGCTATCTTTATGGGTGGTGCCTTTGGTGATAGCGATAAAAATAGTGTTAACAAAAATTGTAGACCTAGAAAAAGCATGGGTAAAATTTGTGAACAAAACACTAGTGAAGGAACTATTGAAATGATACGAAAAACCCTAGATGGTAAAATAGAAAAATTAGATATTGAGGGTGGTCGTTTAATGGATGAAAATGGTTCATGGGCCTATCAAGTACCTATGAACTTAGATTATTATTATACAAACGAATTTGGTGATTTAGTATTATCAGAAGACCCAAATAAAGGTATACCTACTAGAGCTAATGTTAGGTTTAAAATTGCTATGGATGAAAGTGGTGGTTTAGGTAGACTTAGAACAAAAGCGAATTATCTAATCCCACACAACCCAACAGCTGGTAAACCAGATGAGATTGATTATGAATTTGGTGAATTAACCAAAGACAGTAGTTTTAGAGATTTATATTGGAATAAAATTTATTCAGTTTCTAACTTCATATCTAGATATCAAAAAAATAAAAGTTTTAGCGCAGTTAAAAATAGAAATTTTGTTGGGTTAAAAGATGTTGATGATTGTGTTGGAGATAAATTACCTGTACCTTTTAATAGGGTTAATACAGTGTTTAACCCATTGTTTTTTATTATATGTTTAATTATGAAGATTATCGAGTTTATAATGTTTATTATAAATTCGACTATTATTGTTATAGTAAATGCAATTGTAAGTGTAATTAGAAGTATTTTAGGTCTTTTATGTAGTGCGCATAGAAAATTAAAGAAAATTGGTATTAGATTTTTTAAAATTTTCTGTACTTTATATGATAGGGTTAACTATGTCCCATGTTTATACGCTAAATGTCCTTATGAGGAATCTTTTGTTTATTACTTTGCGCCAGGTTGTTCAGGAAAAGGTAAAGATAGAATAGATGACGATGGCGTACCAGTAAAAACAACTTTAGGGTTATTATCTAATTGTGTTGCTGCTTCTATGGCAGAAGCTCTTAACTTATTTCAATTTGATTTTTATAATGATTGGTTAAATGGTTCGTTATATTATTATTTAATAAAATTTAAAAAAAGACGTAGACAAGAAAAATATTGTAATTATGATTGTTCTGGTGGTGATTGTAAATCAAGTATGCTTATAGACACATGTTATACCGATGAAAATAGTTATAAGAGTACAAGTTTTAGAGAAGGTGTTGTTAAAAAATACAACAACGAATTATTCTACGCCCCATCTAACAAAACAGCAACAGTTAAATTATACGCAACTGAAATTATTAATCTAGGTTCTGTTTTTAATTGTGATTGGCAAGGAGTACCTAAAATTCAAAATTATCTAGTACCAACAACATATATTATCCCACCAATAATCGATGAATATTCTGATGAAAACCCTAGTTGGACAGAAACTAGTGGACAAGTAGATATTGGGCGTGGTTTTGGTGGTGTATTTTTTGATATATCATGTGCTGGTTTATCTTCAGATAAACAACAATGCTTAAATATAAGGCATGCATGTGAATTTGGTGTTGACTTAGACGAAATAGATGAAACTGATAATGGAGTGGTTTTACAACCAAATCACATTATAGGTTCTGCTGAAATAAATTCAGAATATGGTAAATACGTTAGAGATGTTTTCTTTTTATTAAATAATGTGACAAATAATATAAACGTAAATTTAAACCCATCACCAACAACTAATTTTAATACAAATAATGTGGGTGACTACAATTTCGCATTAATTGGCGACAATGGTAGTGATTATGTTAATTTTAGAGGTTATTTGGATAATAGTTCGTTTTCGCAACCTAAACATTCTTATTATTTCTATTTTGGGTCAACTCCAGGTTCAACTGGTTTAGACAAAATGAATAACAATTTTTTCACTAAATGTTTTCCAACATTAACCGTTGAATTTTTTATTCGTATTGATAATACTGATGCTATTAGTGCTAACAATGTTAATGATGGTAGTGCTACTTTTACAATAGTATCTGGCGTTGGTCCGTTTACTTATATTGTAAGTGGTCCTAATGGGTATAATTCTAGTGGAATATTAACAGAACCAAATCTAACACAATCGTTAAATGGTTTAGCACAAGGTTCTTATATCATTAACGTTACAGACTCTTCTGGCGTTTCTATTTCACAATCATTTGAAATTTCAGGACCAACACCTTTATATGCATCGGCAATTGTTAGTGAAAATAACACAGCAATTTCATCACCGTATAATGGGCAAATAACAATAACATCTGTTGGTGGTGGTAATGGTACTTATACTGCATGGTTATACAATTCTAGTAATTCATTAGTATCGATAGGAACGTGTCAAGCAAACGGTGCTTCATCAAATCCAACTTCAGTTACCCAAACACCTATAAGTTTTTGTGGCTTACCTTCGGATATATTAACAAATACTAGTTCAACACATAGTGGACATACTGGTTACTATATTATTGTGAAAGATACAAGTTCACCACAACAACAATATATTATATACGATTTAAATGTTGGTGGTGTTACTGGATTAAATATTGTAATAACTTCTGTAAACCCAACTTGTTTTGACTCAAGTAATGGTAAAATAACCATGGCAATTACAGGTGGTATTGAACCATATTTAATTGAAACAACATTAAATAACGAACCATTGTTCAATGGTTTAACTTCTAATATTTTAAGTCAAGGTATTTACACAACAACTGTTACTGATAGTTCATCACCTGCTCAAATAGTGACAAGAACCACAACTCTTTTACCTACTGAACCAGAAATGAAACTTGAACCAGACTTAGTTTTATTACCACAACAGTGTGACCCTAATAATTACACAATCTATTTAGATGTAATTAACGGTGGTCAAAATAATCTAAATCAAAATTACACACAAGTAAATGGTGTTACTCGTTGTTATTTACAATTTAATTATGATGGTAATGAAAATAGTGAGGGTAACCCAATTTGGACTTCACCACTACCGTTTACATATTTAAATAACCCTACAGCTTCTGGACCTTTTAGAGTTAAAGTGACAATACCTAGAAATAGTATAACAGCAGGTGTTGCTATTAGGTTATCTAACTCACAAGGTACATGTGGTAGTAATTATAGTGAAGATGGGACAGATTTTGATGTTTCACAAATGAAATTACCACCAAACGTATTATCTGTTGATGTTAATAATGTGGATAATACTAGACAATGTGAGATTAATTTTGTTACATTCAAATTTAATATAAGTCATTTAAATGTGTTTGCAACATATAGAGCACCATATATTTTGGAATATCAAATAGCTGGACAAACTGGTGTGTTCGGAACACCGACAATATATCAAACATCTATAACACAAAACCAACAACCTATTAGAATTTCGGTACCAAGTAATACATCAAATTTACCAAGTAATAAATGTAGTATTAAATTTAGAGTAACAGATAATGTAAATTGTCAATCAACATGGTTAACGATAAGTAATATAACTCTACCAACAAATTCAATAACACCAAACTGGTCTCAAAGTACTGTAAGTGGTCAATGTATTAGAAGATATAGTTTATCTGGAGGTATCGCACCATATACGGTAACTAATGGTTTCTTACCAAACACACCATACGTAGTGTCATGTCAACCAAACGCTACTAGTGTTAGTGGATTAGATAATGTTGGTTGTCCATTTAATTTTACATATACACAATAATATAACATGAGTACAGAAAGAACAAAACAAAGATTAGGTAATCAAACATCAAAACAATCGGTAAATACCGATACATACCTCAATATAAACATTGAAGGTAAAGAAAGGTTATTACCAACGAATCAAATAAACCATATTTTAAATGTTGCTGAACAATTTAATAAAGAAAGACAATCTTGTAGTTTTTATAAGGTTTTAGGTACCATTAACTCTACGGTTAGTAATTGTTTGTTTAATCTAACTGACACTAGTATAAACAATTCATTTACATATGCTGCGTTTAACACATTACCATTTTTAAGTAGGTCATATCCTCAAGATTTAGATTTAAACGATGAGGAAGACTTAACTTATTCTAAATCTATTGATTATTACTTAAAAGAAAGAGATGGTTGGTTTGGTTATTATGACCCAGATGTTTCTAAAAAATCATTGTGTAGTTTTTTTGATATGGAACCAAAAAGAGAAAGGTTTTCATTTTTATTAGATTATAACCCATATAAGAGTACAAATAGCTCAGATAGTGTTAAGAACTGGGAGTTAACAATAACATACCCATCTTCATCAGACACAGGACATACCATGGTAAGAAATGGTTTATTGGTTGTTGATTCTAAACCAATAATACTTTCTGAAAGACAAATGGTTTGTTTTGCAGTTACATGTAAACACAATTTATCTTCTGGTGATGTAGTTGAAATTACCAACACTAATGGATATAATGGTGAACATGTTGTTTATAGTGTAGGTTTAGAAAATGGTGATTTAAAAGATTATTATTTTGTAATAGACTTACCAGCAAACGGCACCATCAGTAACAACACTAGAATAAATAAAATAGTTGATAATGTTAAGGTTAATTATTATTTTAGAAAATTTTCTAAAATAAAAACTAGAAATTCAAATATAATAGAAACGGATGATTATGAGACTTACCAAGCTGGTTTTAGTGAGAATTTTTATAATGACCCTATTATCCAATTTGTTTTTAATGAAGAAATAGATGTTTCTGGGTTAAAAGATAATTTAGGGAGACCATTATCTGAATTTTTTCTAACGATTTTTAAAACAAATAGTAATAATTTATTTACTAGTGTTAAATCTGGTATAGAAGCACCTTTCATTTCTAATTTGAATAATAGTGATGTTTTAACATATTTGAGAGATATTCCAGTAATACAAAAAATACATAATGGTGGTAATTTACCTTATATTTCACATAACCCATTAGAAACATTAAATGGGTTACCAGATAGTTTTTATGGTGATATTGTTGAATATAACAACACAACATTATTAGAAACTGTTTTAGCTGACGTACAACATAGGTTTAATACTATCAATAGAGAACAAACTAATAATATTCAAGAATATTTTTCAACAACAACTAGTTCAACTCAATTAGCTCAAACTAGGTCTTTAAATTTAGGGCCTAGACAAGAAGGGTATTTTTATAAACCTCACCATTCTATTAAAATAAGAAATTTTTCTAATTACATAGAAGAAGCCGATAGTTTAGTAGACGGTATTCCAACGTATGCAACACTTAGAAATGATGGTAAATACGTTTGGAGAGATTTACTTTCAATAGGTTTTAATGATGGTGATGATAATAGTTTAGATTACCCATTCTTAAATGGTTCGCATTATAGATATCAAAATTATTGTTTTAATTTAAAAAGACAAGACCCTTACGCGCAATGGGGTTTATTATATACAAAATTCCCTTCAGACGCGACAGGTGATAGAATAACAGATAGATTCACAGTAAAAAGTTCAGACGATGTTTGCTAATAAATACAAATTAAATATAAATAATTTCAATACGGGTAGTACTGAACAATACATAACAATCCCAATTGGGACTCAATTTCAAATTGTTGATAATTCAGAATTGATTGACAGGGTGTTTGTTGCAACAGAAGTAGAAAATTCTATTAACAAAATATTGGATTATGATAGAGTTAGATACATGCCACTAACACAAAACGATGAATTAGTTTCAGAAATAACTTATGATTTAAGTTTATTAGATTCAAATAATATATACACTAGTTTTTATGGTGGTATTGGTTTTCAATATGATGATGTTAAATTTAGAAAGAATGCTTTTAGCAACAGTTTTTTAAGGTTAGGTATTTATGATACTGATGACCCTATGACACAAAATTTAGTGGGTTATACTACATTGTATAGTAGACTTAGAACGGTTGATTTGGAAAGTGGAACTACGACTACGATAGCTGGTTTACCTAAACCAATAAATCAAATACCGATTAATTTTACGGTTGAAAACCCTATTATTAATAAAAGAGGTTTTTCAGAAGGTTTCCACATTTATTATTATAAAGATTCTTTAAATATTGGTGAAAGTAAATATTTATATATAAAAGCTAATTTTAATAATGCCAAGACAGGTAAGTCAGTTAATTTAATGGTTAAAAACGCGCCACAAACAGTTAGCAACTTAGTGCATGAATTATATACTAGAATAATAATAACTAGAACAACAACTGGTTATTATTATAAATTTGATGAAACATATCAAGGTAATACGACAACACCAAACATAACAAACAATATAACAATAGACGGTAATAGTGTTACTGTTAAATTATACCAAGTAGCTGCATTGTAATGGAAGTAATAAAAAGAAAAATATTATTAGAAGAAGGGATTGATAGAAACTATGGTAGTAAAACATGGGGTACTGTCACAGCTACTACTTTTTATTTAAACATTCAACTAAATCAAACTATAGATGATATGGGAATGTTTACTGATTTACCTTTTATATCTAAGGATGGTAGTTCTGTTAATTATGATTTGTTGGTTGATAAATTAAATGAAGAAGGTATATCGTTCCCGTTTATGAATGGTGTTATTCCAATAAATTTTGATAGCTTATTATCACCAACCGATAAAGTTACATTAAAATTACCACAAAAAACATTACCACAATATTATTTATATGGTAACAACCCATTAACTGGTTCTACAGATTCAAAAATAGATGATGTTCGTTCCTATAAACAAAATCAACCATACATAGTTGGTTTTGATATCAAAAAAGAAACATATTCTAATTACTTAGGTAATTCAATAAATGGTGTTAATAGAGTCACTAGCGTTGGTGAACCTAAAATATATGTCTTTGACGCAGTTAATGATTTAAACATAGGTACGGACAATCAAATTTATGGTATTCAATATAAAGATTTTTCTGCGGCAACAACAACAATATTAAACAGTGAGGGTATTGACTTTCCAACATCATCTTTTAGATTTATAACACAAGGTTGGAACCAAACAAATACATCATTAGCAGCGTTAACTAAAGAAGAGTTTTTATTAGGAATAATTTCTCGTCCAGAAGTTGAAAACGATGTATTTATTGATAGAGGTGTCACACCAGTATTAGATTATCATTTGAGGTTATCTGAAATAAAGAATTTAGGTCAATTACAACAATACGGAAACGGTTATTATAGAATTGATACGATATAAAATAAAAATAAAAACAAAAAAATGGCAACAGGAACATACGGAATAGTAAGACCAGCAGACGTTTTACCAGAAGACGTGCAAATATTTTATAGTTTTTCTCCAACTAGAGAATCACAAGGTACGGAATTAAGGGAGTTAAACCCAAATGAGGTTTTAATACCAATAAGTAACCCTAATTACAGAAACCCTGATTTAAACACTAATAATACAAACACTGGTTTTGAAATATTTGGTGGGTTATACACACTTAAATTACCAGTAAACACTTTTGGTGTTAAAGGTTACTATACTATTATGATTAAACCAGTGGAAATAAGAACAACTATTGTAGATGTGGGTGTATTATCTGCTTACCCAGACATTAAAGGGTTAGTTTTTGATTTATCAACAGTTGAGTCTAGATTTTTACCTAAATTTGAAAACAATGGATTGGTTGGTTATAGAATAGAATATATTAACCCAAACCCTACTGGGGACAACATAAAACTTAATAATTTTTTTAGAGTAATCACATCTAATAATCGTTCAGAACCTGTAAACCAAAATTTAACTGATACGGTTCAAAAAGCTATTAGATATCGATTTAACGATAATTCAACTTTAACTTTTTGTACTGTTTCACCAGCATCTGCTTCAAATGTTAAACCTAATGTATTACCGTTTATCGGTCAACCAAACCAAAATGTTATTATAACAAATACATACTTCAACCCAATTATGATTGAAGTTGAAATGGTTGAGCACGATATTGAAACACTTGCATTTGCATTATTTGGAAATCAATCGAAATCACTTGAAGACGGTATTTATACTATATACAACTTCACTAATCAAATTTATAAACAATACAATTTATACGAAGTTAAAGACCAATTTACTGGGAAACCATTATTTGAGGTTAGAGAACAAAGAAACAATATTGATTTTTCTAAAAATTTTAATAATATATCACAAGTTTAATATAAAAAATGGCTAACGAAAACATAAAAGTTGCTGGGTATGTTAAAAAAACAATATACAACGGTAACATAGAATATAGAAATTACAATCCAGACCTTGTAGGTTTACAACTTACTAGCGATGGTGGTACTCCATTATTTACAATGGGTAATTTCAATATTACAACTAATGTAGACCCTAAGACAGATAAGAATTTTATAACAAAACAATTTTCTGATTTTGTAACATTAGATGGGTTAAACTTGACAGTTAGCCAAAGTGAAACATTATTAAATAATAACGCGACAGTTTTTTTAAATGTTGATAAATCAAAATTATCATACTACGCAACATTTGGTTCATTAACTGAATTTATGCGTGTTGGTTTGGAAAATATAATAATTAACTGGCCAGCATCTATTTATACGTCACCAATTAAAACCTTAGACACTGGTTTTGAAATAACTGGTAATACTTATGAAAATTATTCTTACAATGAAATAACAAACGTAGCATCATTTAGAATACCTACTAATTTTATTGTTAATCCATACAATATAAATTATTTAACAAACGGTGATATTAGCGGTACTTTTAACGAATCAAACACGTTAAGAAATTTGGTAACAAACTATGATTCATATGCGTTATTATATAATACAGTAGAATATGATGTAGTCGGTTTTACTGGTACAACTAGTACTGTAAATGACTACATATATTTTGAAATTAAAAACAATCCATTTACCGCAACTAGTAGTGCGTTTAGTTTTCACATTAAACCAAAAAGTATAATTTGTGATAACTTTTTTAACACGTTAGATGAATTTGAATATTATTTATTAAATAGACAATCATTACCTATATACACTGCAACATTTAAATATCCGTTAAGAACGGATTTTGGTGTTTTGTTATACACAGAAACTTCTGTAACATGGCCTACAACGGATGGTTATAACTTAGATTATTCAACCGATTATTACGAAACGTATGCTACTTCATTATTTAATTTAGCCAATGACAGCGATTTAATTAACAGTAATTTAATGACTAGATTTTTAGTTAGTGAATCTATTACTGGTTTTGATACGATGCCATATTATTTATCTGACGAAGACCAAGATACTTCTGGTGGTAAAGTTAATAAATTACTTAACATTTATGGTGTTTCTTACGATGATTTAAATAGATACATTGAAGGTATTTCATTTGCAAATACCGTTACATATAATAAATTAGATAACACACCAGATGTTTATTTAAAAAACATAGCTAGAGTTATGGGTTGGGAGTTAATAGAATCGGTTATAAGCAACGATTTATTAACAGACTATATAAAGTCTAGTGAATCATCTTTTAGTGGCCAATCGGTAGGTTTAACACCAGTAGAAGCTGATATTGAATTATGGAGAAGAATAATACTAAACACACCATGGATTTGGAAATCAAAAGGTACTAGAAAAACTATTGAGTTTTTACTTAGATTTATAGGAACCCCAAATGGTTTGATTACATTCAATGAACATGTATATAAAGCAGATAAACCAATAGATATGGAATTGTTCTTAACAATTTTGGAATTAAATGGTTTAGATACTGATATTACAAATTATCCAGTTGACAGTGAAGGTTATCCTAGATTTTTCGCTGATACAAATGACATGTATTTTCAAGGTAATGGTTTATGGTATAGAGAAACCAGTGGTGTTAATTCTGTTTTAGATATAACAGCTGGTAACAACCCACATATAGGTCCTTATGATAGAGGTTATAAATACTTTAATCAATTAAGAACGCTTATCCCAGATTTTACACCAGTAACTATAACATCAAATACAGTTACTACAACATCTCAAGATTTATTTACAAATTATAACACAGGTGAGATTACTGATTACGATGGGGCTATATATGTAGATGTTCAAAATTTAAATGGTTCTAATTTATCTGATTGTATAACATACACAACAGAAATAATTAAAGACCCCAAACCAGAAGATATAATAACCGAATGCGGTTGCCCATGTGAATCTATAAAAGATGAATCTTTAAGTATTTGTTTAAAAACAGAAAAAACACCAATAGTTGAAGATGAATGTTATGCTAGTTATACTGAAGACCCAAAAACAGGTTTATATGTATTTGTACAATATTATGAAGACAATCAAGGTAATGATACAAATTATATCTATAAGACAGAATTTATAGATAGGGACTGTTGTTCAGCACCACCAATTGAAGGTTTTTCTATGTATAATGATGTTTATGATAGTGTTGAAGATACTATTTCTTCAGGTTATGTGTGTTGTAAAAAAGGTGTCGATTGTGCGTGTAATGTTGCTAAAGATTGGATTATTTCACAATCTCCAATACAAATAAATGGTGAAAATTATTTAAAATTTATAACACTTAACGGTTTTGGAAATAATGTTGTTGTTGGTGCCGACTCTAGTCTTTGTCCATCTGTTAATTCAGCAGGTTACGGTCAACTATGGGCAACACCTGTAAATAATATTATAGACCCATACACTGGTTTAGTTGGTTTTGGTTGTAAATTAACACAATATGGTTTAGCGAATATTAATATATTATATACAGCTTATCAAGACAAAATTAAAAAAGACGCAGGGTGTGGATATGTTTTCCCAGATGTAGAATCAGAACCAGAACCAGTAACATGTATAGCTCCAACATTAACCCAAGTGGCATGGCAAGACTATGGTGGTTATAGATATATATGGACACTACAACAAAGACCATGTAATAGAGGGACACTTAGATTACAATATTCTTTAAACGGCATTGATTTTAGCGATTTTGAGATTGAAACCAGCACAAACCCATCAATCGATGGTTCATTAGCTTATACAGTTTCAATTGATGATAATCTTTTTGATGGTTTGTTTGTTTATTTTAGATTAAATGTGACATATGAAATAAGTAGCGACTGTAACGAACCGTTTACTGACTGTACAGTATCTTCAAATATATTAACAATTGATAATAGAAAAGAAAAAGACTATGTAAGTATAAAAAGAGGTGATTTTTCAGCTTCTGATAGTGAACTTGGTGTGGCAACAGGAATACCTACCCCTACACAATTAGGTGTAGTTTGTAATAACACTAATAATTACTTTGATTGTATATTATATCCACAAAATATTGGACGATTCACAATAGGTGACAGGGTAAAAATTTCTGAAAATGAGGTGTTTATAGGTAACAATAAATGGGTGGTTTTAGATTATCAAGACCAAGGTTATTGGAAAAGACCTTGCAAAGTTGATAACGACGGTTATATAACACTTGTATCCCAAGTTTCATGTTAATAATTAAATTAAATATATTTATAATAAAAAGAAAAAAATGCCTTTAACAAAACAAGATATTAGTGATGTAAATGCTAAATGTACTAAGATTTGGAATAACATATTAAACTATGGTGGTGGGAATATAGTGTATGTACCAGATGGTACAATATATGCTGATATAGCTAATGGTGATGGAACGTTTACTAATTACGAAATAACACAAACGTGTTGTAAAATATTAGCAAAATCAGCTACTGATAACCCAAACACACCTAGCAACGTAAACCCACAGAACATATACTTTGATTTAGATGAACAAAAATGTAGATGGTCAGAAGAACCTAAAAATGCATGCTCAACTGAAAACACACCAATTAAAATAGTGTTAAACCCAGTTGGTAATGATGGCGCTTTTTTTACATTAACTGAAAACGATATATGTTCTTTAAAGGTAAAATTTAATTATTTATTTAAAATAAATTGTGAAGTGTTAAAAGATATTATAAGCGGTCCAGCCGCCAACCCATCTTTTAATGTAGCGTCAAATGATGAGTTATTAATTTTAAGACAATCAAAATTTGAATTAGAATCAAATTCTTTTGATATAAATAACGAATTAGATAATTTAGTACAACAAAACGCTAAATTAAATTATTCTATTGTATGTAATGAATTCCCAACAAACGATGAAGTTCTTCAATCAACACCAGAAACAAAAATAAGTGCTTCACAAACTTTACCGTTTACTAACACTGGATTTGGTTCATTAACAAACACAACCGATTTATCGTTAACAAATACTAAAGTAGGTCCAGTATACAAAACAAAAACTGTTAATTTTTGTTTAACTGAAATTGGTTTAGATAGTTGGAGACAAGTAATTGGTGAAGATAATTATTCAGGTTTTATAAACGGTATTGCTGATAGTTACACATGTTTAGATGTGGTGTCTATATATGAGTTAAACAAAACTGCTGTATTAAACAACCAACCAGAATTATTATTTGAATGTAACACACCTTTCGGTGAAAAAACTAGAACATTAAATAGAATTGAAGAATTATCTAAACTTAAAATAGAAAACAAAACAAAACAAGACAATGTTGATGTTAAAATTAAAAATATAACAGATATAAAAGACACAAACGTTTGCTCAACATTATTAGGTCAATTTGAAAATTTAAGCGCAACAGTAACCTTAGACTTAGTAAATGATAACGGCACAACAACTCAAATTTACTCACAAACTCTTTTTAATCGAATAGGTAACTTATATAATTATTTAAGTGAAAATACAGATAACAGTGGGTTTCTTGTATGTGGTGAAGCTTCAGAAACAGAAACATGGGCATCTGGGTGTACTGGTTTAATTTATCCAGAATTTACAAATGGTGTTTTAACCGTTGACCCAGAATCAGACAATATAAATGTGTCTATTTGTCAAATAGTTAAAGAAACATTATATAGTGAATTATACAATAACTCAGGGTTAGTCTCAACATCTGATTTCAATCAATCATTATCACCAAATGCGTTTAATTCAAATTGGTTAACATATGAAACAACAATTGATGACCAAGCTATAATAACTGGTATCACAAATAATCAAATAAAATTAAATGTGATTATTAACAGTTCATGTGGTAATTTATGTCTTTTAGTTGACCAAATTAATATGACAAAAGTTTGTGAAGATGCTAATAGAACAAATATATTTATTAGCCAATCACCAGGATTTAATTTAACTAGAGTTATCGATAATAAAAAATCTTGGCTTCAAGCTGACTCATATACCGAAAGAGATTTCCACATTGGAAATTATAACGATGCTAATCAAATTCGTCAAACAGAATACACTGTTGATGAAGAAAGGTTAATATTAAACACTAAAGAAATAGATTTAACCATGAATATGGCGTCAGCTATTGAAAATGATGTTTGGTGTTATTTGGTTGATAACCCTAATTTATTAACAGGTCAAACATGTAGTTCAAACACAAGTTTAACACCAACAGATATTTATGGTAACCCAATCATTTTACCTACTGCGCAAACATTAACAGATGTGTCGGTAATTATAGGGGATGCTACAAACTATTTATATAGTTGTATTGCGGCGGCGCCTTATCCAAAAATAGATATATGTTATCCAGAGATAGAAAACCAAGTATGTGGTGATACTTTAAAAATTTTATTAGATAATGGTAATAAAAGTCTTTGGGTTACATGTCAGGATGGGCAATTAGGTTTTTATTATATAAGCGCAAATACAAACACACAAAACACTATTTTTAATATAACACAATCTACCTTAGACCCAATAAGTTTAAAAATAGATTTATTTAAATTGCGTGTTAGTGATGATGGTGGTATGTTTTATTCTGAAGATTGTTTAAGTGATATTTTAGTTAATTTTGTATTTAATGGTTCTAGTTTAGGTGCTTTAACTTCTTATATAGAAGTTATAAATGATTTTATAGTTAAAACTAATTCAGACCATCCGTTATATGAAGCTTTTTGGAACTCAGATGGTACGTGTAATTTTTGTAATAATACATGTGGTGATAAAAGAATTGATTTCTCTGGATTTATGTCAACAAATATATCTGAAATTAAAACGTTAGAATCATTTGATGATTTAATGATATCAGAATTGATTGATGTTAAAAATAGAAAAACACTTTCTAGCTACCCATCGCTTAGAGCAGTATATGATAGGTATATGGATGCTACAGAATATGGTTTAACAAATAGTAATGAATTTGATTACTATAAGATGGACCAATTTACTAGTCTTGTAAAAACATATTGGGATGATTTGATTGAACAAGTTGTTCCATCAACAACTATTTGGGGTAATGTTAAAGTTTATACAAACACCCTATTCGACCAACAAAAATTCAAGTATAGAAGCTATACTACATTGTTATGTAACAGTCCTTTAAACTTCACAACATTACCAAGTCCGATAAATGGTTCTGATGGTCAATGTAAAGATATTGAAATAATAGTTCAAAATGTACAAACAACGTCAGGTGTTACATCTTACACGTCAAATAAACAAACGTTCAATAGTGTTTGTATATCACAAATGAATTGGGGTTCTGAGTTTGTTGGTAATGTTGATATAAGAGATGGTAGTAATAATTATATTAATAACGATACTTTTTGTAATACCTGTGATAAAAATATTAGGTGGTATAACATGGTTGATAGACCAGAATTTATAATGGAAGCTTTAGTGTGTTACCCTATTGGTACAACCGCGGTTACGTTTTCAATCAGTACTTTAACAGTAAATGATACATCCTTCGTAACAACACCTTTAAGTTCAACAACGATAACACCTAATAATGTTAATCTTGTCAGAGCTGAAAATAACATCATATCTGGTTGTACTAGTGGTGGTATAACTGGTTGGACATACACTAATTTTGTTGATTTCTTAAACGACACCTTTACTAATTTAGGTTTAACTGAATATAAAGCAATAATTTCCTTAAAAGAAAAACAAGGTGTTGGTAATGAGTGTAGTATGAATGGTTTTTATATAAGTTACCCTAAAAATGATGTTTTTTCAATTGTAATTGAGAGTGATAGTGATGTTAGTACAATATGTAATTATACAAATATAGGTCTTTTTCTTATAAAAGGTAATAAAAATTATTATTGTAGCACTGCCGACAATATAGGTTATGACTGTTTAAAAAATATCGTAAATGAATAAAACAATAATAAAAGGTAGAGAAAGATTAAATAGAGGTAAACTTAATAGTTTTGCTGAATTACCTATTGATAAACAAGAAATTTTTAAAAAAATAAAAGAAAGTTTAAAAAAATATTTAACTACTGAAGTTTTTGTTTTTGGTAGTTATAATCATGGTTATTGGGATGAAGAATCTGATTATGACGTTATTGTATTTAATGAAATACACACCGACATTAGAGATAAAATTAGAGAAGAAGTTGGTGTTAAAGTGGATGTAATGTTTGGTAAAAATAACATAGGATATATTCCAATACCATAATATTTATTAGTATGATACAATTAATACAAAACATACAAGGTAATTTTATAACCGAAATAAAGGGTGAGATAACTTATGCAAAAAGTATTGAAGCTGATATACAAAGAGAAGATTATATAAATATATACGCTTTTACCGCTTTTTTACAAAATTTATCACAAACACCAATCACTAATAGATTAGCTAAACCGTTTACGTTTGGTTACACTCCACCAATTGGTATAACAGAACAAAACATAGACATCAATTATTAATTAAAATGAGATATCAAGAAAGAATATACCCACAAACAAATGTAAGTGCTTTGAGAAACAAAGATATAACCATATTTAATATGAGTTCAGATATCTGTGTTTTCAATGCACCATCATATTATATTAGTGGTGCGACAACCTTAGATTGTACTGTATTAAGTGCAACATCTGTTAGTGGATACTCTCATATAATTTCAGGTGAAACTCAAAATATACCATTAAAAATTACTTTTACCTCAAATACTGAAAGCTTTACAATTAACAACGCAATTTTTAATTATAAATTATATAAATTTGAAGAAAATAATAATAGTTTTACTGCAATACCTAGTTATTCGTCAAACAATATATATTATTCTTCATTAACTAGTAGCGCGACAACACAATTAATTCCATCATCTGGATTAACACTAGATGCTGAATATATGATAAAAGGGTTCTATAGTTTTTCAGCATGTACTGATTACATGGGTAAATTAGGTTATACAATAGACACATCTAAATATGTTGGTGGTTCAGAATACGGTATCTATAATAAAAATTTTGATTATTATTTTGCTGTTATTGAAGCTGCTGCTACACCACAATTCAGTTATAATGCTAGTAATAGTGTGGCCAACAGTTCTTTACAACAATCTTACTTACCAATAAATTATTACACAATTTATCCTGACATTGACCAATTAAATATTAATTTTGATGAAGAAGAATTTGAAGATGGTAACGAATTAATACCAGAACAAAATAACACAATGATAGGGATACCTGCTCAAATAGACACACCTTTTATATTAACTTTAAATGGTTTAGTTCTAGCACCAAATGCTGATTATACTTATTCTGGTAATAGTATTGTGTATTTAAATGCACCTTTGGACCCTGAAGATGTTGTGACTATAATTTATACTTCATCTTCACCAAACACGTTAAAAAATGACATTATTGAAATAAATAGTGTGATACCTAGTGGAGCAACAAATGGACAAGGGGATTATTTAGTATACTACAACACCACTACCAACAGATACGAATTATTCACATCGGCTAAACCAATAGATTTTAGTAAAGTTTTACTTATGATTAATGGTGTTATGTTGGCGAATGGGATTGATTTTTACCAATCAACATCAAACCCTAGAAGAATAATACTTAATGGTGATGTTGTTTTAAATGACATCATAACTATATCTTATTTTCCAGATGGTGTTGTTGGTGATATAATAACTGAAAGTCCATCAGCTTCATGGTCAGTCACACCAACACCAAATAAGGTTAATGGATATTTTACATTACAATTATCTACAGATGTTGATTTTAAAAATATTGTTTATTCGTCAATAACTGACTATTACGTTGGTTCACCTTTTTATAGTGTTGATTTCCCAGTTTCTGGTTACACTTATGGTGATAGGTTATTTTATAGAGTTAAAAATGATAAAAATTATGAGACTATTTGTGGCAACATTATCAATAGTTATTCATATAGTGATATAATACCAATAACAATTGCAACGAATTCGATAAATTCATATTAATATTCTTTACAATTGCATATTTATAATTAAAATAAAGATAAAAGACAAAACAAAATTATGAGTTATATAATACAAAGTACTAGCCCGTTTGTTAGCATTAAATTAACACAAAAAGGTAGAGAACAATTAGCACAAGGTAAATTAAATTTTACATATTGGGCTGTTGGTGATTCTGAATTAAATTATGTTAGGGAAGCTAACGTAGACGCAAACCCAACAGATGTTTCATTATCTGCAACAAGTGTTGTTATGAGACCAGTAGATAGAGAACCTAATCTTAAATATTTTGTTAAACCTAGCAATGCGTCTAGTCCTTTAAACACTATAGATGCAAGCGTTTTAAATGTTATCAAAGCACAAGTAAACAATGCTGCGACAGAAAGAGGGTTTTTCTCTAATTCTGGTGGTACATATACAACTTTAACTGGTAGTACTTATACACCATTCACAACCACTGTGTCAAATAATGTATTAACTGGTGGCACTGTATTAAACATAACAATACCAACTGGAAGCACAATTAACGTTGGTGATTTAATTTTGTTAAAATCGTCTAATACTAGTGCTGGTAACATAACAGTTAACGCGAACACAAAACCACTACCTAATTTATGGTATAAGGTTCAATCAGTAGGTACGAATACTTTAACTTTAGATAGAAACTTACCTAATTTTTCTTCACAAACAACCACTAATCAAGTTATTGTTTATAGAGGTGGTGAGGTTTATAATACAATAGCAACTGGTAATACAACAGCTTATTGGGATACTGGTACTTTATCTTTTGATTCAGCTAACAATGTAACATGTTCAGATGTTCCCGTTTGGAATATGAATAATGTTTGGTGTGAAAATATAGCTGGTATCACTGGTTTAACATCTACAAATTTATATGAAGATTACACTAAATTTGGTTCTTATAATTTCTTAGGACAAAAACAACCATATTTTGAAATTGATTGTGAATCTGATAGCACAACAGGTCCAGCAACATGTGATGGTGTTGGCTTAAGTTATTTAGACGATGTAAGCAAATCTATATCAATAGTTCATTATACAAATAACACAATTTCTAATTTATATGGTGAATATTTTTACACCGATTTAACGTCAGGTAAATATTTAAACATTACATTACCTGACTTGATGTATCATAGAACAACAGGTGCCACTGCTAGTGGTACTAGTATGGGTATGAATTTTATAGGGTCTGGTAGTACTAAATACATAACAAATACTGATATTGAATATATTGATTTAATAGAAGACCCAACAAAAATAAACACTGGGTTAACAGCTAATGTTGTTGGTAAAGTATTCCCACAACTAAAAACAGTTGTGTTTACTGATGATGAAATTGTTTCAGCTATGTCATACAAATCAAATAGAAACTGGACATTACCAGAATTATCAGCAGTGTTACAAGCACCATCTGGTGGTACTTCTACAGGTGTGTTAGCAGTTGGTGAAACTATGTATATTTCATACGCATTAGAAAACAATTATAATAGCGGTTTAACTACTTCACTATCATGTCAAAAATACATAAAAATTACAAACAACACATCAACAGCAAAAGATGTTGCATTTAGAATAAATGGGACTGATTTATTAACTTATATGCGTAAGATAGAAAACGTTGGTTATGATGGGTATGGTTTTTATGCTGATACATTTAAGTTATTGTATCAAATAGTTGCTGAATCAACAACAAGACCAGCATCTGGTAGTTGGAAACAATATGATTTTACATCAACAGCTATCACATCTGTTGCTAACAAAACGATAGACCCTAAATTATTAGAAAATCAAAACTCTAATATTACTGGTTTTATTTTAGATAAATTAAAAGATAACAACGCAACAACATACAATGCGATACAATCTTTAAATTTACCAGCAAATACAAACCCTACTTATTTACAATTTGGTGATGAAAGATTTTTCTATGGTAATTTAACAACGTACATTGGTGCAACAATTTACAAAACAATTTTTAACATTACGGTAAATGCGGGTCAGTTTAACTCTACTACAAACCCAACTAGAAGTACTAATCCAGCTACTAACCCAGCTACAATAAAAATAACTGAGGTTGGTATTTATGATTCTAGTAATAATTTAGTTTGTATTGGTAAATTATCAACACCTATTCCTTTATCTGGAGGTAACACAATAATGCTAGAATTAAGTATGGATTTTTAATATAATAAAAAAATGGGATATAACAATACAGCCACAACACTTACATTAACTGCTAAATTAACACCGATAGGCAGACAAAAAATGATTTCAACAAATAATGGTTTAATAAAAACTTTTAGTTTGGGTGATTCAGATGCTAACTACTACACCAATCTATTATTAGGAACAGGTGAAGTACCTAGTATAGCTGGTGATATAGGTGTTAATAACACTAACAATAATAGTACAACTAAAGTTACAGGTATTAAAAATCCACTTATAGTTAATACTAGTGGATTACTAACTAAATCTGTAGGTACACAATCTACAAATATTTTAACAGAATCAGAATTAATTGGTTACACAACAATAAGTGGTAGTAATTTAAATTTTTCTGTTATCAATAGAACAGATTATACTACTGATAGTAAAACAAATTTATATTATTCTTTCGGGTTACCGATAAACGATACAAACTTTACCACATTTACATCAACAACGGCAACAAATAACGGATACGCGAATACAGCATTTAGTGGGTTCGCGGTTAATAAAATTGTGGCAATTGCTATTAACGATTCTACTTATGGTGAATTGATAGATGGTAAATCTTTAAAAATTGAATTACCAACTAGTGCTGGAACATATACTATTTATTCTACTTATCAGTATAACACACAACCATTAAATATAATGGATAGTTTGTTAACCGATGGTAACCTTAAAAGTAGTATGTTTGGTAACAATGTATCTATGTTAGTTTGTGATTCAATAAAAAAACCAAATGGTGGTGATTCTAGTTTAAGTTGGGCTACTGGTTACAACACAAACAGACCTTTTAGTTATAACGGTAAAAAAGCATATAATTATCAAACAAATACAAATTTATCATTAACAGCGGATACCTTAGTTGGTATAGCGTATTTAGATAAAGGTTTTATCGTTATTACGGACCCTACAATCGTTAATAATTTTACATCATCAGCTAGTACAGCAACAACAGTTAGTTTCGATAGTCAATCAACAGGTGTTTACCAAATAGTTAATTGTATTGCTGATAGAGGTGAATTTGGGTCATCAACTAACCCTACATTTGAATTTGATGATATCCCTAGAATTTCTGAAGTTGGTTTATATGATGATGTTGGTAATTTAATAGCTTATGCTAAACCTGACCGACAAATATCTAAAAATATAAATGAATTTTTAGCTCTTTCAATAAAAATTAGTGTTTAAGACTTTATTTTTCACAATAAAGTCTTAAATTACTATAAAAAAGTTATATGGAAGAAAAAGAACCACAATTTTTATTAGCATTGGATGTATCTACATCTACTATAGGTATTGCACTTTTTGAGGACAAAGGTAATAAGGGTGATATTAAACTATTACACCATGTCAGTCCTAAAGTTAAACCAAAACCTACAGATAAAATGGAAGAACTTTTTAGAAAAGTTGAAATTTTTGAAAGTGAGTTCTTATCAAATTATGCTGATTTTGGTATAACTAAAGTAATCATTGAAGAACCTCTTCTTCAATCAAATAACGTATATACAATTGCAACTCTTTTAAGGTTCAATGGTATGATATCTAAATCGGTATACGATACATTGGGTGTTGTTCCAGAATTTATTTCATCTTATGATGCTCGTAAATACGCTTTTCCAGATTTAATGGCGGTTAGAACTACTAAAAAAGATGGTACACCCTTAACAGAAAAACAAATATCAAAAAACACACCAGTTCTTTTTGGTGGTTACCCTTTTGATATTGATAAAAAATATGTTTTATGGGAAAAAGTTGCTGAATTAGAACCACAGATTAGTTGGTTTTATGATAAAAACAACAAACTTAAAAAAGAAACTTTTGATACTTCAGATGCCTACGTATGTGGTCTAGCTTATTTCAACAAAAGAAATTTAGAAAATGAAAATAAATAAATTATTGTAAATATAATTTTTTATTAGTATATTTGCTAGATGAATTACTTAGCTAGCATATTTGAAAGTTTTTTAGGTGACCCTAGAAAACACAACCACGATACTGGACAGATAGCCTTTGACTGTCCAGCATGCTCTGCTGATAAAGGTTTATATAATGGTGATGGTAAGGGTAATTTAGAACTCAATTACCATAAAGGTGTATATAAATGCTGGGTTTGTTACGAAACAAATCACATGTACGGTTCTTTAGAAAATCTAGTTAAAAAATACGGAACTAAAAGTCACCTAAGAGAATATAATTTATTCAAACCAGAATACAACTACAATGGTTCTAAAAATTCAGAAAAAATAATTGTTAGATTACCAGAAGGTTATAAAAAATTATCAGAATGTACCAAACTTGATTACAAATCAGATTTAGCTATAAAATATTTAAAAGATAGAGGTATTACCGATGAAATTATAAAAGAATATAATATCGGTTATACAATATCTGGTGACTTCCAAAATAGGATAATAATACCTTCTTATGATTCTGATGGTAATGTTAATTATTTTATAGCTAGATGGTTTTTAAATAAAAAAACCAAAGTAAAATATCTTAACCCTCATGCTGAAAAATATGAAATAATATTTAATGAGAATAAAATAAATTGGGACACAACGATTTATTTAGTTGAAGGTGCGACTGACCATATTGTTGTACCTAATTCAATACCATTATTAGGTAAATTTATTAGTGATAAATTAAAATATCTATTACACGAAAAAGCTAAAGCGTTTGTTGTTATATTATTAGATAGTGACGCTTATGATGATGCTGAAAGACTTTATTGGGAATTAAATACTGGTGATTTAAAAGACCGTATAAAAATATGTACACCACCAGATGGTTATGACCCTTCCAGTGTATTTCAATATTTGGGTAATAGTGGTATTGTTAAGTTATTAATGAGTAGTCACAAATTAAAAGAATAATTTGCATTTGGTATAAAAATTTAGTATATTTGTAATAAACTAAAAATTATGTCAAATGCTAAACTATGGGTTGGTCCAGTCTACTTGGAACCAATTGAACACAAATATCATCACAGAGAAACTGGTAAAATTTATAAATCAGTTACAACTACACTTACATCAATCGAACCACACTTTGACTCTGAAGCTGTATCGGCCGCTATTGTCAATCAACCAAACAATGTAAAACAAGAACGATATATTGGTTTAACGCAACAACAAATACTTGATTATTGGCAAATGCTTAATGATGAAGCGAATGTGTATGGTACAAAGGTTCACGATATTGTTGAAAGATATTTGTTGGCCAACAAATGGTATTTTCCAGATGACACAGAAGAAGGTAAGTTTGAACAAAAAGTGATTGATGGTTTTAATGACTTGAAAATTGATGAAGGTATTGCAATGTGGCCAGAAAGAATTATGTTCTCTGAACAATATGAATTAGCTGGTATGTCTGACCTTATTATTGATATTGATGATACTTACTTTGATGTTTGGGACTGGAAAACCAACAGAGAATTCAACTTCTTTAACCAATACGGTTATGAAACTCTTTTCAAACCATTCGACCACTTACAAGCATGTCAATGGTCAATTTATACATTACAATTAAGTGTGTATGCTTACATGTATGAATTAGAATTTCCACATAGAAAATGTAGACAAATCTGTATTGGTTATTGGGATAAAGAAAAAATGAGTTTCCAAAAAATACAAATAATGTATCTTAAACATGAAGCCAAGAAGCTTATTGAGATGCACCACTATAACTTAATGAAAAATGCATAACAGAAGTTTATATGAACCCTTTAATGATGAACAATTATATAAAATTGTTCATGATGGTTGGTCAGAATTTAAAGTTGCTTTAACTCATGAATTAAAACATGGTACCGACCAAGTATTAACGTTATTAATGCAAAGCACTGCTAGTATTCTAATAATGGATAGAGAAGAATTATTAGATATGATAGGTTTAATGGATAAATACATTTACAAATTAAATAAATACAACGAAGAAAATGGTAAAGAAGATAATACATCTCGCTGATATTCACATTAGAACTTTTCGCATGCACGAAGAGTATATGTCAGTATTCAAAAAATTAATTTCTGATTTAACAGATTTGTTAACAGAATATAAAAAAGAAGAAATTAGGGTGGTAATTGCTGGGGACTTAGTTCACCAAAAAATTGTAATCTCGAATGAGCAACTTATGCTTGGAACATGGTTTATTAGAAAACTTGAAGAAATAGCACCAGTTATTATAATAGCTGGGAATCATGATTTGTTAGAAAATAATAAAGACCGTATGGATTCTATATCACCAATGGTTCAATTTTTATTCGACAAAAATGTGAATTACTTCAAAGAATCAAAGTGTTATTTAGATGATAACATCGTATGGTGTGTTTATTCTATTTTTGAAGAAAATTCTAGACCAGATATTGAAGGTGCTAGAGCTCAATTTGGTGATGACAAAACATATATCGGTTTATATCACGCACCAGTACTCAACGCTAAAACAGATATAGGTTACGAGATTGACCATGGTGCTGCGTTGGAAGAGTTCGAGGGTTGTGATATGGTTATGCTTGGTGATATTCACAAAAGACAATCGTTCAACCATAAGGGGATACCAATAGCATATCCATCAAGTCTGATACAACAAAACTTTGGTGAGAATGTAAGTAAACATGGATTCTTATTATGGGATGTTAAAACCAAAACATTTACAGAGCATGATGTTGAAAACAAAGCACCATTCTATCAATTTAAAATAAAGTCCCTTGAAGACCTCGATAACGGGACAGAGGTATTAACTAATTTATAATGACATTAAACGAATTAAAAAAGTTTGTAAATGGACTACCAGAAGAAATGGGTGAATGGTCTGTTGTAAACGGAGAAGTTGGGTATTTAGACCCTAGTGATGATAATTCTATGGTATATAGAATTGACAAACCAATAATTGCTTTGTTTGTGGACCAAAGCTCACAAGAGATATGTTTATTCCATCAAACGCAAGAAGATGTAACAAATATGTTAGATGGAGGTGAATAAAGAATTAAACGATGAAATCTGGAACTATTGTAGAGCAAACAATATAACGAATATAGATGAATTTATGTTGAAATGTTTAAAACAAGGTTTCACATCTGAAAAGTTTGGTGCAACACCAACCACAAAAGAAAAAATTGTTGAGAAAGAGGTTGAAAAGATTGTAGAAGTACCTATTGAAAAAATTGTAGAAGTAATTGTTGAGAAAGAAGTTTTCATAACTGATAACAAAGAAATGAAAAAACTAACCAAAGAGATTGATAAGTTAAACGGTGTGATAAAAACAACAGCTGAAAACAAAGATAAAGCTATAGGTGAATTAGCTGCTCTTGAAATTGAACACAAAAAGTTAAAAATAGAATTAGAACAAGAAAAAAAGAAAAAGAAAACAGATTTGTATGGCGAATAACACACAACACATGACTGACAATTTAAATTTGTTATCATCAAACGCTAAGATTAAAATCTATTGGGATGATTTACCTCATAATTATAGTCGCGAAGCTAAGAATAAAATTAAAAATTATTTTGCTTCTAAGTATGGTTTTAACAAAAACAATATAAATATTGTTTACCGTCCAGTTAAAAGAACGGCAAATGGTGACGTTATTGAAATTACTGGTGCTGGTATTGAAAACATCATGGATGTTAATTACCAAAGAAGTCTTATGCGAGAGTATTTAGACAGAGAGGGTAAAAACATTGATTTTAATAGAATCGTTGCTTTAGATGAGAAAGTAAACGGTGAGTTAAATATCGATTTAAATAATATCCAACATAAGACTTGGTCTATAAAATGGATAATGATTGATAATTTTTTATCTTTTGGTGAACAAAATTATGTTCCATTTACAAAACTTAAAGGGTTGACTATTGTTAATTCAGTCCCTAGTAATCAAGGTGGTAAAACGTCACTTACAATTGACGCTATTAAATTTTTATTACATGGTAACACAACTAAGACCGATACCAACGAACAAATATTTAATCAATTTTCAGATAAGAATGAATTGGTTGTTAGAGGTATGATTGAAATTGAAAATGAAGAAACAATCATTGAGCGTAAAATGAGAAGAACCGCCAAAAAAGGTGGTGGTTGGACAGTTACCAATAAAGTAAACTACTATAAGATTTTACCAGATGGTGATGAGGAAGAATTAAATGAAGAGGACGCTAAACAAACGACTAAAAAAATAAAAGATAGTATTGGTTCTGAAAAAGATTTTGAAATGCTTGTATTAGCAACTGAAAAAAACTTAGATGAACTTATTGGTCTTACAACAACTGAATCTGGTAAAGTATTAACTAGATTAATTGGTTTAGAAGTTTTAGAATTGAAAGAAACCATTTCTCGTTCAATGTATAATGAATTTGCTAAAAAGAAAAAATCTAACGAATATGATGTTATTACATTAAAACAAGAAATTGAAGACCACGAAACTAAAATTCAAGATTTACAAGATTTAGAACAAACACTTAACGAAAGTCTAGAAACTTATAAAAATAAAATTAAAGAGCTAGAAGATGAACGAGATGGGTTATTATCAAATAAACAAACAATTGATGTAACTATATCAGAAATGAATCCAGAGTCCCTAGAAGAGACTATTAAGGTGTTAACTAAAAAAGGTGTCACGATTAACAATAAAGTGTCTGTAATCAAAGAAGAATTGGTTAAAATAGGTGATATAAGTTTTAACGAAGACATTCATCACCAGCTAACAAAACATTCAGCTTCTTTAAATACAAAATTAGCTTTAAAAGAAGCTGAGATTAAAAGATTACAAAAAGTTATTTCAAGTTTAATAGCTGGTGGTATATGTCAGTCATGTAATAGAAAACTTGATGATGTAGATAATTCAGAACACATAGCGAGTCATGAGTTAGAGATTGAAAAATTATTAAAAGAGGTTGAACAAACCGAAAAAGAATTAAAATTAACTGAATCTGAACTAACATCGTTAAACACAACTAAAAAATTAGTTGATGAAAAAAATAAAAAAGAGTTAGATATTGATAGGTTTGAGGTTGAAATGGGTGGTTTAAGAAATAAAATCATAGAAAAGAAAAATGACCTTAAAAAATACAATTTAAATTTAGATTCAATTACTTTGAATAGAAAATTAGATATTCAGATTACTAAAATAAAAACAGATTTGAATGTTGAGAATTATTCTAAAGATGAAACTATTAAAAAAATTGAAAGAATCCAATCTGACTTAAAAATTAACGCTGAAAGCATAGTTAACAAAAATAAGTTAATAACAACGATTCAGAAAGAAGAAGAAATTGATAAAATTTTCAAACTATACATTGAATTAGTTGGTAAAAAAGGTATTAGTAAATTAGTTTTACGTTCTGTATTGCCGATAATTAATTCTGAATTACAAAGATTGTTAGAAGATGTTGTAGATTTTGAAGTTGAGATATTTATTAATGATAAGAATGATGTTCATTTCATGTTAACCAAGGATAATGTTCAAAAATTATTAAAATCTGGGTCTGGGTTTGAAAAAACAGCTGCTAGTTTAGCGCTAAGAGCCGTATTAGGTAAATTATCAACATTACCTATGCCTAATTTTATAACCTTTGATGAAGTGTTAGGTAAAGTAGCGCCAGAGAACTTAGAGAAATTAAAAACATTATTTGATAAAATAAAAGACATGTATGAGATTGTTTTCTTTATAACACATAACGATTTAGTTAAAGACTGGTCGACAAAAAATATCACGGTAGTGAAAAACAATAACATTTCAACAGTTAAGATATCATAATTTACACTAAAAAAGTTGTAAATTAAAGAAAAAAATCATATCTTTGTAAAAAAACTTATATTATGAAATTCAGAAATTATTGTATTGTTGTTATTGGTGATACTAAAGCTGTTTATCCTGAAGTTGACAAGGTAAGTGAAGGTAAACCAAATTTTTTAGATGGTAAGGGTATGATTATATCAACCTTCACTTCTTTTATGGACCCAATAGAATTAACCGATTATTTTACTTTTAATAATAGGAATTTTTTATTATTTGATTTAAACAAAGATAATTCAGGATATTGTATAAACAAAAAAGATATTCATGAATCTTTATTTGGTTTTTTAAGGGATATGGATGAAGAAACATTAAAACATAAATCGGAAGATTTTTTAAATGTATTAAAAAATGAAGATGTTATCGTAACAGCGAAAACAGAAAATATAATAACTAAATGTGTGGTCACTGAGAAAGAAATAGAGAAAATGACCAAAAACCAAAAGCAAGCATTATTCGACAAGATAATTGATGCTGGGGTTGAAAATCTAACAGAAGAAGATAAAAAAATATTGGATTTGTTAGTAAAATAAATGATAAAACCCTTGACTTTTAAGGGTTTTATCATTATAATTTATTGTTAAATAACAATAAACAGAAAAAAGAAAAGTATTAATGAGTAAAAAATTTTTAAACTACAATGCAGATGATACCATATCAAAATATTTTAAAGAAATAAAAAAATCAACTGTGTTAACTCCAGACAAAGAAGTTGAGTTAGCAATAAGAATAAAAAAAGGTGACCAGTTAGCGATAGATGAATTAGTTAATGCAAATTTAAAATTTGTTATTTCAATTGCCAAAGATTATCAAGGTCAAGGTTTAACGTTATCTGATTTAATAAGTGAGGGTAATTACGGATTAATTAAAGCTGCAACTAGATTTGACCATACAAGAGGTTTTAAATTTATATCTTATGCTGTTTGGTGGGTTAAACAATCAATAATTCAAAGTTTAAATGATAACGCTAGAGTTGTAAGATTACCAGCAAATGTTATCAATAAAATTTCAAAACTAAATAAAGAGTTTGGTAATGGTGAGGATAATGAAGATGAATTAATGCGTGAAATGTCTAGTTTTGATGAGTCGTTATTAAATTACCCTAAAACATCATCTCTTAATCAAAATGTAAATGAAGACGGTGGTGAGATAATCGATTTAATTATTGGTGATGAGTTAGAAAATAAATTAGAAGATGTTGAAATATCAGACATAGTTAAAATAGAATTGAACAACATACTATCTATTTTAGATGAAAGAGAAAGAATGATAATTGAATCTTATTTTGGTATTAATAACGAACATGATGGTATGACACTTGAAGCTATCGGTGACAAATATGATTTAACGAAAGAAAGAATCAGACAAATCAAAGAAAAAGCAATAAGAAAATTAAGACATAACACAAAAAAGTTACAAAGTCTTATTAATTTATAACAAATAAGTTTAAATCTATATTTATTAAATATGAAGTTCAAACTTAAATATGTCATGTTAGGTCTAGCTCTCGCTGTTGCTGGTTGCGCAGCATACTTTTCAGTATGGGGTCTTAGCCAACTATTTGCAGGTGCTAGCGTGTCTGTTATTATAATGGCGTCAGTATTAGAATTAGGTAAATTAGTAACAACAACAGCCTTACACACTTATTGGAACAAGTTAGCCAAAACACTTAGAATTTATTTAGCGATAAGTGTTGTTATATTAATGGTTATCACATCCGCTGGTATCTATGGGTTTCTTTCAAACGCTTACCAATCAACAGCAAATAAGTTAGAAATCCATGAAGGTGAGTTAGGTGTTTTAGATGCTAAAAAAGCAACCTTTGAAAAAAGTGTAGTTGATAATCAAAAATTAATAGACACTAAAACAAAGCGTTTAGACCAACTATCTAACTTAAGAAGTAGTCAAGAATCTAGATTAGATAATTCTGGTTCTAATAGAGCTAAAAATAGCGTTAGAGGTGATATTAAGTCTGCTGATAGTGAAATACAAAAATTAAACACTGAAATAGATGTGTTAAATGCTAAAAACATTGTACTTTCAGATTCTATAAACGCATACAATGTTAAAGCAATTGAATTGAAATCTGGTAGTTCAGTCGCTGCTGAAGTTGGTCCTTTAAAATACATTGCCCAATTAACTGGTATCTCTATGGCTAGTGTTGTTAATTATTTGATATTACTTTTAATTTTTGTTTTTGACCCATTAGCAGTTGCTTTGGTTCTTATTACAAACAAAGTTTTTCAAATTGAAAAAGAAGAAGAAGATGAAACTAAAAAAATATTAGAAGATATAGTTGAAGTGTTAAATAATGAAGATGAAAAAAATGTTGAAGTACAAAATGAACCAAATTATAATAAATTCGAATATAAATCACCTGGAGTATCTACTAGAGAGCATGATAACGATGTTTTAGAAGAACCAATCGAATTTTCAGATGATGAAACAATTGAACAACCAATTTTTGAGAATATAATAGACCCAGTTGATGAACTTATCATAGATGGAGAATCTGGAGAAATTAAATTCCCAGAAAAACCTTTAGAAATAAATCAAGAAGTGTTCTTACCATCACCACAAGAAAAAGAAGAAGATGAGGAAGAATATGATGAATCACATGCGTTAGATATGGTTATGAACCACATTTTAGGTGATTATGAAGAAGTGGTTGAAGTTGAAAATGAAGTTGCTAAAGTAGAAGAAGAAGTTGCTGTAGTTGAAGAAGAGATTTTACCAATTGAAGAAGAAAATTTAAACGCTAAAGGTAAGATAACCTTAGAAGAAATTAAAGAAGTTAAAGAAAGAAATAGAGGTTTTTCGGTAAACATTCCAGAACCAAAAAGAAATAATTTAATTCAAAGAATAACTGGGAAACGTTAATGGTTTTAGATGAAAAAACATATGTGTTATCTGAAAATAATTATATTAAAGAGGAAACAAAAAAAACACAAATAGTAATAGGTCATACGTTTAATGACCAAATGAAACATTTTTTTGGGTGGAAACACCGATATAATGGAAAATATAAAAAAACAGCTGCATTTACTATAGATGCGGCTGGTTTTGTTTATAAACATTTCGAACCAAAATTTAAATCTGATTTTTTTAATTCAGACGATTTAAACGACAAATCAATTATAATCCTTTTAGAAAACTATGGTTCTTTAAGCAAAGTTGTTGAAAAAAATCAATACATTACGTGGTTAGGTGATATTTATAATAAACCAAAAGAGGTAATAGATAAGCGCTGGAGAAATAACAAATATTGGGATTCATATACTACAGAACAATTTAATTCGTGTTTAGAATTAATTAAAGATTTGTGTGATGAGTTTAATATACCTAAAAAAGTTATTAGTCATAATACAAAAATAGATAATTTTTTTGATTATTCTGGTGTGTTATATAAAAGCAATTTGGATAAAAATTTTACAGATTTAAACCCATCATGGGGTTTTGAGATATTTAAAGAAAAACTAGAAGAACTATGAAAGAACGTATAAACGAACATGACATGACAAAAAAAATGATGTCTATGATAAGAGGTGGTTATCAAAATGTTTTGGTAAAAGAAAATAGCGATGACGTTAAAGCTGTCGAGATTGAAAAAAACACACCGATTTATAAAGATGAGTTAAAAAAATTAAAAGAGATAGTTTACCCTATTGCTGTGATAAAATCTATCACGGTTTCAAAACAAGGTGATTCTAGAAACGTTAACATGAAAGTTGTGTTTTTAGAAGGTGATGAAGGTAGTGGTGTAAACAATAACCAATCAGACAGACAACAAATGCCAACTTGGGTTAACCAAGATAATCGTTCTGGTGTATATTTTGAAATGGATTTAATTAAAGGTTTTGAGGACCCTATTGTTAAAAACGTTTCTAACCCTAAATTACCAGAAATATTAAATAAATTAGAAGGTTATTATGATGTTTGGGCAACAGAATGGGCTAAACAAAATATTGATGATTATTTAAAATAATAGTATTATGAATTTATTACAATTAAACAAACAAAACGTTTTATTAGGTATTATAATCGTTTTAGCGTTATACAACATTATTAACACCAATGGTATTAAAACAGATGTAAAAGCGTATAAAGATAAAATAGAATCAATACAAACAAAGGTTGACTCAGCTCAAGTTGTTGATAAAAACATATCGACCAAAATAGATTCAGTAAAAGAAAATGTGATTTCTATTACAAAAGAAATACAACATATAGATAACACAATAACAATAGTAAAAAATCAAACAAATGAAAAAGTTAATAATATTGATAAGCTTTCTAATGCTGAGCTTGAGCAGTTTTTCACAAGTAGATACAACGAAAACAATTTTACCAAATAAAATTCTAAGGTTAGTAGCTAAGGATTTACTTAGATACGACGGTTGCAAAATTGAGTTAGAATTGACTAAAGAAAAAATCTTAAAACTTCAAGAAAGAGAAGCTCAAAAAGATACTATAATTTCATTGTATAAAGATAAAGATGAAAACAATAAGTTTATCATTCACCAAAAAGATTTGCAAATAAACCAATACGAACATTTAACTGATGATTTACACAAAGAATTAAAAGGTCAAAAGGTTAAATCATTTTTTTGGAAAGCTGGTACTTTTTTAGGTATTATAACAACATCTTTCCTTTTGATAAAATAAAATTAAATGAAAACAAAAATAAAGCCCGTTTTGGGCTTTTTTTATTTATTGTAAATATTTATTAATAAAATATAACTATGAATAAAAATAGTAAAAAAATAAACGAAGATATTACCAAATCTGATATTTCAAAAGAGATTAAGGTCTACATGGATTCAACAACTTTTAAAAATAAAGTTGAAAAAATAGTTAAAGATAGACTTAAAAATGATAAAGAATTAGAAGATAAAGTTGTTGAAATTACTAAAAACGTATTGACACAATTATATAAAACTCTTTGGGTTAAAAGAGGTGTCTGGAGAGACTCATTATCAAATAAAAACGCATAACCATGAAAAAAATAAAAATAACAAAAGAACAATATGAGAACCTAACTAAAATAGGTATCATAAAAGAAGGTGAAGATGTAATAACTAAAAGCTTTAGGAGAAGTATGGCTGGTAAGGATATACGTAATTTAAAATATGTACCAGAAGAGAAAGTTATTTTTGGTGATAAACTTAATTTAAAAAAACCATTACCAGGAATAAAAAACTCAATACATGAAGAAGTTAATTCTTTATTAGAATACATCTACGGTTTAAATGAAGAATTCTCAACATTTTGGGAAAATCATAATTTAACCTACGAAGACTTATGTGAAGCATTAGAATCTAAGGGTTATTTAGTAAAAAAAGAAGGTTCTTACAAAGTATCTAAAAAAATGGGTGATGTTAATTCCGTAAAAGAAGCTATATCACAAACACTTTCAGAAATGATTACACCAATCGATGAAGATTATCCAGCTGGAGCTGAATTTGATTCTAAAGCACCATACAATAGAGGTGAATTAAACAAAATGTCAGGACAAAAATCTACTAAAAAATATGTTGATTTACAATATATGAACTTAGAAATGGCTATATTAAAAGATTTAAACACTGGTGAATTATATGTGTTTGATTATGGACAAATGGACCCAAAAATATTTGAACCATATGTTGATAAATATGGTGAATTAGATTCTGTTGGTGATATAGAATTTAACGATGATTTTGATATTGATGATGAGGTATTAGAAAACTATGTTAACGATAATTTTCAAGAAATGTCTAAGGGTGAGGGTGTTGAAGACTTTGAAAAAAACAGAATGGATTTAGTGTTAATTGATGAAGAATTAAAAGATGAGTTATTGTATTTATACGACAAAGACAGTAAATTAGTTATGGTTTTAGAACCGATAGCTGAAAGTACTGGAGCAGCATCTTCTGGTGCTTATACTGCTTTATTCTCACCTTCAAATCAAAAACCAGAAGAATACAATGAAAAAAAATTACCACCAGTAGTTACTGAAACAGACACAGCAAGTGTTGGTAATATAGGTTATGATAACCCAGGTTTTGTTGGTATTTCAAGAGATGGTAAATTCCCAACCAACCCAAAAAAAACTAAAGCTCAAAAAAACACACAATGGGCTGGTGGTTCATTTGTTGAATTCGATGATTGTACGAAGTTAAATAATAACAAAGAAGCGCAGAAGGGTAAATGTAGTACAGGGGCTGCTAACAATGTTGTTAAATTAAAGAGCACCAAAAGTAATATTAACGCACCATCATTATCTGAAGGTAAAAAATACACGATTTATAAGTTAGATAGACTTGTTAAAAAAAATAACATATAAAGTATGATATCACAGTTTTTATATAAAACTGTGATATTTATTATAAAATACATTGAAATGGATAAAAATAACATTAAAAAACAATTAGTTAAAAGATTTGTAAACGAAGCTACTCCTGGTATTGATGTAACAAAAGCTATTTTAACTAAATCTAAAGCGTTTAATGATGAAGGTTTAAAAGACATCGAGAAAAATCTTAAAGCTGCTGATAAAGGTCAAAAGAAATCTGCTTCTAAAACCAAGGACATGGCGCAAAACAAATTCAACTACAATTCTGATTTTGAGAAAGAGTATCACCAAGAAATGGAGATAATGAATGGTCCAGAAATGAATGAATATGATAGAGACCCAGACAAAATGTTCAAAGAAAGAGCAAAAAGAGCAATAGAAGGTCACCCAACTATGGGTAATAGTCCAGACTATGCTAATGTTGTTCCAGAACAACAAGGGTTTACAGGACCAACTTTTGGTAAAAAATTGGTTCAAGCTATTAAAGACTCAAATAAAAAGAGAGAAGACGCTGTTAAGGGTATTATTAGTTTTGGTGACGACATTGAAACAGTACCAGATAATTATGCACCAATGGCTAAATTTTCATCTTTGTCTGAGAGTGAAGACAAAACAAAAATGGATGACCCAGATGATATGTCACAATCAGACGCTTCTGGTGATGACTACGAAAAAGCTAGCAGAGAAATCGCTATGAAAGATAAAACTAACAATAAATCACAAATAAAAGAAGGAATGAAAAGATTAAAATTCAAACAAGAATTCAAAGGTGTTGGAAACGCTTTGAAGCTTATCCCTGAATCATATAGAGTTGATAACAAAGTATTTGAAATGACTGACGGTGTTGAGTCATATAGAATGCGTTGGGAGGGAACACTTACTGAAGGTAAAGCGATTGTGCTTATGGCTTCTGACAAAACCTTGGTTAACGAGGATATGCAAAAAATGAAACACCTTATGGGGTATAAATCTCAAGATACTCTTGGAACAGTTAAAGGTAAATCTAGAATTGATGAAAATGTTATTTTCTCTGATATCTGGAAAAAATCTGTAGTTCTTATTGAAGGTGAAGATATTGAATCACAAAAAGCTCCAGAGAAAAAAACTGACGAAAAAGTTGCTCAAGCTGGTGAAGCTAAAAAACATGTTAAGGGTTCAGAAACCACTGACAAAGGCACAAAAGCACCTGCTGCTAAAACTGGTTCAGCTGATTCATTAGAAAAAGTTAAAAAACAAGCACCAGACGCTAAAAAACACGTACAAGGTAGTGTTGAGAAAAAAGTAGGATTAGGTCTTGGTGACCAATCTGAAGGTGAAGGTGAATGGGACCAAATAGATGTACCACAAGCAGCTGCTCATGGTAATCCATCAAAAACTACATATGCTGCAAAACCAGCTACAGGTGAATGGGATAAAGCTAAACCAGCTCACGCGGCAGACGCTAAAAAACATGTTCACATGAAAGAAGGTATCCAATTAGGTGAAAGTTATTTCGCACCAATGGATGAAGCATGGATGGAAGAAATGATGAATGGTGGTATGGGTGAAAACTACATGGGTGAAGAAGAAGAATACGTTGATTACACAATGGGTAGAGACGATGAAGACCAATTACCAAACCCTCCAAGAGAACTTAATATCCCTATGGATGAAGAAATGGATTCTTTATATGAATTTGAAGAAGAAGAAAAAGACATGGATGAAATGGATTCATTGATGGAAGGTGAAGAAGAAGACGAAGAAGACTACGAAGACGAAGAATAAAAAAAAATTAAAACCCTCTAAAATTTAGAGGGTTTTTTTTGTTTTACAAAATATTTATATAAAAACAATATATATTATGAGTATCTCAAAACTACAAGAAAAAATCGGTGTACAAGCCGATGGAGCCTTCGGGCCTAACACGCTAAAAAAAGCAATGGCGTTTTATAACATGACACCAGAAAGAGCAGCACATTTCTTTGGGCAAACTTCACATGAAACTGGTGGTTTCGCAAAATTCAGCGAAAATTTAAATTATTCAGCACAAGGATTACAAGGTATCTTTGGTAAGTATTTCCCAGGTACGCTTGAGGAATCTTACGCTCGTCAACCAGAAAAGATTGCAAACAGAGTTTACGCATCTAGAATGGGTAACGGAGATGAGAAATCTGGCGATGGATGGAAATTCAGAGGTAGAGGAGCGCTTCAATTAACTGGTAAGGATAATTACAAATTATTCTCTGAAAGCCTTAAAAGACCTGAAATTATGACAAACCCAGATTTAGTTGCTGGAGAGTTAGCTTTTGAATCAGCTATTTTCTTTTTCAATAAAAACAAATTATGGGATATTTGCGACAAAGGTGTTAACGATGCTTCAATTTTAGCGTTAACCAAAAGAATTAACGGTGGAACTCACGGTCTAGATGATAGAACTGAGAAAACAAAAAAATACTACGGTTGGTTAACAGCATAACCAAAAAGTATTTATTTTTCTAATGTTATTCATATATTATAATAAAACATTAGAATGAATGAAAATTACGATAAATCTAGATTTCTAGCGTACATACATCAGCCCATGAGTTGGGAAGCCATTCAAATGATATACACTAAAAATAATATACTATTTCAAAAGTGTGAACTCTTTAATGATTTTGTTAAGAGTTTATTATTGAAGGTTTTCGAAACTTACATGGGCGATGATGTTACGAATCAAAACGAACAACTTAACCATTTTAATTGGTGTTGGGTTAAAACCCTTGAGGGTTTTGAAGGTGAAGGTTTTTTATTTAATAATGATAATCTATATCATTATTTTTTAGAATTTTGTTTTGAAGTATTTTATTCCAATAAAGATAAATCAAAACAAGGATTTGAAATAGGTATTTTAAATATTTGGAATGACCTATTTAATTACAATAAAACAAAAACAAATTCAGATGTTGATGCGTTGGTTGAGATATATTCATTAATGGATATTTCATTAAAAACCAATAAAAAATGAGTTTTACTATTTATTTTTAAAAATAAATGTTTAGTTTTAGGTAATTATGGAAACTAATAGAACAATACAAGCTTTATTGATGAGTTATTCCACTGACCAACTTATGGTTGAAGATGATTTGGAAAGAGCTATCAATGATAAAAATAAACCTCTAACTGAAAAATTAATTGAGGTTAAACGATTGTTGGTAAAATTAACAACAATTGAACAAAGCGTGGTTAAACTACAAGCTATGCTACAAAATAACAATAATAATGATTTAAAAAAAGATTAAAAATGGAAAATTTTAACGAATTAAAAGAAACATTATTAGCATTAGAAGAAGATGTTAATAAATTTTATGAAAAAAACAATAAAGCAGCTGGTGTAAGACTTAGAAAAGGATTGCAAGATATCAAAGCTATGGCTCAAACTATTAGAGTAGACGTTTCTACTAAAAATAAAGAATCTAAATAATAAAAATATGTTTGAAGTTTTACTTAATAAATTATTTATGTTTTTGTTTTTCGTTTCATTACTAAATTCAATTAGACATGCATATTATTTTATCCAAGCAATTGTTTCATCAACTGAGGAACAACAATTAAAATATGTGATTTCAAAAACATCATTAATATTGTTAGGTTTATCAATAGGATATATTTTATCTGTTATTTTTACAGGTATTAAAATTTAAAAATATGTCAAGTATTCAAAAAGCTTTAGATTCATTACAGCCTTATGTTATAGGTATTAGGTATCTAGAAGGATTACCTTTAATTGATACAGTGTTTAAAGAAGGGTGGACAGTTCCAGAGGACCCAGCAATCACTAAAGTTAAGGGTGATGAAGGAATGAATTACTATATGATTTATAGTGAAAAAAAAGGGATTGGGATTGATGAATTATTGTCTTTTGTTGATAAAACAATTAAATTAAATCTTGAAAGAGAAAAAAAACATGAATTATTAAGAGTTAAAGTTGAAGAACTTAAAAAATTATTTAAAGAAAATTCATTAACAAAACTTTCTAGATTAAAATTTAGTTTTTCAGAAGAAGACATAGTGCCGTCTTTAGGTGAGTTTGATTTAAACATAGACGAAGATGTTGAACCACAAGACATCCAACCAAGTGAAAATTATCAAGAACCTATTATCTATACTTCTGAAATGATAGACAATATGGGTGTTGAAGAAATGTCTGAAACAATGACAACTCCACAATACTTAGATGAAAACGGAAAACCAATTCAATTTACAGAAGAAGAATTGGAAATGATGGAAGAAGAAGCGAGAGCTGAAAGAAATCGAAAAATGTTTAAAAACAAAAAAAACGGGATGGCTAGCAAAATAGAGTTACCACCTAGATAAAAAAAAGCCTTAGAAATTTCTAAGGCTTTTTTAATTAAAACAATAACATTAAGAAAATGCTCTTTCAAGTAACTCTTGAAAAGTATGTATCAACCAGACTCCTCCAGCTGATAATAATCCGTTTAGGAAAATCACTAAATAAAAATCGGTTACGCCCATAGAGCCAACAGGTGTTAAATCTGAATAACCAAAATAAATAAAAATGAACGATATCGCAAAACCCATCCATGTACCTAAGCACATAAAACAAGTGAATAGTTTATGTAAACTATAACCACCAGTCCCATATTTACTTAAGAAATTTCTGAAACTTTCGAATAAAGACCCATAAATTAAATTATTACATGCCCCATAACAAATCAGTAAAAAAACAATTGTATTCATAATTTTTATTAAATATAAACATAATATATAAATTAGTCAATATTTATAATAAAAAAAAACATGAAGAATTTTATAAAAAAATTACTTAGAGAAACCATAGATAGAATCATAAAATGTAAAAAATGTGGTTGGTCTTGGAAAGAATCTGAATCTTCAAAAGAAGATTTGTATGTTTGTCATAAATGTGGGTTTGATAATGAATCAAATTATATTGACAAAAACAAAAATAACTAGTATATTTAATAAAAAAAAATATGGACGATAAAATAATAAGTAGAGAACAGTCGTTGGCTGATAAAGATGTGTTGGTTGAAAAATATAAAACAGCACTTAAAAAAACACAATTTATAAACGAAGTTAAAAACGGCCTTGGTGATGAGATTAAAAAGAACCCAAAACCTAAAGTGATTAAAAAAAGCTTCACATCAAAAATAATATCAGCAATAAAAAAAGTGTTTACTAAATTTTAATATGAACTTTGATAAATTAATTGAAACAGTTTCCGAAATATTCGAAAATGAGAAAATAGAAAAAAATGGTCTGGTGCTAACCTACCAATTACATCCAAAAGCCCACTTGTCGATGAACTTAGAATTACTACAAAAAACACAAGGTGTTAATACCAATTTTGAACCAGTTGATGAATTTGAAGTTGAAATTAGTGGTATTTTAATAAAATTTGTTAAAAAAAATTACGAAGAATAAAAAAAAGTAGTATATTTGCCAAAAATAATTAATGGCAAAGACAAAGAAAATACTTGAAGACTTTGGTGATTACGATTATGTAGTCGGATTAGACGAGGTTGGTCGTGGAGCTGGCGCTGGGCCAGTTGTAACAGCAGCTGTGATAATGCCTAAGGGTTTTAAATCAGAACTAATAAGAGATAGCAAACAACTTACCGAAAAACAACGCAAAGACGCATACAAATTAATTATGGATAATGCGATTGATGTTGTATGCGAAGCTGTCTCAGCCATTGATATCAACGAAATAGGTATCAACCCAGCAACATTCAAAGCAATGCACCTATGTTTAGATAAACTAACCAAAACACCAGAACACATACTTGTGGATGGCACCGTATGGGAAAAATACTCAGATACGCCAGTAACAACAGTACCTAAGGGTGACGATACATACACATGTATAGCAGCAGCTGCTATAGTAGCTAAAGTTAGACGTGATGAATACATGGGTAAAATACACAAACTACACCCACAATACGAATGGAGTGGTAATAAGGGTTATTTAAGTGCTGGACACATAGCCGCTATAAAACAATACGGCTCATGTAGGTATCATAGGACACAATATATAAAAAACTTTGTATCCTAAATCACTGAAAATCAACAAACAAAAAAATATTTTAAAAAAAGTTGCAAAAAAATTTGACACGGACTAAAAAACTTCGTATCTTTGCATCACTGAAATAAATAATAAACTTTAAAAACAAATATTATGAGCACTTTATTAAAAGCTATGCAAACTAACAATTCTTTAACTGAAAACGGAATGACTACAAATTCAAGTTCTTTGAATTTATGTGTTGATTTATTTTTTCAAATTGGTGCAATGAGAGGTCAAGATAAAACTAGACTTATCAATGTGTTTACCAAAGCTTTTGGTGAGAACCCGTTAAACGCTATGCGTTTGCTTTTTTGGGCTCGTGATGTTCGTGGTGGTGCTGGTGAGAGACAAATTTTCAGAGACATAATTGAATATTTAGGTAAAAACCGTACAGAGGTTCTTGCTAAGAACTTACATTTGATTAGTGAGTTTGGTCGTTGGGATGATTTATTTATGATGATTGGAACACCTTTAGAAACACAAGCGTTAGGTTTATATGCTGAAGGTTTGACTAGTAAAAATGGTTTAGCTGCAAAATGGGCTCCACGTCCAAATGTTGGTAATCGTGAGAAAAAAAGATGGGCAACCACTTTAAGAAAATATATGGGTATGTCACCAAAAGACTACCGTAAAATGTTAGTTGAAAATTCTAACACAGTTGAGCAATTAATGTGTTCTAGAGAATTCTCTTTAATTGATTACTCTAAATTGCCTTCAAAAGCTATGAGTGATTACATGAAAGCGTTCTCTAAAAACGACTTAGCTCGTTTTCAAGAATACTTAACAAGTGTTGAAAAAGGTGAAACCAAAATCAATGCTGGTGCCGTATACCCATACGACATCATCAAAAACCTTAAACAAGGTAATACCAAAGGTGCTGATGTTCAATGGAACGCGTTACCAAACTACATGGAAAACAACAACGAAAGAGTGTTGCCATTGGTTGACGTATCTGGTTCTATGGAAACACCAGCGGGTAGTAACGCTAATGTTACTTGTATGGATGTATCAATCTCATTGGGGTTATACATTTCAGAAAGAAACGTTGGTCCATTCAAAGACGCGTTTATTACTTTCCACGAATCACCATCATTAGAAATAGTGAAAGGTAGTTTGTCAGAAAGATACCGTCAAATGGCACGTTCAAAATGGGGTGGTAGTACTAATTTAGAAGCAGCTTTCAAGTTGATTTTAAATAAAGCTGTTGCTTCTAATGTTGCACCTGAGGAAATGCCAACAATGATGTTAATCCTATCAGATATGGAGTTTGACTCTGCTGTAGGTAGTCGTTGGGGTGGTCAAGGTTCTTGGAACCCAACTGCTCAACAAATGATTGAAAAAATGTATAACGATGCTGGGTACGAAGTGCCAAAAATCGTTTTCTGGAACATTCAATCAAGAGGTGATAACAACAAACCAGTTCACTTTGATAAAAATGGAACTGCGCTTGTATCTGGGTTCAGTCCAGCTTTACTTACCAACTTGTTGGCTGGTAAAGAAATGACACCATTAGCAATGATGATGTCAGTTATCGGCTCAGAGCGTTACGCTAGCGTAACTGTTTAATAAGGGTGAGGTGGGAAACTGCCTCATTTTTATCAAGATTGTCATTGAAAGATGTATACCGCAAGCTATCTACAAATATTTATGATTCAGTACTTAGTTAATGTAGGTCTTCCCAGCAACCTCTAAATTTATTTTTAATGTTGGGAAACTTCAAACAGGGTTTAGAAGTAAAAGCCCCAACATCTTGAGACAATTAAAATAAAACCTTCCATATATGGAGGGTTTTTTTGTTTTATATTATTTACATATTTTTTATTTTTCGGTATATTTAAAATAAAATGAAAAAACTATTAATTAAAGAGGTAGACCGTTATTATAGTAGTAATAAAAAAGGTAAATATATTAGTGAATTTTTAATCTATGTTAAAATTGATGACCAAAATTTAAAATGTGAAACTGCTATTGGTGATAATGAAAAAAAAGAAATTGTTAACGAACTAATTTTAATACATTTTTACGATTACAACACAAAAGAAATCCTTAATTCAATAGAAGAAATAACATTATTTAATAAAAACTAAAATGGAAAACAACCACCCACTTATCCTAGTATTTTACTTGGACGCTGAAATGATGCAAAACCAACAAATTATTCAACCATTTGCCGAATCGGTAAATCATATGATTGAACAAAAAAATTCTAACATGATGGCATTCTTTTTACCAACTACTGGTGAAGAACGAGTAGAATGTATCAACCCAGTAATGCTTTCAGAACCAGATATGGAGAAAGTACAACAAATGATTAAAGAGATTCAAGAACAGTTTTCAGTAGGTGTTGATATGGATATTGAAGATATTGAAATTGAAAATAATCCATGCGAATGCGGTGGAGATTGTAATTGTGGTAAATATGAATAATCAAGATAAAGCAATAATATATGACAATTGTCTTAGAGAAAGTGATTCACTTCAAAGACAAAATTCTAAATTAAAATCTGAATATGCTGGTAATATACCAAATAATATTCAACAACAAATAGATAGAAATGATAAGAGAATAGCTGAGTTGGTAACAAAATTAGAAAACTTATTTAAATAAAATTAAACCCAGAAATTTTCTGGGTTTTTTAATGTAACGTACTTTGTCTTCGTATTTTAGGGTAAGGCCAACCTGTTTCATCATGTATCACATCATATAATCTACCTATATTAGACTTAGTTGCTGTCCCCATAAATAAAAGACTTTTTATTTTTTGTTTTTTAGCTATTTTAGCAAGTGTATGGTGTAACCTTTGAGCTTCTTCTAAATTCTTACATAAAACCATATCAAATTGGTCCTCATTATATATTAACAATTTGTTATAAACAACTATGATTTGTTTAACAGTTTTTTTAGAATGTGCGTTAAGCATAAGTCTTTTAACTATTTCACGTATTGTTGGTCTTTCACCGTTTTTATAACCAATACCATAAATCATAAATGTTTCTTCAAGCTCATAATCTTGAGATGTTAAAATAGTCCAATCACCCAAGGGTTCTTCAGTGTATAACTTACCATAACCATCTCTAAGGGTTCTAAATGTATCACCCTCTTCAGTTGGTTTTGTCACAGCAATCTCGTATTTTACAGGTATAATTTTATTACTATTAACAAAACGTTTAGGAAACAAAACATTATTTTCTTCTTTTATTTTATGGTAACGTGTAAAAATAGTTTCTAGGGTTCTAGCTCTATGAATTGTCTTTTTATATTCGCCGTTACACAATAATACAACTCTATATGTCATCTATTTGCATTTTTAATATAATTTAAGTATATTTGCTAAAAAATAAATACAAACTATGAGCAAAAAAGATTATTATGAAGTTTTAGGTCTTAATAAGGCTGCTACTGCTGAAGAAATCAAAAAAACCTATAGAAAATTAGCAAAAGAACACCATCCAGATAAGGGCGGTGATGAAACACTATTTAAAGAAATTTCAGAAGCTTATGAAGTTTTATCTGATAAAGATAAAAAAGCCAAATACGATAGATTTGGTCATTCTCATGATAATATAGGTGGGTATGATGATATGCAAAATGGTTTCCATGATATGTTCAGTCAATTTTTTAGACAAAAACAAGCTAGAGAACGCGTTGGTGAAAATATGACCTTAACTGTAAAATTAACACTAGAAGAAATTTTTACAGGTGTTAAAAAGAAATATAACTACAATAGAAATGTTTCTTGTACTGACTGTTCTGGACATGGTGGTTCTGAACCACAAGAATGTTCTACATGTAATGGAAGTGGTCAGATTAGACAAGTCACTAGAACACCTTTTGGTTTTATGGAAAACATAAATGATTGTCATGTTTGTAGTGGTACTGGAACAACTTTTAAAAACGAATGTAAAACTTGTAGTGGTAGTGGTTTAGTAAAAAAACAAGAACTAGTTGAAGTAGACATACCAACTGGAATCCAAGATGGTATGGCATTTGTTATGGGTGGTAAAGGCCATGGTGTTAAAAGCGGAAGAGAAGGTGATTTAATTATACGAATATCCGAATTACCACACGAAAAATTCACTAGAGTTGGTTCGGAACTAAAATTAAAACTTAAATTAGAATACCATCAGTTGGTATTGGGTGATAAAGTTGAAATAAACACCATAGAAGGTGGTAAAATTAGAATACCAATATCAGAATACAGTCAAATTGGGCAAAACCTTAAAATACCGTTTAAAGGTCTCAGAGAGCTAAATACAGACAAACGTGGTGATTTAATTGTTACTTTGGATGTGAATATACCAAAAACTCTAGATGATAGCTTAAAAGCTATTATAATCGATTTAAAAGAAGAGTACGAAAAAAAACAAACGGAAAGTTTGTAAATTAGAATATTAATTAGTATTTTTGTAAAACAATAACATTATATAAAATTTTTTAAAAACAATGGCTAGATACGAAGAACCATTTGAAGACACAACAGACTTGTATACTAAACACATAGAAAGAGCAGGTCTATCTAATTTCATTAACATTACTGTGTTAACTAACAATAAAGCTAAAGACGTTTACAAGGTAAACAAAGCTAACGAATTGTTAAAATACAGAACTGGTGATGATATCATCATCGTTATCAACGAAAACGTCTTAGATAAACTTGATGACGCTGATAAAGAAATGGTGATTGAAGAATCTATTTCTTCAATCCACTATAACACTGAAAAAGACAGAATTGAGATTTCTAAACCAGACGTTGTTACGTTTAGTGGTATTTTATCTAAACACGGTTTCGATAAATGGAATCGAGTTAGAGAAACTATAAGTTTGTTATTCGAATCAGAAAAACAAACAGAGGCAGAAAACGCTGAGTAATGTTCAAAGAACAGATTGCTGAAATAAACCCAGAAGCGTTATTAGTTGATGGGTTTGACGAAGCTATTATAGGCATGGCCGAGAGAATAAATCTCGGCCCTGTTGTTGCCTATGACGTAGAAAAAATAATCGAAATACTTGCTAAAGACATGGAAGTTGATATTGACGACATTACGGATGGTCAATCAATTGAAGAAGTTCAAATTAGTATGGCTTACGAATATTTTTATTTTAATATCCAAGGAGCTTGGATGGGTGACTACACACCAATTTTTATTAGTAAACTACAAAATTAAATAAAATGAATTACGCACAAGAATTTAAAGATTACGCTATCAAACACATGGGTATTAGCTCATGTCAATTTCAAGCATGGGAAGATGTTCAAACTAGAATATATGGTCCATCAGCTTCACTAACACCTTACATCTTAGAAGAAAGAGAATTGCGTGTTACACAAATGGATATTTTTTCCAGACTTATGATGGATAGAATCATTTGGTTAGCTGGACCTGTTAACGATAGAATGAGTACTGTTGTTCAAGCACAGTTAATGTTCTTAGACAATTTAGAAGTTAAGGATGTTACGTTACATGTTGATACACCAGGTGGGTCAGTAAAATCAGGTCTTTCAATCGTTGATGTAATGAACTATGTTTCATCTGATATCATTACAGTAAACACTGGTATGGCTGCAAGTATGGGTAGTATCTTATTAGGTGCTGGTACCAAAGGTAAACGCTTCACATTACCAAATAGTAGAGTAATGTTACACCAAGTATCAACAGGTGCCCAAGGTAACATTCAAGATATCAGACGTTCAATCGCTGAGGGTGAAAAATATAACACAACATTATTTAACATGCTTGGAGAATTTACTGACAAAACACCAGAACAAGTTCTTAAAGATGCTGAAAGAGATTTTTGGATGAATGGTGAAGAAGCGTTGGCTTATGGTATTGTTGATGGTGTTATAACAAACAAAAAGAAAAAATAATTATAAATAAACTTGCATTTTATAAAAAATGTTAGTATATTTGTAAAAAGATTTAGGATATGCGGGTTTTTTAATGTGTGCCCGCATATTTATAAATCACAAGTTCTTAGAAAAATATGGGGTTGGTTGGTTTTGATTGGGTATAGTCGTAAACTGTAAGCATGTAGTGCTAGATTGGAAGCACTTTAATCTGTCTATTAAACATTGAATTGACAACGATTTTATCGTATCTGAAAATTTCCTTGATGAAGCTGTAATGGTTTCTAACGGAGAGTTAGCAGTAGCTTAAAACTGCAAATAGTGGTAATCCACTTGATAGTGATAATTCACTAAATAATGGTACACCATTCATCTTTATTATTGGATGCCATCGATAATATATTCTGGCGCTAGAAGAAAAATTGTAGCTAAACATGTAGAAAACATTTGAAGAATACTCAAGACGCGGGTTCGATTCCCGTCAGCTCCTCGAGTACTTTTTTGGGTGTATTAGGTTAATTCTTATTATACTCAACTCTTTAAAAAGATTCAGTTAATTTTACCGAAAACATACTGAAATAAAAACCCCTAGTAAATTGTCGCTTACTAGGGGTTTAACTTTTTAATGCAATACCTTATTTTTTAGGTGGTTTGCATCCACATCCTTTGTTTTTCATAGTACTAATTATTTAATGAAGTGTTATAACAATTATAAATATCTTATAAAAAATATTAATTATGTTTTTCGATAAAAAATATACTGTCACATTCCTAAATAGTAAATGGGAAATTGTAAAATCTAATGTCAAATTAATCTCAATTCCACAAAGAAACGAATATATTTACATTAATAATAAATATTACGATGTTATCAACGTGATTCATTCGATTGATAAAACACATAAAATACATATTGTTATAGAAGAAACTGAGGAAAAATATGATTTAAATAAAAAAAAATAAAAAAAGTTGTAAAAAAACTTGACATGAGTCGAAACTTTTAGTATCTTTGCATATATTTATTACAATACGTTCTTAAACAACATATCTAAAAAGATGATTTCTGCAAACAGATATCTACAACTATGAGAAGGAGTAACTAGTCTCCATCGGACATTACTGACAACATTGAAATACCATGAGTCGCTATTGTCACACGAAAGTGAAAAAAACTGGGAGTGTTGTGAGGACACTTTAAATCTACTACCGTGAGCACGTTAGTCACGTAAAACAAAGCGAACTATCATCTTGAGATAACTTATATGGTTAAAGAATCTTTTCAGCAAACTAAAACTCTATTTTTAATTTGATAAAAAACACAGAAAAAAAGAGATTCTGACCAAAAGTGGTAGAAGTTAAGTCTTTATCTGAAAGATTGCCTTAAAAAGCATTTTCTAGGATAGCTGGTTCATAGCCAGCCTACCGCACTAACATTGCGGGGTAGAGCAGTAGGTAGCTCGCAAGGCTCATAACCTTGAGGTCGTCCGTTCGAGTCGGGCCCCCGCTACTGGAGACTTTTTTGTACTTTTCAGTTTTCTGAGATATTTATTATTAAAGAAATTGAAATGGCAAGAAAAGAAAAAAACATACACTACATTTATAAAACAACGTGTAATATAACAGGACGATGGTACATCGGAATGCATAGCACGTATAACTTAGAAGATGGTTATATAGGTAGTGGTAAAACATTAAGACGTTCTATTAGAAAATACGGTAAAGAAAATCACACAAAAGAGATTCTAGAATTTTTAGAAAATAGAGAAGAATTAGCTAAAAGAGAAAAAGAAATTGTTAATAAAGAATTAATTTCAGATTCCAAATGTATGAATTTGGCTCTTGGTGGTGAAGGTGGTGGTTTTATCAATGAAGAACATATGTTTAAATGTGTTAAAGCTGGTAGAAAAAAAACTGACGAAGTTTTAAAAGAAAAGTTCGGTGGTGATGAAAACTGGTTAAGTAGATTCAATTCTCATGTTAATAAAATAGCTTGGGAAAATGAAGAATACAGACAGAATAAATTAAAAAATCTAGATTGGACTGGTAAAAATCATGCTGAAGAATCTAAACGTTTAATCTCTGAAAAAAGAAAAGGTACTGGTATTGGTGAAACAAATAGTCAATACGGTACGTGTTGGATAACCAGAGACGGTGCTAACAAAAAGATAAAAAAAGAAAACCTTGAAACTTATCTGAACGAAGGTTGGGTTAAGGGTAGAAAATAAAATACATCGCGGAATGGTGGAAATGGTAACATGCTAGGCTCATAACCTAGAGGAGCAGTAACACTGTGTTGTAGGTTCGAATCCTACTTCCGCAACTAGAAGAATAGATTCAGCAATTTAATGTTTAGGATACAAAAAAGACTATTCTGTAAAAATTAAAACCCATAGCAATATGGGTTTTTCTATTTAAACTAATAATTAATTTAAAACACAAAAACCAATGGAAAAGATTAAACTTGAAATTCGTGGTGCAGAGGGCGGGACCGATGCAAAGCTATTGGTGTGTGAAATGAAAGACATTTACACCAAAGCAGCAAACATTAATAACATCGGATGAATAACCGATGAAGAAAGAGATGGCTATGTTAGCATATGACTAACTGGTAAAAATGTCAAAAAAATCTTCGAAAACGAAATTGGTAACCACAGGTGGCAAAGAGTCCCACCAACCGAACGTAAGGGAAGAGTCCACACTAGTTCAATAACAGTAGCACTTATGCAAGAAAACGATTACAAAGAAGTAGAGATACATCCAAGTGAATATCGTTTAGAAACAACTAGAGGGACTGGTCCAGGTGGGCAGCACCGCAACACTACTGACTCTACAGTAATTGTAACTCATGAAGCAACAGGTATTAAAGTTGTAAGAAACGGAAGATGCCAACATAAAAATAAAGAAGAAGCTCTTGTCGAATTAAAAAAACGAGTAAACGATTTTTATAGAAGCGGTCATGATAATGAAGCTAGTGAACAAAGAAAAGACCAAATCGGGAAGGGTGATAGAGGTGATAAACGAAGAACCTACAGAGTTAAAGATGGTGTTGTAATCGACCATATCACAGAAAAGACTGCAAATATAAAAGACATATACAGAGGTAAAATACAATTACTATCGTAATAAAAAAAAAAGGGTGAAATTTTCACCCTTTTTTATTTGTACATAAGTAAAAAAATCGGTATCTTTGTAAAAAAATCTTTAAATATGAAAAACAATCCTTTAATTATTGTTATTTTTTGGATATTATGGGTGGTTGGGTTAGATTACATTTCCGAGTATGTGATTAGCAGACCAACAGACGGTTCTGTTCAATTCTTATCCTTAATCTTTGTATTAGCAATGACTGTATTGTTAGTTAAAAAGACTTATTTGTATATTATTAACAATTTAAATAAATAAAAACCATGATTTCAACAATTATTATTGTTTTATCGCTAATAATGGCGATAGTAATCGCTCTTTCCACAAGGGAATCGAGCACAAAACAAACCAACTGGGGAACAGAATTTAATAGTGTTTGGTTAATTAAACCAATACTAATATTAGTTTTGGGCCTTACGTTAGGTTTTACTCAACCTTACAAATTAGATAGGGTCGATGCTGGTAACGTAGGTATCAAAGTCAACTTATCTGGTGATGCACGCGGTGTATCAAAGTATGAATACAAAACTGGTTGGGTAGTATTCAATACATGGACTGAACAACTTTATCAGTTTCCAGTTTTCCAACAAACTATTGGATATGAAAAACAACAAGTTATAACCAAAGGTGGTTTCCCAGCGACAATTCACCCAAGTTTTAACTATTCATTAAAAGCTGGTGCTGTTGGTGATATGTTCCAGAATTTACGTTTGGATATTAAATCAGTAGAACAAGGTTGGTTACAAACAGCCATAGTTGGTGCTATTAATGACGTTGCTAATAAATGGGAGGTTGATAAAATCTTTAACGAGCGTGAACAATTTGAAGCTGCGATTAAAACTGAATGTAACAAGCGTTTATCTAAATGGTTTACCGTGTCACAATTAAGAACAAACATTGTTCCACCACAATCCTTACAAGAAACAATTATAGCTAAAACTAGAGCGATTCAACAAGCACAAGCTGAGGACCAAAAAGCTCTTACAGCTGAAGCTGAAGCTAGAAAGAAAGTGGCTATTGCTAATGGTGATGCACAACAAACAATTATCGCGGCTAAAGCACAAGCAGAAGCTATGAGAATTAGAAAACAAGAAATCACTCCGTTGTATGTTGAATACTTAAAATGGATTGACATCAACCCTAACACACCAAGGGTACCACAAGTTGTGGGTAGCACAGCAGTGTTAAACCAACTTAAATAAACCAAGAACTCTACTGTGAAAGGTAGGGTTTCTTCTAATTTAAAAAAATAGATATGTTTAAAAAAATGCTTATTATAGGTCACGCTCGCCACGCGAAAGATACGTTAGCTGAAATATGGCGAGATAATTATGGTCTTACGTTCAAATCATCATCACAAGCTGCTGCTGATATTTTCTTGTATGACACCTTAAAAGACAAGTATGGTTATACAACACCAGAAGAATGTTTCGAGGATAGAGTAAACCACAGAGCTGAATGGAAACAATTGATTTGTGATTACAACAAAGACGACAGAGCTAGATTAGCTAAGAGTATACTAGAACAATCAGATTGTTATGTAGGTATGCGTGATAGAGAAGAAATAAACGAGTGTATGCGCCAAGGGTTGTTTGATATAATCATTTGGGTTGACGCATCAGAAAGATTACCGTTGGAAGACCCTTCATCATTTGATATTGACAAAACATGCGCTGATATCATCATTGAAAACAATGGAACTTTCGAAGAATTCAAAGAGAAAGTTTTAAGACTTGGAAAATTTTTGAAAAAAAATTAGAAAAAAAGTTGCACAATTAAAAAAGTTGTGGTATCTTTGTATCACAATAAGGTTCTATAGTATTAACGTGAATACGCCCGCCTCTAAAACGGAGAAATATCGGTTCGAGTCCGATTAGAACTACAAACACTTTACATTTTTTAGAAAAATGATATATTTATAAACAAAAAACAAATAGAACAAATGACTTAGATTAACAATCAAAAATTAAGAGTTGTCACAAGACGTGACTTACCAATTTCCACACAAGCGGTGCAATCGGCACACGCAGCCATTGATTTTCAACATGACCACCCAGAAGTGGCATCACAATGGCAAACAAAATCAAATTATTTAGCATTATTAACTGTCGCTGATGAAGAAGAGTTAATCAAATTGATTACCAAAGCTATCTTTATTGGTATCAAACACACTATTTTCCGTGAACCAGATTTGGGTAACGTGATTACAGCAGTAGCCTTTGAACCAACAGACGCGGCTAAAAAACTTACCAGTTCATGTCCGTTATTAGGAAAGGAGGTTCAATATGCTTAATATTCAATCCAGAACAGAAATCATTTTCCATTTTAACAAAATGTCTTTACAAGACCCTAGTATACCTATGTGGGTAATCAAAGCCAAGGGTGAAACATATTATGTAGACCACGTAGATATGGAATCTGGTGTAGGTTTTACTACCAAAGAAACACCAGACAACCCAAGTACAAAGGGTTCTATTAAATTCAAAGCTAAATTGAAAATTGAAAAAATAAACAATAGGGTAGTCGCAACGATTTACCCTTAATTAAATGGTTTGGTGACCGAGTGGTAGGTACAGTTCCGCAAGAACTGGCACGGTGGTTCGAATCCACCCCAAACCTCTAATAATAATTTAAAACATAGAAATCATGATGTAGATTGCAAGACCACCGAATTAAGTTTATTATAACTTGGACATTATCTTGGACAACTTGTCCAACTACTAACAATTATAATAAATTTAAAAAGAAAACAAATGAAAACACAAGAACAAGTTCAACAAGAATTGAATACATATTTAAACAAAACAGCACAACACGTGTTTGTAAAAACAATAAACGATAAAAAAGTAGTATTTAGACTTTTTGATGTTAAAACAAAAGATGGTAAAACCTATTGGATGGGTTTATTATTAAATGAAGATTTAACCCCAAACAGAATAAACATCCAAGTCAATATTGATGGTTGGTCAAGTTCTAACGCTAAGAATGGTCTTAAACACCTTATGTTTTTGAATCAAGGTTACATGAGTGTTAGACTTAAAAGAAAAACACAACCTATCATTGATAGTTTAAAAGAAATTGTTGCGTCAATGGACGCTCCAGATGTAAATTGGAGAGTGATGGAACAATACAAAAAAGATTTAATTGAAAAGCTACATGTAGCGTAATAAATTAGGGCCACTGAGGCCCTTTTTTATTTTATTGAATATTTATAGGTATGAAAGATACGATTAAACAATTACTTAGAGAGGCATTAGGTGTGCCAGACAATATAACAAATGTTGGTGTTGAAGTTTATAATAAAGTTTTAGATTATTTAAACCAACAACCAGCAGATATGCTTATGACTGATATTCCAAATAAAATTAAAATAACTGGTGAGTATAAAGTTGGTGATGCTGTGTTTAATAAAGTTAAACTTAAATTAAATACTAAGGTATTAAACCGTCATGACAACAATTTACCTAAAGTTTATGGTATGGCTTTTAGAAATAAAAGCGAGTTTGATGTTCAATTATTTAGAAATATTTCTGTAGGTAAAGACGGCTCTGTTTATCTATTCATTGAAATTGCAATAAACAAAACAACAACGGTAGAAGAAGTATTAGAAGAATTTGCTAAAGAAAAGATTAAATTAACAATGGCTTTAACTCATGAGTTAAAACATGCTTACGATATGTATAAAAAGAAAGTGTCTAAAATACATAGAAATAGTGAATATGGTGTTTTTACCGATATGAGAACAAACATACCACCTTTGGACCAATTTATACATGATTTATATTTTACTACTAATGCTGAAAATTTAGTTAGAGCAACAGAAGTAGCATCAAATATAGAACAAGTAGGTATCACCAAAAAACAATTTTTAAATTTTTTGGAAACTGATGACACGTATCAAAACCTAAAAAGGATAAATTCATTCTCTTTAGATGAGTTGATAAATGAATTGAAACAACACAAAGATAGGATAATTAAGGTGTTGGATGATGCTGGGTACAAAATACCTTCATCTGAGGATGATTTAATTAGTCTTTTATTGAAACTTACATATGAATTAATACAAAAGCGTAAATTTGAGTCTTATAAAGCCGCTGCTAGATTAAATGTCCCTTTTGTTGCTATGTTATTACAAGGTGATTCGGTTTCTAGAAAAGAAATTAAAGATTATGTTGACACTTTAAAACGATTTGATAATTATCAACAGTTCTTCAATTATGAACAAAAAAACTTTAAAACCGTAACCGATAAGTTATTAAAGAAAATTCATAAATTATACGCTATGGCAAAAGATGATAACCAGTCAGATGTAATGCAAAAAATAAACGCTAGAACAACCAATGAATCTATTTTAGATTGGGATTTATACTACGAAGCAAATAACATAAGTGAAACAAACCCTTTTAAAAAAAATGAAGAATTTAATTAAACAATTACTTAGAGAAAACTTACAATTGGCTGATAAGGTTTATTTCAATTCTGGGAAGTTATCACCTAGAGTTAGAGAAATAATTACACGTATCACCAATGGTGACCCATATACCAAAATAATGACTGACATCTACTATACGATGTTAACCAATAATCATAGAACTGGTGAATGGGCTCTTAAACAATTAGACCCAGAACATCAAGAAACTGAAAAACCAGAAAATGATGTGATGAGTACACCTGATTTGCAAAAATTAAGACCAATATACAACCAATTAAAAGAATACGATAAAAATGTATTCCCCATCAAAGGTTTCAACATCAATGGTGTTCAAGATACAAATGATTTAATTAGAGGGTTGATTCAGCGTGAAAAAATACTTAATATCTTTAATGAATGGCCTTCAATAGCTAAACGTAATATGAAAACTGATATTAGAACTGAAAGAGATAGCTCCCAAATGAATAGTTATAGAGATGATTTAGAACATGCTGATGCGCATATTAGTCAGTTGAATAATAGAAACGAAGAAGCTAGAAACAGCATATTAAGAAAGATGTTTACTAACAACACAACACTTGATGATGTATTGGATTTTGTACAAGAGAAAGAAAACTTACTTGGTGGTGTTGACTTAACTAGAAAACAAATAGGACAAATACTTAAACATGATAAAGAAAACTATGACGAATTAAAAGTTAAATATAATAAAGGTAACATAATGATTATTGAAGTTTCTGGTCCAAATGGGATAAAAGAAATTGGTTGTAATTCTCTTTGGTGTTTTACTTATAATAGAAAAGGTGGTTCTACTAATTGGGAAGATTGGTCTAGGAATTCAACTAACGGATATTGTTATATAATAATAGATTTTTCAGAGCCTTCAGATTCTGAATTGTTTATGCATGTCCTTACAAAACCACTTAGATATGATTATTCAGATTATGGTGAAACTGGTGATGAAAGACTTTATACTATGTCAAACAGAGATATTCATGATGACGATGAGGACTATGGTAGAAGTGTTAACGAATACATAGAGTACCTAATTGATTTACCAACTGCAATGAAAGTAATGAACTTTGGAGTAAAAAAACCAAAAGAAAAAAAGAAAAAACAAAAATTCGTTGACCCTAACCAGTTATCATTAGATTTAAACGAAGTAAAAAATACACTCAGAGAAGGTTTGATAACTGAAGCTCTTTACAATATAGACGATGATGTAGATTTAATTTATGATAATTTTTTTGCTGAGGATTTAGATACATTACTTAAAACTAGAAAATTAAATAATAGTATGTTTTATAACACAATTATAAGCACTAGTATTTTAAGTAATCCATTATGTGTTAAAGCAAATGAAATAAACCCTTGTAAAATATTAATTAACTTTGACAACAATATTTATAACCCAAACACTAAAACAATTTCAATTACAGCATCTAAAAGAGCGTTAGAATTTATAAAAGATAACAATAATGATTTTGATAAAGCTTTAGATAATTTAGAATGGGATGATGCTAAAAAAATAAAATCAGATTTATCGGAAGAAAAAATCAAAGGTTCTATACATCATGAATTAACACATTGGTTAGATGATACGTTTAACAACAATAGAATAAAAAGAGCTGTTGATAAATTCATCAAAAAAAATAAAAAAGTTGGTAGAAATAACATACCAATTGATGCTGATACTTTAGAAATACAAGCACAAATACATAATATTCATCAATTAAAAAGAAAATATCAAGATGTTTGGGATAATTTAACTTTTAATGAAATGATGAATATGTCAGTAACGATTAGAGTTGTTTACAATAATTTACCTTTAAAATATAGAAACAGATGGGTTCGAGATTTAAAAACTAGAATGTATCGTGAAGGCTTGTTAGGTAAAAATATGTATTAATTTTTGTTTTTTAAAAATAAAATTGTATCTTTGCAAAATGAAAACACAGATAAAACAAATACTTAGAGAAGGACTTACAATGGAAGAAAGAATTAAATTTGACTTCCAAATACCATCAGATATAATTGAAATCCAAAAGGTGTTCACCAAAAACGGATATAAATTATATGTGGTTGGTGGAGCTGTGCGCGATGCCCTATTAGGAAAAACACCTAAGGATTTTGATTTAGCTACAGATGCTGTTCCTGACAAAGTAGAAGAAATGATGCAAGATGCTGGGTTCAGAACCCTACCAACTGGTAAAGCTTTTGGTGTTATCAACGTATTCACTGACCAAGGAGAATATGAAGTAGCTACGTTTCGAAATGATATTGGTTCTGGTAGAAGACCAGACAGTGTTGAATTTACAAATATAGATGGTGATGTAAAAAGACGTGACCTTACAATCAACGCTTTGTTCTATGATATAGACACAAAAGAAATAGTTGACCTTGTAGGTGGTGTAGACGACCTTAAAAACGGTGTTGTGAGAACTGTTGGTGCCCCAGAAGATAGATTTGGTGAAGATAGGCTTAGAATTCTAAGAGCGATTAGATTTGCTGGTAGATTTGGTTCTGATTTAGACCCAGCAACAGATATGGCATTACAAAAAGATGCAAGTCTTGAAGGTATTTCTGGTGAGCGTATTAGAGATGAGTTTATCAAAGGATTAATCTCAGCTAAGTCATTTAAAAAATACATGGAAATGTTAGATAAATATGACTTATTCAAATGGGTGTTACCTAACATGTTATTGAATAAAAAATCATACATGAGAAACTCTGGTAAAGTTGACAATTACATTGTTGAATTGGCTAGTTTATTAAAAGATAACGAAATTGATTTGTTAAGAAGAAAATTAAATGAATTGAAATACTCAGCAGACGAAATAAAAGCGATTGTGTTTTTAATTTCATTCTTAAAATTGAGTGTTGATACCGCATACTTGTTGAAAAAAATGCAACAAACTGCTGGTGTTTCTGATAAACAAATTAGAGAATTTGGTGAGAAAGAAAACATACCAGAAAAATTGTTAAACGCTTTTGAACAATATAGACTTAGCGTTAGCGGACCAGAGGCTATGGAAAAATTTGATTTGAAACCAAGTCCTGAGTTGGGAAAAGCCATCCAAAAAATGGAAACAGCTAACTTTGAAAAATTATTAAAATAATATTGATTTCGTTTAGTGTATTAGTATATTTATTCGTATAAACAAAAAGAATATGGCAAAATTTTTAGTAACATTTACCGACACGTTAGATGACATTGAAATTAACGGTTTTACCGTAATGACAGAAAAAGAAGTTGAAAGCTTTGAAGAAACTGCGATGAGCATTACATGGCCTTTTATTTACGCCATGGGTCAAGATGAATTAGAATTCTCAAGTGGAGATGATTTCTTATCTAGAGTTGATTTTAAAGAAATTACAAATGAAGAAGCTAAATCACTTAAAAAATTATTTGGTGACTCATTCGGAGTATTTATTGATGAAGCGTTCTTAGAAGAAGTTATTGGTGATGAAGATGATTCTGATTTTGATGATGAAGATGATATGGATGATATGTACGACAATTACGGTGATGAAGAAGATTACGATTAGTTATAAACAACAACCAACTGGCAATACATGTGGACCAACATGTATCTACATGGCACTAAACTACATAATCAACAAACCAAACGACTTACCCTTTGACGTATACATCACAAAACCCATAGAAGAAATAGCCGATGATTGCGGAACTGATTGGGTGGTAGGAACACCACCAGAAAGAATGATTAAAGGTTTTGATAAGTATGATATGAAATATGTGGAATACACACACTCTCCTAACCCATATATGTTATTGAGAAGCGTTATCGATTCAGACAACATTCCAATTGTTAGAACAATCACACAAGGTGTTCCACATTGGATAATAGTAAATGGATTTGATGATGAAAAATACAATATACTTGACCCATGGCTTGGGCAAATACAATACACACAAGAACAACTAGACTACATTTGGTCACCAAGACAATATCAATTTTTTGAAATAATAACCGATGAAAATTAAACAAGGAATCCCAGAAGACTTAATCCAATATGTTTTGGATTTTACATACCCAAATTTTAAACACTTAATGTCCAGACAAGGTTATGATTTTTATTTAAAAGGTGTTACAAATTGGGGTATATCAGCGATGCTTGTAACAGACGATGATACAATATTAGGTGTTTATTTGTTGGGTGATACTCAATTAACCGATTATGTCGATGCACCAAAATATGAAGTTTTAAGAGGTGTTGAAGGTGTTCTATTGTTTATCGATTCATCAATAAGAGGGTTAGGTTACGGTAATAAACTTAAAGACTATCCAAGGACACTTGGATATGATTATATCTGGGGTCAGCAGTTTAAGGGTCTTAATAACTTAAATGATTGGCTTAAGCGTAGAGAATTGGTTGCAACAACTGGTGAAGTTTATATAACTGCTGAAATTTTTTAATTTTATTTAGATATTTATAAATAAAATTAAAGATGAGAAAATTTGATAAAATTAAAAATATTAAAAAAGCTAATTTACTATCTGAACAAAGATACTTAGAATCTAAAGGGTTCTTAAAAGAAAATATCAACACAGCTTTAGATAACTTATTAAAAACTGCTGATTTTGATAAATTATCAGAAGTTGATAAAGTTGTATTGTTATCAGCTGGTAACGATATTGAAAAGTTAAAAAAAATTGATTTAATAAAATTTTATAGAGATAACGGAAACACATTCGGTGATTTGAAATTAAGAGTTAAAGTAAAAGAAGTGAATGAACAACCAATAACACAAAGATATTCAATTGAAAACGCTGGGAAAATTGGTTATGTTTTCCCATCATTACGCAAATCACCAGATGGTGTTTATTTTGTGATTATAAAATTGGAAGAGGGTGTAGAAGATGAAATTCAATTTGGTGGTGAATACCATCAAGATGTTTTAATTTTAATAGATAATATGTATCCTTTAAGTTATGGTAATCTTAGTGAAGAATTTGAAAAATTTATGGACAGACATAATTTTGAATTGGGTAATTTTAGAAAAGATAATGATTTACCACCAAACGGTTTTTTTGATGATTTTAAATAAAAAACAATAATTACATTATATAAAAGAATATACAAACAAATGAAAAAGAAACAATTTTTAACAGAATCAGACAGAAAACAAATACTAGCTGATAAAGAGAAAGCCATATTAGAAAACTTTGCAAAGACATTTAATTCTATTAAACGTGTTGACGAAGCTGAAATAACGGAAAATAACGAATCAACAGTTTTAACGTCTACAGATAAAAATGATTTGAAACAAGACATAGCTAAACTAAAAAAAGAAAAACCAGACGCTAAAGTTGGTGAAATAACTAAAAATGGTAAAATTTTTAGTGTTAGAATAACTTTTTAAGTCAAACATAAAAAAAAAATGAAAAACAAACAATTTTTAACAAATGAATAGAAAAAATAAAATATCCATTATTAACAAAGCTAATATTTTATTAGAAAATAAATTCATTGAAGAAAAAATTGGTAAAGACTCAATGATTAATGATTTAACAAACAAGGTTAATGATTTAACAAAAAGAGTAAATTCAGGTGAAAATTTAGAAAATGAACTTAAAAATGTAATAAATAAGTTAATATTAGTTTTAAAAGACGATTCTATTGATGAAAATAAAATAGTTGAAGGGGTATTTGATTATGCTAAAATTGCTTTAATAAGTGGTTTGATGGCTTTAGGTATGACTAATACACAAGCACAATCAAAAATAGATAACTCAATTAATATATCTTCTGTAAATAAAAGTGCTGAAGTTGAGTTATCGGATAATATAAAATTAGATGTTTCTAGAACTATTAACAGGTATCTTAATCAAGATAAAGGTGTTAACCAAATAATTATTGAGATTGTTGGTAAAGCTTCCCTAGTAACACCACCAGCAGGTATGACAAATGAAGAATTAGCAACAAAAAGAGCGGAAAAAGCTAAAGAATATATTGAAGCTAAATATGGTAATAAAGTAATTGTGTCAAATATCACGACTAAAATAGGTGATACCAAATATATTAGTGGTTTGGATTCAAAAGATTCTCAAAAGTTTACGAAAGAACAAGGTGTTTCTATAAACATTGTTGCTAGTTTTGGTGGTAATTTAAATGGTTATTTTAATTCGATTATTATCTCCCCAGGTAAGAATCCAGATAATTTATTAGTATACAATTCTAGAGGTGAATTAATTACCAGTACTGGTTTTTTTGGTGATGGTGACAAATACCATCCACATTATTTGGTGTCAACAACGATGGGAATTGTTAAAGATAATGAATTGGGAAATAATACTAAACTTTTTGAAGGTACTTTAGATGAATTAAAAACTTTATTGACACAACCCTTAGCGGATAACGACACTTATTATAATAATGCTTTAAAAATATTAATAGATAGGTATAATAACAATAAACCTATTTACTTATATGACTTACACACCCCAAAGACTTTAGATTTAAGTGATTTAGGTTTTGTAACGATTAAAGTTGTAACCAGTGATAAAGATACTGAGGGGAGTGTTATAATTAATGGTAGTAATAATCAAAAAATTAAAGGAATTTACAACAAAAAAGGTTTTTCATTTTATGGTTTTTAAAAAAAAACCATAAAACATTTTTTTATTAAAAAAAAATGTATATCTTTGCACTATTAATTTTAAAACAAAAAACCATGAAAGTATTTTTTATTGCTTTTTTAATGTTTTCTTTATCGATTAAAGCCCAAAAACTAAAGAATGAATTATTTACGTTTAATGTTGATTATACAAACAAAGAGTTTATAGTTAGGGTTGGTGATATAGATGAAAATAAATCACAAGTTGAAGTTGAAATTAAGTGTTCTAAAATAATTCTAGACTATAAAAAGGAAAAACATTTTGTGGAAGTTTTTAATATAAAACAACATGTTAATAATAGCAATGTTTTTTTTGGTGGTAAATTGATTGAAGGTGAATATGTTATAACGTTAACATATGTTGAAAATGGTAAAAAAATAAAAAAAATAGAAAAAAAATTAATAAAAACTTGACTTGTATTAAAATAGTTAGTATATTTGCATAACTTTTTAAAACAAGGATATATTTATAAACAAATACAAAAATAAAACAAAATGAGAACAATTAACATACATATGATATCGATTTCGAATTGGAGACGCAATAGTCACCAAATGTCGGGTATGTCTAATTGCCAAGGTGGGACTGAAGTATAATTCAGAAACACATATAACAATACACAACCCGACTAGTTAAAAGCTTAGTCGGGTTTTTTATTTTAAAACTATGGGTGAATTAGTAAGAAAATTAGGAACTGAAAAAAGTGTCAACTTAGTTAAAGACTTTAACCTAATAGTTGACAAGTACAGAAAAATAGCAGATGCCAGTGGATATCACGGAGAGCTAAAATTTCAAAAAGAAGGTGGGTTCACCGTAATATTTGTAGATATTAAAACGGACGATAATTTGGAGGAGTAAAGCGTAATGGTTGACCGCTCTAGTCTTGAAAACTAGTCTCGCGAAAGTGGGTTGCAGGTTCGAGTCCTGTCTCCTCCGCAAAAATTTACACATGCGGTGAATAGTAAAAATTATCCGCACTTTTACAAAATGTAATATATTTATTAGTATGGAAATAAATATAAACGTTAAAAGGTGTTCCAAATGTCAAGAAGAAAAAAGTATTGATTTATTTGGTGTAAAAAATTATAATAAAGATGGTTTAAATCATTATTGTAAAGAATGTGAAAATAATAGGAATAAGGTTAGATATCAAGACCCTATTCAAAAAGAAAAAATAAAGTATAATTCAATTTTAAGAAATTATGGTCTTACTAAAGAAGAATATTTATTAAAATTAGATAAACAAGAACATAAATGTTCTATCTGTAGTGATGTTTTAAAAAATGATAAAAAAACACACGTAGACCATTGTCATTTGACTGGTGTTGTTAGAGATATTTTATGTGATAAATGTAATAAATTATTGGGTAACGTAAAAGAAGATGTTAATTACCTAAAAAATTTAATAAATTACATTGAAAAATATTCACCGCAAAAATAAGGCGAATAGAAAAGATAATCACCGCAAAAATGCGGTGATTGTAAATTAAACATGGTGGCTATAGTGTAACGGTTAACACGCTAGATTGTGGTTCTGGAAATGGGAGTTCGATTCTCCTTAGTCACCCTTTTATACTTCGCTGGTGAAATGGCTATCATCTTGGTCTCCAAAACCAAGGTTTCAGGTTCGAGTCCTGAGCGTAGTGCTAAAACATAGGCGTGTGGTGAAATTGGTTATCACGCAAGACTGATACTTTTGTATTTCGAGTTCGAGTCTCGACATGCCTACAAACTGTGATGTGGATGAATGGTTTAGTCACCAGCCTGATACGCTGGGTGTTTATAACACAATGTGGGTTCGAGTCCCACCGTCACAACTATGAAAAGACAATATAGTGAAAATGAAAAAGGATTGGTAGAAGCCATAGTTGGATTGTTCATTTTGCTTCCTAACCCACAATTGAAGGGTAAAGAACAAGAAATAATGAAAATTGCTTTTAAAATTCTGGACGAAATGTTAGATGAAGACTTTGAACCAGAAGAAAATGAAGATGAAGACGATGATGATGGATACGAAGATTACATCAAGTATATTGTTGAAAAACGTAAATAAGGTCCTCTGGCGCAATTGGTTAGCGCAGCGCGCTCATAACGCGACGGTTTCGGGTTCGAGTCCCGAGGGGACCACACCCTATCAAATGGTGTAACCACGGGTAAAAACAGCAACGCTGGCGAATGGACCAGAGGCGCACCGTAATTGTGGTACTCGGTGTATTGATAAAAATATAAAATTCTGGTTTGGCCGAGTGGACGATGGCAGCAGACTGTTAATCTGCTAGGGTACACCCTCAACGTAGGTTCGAATCCTACAGCCAGAGCGAAAATTTTTTTGTTAATCTATTGACTTTTTGTTCGAATTTATTATATTTATAATAAAAACAAATTATGAAAGAAAAAATATTAGAATTAAGAAAAAAAGGTTTAAAAATTGATGAAATTGTTAAAGAATTGGGTTGTGCTAAAAGCACCGTATCATATCACATTAACAATAATGGTTTAGGTGGTAAGGTTATAACTGACAGTTTAATTTCTAAAATTAATGAGTATTATTTAACTCATAGTAAAGCTGAAACAGCTAAACATTTCGGGATTGGAGCTTCAACTGTAACTAAATATACTGAAAATAAAAGAGTCTATTTAAGCGAAGAAGAGAGGAAAGAAAAAGCTGTTAAAGCCGTTGTAAAAAGAAGACAAAAAGTCAAAGAGATGGCAGTTGAATACAAAGGCGGTTCATGTCAGAGATGTGGTTATAATAAATACATAGGTGCTTTAGAGTTTCACCATATGGACCCAAATGAAAAAGATTTTTTAATAAGCAGAAAAGGTCATTGTACATCTTGGGAAAAAATAAAAAAAGAATTAGATAAATGTATTTTAGTTTGTGCTAATTGTCACAGAGAAGTACACGAAGAAGAAAGAAATAACAAGGGGCTGTCGTAGCAGCGGTCTAATACGGAGGACTGTTAATCCTTTTACATGGGTTCGAATCCCATCGGCCCCGCAAAATAAAAGAAGATGGAAAAGACAAGTGAAGCTGATATGCAGCGTCTTTATGATTACTTGGATAAAATGGGTGTATCTTATACGGTAGACCGAAATCCAAGTCCAGAAAAGATTGCTAGAATCAAAGCACAAATTGAAAAGAACAAAAAAATAAGAATGTGTTAATGCTGATAAACTACAACAGCACCAGACGAAAAACTGGCGTGGAGCATGGGACTAGTTAACCACCACAATTGTAGGAGAATACCCTACCACATTCACAAATGCCGAGGCTTATAGGAAAAGAGCCATCCCTCATAAAGATGGTCAAGTCGGTTCGACTCCGATACTCGGTACCAAAATTGGCTCTATCGTTCAACTGGATAGGACCTCGGTCTACGAAATCGAAAATACAGGTTCGAATCCTGTTAGAGTCACAACATCAGTCAAATCTATAATTTATATGTATCATTTGGCTAACAATATGCCTCCATAGCATAAATGGAAATGCAACATCCTTCTAAGATGTCCAATCGGGGTTCGAATCCCTGTGGGGGTACAAATAAAATAGCAATCAAGGTTTGTTTCACCTTCAAGATATTCCTGAAAAGAAACTAGGTGTGTTGATAGGGGTAGCCTCCCAACAGTGACTGATTAAATTCAAGGTAGATACGGACTGGTACAGTGGTGACTTACACACGGAATTCCACTAATCCCTTTGTAGCCCGTCACGACCCAAGGGCGGGATTGTTATTTTATTTATGGAGAGTTGCCAGAGTGGTAATGGAGCGGATTGCTAATCCGTGGTCGTTAGTTCGGCCCATGGGTTCGAATCCCATACTCTCCACCACGTCTTATTCATTATTTCTAGATATTTATTTAAAAATATTGATAATGAAAAAATATATTAAAAATTTGCTTAGAGAAAATATTTTAAAAGAGTATATCAATCAAGACATGGTATCTCTTAAGAGATATTTTTCTATGTCAGATGAACAAAAGAAGTCTTATTTACCACATGAATATCCATATGAATTTGATAGGTTCTTAGATGAAGAAGGTATAGAAACAGATATTGAGGGTGAAACATATGAAATATCAGATATTCTATTTGATAAAAACCCAGAATTATACAATAGATTTGCTGAATGGTTATTTAGAGAAATTGAACAAAACACACTAAACGTTCCAGACTCTGATTATCCAGCATGGGCCTATTTTGATAACCCAAGACTTGTTAAGAATCAATGGTTAATTCATTTCACTGATAATGCTGAGAGTATTGCAAGACAAGGTTTTAAATATGGTGTTGATGAAATTGATAAATTGGCGTTAACAACACATTTGGGAGAGTTCGAAAAAAAATATGGTGGTTATAATTTTGCTTATGATATTGAGAGATATGATAGATATGCACATAGCAATCGTGGTTCTGGTTTTAAATATGGTAAAGAAGCTGTTATATTTAGAGCATCTGGTATAGAATTATGGCATTATAGTGATGAGGAACCACAAGTTATTTTTTATGGTAATACAGCTAGAAACATAATACCAATAATAAGAGGTGAGAATGCTGATTGGGCGGTTTATAGCACAAAGAGTGGTCGTATCTTATATGAGAACGATGATTTTGACAATGTAGTTGTATGGGTTTTAAGAAATTACGTTCAATATAGAAAACAAGTGTAAATATGAAAGATTTTATTAAACAAAAATTATCAGAGAATTTAGTACATGAGGTAATCGAATCTTATTTAGAAGAGGATTACCCATCCAATTTTGATTTAGAAGAATTTTCAAAATTAAATAGTTTTAACAAAAGAATCCAATACTGTCAAGAAAGACTTAAAAGAATATCATCTGGCTCATCTAGGATTGTCTATATGGTTGACGATACTAAAGTGCTTAAGATTGCGAGAAATAAAAAGGGTCTTGCACAAAACGAAATTGAAATTGATTATTCAAATTACTATGATTTAAAAGACATCACAGCACAAGTATTTGCTTATGACCAAAATAATTTATGGGTTGAAATGGAGTTGGCTAAAAAAGTAACGCCAGCAATATTTGAAAGAGTTGTTGGTTTTACATTTGCTGATTATTGTGCTGGCCTTAGAAAACATCATGATGAAATAAACCCAAAAAGAGGTTCATGGTTTAGTTCTGATGTAAGCAAAGAAGTTTATGAAGCTATGTGGGAAGATGAATTTACTTATGAAATGTTAAGTTTTATTGGTGGTTATGATATTCCAGTTGGTGATTTGTGTAAACTTAACACATATGGTCTTGTAAAAAGAAATGGTGAAGACACGATTGTTATGATTGATTACGGATTAAATAATGATGTTTGGCAAGACTATTATAAATAATTTTTGTATAGTTAAAAAATAAGTAGTATATTTGCATCATGAAAAAAGAAATAAGAACAATATTAAGAGAAGGTATGTTAAAGAATTCATTAGGGGTTGCGGTTTCAAGACCAGACCAAGTGCTTATCGTGATGCGTGGTATACCAGGCTCGGGTAAATCAACAAAAGCCAAAGAACTAGTAGGTGAAGGAGTAATCCATTCAACTGATGCTGTTATAGAGTCACAAGGTGATTACAACAAATTCTTTCAATTAATGTTTGAATCTAAAGACTTTACACCATTGTCAAGAGCTCACTCTACCAATTTAAAAAACGTTGTTGGTTCGTTAAAAGAAGGTGTTTCACCAGTTATCCTAGATAACACAAACATCAAACAAAACGAATCAAAGGCCGCTATTAAGGCTGCTTTGGAAATGGGGTTGGCTGACAACAACATAAAGTTTGTGGATATAGGTACAGCTGGTCTTACAGCTGAGCAATTAGCTGAAAGAAACACTCATGGTGTACCGCTTGAAAAAATACAATCAATGATTGAATCACACAAGGGTCAAGGTCCATTAACGCTTAAAAGCGTTTTAGAATCGAAAGACATGTACAAAGAATCAAACATTTTGTATTCTGCTGTTGTATTGGATGGTGGGTCTAGAGCAGCTTTGTTGTCAAGAATTGAGGGTATGATACCTGATGGTTGGAAAGTAATTGCGCACCACATGACTATAGTGTTTGGTAAACCAGTACCAAACCAAGAAGATTTAGGTAAAGAAGTTACTTTGTATGTTGAAGCTATAGGGATTAGCGATATGGCTATGGCTGTTAGGGTTGAAGGTTATCCATCAACCAATGCGATTCCACATATAACAATTGCGATAAACCCAGATGGTGGAAAACCAGTGATGTCGAATGATATCACCAAATGGCAAAAAATAAAGAACTTTGCCATTAAGGGTAGAGTTACTGAAATTAAGAAAGGGTCGTAAAGACCCTTTTTTATTTGCATATAATAAAAATATGTTGTATCTTTGTAAAAAATATATTATGATAACAGCGCAAGTAGTATTAATTAACGAAGAAGGTTTAATTCTTGGAGTGTCTAGAAAAGACAACCATTCTGATTTCGGATTACCTGGAGGTAAGATGGACCCAGAAGACGACAATGACCCTACAACAACGGCAATAAGAGAATGTAAAGAAGAAACTGGTTTGGATATTTTTAATTTACAATTAGTTTTTGCTATCCATAAAAATGGTAACATGGGTTACACTTATTTGGCTAAGTATTCTGGTGAAATAAACCATAACGAACCACATGTAGTTAAATGGGTGGCTATGGAAGTTCTAATTAACGGAAGCTTCGGTAGATACAATCAAATGGTGTCTGAATCACTTACGGATTTGGGTGTTGATTATCAATTGGATGTTGATTTGGATAGTTTAACTAACGAAGTTAAAGAGTATGCTGCTAATAATAAGCTGTTGGGGATGACTTTTAACGTTGACCATCTTTATAAACAGTATGGTTTTACTGGTAAAACTTCTTATGTTGTTTATTTTGATATAGATTACGATGAATTTTTGTGGGATTTTGACAATGACTTTATAATTGGTTTGGAAGCTATTGGTAAAAAATATGGGGTTGGTGTTCAATTACCACATCATTATTATACAAAATAGTTGTAACAATAGAAATTAATTAGTATATTTGCAAAAACTTATAAATATGAAAAATGCTGAAAGACGTCTTCAACTAACGTCAAAATTTGTACAGATGGGTAAAGCTCTAGTTGAAGAGGGTAGAGAATCCAATGATTTAATTATCGCTCAGTTGGGTAGTATGATAATCTTTTTAGGTGGGATTTGTTTTGATGATGAAGATGTCACAAAATTTGGTGAATTGGTTTCTATGTATTCAGCAAAAAAATTGGTTGAATCTTTAGAAGAAAACAATGACCCTGAAATTATGGCTATCAGAAGAAAAGCTGAAGCTGACACTTATGAAAACATCTTAGATGGGATTGATGGTTTAATTGATGATGCTAAGAGAGGTAAATTGGATGATGAGGATGAAATCAATTTTGACCAAGATGATGACGATGATAATGATTAATTAACGCAAATATTTTGTGCATTAAAATAAACACATATATTTGCACAAAAAATACATGTTATGTTAAAAATACAAAAATTTATAAAAGAAAACGGTTTTGAAAAAGCTGTTAAAGAGTTTCAATTAAAAACTCGTGAATACGAACACAAAGTGTTATTGAAATATGACCAATTAGTGTCACCAACTATTATGTCGAACATAGAAGTTCAAGAATGTAGAGGTCTTATCCTTGAAAAAGGTACATGGGATGTTATGTCGTTGGCTTTCACAAAATTCTTCAATGCTGAAGAAGGAAACGCTGCTAAAATAGATTGGAACACAGCTCACGTTTTAGAGAAACTTGACGGTACTCTTATACAAGTGTATTGGGACTGGGTAAACGAAGAATGGTATGCTGGTACTACTGGTACAGCTGAGGGTGAGGGTGAAGTTAACAACAAAATGGGAACTACTTTTAACTCATTGTTTTGGGACACTGTAACAAAACAATATGCGTTGAATACATGTATGTTCGACAAAAACCATGTATATGTGTTTGAGTTAACAACTCCATATAATATTGTTGTAAAACCACACGGAGAATCATCAGCAACTTTGTTGACTGTTAGAAACCGTGTTACATTACAAGAGGTTTCTTGGAAAAACTTAACTATGATTGCAGAATCGTTAAGAGTACCATTGGTTAAAAGATTTGACTTGAATGCTAAAGATGTGGGTACTTTGTTACGTACATTTGAAGGTATGCCATGGTCAGAAGAAGGTTACGTTGTTGTAGACGCTAATTTTAACCGTATCAAGATAAAAAACCCAGCTTACGTTGCGGTTCACCACTTGAAAGGTAAAACAGCTGAACACAACATCATAACTATCGTTAAATCTAACGAGATAGAAGAATTCGCTTCAACTTTCCCAGAAAGAAAAGATGAATTGCTTAGACTTAAAGATAACTACGATAAATTAACTGACAAGTTAAATGATGTTTGGGTTGAGTTAAGTGCTCGTAAACCAAAAAACATAACCAAAGAAGAAAAGAAAAGATACGCTGCGGCTGTATTTGAAGTTTGTGGTAAACACGACTTAAAACAATTCACTGGATTGTATTTCGGATTGGTTGATGGTAAAGTTGGTTCCGTAGAAGACTTCATTGTAAACTACGATGACAAATTATTATACAAAATGCTCTAACTCTTTGGGGTTAGAGCTTAACCTTTAAAAATAAAAAAATGGCAAAAAATCATAAACTAAATGAACGTTTATTAATAGAATACGTTAATTCTGGTGAATGGACTATTAATGATAGTGGTGAAATATGGTCTAAAATTAAAAGGGTTGGTGCTGGGTTTTATGAAGTAGAACCATACAGAATTGAGAGAAAGACCAAGGAAGGTTATTTAAGTATAAGAGGTTCTGTTAATGGAAAAAGATATAGTAGTTTTGCACATAGATTAGTTTGGCAATATTTTAACGGTGATATAAACGATGGTTTAACAATAAACCATAAAGATGGTGATAAAACTAATAACAAATTATCAAATTTAGAACTAGCAACATATAAAGAACAATCCAAGCATTCTAGAGAAGTTCTCGGTAACGTGATAGACCAATATGGTGAAAAAAACCCTTCCTTTAAACTAAAAGATTCAGAGGTAGAAGAAATTAGAGAATTATATAAAACCAAAAACTACACTCAAGTACAAATTGGGGAAATGTACGGTGTTGCACATCAAACAATATCTAAAATAGTAAATGGTGATAGAAGAAATAAAGATTTAAAAACAGTAAAACAAGATTATAGAAACTGCCTTAAAAGCGTTAGAAACGATAAAGGTAGGTTTATATTAAAAACAAATAAAGATAACATTTAATTAGTTTATAATGGCAAAAATAACACCTTTATATCCACAATTCGTAACTGTTGATGGTAATTGTGCGTTACGTTTAATCTACGATGGTGGAAAATATAAATATTACAGAGATGGCGGTCAATGGGGTGTTGATTGTTATAGAGACTCAGAAGGTATTTTACGAGCATATTGTAGGGATATTAAATCGTTAGATGATAAACCATTGCTTTCAATATCTGAAAAAGAATGGAGACTATGTAACGGTAAATACGTGCCACATAAGTTTGAACGATACGGTTCTGAACGTGACACCACTGGAGATGTAAAAAAAGAAGTACCAAAAAACAAAAATAAATACCTTTTAATACGATAAAAATGGAAAAAGAAAATAACTATGAAGGTATAAAGTCGATTTACCATTATATTCCTCATTATGATATTGAGACTTTGATTGATTTTGATAGGGTATCTAAAAATCCTTGTTCCGAAATTGAATTACCAAAACAAAAAGAAAACAAACGTAAATACCTTTTAATTGCAAGATAATGACTTATACAGACAAAACTTACGAAGAAGCAAAATTGGTTGCTATAAAAGCGCATAGCAACCAATCCTATGATGAAATATTCCCATACCACAAACACTTACAAGACGTTGTGGATGTAATCAAAAGATTTGGATACTCTGGGAAATACATCGTGGCATCTTGGTTGCATGATGCAATCGAGGACGATGGTATAAGCTACAACGACATAAAGAAACACTTCGGTATTGAAGTTGCTGAAATGGTTTTCTGTGTTACTGATGAGCTTGGGAGAAACAGAAAAGAGAAAAAAGAGAAAACTTTACCTAAAACTGCTAGCAATCCAGATGCAATTATTCTTAAGTTGGCTGATAGAATCGCAAACATTGAACATGGTGGTAAAATTGACATGTATGCCAAGGAATACGCGGAGTTCAAAGGTGCTTTGTACTTAAACACACCAATCGCTGCCAAACCAATGTGGGAACACTTAGAAAAATTATTGGGAAAAAGTTTGGAGGATTAAAAATAAGTAGTATATTTGCAATCTAAAACAAAAACATTATGGCAGGTGAAATAATTGGTGAATTGATAGCGGGGGTAGCTGAAGTTGGGTTTGAAGCCGCTTCAATCTCAAACAACAAAAAAAATGGTATTGGGTGTCTAATAATGACAATTCTTTTAATAGGGTTGATTATTGGTGTATACTACATGGCCACTAAAGAACCAACACAACCAACACATGGTCTTGTGACCAAAAAATTACCCGATGACAAGATGGTTATCAAAACCAAAAAAGGTGAAGACGTTTATACAATAACACATGAGTTATACCTTAACAAAAAAGTAGGTGACTCAATAATTCTAAATAATTAATATGACAATCAAACAAATTTTTGATGAGATTGCTGCTGAAAGCGGTAACAACGCTAAGATTGAAATTCTTAGAAAGTACCAAGACAACGAACTATTGAAAAAAGTTCTTTATATGGCTAACTCTAAAAGAGTTAAATTTTATATCAAAAGAATCCCTGAATATACACCTATTTTAGAATATCCAGAAGGTATTGATTTTATAGGTCAATTAGGTAGATTAGATGGTTTATCATTAAGAGTTACTACTGGTTCTTATGCTACTTTATTATTAAAAGATATTTTATCACATATGACAGCTGATGATGCTTATATCGTAGAACGTATAATTGAGAAAGATTGTAAAATTGGTATGGGTACCACATTTATGAACAAAGTATTCAAAGACCTTATTGAAGACACACCTTATATGGGTGCTGTTTCTTTTGATGAGAAGAAAGCTCGTAAAATCTTCGAAAAAGGTGCTAAGGGTTTTTCACAAATTAAAATGGATGGCCGTTACTGTAATGCCGTTATCCGAAATGGTGAAGTTGAAATGGAATCACGCCAAGGTGAACCAACAACACTTACTGGTGCTAAATTTTTAGAAGAATTAGAATCGTTTGAAGACTGTGTACTTAATGGTGAGTTAACAATGGTTGATACACCTAGATATGAGTCTAACGGTATCATAGCTTCTCTTATCGACATCTTAGGTAAAAAAGACTCTAGAACTGAAAAAGAGAACGAAAAGAAATTAAAAGCGTTCAATGACAAACATGGTTCGTTGGAAGAAGCGTTAGATAAAATCCGTTACACAGTATGGGACCGATTAACCGTAGATGAATACTTCAACAAATCATCAAAACTTAAATATGTTGAGCGTTTAGCAACACTAGAAAAAGTGATTCAAGATGCTGGTTCTACATGTGTTAATTTGATTGAGAGTATGATTGTTCATAACTATAAGCAAGCTATGAATCACTTCAAAGAAGTGTTAGCGTTAGGTGAAGAAGGTACAATCCTTAAAGCGTGGGATGGTGAGTGGAAAGATGGTAAACCAACATGGCAAATTAAGCTTAAATTGGAATTAACGTTAGATTTGGTTATTACTGGATTCAACTACGGAACCAAAGGAACTAAAAACGAAAACGTTGTTAGTTCATTGAACGCCGAAACATCATGTGGTAAATTAAAAACTAGACCACAAGGGTTAAAAGAAGACTTAATGAAAGAAATTACTAAAAACCAAGATAATTTGTTAGGTACAATTATTGAGGTTAAGTGTTCTGGTCTTTCATTTGATAACACAGGTGCTTATTCATTGTTATATCCAGCGTTTAAACACTTTAGAGATGATAAGAGTGAGGCTAATTCTTTAGATGAGTGTATTGAAATTCAAAATGCTGCGTTAGGTTTATCATAAATTAACAAAAAATAAACAATAAAAATTTGGTATATCAAATTTAACTTAGTATATTTGTAACCTAATAACAAAAAAATTTAATTATTAAAAAAAAAAGAAAAATTATGAAAAAATTATTTTACGTATTAATTGCGTTTATCGCATTAACAGTTACAGCACAAGGTCAAACAGATTCTACAAAAGTTAAAACAACTAAATATGTTTCGGTTGGGTTATCAATGTCAAATTTTGACGAAACTTTTTCTGATAACTCTTATCCAAGTGTTGAAGTTGGTTTCACAAAAAATGATATTTCTTATGGTGTGGTTTTAGGTAGAGCATCGTTAAGAGATTTAGGTAGTTTTAGTGATAACATCCAAAATTATTTTTATGAAATTAAGATATCTCCATCTACATCTTTAGGTTACTTAAACGGTAATTTAATTTTAGGTCTTGGGGGTTACATTAATCAAGGGAATAGACATTTTGTAGAATATGGCGCTGGTTTATCTAAAACTTTTGGTAACGTAAGTTATGGTTTATCATATTCTAATTGGGATGGTGTTGATTATGTTACACCAAGTGTTAGTTTAAGTTTCTAATAAACAAAAAACATATAAAAACAAAAATGGGTGTGTAATAACACCCTTTTTTACTAGTAAAAATTAAATAAAAAGAACAAGATGAAAAAAATGATTAAATTTCCGTCTATCGAACAATTCAGAAGCGTTGTAGCTACTGTTCTTAGAAAATATAATTTTGTTGGTCTTGATGAGAATGGTGATGCGATTTACGACACCACAAAACCAAAACCAACGCTTACCTTCAAGGGCACTGTGAAACTTCACGGAACCAATGCTGGTGTTTCTTTCAAATACGGTTATGATAACACTAGTGAGTATTGGGTACAATCTCGTGAAAACATTATCACACCAGAAAAAGACAATGCTGGTTTTGCTTTCTTTGTTGAATCACATAAAGAAGCGTTTAAAAAATTTGCTAGTCAAATTGATTCGTTGGGGATGTTTGATGTCCGTCATAACATCGTTACGATTTATGGTGAATGGGCTGGTGGTAACATTCAGAAGGGTGTTGGTATTTCAAATCTACCAAAATCATTCTTTATCTTTGGTGTTAAAGTAACTCCGATTACTGAAACTGAAGAAGAAGCTAGACAAAAACCAGCTTATTGGATTCCTTCACACTTTTTGAAAAGTCCTGAGGATAACATTTACAATATCGAAGATTTCCAAACTTGGGAAATCGATATTGACTTTAACATGCCACAATTGGTTCAAAACAAATTGTCAGAACTTACACTAGCTGTTGAAGAAGAATGTCCAGTTGCTAAGGCTTTTGGGTTCTCTGGAATCGGTGAAGGTATTGTTTGGTCAACAACGCTTAACGGAAACGTACACCGCTTCAAGGTGAAGGGCGAACGCCACTCTAGTTCAAAGGTTAAAACACTTGCAGCTGTAGACACTGAAAAATTGGAATCAATCCAAAGCTTTGTTGAATACGCAGTAACTGAAAGTCGTTTCAATCAAGCACTTGAAAATGTATTCCCTAACGAAGAACCAATTGAAAACAAAAAATTGGGTGATGTAATTCGTTGGGTTGTAAACGACGTAATCAAAGAGGAAATGGACACCATGACTGATAACAAAATCGAACCAAAAGATGTGAACAAATACATCTCTTCTAAGGTTAGAGATATGTTCTTTAAGTTGGTGTAAATCAAAGAGTTAGTAGCTGAAAAAAGTTAATTTTTTTTAGTGAAAACTCTTTATTTTTATATAAAATAACGTATATTAATAATAAAAAAAACGGATGAATTCAAAATTATTTATTGCAGAAAAAGTTAAGGTTGGTTTTAACCCAAGAACCGATACTTATAGTGGAAAATTGGGTTATGTTATCGGCTTTGACGGTAAAAAATGGCGTAAAGAACCTTCATGGGAAGGTTGGAGGTATCACCACATGGATGATGATACGTATCAGCAAAAACGTAGAGAGCAATACAATGACCGTGTGGCTAAGTCTAAAAAAGACCATGCTTATTATGTTCAAGAATCTTCAAAAAATAAAAATAATTGGTATAAGCAATATGCTGATATGACTGAGGAAGAATATGTTGATAAATTTGTTGGTTCTTATGATAAATTCACACCTAGTCTTGGTAGAGTTTCTTCTGACGAATCACTTAAACCAATTGAATTTGACAACGTACCAACAGAAGGTTTTGTATTAAACAAAAAAGTTGGTGGTTACTCTAACGGTTGGGACCATAGGTCAACTTATTGTCGTGTGTACGACCCGAGAGGTTTCGAGTTTGAAATCAGTGTTCCTAATTTGTTGTTTATTCTTCAAGAGTGTAACGCGATGAAAGGAAAAGGTCTAGAAGGGGCTTTTGTGTATGCTTGGGATGGTAAGGATTTAGTGTTGTTACCAACAACCAGTCTTGATTATCAAGAATCACAGAAGTTTACTGAAATGCAATCACAAAAAATCGGGGTTAAGGATTTGGTTGAGGGTTGTACTTACAAAACAAAACAAATGGAAGAATACATCTATTTGGGTAAATTCAACTGGTTTGATGAACATTACAGATATAGTCATGATAGATACGACAAAGTTAGTTGTGGGAAAAGACAGGTGTTTTATAAAGTTCAAAAACCTAATTATGGTGAAAGAATTGAATCGTTTACTAGTTTAGCTAAATTTGCAATTAAAACAAATGACACACCAGTTTCAAACTACGCTGAATTGTTGGATGAATTTAATAAATCAAAATTTAGTGGTATTATTGATAACCTTGAAGAAATCGATGCTTTTATACCAACAGAATTAACATATTCTCACCATTCGCATGAAGATTATGGGTATTGTTATTTACCATTGGGTAATAACCAATACGAACAGTATGCTTTAGAAACGGACGAAGTTGAATACTCTAACGCTAGTTACTATTATAATAGAAATAGTAAAAATAAGATTAAGACATACAAGTTAACAGCTAAAAAAGTTGTTACGGTTAAAGACGGTGAGATTAAATTGAAAACAATCAAACCAAAGTTAATTGAAAAGATTTCATATCAAACTATTAAGGATATGAAATTAAAATTAGTTACGATAAATAAAAATAACAAAAATAGAGTATTAGTATTTTAATTATGAGTGCAAACAACGACAAATTAGTACAAGAGTTAACCAAGATTGTTAACGAGAAAAAAGCAGCCATCGCTAAGGCTGAAAGACCTAACTGGAACACTAACTGTGCTTTCAGATACAGCAAAGATTCCTCAGCTAGTATCAACCTACAAGTATGTAGTGCGGTAGAAGAATTGGTTTATATTTTAGGTTTCTTGTGTGAGAAACGTAACGCGTTTAACGAAGCACAAAAAATCATCGGTACAAACCTAGAATTTAAGTGGTTTGGTTTTACCTTTGATGATTGGGCCGAAGACATCAAAACAAGAATCGACAAAATCGAGATTACAACCAAGAAAAAAGAGTTGGAAATGCTTGAGGAACGTCTTAACAAATTAATCAGCCCAGAGCTTAGAGCACAAATGGAGCTTGAAGAAATCAGAAAATCTCTTGGTGTATAATGATTACCAATAAAGTATACAGATTGACCAAAAATGTTGAAGTGGCTAGAGATATGCCACTTAAAGCTGGTCAAGAACTTGAAGTTGTGATGGATGTGGTTTATATTAATGGGTTTCCATTACAACCAGAACTACAACCATTATTCTTACGTTTTGTCAATGAAAACCAAAGTATTTTGGAAGACGTGACAAAAAAATGGAAATAAATTTGGAAGTATAAAAAAGATTTAATATCTTTGCAAAAATAAATGTAGAAGTATGATAACTAAAGAAAACGGCTTAAAATACGCTAAATTAATTCACGTATCGGTTGATAACGGAAAAACAGATAATAGCAACAAAGTCTATATAATGGAAGAGCTTGCTGACGGTAGAATCAAATGTGAATACGGTAGAGTTGGTAAAAGTCTCACTACTGAGTATAAAGATAGTTCTAAATGGAGTAGTGTTTACAAACAAAAGACTGGTGCTAGTAAAGGTTACACTGATGTAACAGAGTTATTAGCAGAACCAGTAGTTGATAATTCAAACGGTGGTTCACAAAACAACACTGTTGAAGCGATAAAAGATGCTATGGTTAAGAAATTAGTTCAAGACCTTATGGCATACGCAAATAAATCTATTCAAAAGAATTATAAAGTTACTCAAGACGCTGTTTCTGAACAACAAGTTGAAGCAGCACAAGAGGTTTTGTCTAAAGTTACAGCTATGCTTAAAGTTGGTGGTGACCTTAAAGAAGTGAACAACGAATTGTTAAGACTTTTTACCGTTATTCCTAGAAAAATGGATAACGTTAAAAATCACTTGGTTCAAGGTCTTGATAACGATGACGAATTGGAAAAAGCTCAAAGATTGTTGGGTGAAGAACAAAGTGCGCTGGATACCATGGCTGGTCAGGTTAAACTTATCAAACAACAAAAACAAACTATTGAAACCACTGGTGAAGAAATGTCAGATATTGACATCCTTACTCAAATGGGTCTTAAGATTGAAGTTGAGAAAGATAGCGAAACACTTAGCCTTATCACCAAATTATTGGGTGATAATTCGTCAAAAGCCAAAAAGATTTTCAAAGTTGTTAATATTGCCACACAAGCCAAATTTGATAACCATTTTAAAACAGCTAAAGTTAAAAAGAAAAGACTTTACTGGCATGGTTCTCGAAACGAGAACTGGTTTAACATTATCCAGACTGGTCTTATGATTAGACCTTCTGGTGCTGTTTACACTGGTTCTATGTTCGGTGATGGTGTGTATTTCGCTAACAAGAGTCAAAAATCATTGGGGTATAGTTCACTATCAGGTTCACATTGGACTAGAGGTAACTCTCAAGTAGGTTTCTTGGCATTGTTCGATGTACATTTAGGAAACGAGAAACACATTCACAAACATGATTCATCATGTTATAGTTTGAGTTACTCTAACATCCAAAAGGATGGTTTTGATAGCGTATACGCTCATGGTGGTGCTGACCTTAGAAATGACGAGTTCATTATCTACAATCCAGTACAATGTACAATTTCTCACTTAATACAAATGGAACACTAATGGAAGAATTAGAATTTAAAACACCTTATCAATGGTGTTTAGAACTTAACATAAGGGTCTTAGACCTAAACGAATGGCCACTAGAGTGGTTCGGTTCAAAGGAGATGCATTATTTTATGTTTCCTACAATGCCTAAAGGTGAATTCCTTGAAGCGTTGTCACAATGCAAGGTAAAAGCTAACTCGATGCCAAGAAAAACTGAAATGTATTTGGAATACAGAATGTATGGTCTGGTTCCTTACAATATAAGTCCAATTCAACAAGGTATCCAATTTGGTCATGCTGTGGTTGAGTACGGTCAAACAGTTAAAGGTCTATCTAATTTAGAGAAGATTTATAATAAATGGGCCAAAGAAGATAAAACTTTTATTATCCTTAATGGTGGTACTACTAACAATACACCAGATAAGTTAGGAAGTCTTAACCAACATTTAAGAACACTTACTGATAATGGTGTCGCTACAGCTGTTTTCCATGAACCAGACTTAGGGGACCAGTTAACAGCAGTTGTGTTCTTGGTTGACGAGAGAGTTTTCAATAGAGAACTTTACCCAGAGTTCCAAGAAGAAAAGTTACCTTATGGTACTCGTAAGCCGTCCAAAAAAGCTCAACTTGAATTGGAAGAAAGAAATGAATCCAACTACCAAAAATGGGTTGAAAAGATTGGAGGTCCTAAAAACGCTTTCTTGAGAGAGTTTTTAAAACCACTTAGGTTGGCTTAAACCTTTACTAATTTCCTTGGGTTTCATATAATTGTGTATGAAACCCATTGAGATTAAAAAAATACTAGACAAATATTTAAATAAACATTATGTAGTTTGTAATAACAAATTTTATCATGTTAACACAACTCAGTTAGAATATGGTCAAGACATCGTTATAGAATGTCATGTTGTTTTTGATTTTGATATTTTAGAATGTGAAAAAATATTTAGAAAATGGTCGTTTTCAAATGGGTTGCAAAAAAAAGAGTTTGGTTCAGCGTATAAAAAACCATTTTGGACTGTTGAAATGTCTGATGACTTGCATGCTTTTCATCATATAGATGCTGAGGCTGAACTAATTAATATGTTATCACAAGAAATTTCAAACGAAATTGATAGAGAGATTATTAACGATTTAATAGCTATAAATGGAAACGAAATTGATAGAGAGATTATTACTGATTTAATAACAATAAATGGAAACCAAAATATTACACCTTACAGGTAAGATTGAGTTTGAACCTGAGGACAAAACAAAAAAACACTTAAATCAAGCGTCATGGAAAAAAATAGCCATGGTTATGGTAGATGGAGAGATATGCGAATACTACAATTGGTTCATAAAAAGAAGATACAATCTAACACTAAATAAACCGCTTAGAGGGGCTCATATTTCGTTTATTAACGACAGCATGAGGGATTTAACCCAGAATGGACAAAAGTCCGTTGAAGAGGCTCTAAATGCGTGGGATATAACAAAACAAAAATGGCATGGTAAAACTATACCTATCGTTATTGATTTGGACCCTAGGACTGATGGTAGAACATGGTGGTTTAACGTTCCTCATGAAGAGAGAGAATCATTACAATCCATAAGAACTGAATTGGGTTTAGGGAAACCATTCTTTGGAATGCACATGAGTATTGGTTATGCTAACGAAAAAAACATAGAACACTCTGAATACTTACATGATTTAATAAAAAAGGGCTACATTTAGCCCTTTTTATTTTTTGCGTTATTGATTAACCATGGTTCCACGTTAGGTATCTTTTCTAGGAATTTCAATTCCACTTCATAAGCTCTAGATTCTTCTTCTAGTTCTGTTAACCCATAATTATCATGTAATGCTTTAAGATGAAAAGATTCATGTACGATTACAGCAGCTATATTATTTATTGAAACGCTATTCATATCGTTTGTTGTTATGAGTACTGTATCACCATTTTGTGTTGTTGAGAATGTGCTAAGTATATAACTTATTTTTTTACAATGTTTTTTAACCATATCATAAGCTTCGGTATCGTTGTTCTGAATGATTAGTAAAGCTTGTTCAACTTTAACTTTCCAACCAGTTCCAACATCGTCAATCTTTATTTGCCCATAAGATGTGATAGACAAAAGTAATATAAATAATATTTTTTTCATTAGTTGGCGTATCCTGTATTAACAATATAATAATTTGAACTTCCACCAGACACTGGGGAATTTATAACAATAGATTGAACACCAGAATAGGTGGTTTTTAAATTACTATTTGATGAGTTTATTATAGAAAATTGGGTCGGTGTGAATATCCTAGTGTTAACCAAAGTTGGTTTCCACGAAGTAAATTTACCTATTTTTTTAGCGTAAATATAATAAACGTCTGAAATGTTTATTTTAGAATCATCATTAACATCAAATTTATAATAATCCCAAGCATTTATATTTCTACTTAAAACCTTAGAGTTTGCTGAAATAGCGTCAAAAGTTGTTATAGCGTTAGGTGTTGGTGCATCAATTTGAATATACCATTCTATTGATGGGTTAGTAGTTTCTGTGATAGTATATTTTCCATTAGAATCTGTGTATATTGTTTTATATAACTCCCATGAACCTGTGCTAAATATATAATCAAATTCCAAGACATAATTTAAAGAATTGTTATTATTTAAATCATTCCAACGACCACTACCAACAAACTGAATATAATCTTCACCACCAGAATTGTTAGGTTCACCACCATTCCAATTAGAATAAGGATAAACACCAAATCTCCATGCTGTTGACATGTAATTACGATTCATCTCATCAGCTGTAAGAGCGTTAGAATATACTTGAAAACTACCTAATCTAAAATTACCATAAGCGCCAGAACCCATGTTTGTAAAATCGGTTAACCCAATACCATAATATAAACCATTTCCGTAATAATATGGTGCTTGTCTAGCTGTATTTATAGTAGCAAAAGCAACACCATCTTTATAACCAGTAAGTGTTGTTCCATCGTAAGTAAAACCAACTAAATGCCAAGCGTTTAATGTTATACTAGTAGAAACTTGTACCATTCCACCGTTCCAAAGCCCACATCTAAGTGTGTTACCACCAGTTATTTCTATTTGTGCGTCGTGCCAACCAGATGATGGGCTACCAGCACCTAATTCAGTTACAACAACACCATTTCCAGTTGGATAAATCCACGCTAATAATGAAACTTTAGTTGATGTAAATTTTGAGGCTAAATTACCCGTAATACCATATTGGTTAATACCGTTGAATGTTAAGTATTTACCACCACTATTAGTATATGTAGGGTTGTTTGTTAATGTAGTGTTAATACTAGATTTAATATCTGTTAGTATATTTCCTGATGTGTAGGACGCTACATCATAATCAGCTTGTTGGTTTGTGGTGACATAATTTTCTGTCCATCTCCACCCAGCATTTGGTTCCCCATAAAAATTACCTGTTTTGTCTTGATAATATCCTATCCATCCACTAGGCCATGTGTTAAAAACAAAGGTATTTTCAGCAGCGTTAGAAATTGTCACTAAATGACCATTCATAGCTACACAGTTAGCTTGGGCTGTAGTCCAATTAGCGGTGGTTGTTGAACGATAATATGAATGACCGTTATAATTTGTTTGTGAAGTAAATCCAGCTAAATTTGACGTTGTTCTTTTAAAAAGTTTTATAGGTATATTAGGAATACCTACACTATTTGAGTTGTAGATATAACCAGAATAATTAAATTGACCAAATAATTGGTTAGTCAATAATAATATGAATACCACTAACTTTTTCATCATATTTTAGAAATAGCGTCTTGTAAGGCTTTTTTTAACGCACCAGAAAAAGCTGATTTTTCGAAAGGTAGGGTTTCATCTTGTAATTCAATAAATGTTGAACTAACATCAGTATTTGTATCACCTTCACCTTCATATTCATCACCATCTATTTTTACTATTAATTTAACTGTTGTTTTTTTTCTTTTTTTCTCAAAAGGACCTAAAGACACACTATTGGTTGGTGCTTCAATACTTTCAATTAAAACACTAACAGGTTTCCCATCTTGACAAATAGAATAACTATTAGAAAGAATTTCTTCGGTAATTTGTTTTACACCTAGCAAAAATCTATTAGGGTTCACTCCTTCAATTTCACCTTCGTTTTTAACATCTTTAACTGAATAACATTCTTGAGAATATCCTCTTAAAGAAATAAATATTGTTAATATAATTAAAATTTTTTTCATATGTATTATAATATTGCTTTTGCTCCTGTTAAAATTTGGTAAGATAACGGTTTATCATTTATTTGTTGAACACCGCTTATACTTATATTTAACTTGAATTTTTTTGTTATTTTATAATCAGCTGATACAAAAGGTATTGCTAACAATCCTGAATTATACCACATACCTTGATAATAGTAAACATATGGTGAATAAACAGCAACAAACATAGTTGTTAATTTTATTTTTTTATTTAATTTAAAATCACTATAAACACCACCTAACATTGAAATACTTTTAAATCTAGATTCACCTAAATTCCCAGTTGTTAAATTAACACCAATTGTTGATGTTACTTTACGATACTTATATGATTCCATAAAAGAAATAGTGTTGAAAAAGTCTTTATCAAAATTCAACATAGTTGAATTAGCCAGTATACTGGTAAATTTCTTATGTCTATATGAAACAAACAAAGTTATGTTTGAATTATTAATATAACTCGTAAAATTAACTAACACACCTTTAGCGAATGTGTTTTTAGTGTTTGATGAAACAATACTAGCGTTTAATTTAAACTGACTAGGGTCGGCCCCATCTGCACTACCTATAACAACGACATCACCATTCATCATTAGATTACCTTTTTTCGCTCCAGCTACTTTACTTTTTGTCGTAGATGAAGATTGAGAAGAAGATACTAACGCGTTATTAGCTTGTTCTTTATTTTTTTCTGAAGTTTCTGATTTTTCAGTATTGTCTAACCTTACAGAATTAACACCTCCTGTAATATTACTTATGGGTGTTTGACTTTCTTGTGTTCCTGTTGTAGTTGTGCTAGTCTGAGTTGGATTAGTAGTTCCTTCATTTCCACTATTTGTTCCAGTTCCATTATTAGAGGTATTATTTCCGTTGGTAACTGGTGTTTTTTTATCTCCGTTACTATTTCCTGTATTTCCGATAGAATTGGTCCCATTTTTATTATCTTTTTTTTCTTCATTGTTATTTGCTGAAACCTTCTCGTCAGCTTCAACAATCCCTGAAATTGTTGAACCACCACTTATGGCTTCCATGTCACTTAAAATAGACAAAACACTGGTCACCACAGCTATATTGTTTTGCGCAATTAAAACATTCATAGTGGTATCTAAGGTTAAACCAACACCACTACATGGACCTGCTGGGTTTTGAGAATTTACAGTATTAATCCAATCTTGAAAAACACCCGATTGTAATTCAGCATCAGTAAATGAACGTACTTGGCCGTTATAAGTTACTGGTACCGAACCAGAAGATGTATCAATATAGATTTGTTTAGTTTTAGAGGTGCAAGGGTCGGTATAAGAATACATAAACCCTTGCGCCACAGCTAAAACCGATGTGAATAATAATAAAATTGTATATATAAATTTATTAACATTCATTTTAATTAATTTTCAGTTGTACTTGACATAGAAATTCCGTCTTCTTCATCAACTTTTTGGATAAGCATTTTATCTCTATCTTCTGAGTTAAACCAATAGTCAACAACTTTGTTTAAGTTACCAACAAAAGCACCTAATAAGATAAGTAACATTTCTTTCCAATCTTCATTAATAGTAGCGCCAAAAAAAACACCAGCGTTAATCCCTAATATAATCATTGTAAATAAACCTAACACAATTGCTGTAATTTTCCAACGATTATTTTGCATTTCAACAAGCATATAATAGAATCTATTTTTTTCATCTATTTTTTTTGGTATTTCTTTACCTGTTATCATTTGTTTTAATTTGTTCATTTTTTAATTTTTAAATATTCCATTTTTTATTAATTTTGAAATTACCCTAGAAGCAGCTGTTTCTAAGGCTTTTTTTGTTGATATACCGATTGTTGATTGATTAAATTTAATTTCATCCACACCATCTAATAACGAAGATGTTTTTACAGTTGAAGCTTCACCTAATCCACTACCAGTATAAATTTCACCAGTTTCAGCATCTACAAATCTAACTTGTAATCCTAATCTAGTTGTTTGTGTTGTTTTAGAACCATCTGTTAGTTTAACCTCTTCATCTTCTGATACACTGAAGTCATATACTTCAATATAAACAAAGAATTTTGCTAAAATGACATTACCCTTCACTTCTATTTTATTTGATGAAATACCCTTATCTGAAGCTTTATCTTGAGCTATCATTTTTTGTTTTATTTCATTTTTATCTTCAGTAAATTTGAATCTGTCTGTTGTTTCTAAGAACTCTAAAACAATATTTGCAACCCCAAGTCCAACACGTTTGTCTTTTAACTCTGGGTACATTTCATATAATTCCTCGTTGATACCTATTTTAAGTACTTGAACTGGAATAGCCTCACCTTCATAGCCACTAACTACATCAAGTGATTGTTTCTTTTCAAAATCAGCCTTATAATCCTCGGTCTTTACAGTGCCAATTTGACCGTAAAGACCGAAAGATGATAATAATAAGGTTAAAAGCAATTTTTTCATATTACCAAGGGTCCTCTTCTGTTTTTTTAGGAGCGGGTGCTGGAGCTGCTACTGGCGCAGCAACTGAAGTTTTTTGGTTATTAGTATTATTACTTTGTTGTTTTTGTTGGTTGGTATTGTTATTAGATAAATTGATAACAACAGGAGCAGCTGCTGGAGCTGCTTGTTCTGTTTTTGTTTCTTCTTTATCTTCACCTTCACCACCAAATAAATGAGTAGACACCCAAATACCTGCACCACCAATTACAGTGGTTAATGTTCCTAGGATAGTTTTTTTAAGACCTGACCATCCTTCTTCTGTTTTGTTTTCTTCCATTTTTTTTTAATATTTAGCAATTTTATCAGTTTCAATTTTACTTATAGTATTTAATTTAGCAATATATAACCCACTAGCTAAAGAAGATAAGTTAGTAGAATAAACATATTGACCCTTAGCCATATATTTGTTTATTATAGTAAATACTTTTCTTCCCGCTACATCGAACAAACATAGTTCAGTTTCACCGCTTTTATCTACTTTAAAATTTACAAATACATCACCATTTGTTGGGTTAGGATAAACAATCATATCACCAGTGATAAATGTTTGATTACCAATTTTATTGATTTCAACAACACCATTGGTAGGTACAATATTCATATCTGAAGAAGTTTCGTTTCCTACAAATTTTCTAGATGTGTATAATGGACTAGAGTTCCATTCGCTTTGTGGTGATTTAGCTGTAAAATATAATGTGAAAAGAGTTTCCCCGTCTTCAACAAAGTTATTATTACTAGCATCATAACCACCCCACTCAATAACATCATCATGAGGGTTAACAAAACTTAACCATGACATTGCTTTTTGTGAGTTTCTTACTTCATTAAATTCTAATAAATTAGAATCATAATATAAAGCTAATTGTAGAGAACCTAATTTATTATTACCAGTAAGTGTTTTAACAGGTATTTCAACCATATTACCTTCACTCACAGTTAAACTAGGTAAATTAATTTCAACTGTTGGTAAAGGTCTATCATACTCAACTTTTTCATCAATAACATAACTAGAAGCATTAGCTGGGTTATTAATTTCAATAGGTGTTAAACGAGCCATATGATAACCAGTTCTATTTGCGTCACCAGTAACCATAACATAATATGTTATACTAGTTTCACCAAAAGGTATTTCATATGTAAAGTCAGTAACACCAGCAATACTTGAAGTCATGTTTGTGTTAGGTGAACCCATAACAGTAGTGTATTCACTAGATGTAAAGAATTTAATATTGTTTACACCATTTGGCCATACGCTAAATCTACCAGAGATTTTACCAAAAACACCATAAGCATCAGATATTGTAATGTTATTGTTACCATTTACGTCAGCAGCGTAAAAATCAAAATCACTTGGTTGTCCAGTACCTAACACCCATTGATTAATTTGCTGTGCATCCGCAACTGAAATAACGTTACCAACATCCATAGTACCACCGTTTACAACTAATCTTATATCATAAAACGTAGCGTCAATTTGCTCATTAATAGCATAAGAACCGTTTAAATCAGTAAGATAATTGTTAACTAAAGTCCATGGACCGCCAGTTTTAAGTTTTTTCTCTAATGAGAATGGTAAATTTTTAGCTGGAGTATCGTTTACGTTCACAAAATTTGCTGTGTAAGTAAAAGTTTGTCTTAAGAAGTTACCACCATAATTGTGAAGTGATAACACTAAGTCATTACCAGCTTGGTCAGCACCCATTTGAGGAAAAGTTTGAACACCAGTCCATGTTAAGTTTCCAATAGACGGCAAAGAATCAAAAGTTCCAGCAGCAACATGGGTAAAAGCAATATTAAACAAATTACCGATTGGTAATGTGTATGTACTATCACTACCTGTGTATACTACAGTTATAGTTACGTAACCATTAGCATTGTTATCAACAAATTGTAAATCTAAATTGGTTGTAGAACCAATTAAAGATACAGCTGCTGATGAAAATGCTGTTTTATCATAAAACACTCTAAATTGAAGACCTGTAACTAACGAAGTAGTTGTATTAGCATAGGTTAATTTAGTGTTAGTAACACCTTGTACACTAGTACCAACGGTATAGTTCGTGTCAATTAAAACCCAAACACCGTTAGACGGTGCAACAGGTTCTTGTGCGAAAGTTGGTGTTATGAAACTAAATAATAGTAACGCAACACTAACTAATTTTTTAATGTTTTTCATTTTTCCGTTTTAAGCTTCGTTTGAGTTGTCTTTGTTAGATTTACCAAAAACTTTGTCAACCGATGCTAAACCTAGACATCCGAATGATAACATTGCGACAGCATTAACTAATGTGTCAGAAGGTTTGATATCACCATGTGAATAACTATTTACGAACATTGTTGCACATAAAGTTAATCCAGCGATGATTCCAACAAACCTTTTTGATGAGAAATTTCCTGTCTCATCTTGGAAAATTTGTGTAAAGAATTTTTTCATTTTTTTTAATTTTATTCTTTTGTTATTTTTTTGATGAAACATTTGCTTTCGCTTAAATATAAATATTGAAAAAAAGTTTAAAAAAAATCTTTATTTAAAAAAAAAGTAGTATCTTTGCATAAAATTATTTAATGCGATGAAATTGATTTTTAAATATAATTGGTGTGTACCCTACGAAGCTAGTGGTACTGAAATTTTTATAATAGAATGTGATAGTAAAATTAAATTACAAGTTTACGTTTTAGATAAAATAAAAGAAGTTAGGCAAAAAAAAAAATAACTACCTAACATTATTTAATTTTGAATTTTATAATTTAGATGAATTAGAGTACCAAATAGAATATAACGTATACACCTTAGATGAATGGTGTGAAAAAGAAATAATAAAAATAGAATAAAATGAGCAAACAACTAACACACGAGTTTCTAGTAGAAAATGGGTTAATACTTTTTGAAACCATAATTGGTTCTCAAGCATATGGTACCCAAACACCTACTAGTGATGTAGACAAAAAATTCGTATACATATTACCTATGGATTATATCTTGGGTACTGGATATGTTGAACAAATAAATGTAAATAAAGACTACACAGGTTGGGAACTTAGACGTTTCCTAGAATTAATGGAAACAAACAACCCAACGGTTCTAGAACTTTTAAACAGCCCAGGAGACTGTATAATCAGCAAACACCCTTTGTTTGACCTAATCCTTGCACATAAGGAGGATTTCATAACAAAACTATGTAAAAATAGCTTTGGTGGATACGCTAGACAACAAATTGTTAAAGCTAAAGGTCTTAACAAGAAACAAAACTGGGAAAAAGACAAAGTAACTAGAAAAGACTTGTTAGATTTCTGTTATGTTATTCAAGGTGATAAATCAATCCCATGGAGAGCGTGGAATGCTAACAAATATGATGAAAAATTTGTTGGTGCTGTGAATATCCCAAATGCGAGAGATACCTACGCTTTATTTTATGACAGCGTTGCTGAAATGCTTCATTCTGAAAATACTGATGAAGAACTTAGAGAGACTTATAAAGAAGCACTGAGAAAAGCTGGTAAATCAATGGGTATGGGTTATAAAGGACTTATCAATACTGGTCATGAAGATGAAGATGGTAAGATTAACTACGGTATCTCAAATCAATTACGTCTTTCTAGCGTACCTAAAGGTGAGAAAGTTATTGCAACAATAGTGTATAACAAAGATGGTTATTCAGAACATTGTAAAGACTATAAAGAGTATCAAGAATGGCTTGAAAACCGTAACGAAGCTCGTTATGTTGAAACACAAGAACATGGGCAAAGAATTGATGGTAAGAATATGATGCACTGTATGCGTCTTATCAGAATGGCAACAGAAATTGGTCAAGGTAAAGGGATTCAAGTAAGAAGAGAAGATAGAGAATATCTATTATCAATTCGTAGAGGTGAACTAGACTTAGATAAATTAATCGAAGAAGCGGATAATGCAATTAAAAATATGGATGAAGTTTTTGATAATTCCACTCTACCTGACAGAGTCCCTAAGGGTTTGGTAAATGCTCTTTTAGTTACTATCAGAAGAGAATTTTATGATTTGCCAATATCGGCAACAACACTTGAAAAAAGACTTTAAGATGGATATATTTGACGCACCTAAAAATTGTATAAGAACCAACAGTGGTTTATATATAAATGTTTTTGAACCAAAATCTGAAATGATTAATATTGAAGACATCGCACATGCGTTAGCTTCTTTGCCCAGATTTGGCGGTCATTTAAACAAACACTATTCAGTGGCGCAACATTGTATAAGATGTTGCGAAATGGCTGAAGGGTTTGAAGACAAAAAAGCAGCTTTGCTCCATGATGCTAGCGAAGCGTATATGTTAGATATACCAACACCAATAAAATCAATGTTACCAGATTATAAAAAATATGAGGGTAATTTAATGATGTTTATTGCAAATCATTTTGATTTTGAATACCCATTAAACGAAAAAGTTCACACTATAGATAGAGATATGTTAGTATATGAATGGGAAAATTTAGTGGTAAATGAATCTGAGGAATTTGAATGTTGGGACCATGCAACAGCTAAGTCTAGATTTATAGATGAATTTAATAATTTATTTAAATAAACTGTTATTTTCTAATAAAAATTGTATATTATCATCGGCTGTTTGACAGTCATCTATGAAGGAGAATATTTGCTCATTGGTAAGTATTCTCCATTCATTTTTAGCTTCAGTCTTAGTTTGGTGTTTTCTATGAAGCCATTGTTCTACTTTTAAGTAATTTTTACTTTCATATTGCTTTAATAATACAATCTTATTAGGGTTACCAGTTTGTAATTCCGATAATCTAATTTTTATATCTCTTTTTGTGACACCTATCTTGTAGGATTCATTTCCATCAATGTCTGTTTGTAGTAATAAATATACATGTCCCATAATCACAAATATATTAGAGTTTTTGTATTTTGTAAATATTTATAAATAAAAAAAATATGAAAGACTTTATAAAAAATAGACTTAGAGAATCTTTAGAACATGAAGAAGATTTACAAGAAATAAATTGGAAAGGATTAGCCGCTGGTGCTGCTATGACGTTGGGTACGTTAGGTGCGCAAGGACAAACGACAGAACCAACTACACAAACACAAACACCAACAACTCAAACAACACAACAAAAACCAATGTTCGGTACACCAGAACAAAGAGCTGCTGCTAAGGCTAAAAGAGAAGCTCAACGTAAAAAGAATTTTGATATTTCTGTAAATAATGCTTATGGAATGGGATTTGTTGAAGATATTGAAGAAGAAGAATTTAACACTGGTTGTAACATAGCCAATAATCAAGAATTAAAATATTTAGATGGTTCATCACCTGAATTCCCTAATTTTGTATATAGAGAAATGGAAGATGGTACCAAAGTTAAGATTAATATGAAAAAATATCTTAATTATATTAGAAAACAAAATAAACAAGCTGATGTGCCTTTAGATGGTTTACAAGGTCCTAATTTTAAATCAACAAAATGTGGTGTTTCTAAAGATGCTGCAAAACAAAGCAAAAGCGATTGGAGTAAAAAATAACCATTTTAATGGTTTTTTTAAAAAATCATATATTTATTATAAAAAAGTTGCAAAAAAACTTGACTTGTATTAAAACAGTTCGTATATTTGCATCGTATTAAATTTTAACGAAAAAAGAAACAAAACAAAATGAGAAATACTTTTAACATATTAGTCCTTTTAAGCTTATGCTTGCTAGTGGTAAACACAGCAGGGCTTTGCGTATGTTAAACTCATCTGAATAAGATAAGTATCTCTCACAAAAAGCCCATCCTAACCAGATGGGTTTTTTTATTGAATAATAATGCCGTGGTTCCTGAGTGGTCAAAGGGGGCGGACTGCAAATCCGCTGCGAAAGCTTCGTGGGTTCGAATCCCTCTCACGGCTCAATGATAAACTGAAAAAAAAATGGAAGGTAAAGATTACTTAGTTGGTTCATTTAGAACCAAAAACGGTGCTCAAGTTAACGTTTATAGAAATATTAAAAATATGGAAAAGAATGAAATTAAAAAGGACTTGTATAAGTCAAAGAATCTGGCTAAATTTAGCCACTATGTAAACGGAAACCTGTATTATAAGGTAGACGTGATGGACGGAACTTATCAGTTCCCAATAAAAACAGTACAGAAATCATATGTAATGGATACTAGACAAGTTGAAAAGATTCCAACACTAGTATTAGCAGAAGATTTAGGAACAACAAGTTTTGACGCTGAAATAAAGGGTTCTGAATTGATTAGATGGATTGAAAAAGCTATCGATAATGAAGATTTTATAAAAGTAGGGTAAAACCTACTTAAATGGGACTATGGTGTAGTTGGTTAAACATCCCATCCTTACAAGATGGAGACGAGAAGTATAACGCTGGTTCGAATCCAGCTAGTCCTACCAAAATAAATGGCCTTGTGGCGAAACTGGCAGTACGCACTAGACTTAAAATCTAGGGTCCCGAAGGGGGCGTGTGGGTTCGACTCCCACCAAGGCTACACAATATGCGGATATGGTGGAATGGTAGACACACTAGCCTTAGAAGCTAGGGCTCATTTGGGCATGCGAGTTCGAGTCTCGCTATCCGTACAAATCGCATCTGTAACTCAGTGGTTCAGTAGTGCTTCCTTTACACGGAAGAAGTCGGGGGTTCGAATCCCTCCAGATGCACTAAAAGATAGTTTCAGCAAACAAAAACTGGTTAAAAATTCACACTTAAAATGCGAACGAAGCGGTTCAAATCCGCAAAATATAACTATCTTGTTTTTGGCCGAGTGGCGTAATTGGTAGCCGCGCCAGTCTAAGAAGCTGGTTCTCGAAAGGGAGTGTGGGTTCGAGTCCCACCTTGGTCACAAATTGAAATATCAACATATTTATTAGTATGAAAACACTAATAAAACAATTGTTAAGAGAAAACATACTTGAATTACCAGATTACGCTGTTATTGAAATTACAATACCAATAGCATACATGGACCCTAAGTATTATTATCAAGCTGTACCAATAAATCAGTTGGATTCTGATAGGATATACATTTGGAAAGGTGCTGCTGGTGGTAAATCAATATCAACCAAGAGTGTTAGAGTATTAAAAACATTCAAATACAACGAAAAAGATGAAATGGACGTTTATCTTAATCAATTGAGAAACAACGAAATATAAAATATTTCAAAAAAAGTTGCAAAAAAACTTGACTTGTATTAAAACAGTTCGTATCTTTGCACTATAATTAAAAACAAAGAAAAAAAATGACTTTTTAAAAAAAGTCGCATATTTATAAACAAATACAAAAAGAAAACACAATGAGAACTTTAACTAACATATTTGATTTCGCATTTTTTGCAGCCGAGGAGGATTACTCTTTCGGAAGGTCAAACACTGTCATAAGTTAACGTTTAAATTAACGATATAAATGATAAGTCTGACCTAATAAGTCAGACTTTTTTTATGCAATAAATAATTGGTTCTGTAGCTCAGTTGGTAGAGCACTAGATTGAAGCTCTAGGTGTCGTGGGTTCGAGTCCCACTGGAACCACAAAAAAATGGCCCCGTCTTCTAAACGGAATAGGAAGCCACCCTTTCAAGGTGTGTAATGCGAGTTCGAGTCTCGTCAGGGCTACAATCTGGTTAAGATTCCAGTAATCAAAAATCTAAATGGTCTATTCGTCTAGTCGGTCAGGACGTGCCCCTTTCACGGGTAAAACACGGGTTCGAATCCCGTATAGACTACAATAAAAAGGTCCTATCGTTCATCGGCTAGGATGCCTCCCTGTCACGGAGGTGAGGAGGGTTCGATTCCCTCTAGGACCGCTGGTAACATCTGGTAATTTTAATACCAGTAAAAACCATTAAAAACAGGGATTATTAGTTTTATCTGGTAATGTCTGGTAATTTGGGGTCATAGCTCAACGGCTGAGCGCTTCCCTTGCACGGAAGAGGATGTGGGTTCGAATCCCATTGGCTCCACTAATTAGTTTCTATCTTTTTAATTTTTAAAGATATTTATAGATAAAAAAAGTATGAAATTATCACATATATTCAAGGATTTGTTAAATGAGGATTTTAAAACTCAAACACAGAAATTCATCTCTCAAGGTTATGAACCAGAAATTGTTAGGTCGTATATTGAAAAATTTAAATATATTAGAGATGGTAAGTATCGTGAGGCGCTTAACCCTGACTTAAACATCAACGTTCCAGTTGAAAAACGATTTGATATTGATGCGTACCCAACGTTTAATTCTCTTGAAACCCTAGTTGATTATGTGTCAGGTCAAAGACCAGTTAAAACCACTATGTCAAAACAAAATGATATTGAAGTTACTGGTGAAGCTGTTTATAACAAAGATGGTGTTGAAGTATTTTATGCTGACAATCCAAGAGCGTGTATTAAATATAAGGGTAGTATGCCATATAGTTGGTGTGTTGCTAGGTCAGATTCTTCAAACATGTTCTATACATACAGATTTAAACCATATGAACCAGCTTTTTATTTTGTTAAGGATGTAAAAGCTACTGAAAAAGAATTGGCAGATATTGCTAAAACTGGTACTGTTAGTGGTGGTTTTAAAAATAGATATCATTTCTTTGTTATTCAAGTACCTAAAAACCTTAACCCTGAAGATGACAACACCCCACAATACATAGTTACTTCAGCTAACAATGACGGGGATAATCAATTAAGTTGGAATCAAATTCTAGAAATAAACCCAAAATTAGCTGCTATAAAAAATGTATTGATTCCTAAACCTTTTACACCACAAGAAAGGGCGCAACATGAAAGGTTTAAAAAGGGTATAAATGATAATGAATTTAGGAAACTTAGTTACGAAGATAAGAAAGCTTATTTGGATATATACCCAACAATTGCTAAACCAATTACAACTAATCAATTTTTGATATTACCAGACGATTTAAAGAATCTATATGTTTCATTTGGTATTGGATTAGACGATGAACAATTTGATAGTATTAAAAACAACCCTAAATTACTTAAGCGTTATGTACAAATTAGTGATAGAAAGTTAGATGTTTATTTAAAAGCTGATAATTGGAATAGAACTAGTTATCGTATGATGTATACTGAATTGATAGTACTTCCAGAGGAAAAAATATCAGAATACTTAAACACTTTAAATAAAAAAGAAATTGGTAGTTTTATTGCGAATAACGGTGTTGATAAATTAGAAATGCTAGAGAAACTTGCTTCTGGTAAATTGGTTGGTAATTATTCTGATATTAAACCGATAATTGATGGTTTAAGAAAAAATAGTGGAATTAGATATAGAAGCAAATATAATGAAGAAACAGATGTAATAGAACTGTTAAACGAAATGCTTCCAGATAGTGTATCTGTTGAATATGGTGAATATTCAAATGAAATTATGTTTGAACTTTCTTCCGAAATAAAATTTGGTTATGATTTAGAAGGTGTTTTATCCAGCTTATCACAAGATAGTTGGGATTCATGGAATGATAGTTATTTTGATGGTTGGTCTGAAGGACTTAAAGAAGAATACGAAAACCAAATAGAATCAGTACTTAAAGACCAAAATTTAGTTAATGATTTAAGAAAAAATGGTATAAACCCAACACCAAAAATAGTAGAAACGTTATTAGAAAAATTTAATGCGAGTGAAAAAATAAAAGAACACATTGATGAAGTTTATACTGAAGCTCAATCTGTTAGTGAAAATCGAATATTTAGAGAGTTACATAATAAATTTACAAAGATAATAACTTACGAGAATAGTAATAGCGGTGGTTATTATGGTTCTAGTAGAAGAAATTTTACTGAGGTTACTATAAATATATCTAATTTTATTGGTGCTTTAATTTCAGATTCTGACATATTAACAAAAGATAAAACACAATTTGAAAGCGCTTTTGAATCATTATTAGAAGACTTATTAGAACAAGCCGATTTACCTACAACTCAAGAAGAGATAGACGAAGAAGTTAGAAATGGTGGTGTAGATATTGATAATGAAGCTATGAGTAACTACATAAAGGAAAAAATATATGAGATTATAGATGAAAAAATTTATAATAATGACGATGAATATAATGACGAAGAACGTGAAGAAATAAAAAAAACAAAATATGATATTCTTACAGCTTTTGAAAAAACACTTAAAGGGTTAGGTCAAGATGAAAATACTAATGAAATAGAAAATGATTTAGTTCGTATTGTATTTGATAGAAGTAAAATTAAAACCAATGGGTCGATTTATACCTCTGTTATTCATAAGAAAGATAATAGTACTTTTAATGGTTATATGTTTATTAATGACATCCCATCTTATTTTAAAAACTACAAATTATTTGAAGAAATAAAAAAAATGAAAAATTTAATCAATTAAATTTGCAAGATTAAAAATTTACTCGTATATTTGCATCATAATTAATATAAAACTTAAAATAAAAACAAGATGAGTAAATTTGAAAAAATGATTTCGGCTAGTAATTCAACAACATTAGCAAACAGAGCTAGCGATTTAGCTGAAGAAGTGTCTTTAGAGTTAAACTCTTTCATCAACAATTTGAAAAGAGAAAAATCTCAGTTGAAAAGTAAAATCAACAAGTTAACGGATTTAGCACCAGAGAACACTACATCTTTGAGACCTGGTCATCCAGAATTCAATGCTTCGAATTGGGTAGCTGAGTTACATCAATGTCGTATGGATTTAGCATTGAAAGATGTTGAATTAGCAGAAGCACAAGCTATCCACGATGAATACTTTGGTGAAGAAGCTGAAAACGCTAAGTAATCATGAGTACAAAACCGAAAGTGTATTTGGCGAAATCAAACAGAGCTAATCCAGAATTGGTTAGTAGAGTTCGCCAAACTCTTTCCAAATATGATATAGAAATCGTTGAATTTAAGGGTGGTCAATTTAGTCACAAACCAATGTTAGAATGTGAACAATTAGTAGTTGTACCAGACTTATCAGATGAAGAAAATATCGTAATTGGGAAAGGGTTGTATGAGCAAATTGAAAGATTTGGTTCCTCAAAAGGTTTTGAATATGTTTTAACTATCACTAGTGATAACATGTTGATTAAAGAACTTGATGATATTGATATAATTGATTATGATGATTACGTTGAATACGCTCTTCTACATTTTCAATCATCATGGGGTTCTGAACACTTGAAGGACGTTTTAGATGAAATTGGTTATAACCCAAAATCATCAAATACTTTAAAAACGTCTGGTAAATCAAATTATTATATGTTAATTGGTAAAAAAGTTTAAAAAAAACTTGCAAGATTGAAAAACACTTAGTATATTTGCATTGTAATTTTAAATAAACATCGTAGAGTGTTTGAGAGTAGTAGCTATTAGGAAAGTTCCTCCTCTTTATCGAAAGATAAATGAAACTTTGTACTGGCGGTGGTATCAAACACAAAGACGTAAGTATTGGGGTCTTACAACCCCAAGAATGGTACCGTAGCTCAGTTGGTAGAGCAATGGACTGAAAATCCATGTGTCACTGGTTCGATTCCAGTCGGTACCACTACAGTAAGACGGTTAGCCTTACGTAAAGAACTTTAAGACACCATGGAAGGTTTTAAAGGGAAATGACGCTAACAGCTGAGGAAGTGCTAGAACTTCTGGGTTTGCAGTTCGGACCCTCTCCCAAAGAAAACACTGCAATGGTACTATCATGGGAACGATAGTACCAAAACACGGGGATAGCATAAGGGCGGCAGTTCCTTGCAGAACGTATACTAGTTGCCGAGGGGTTCGACTCCCTTCTCCCCGACTAAATTATTAACTATGGCTACATTAGCACAAAAATCTAGACAAGCTAGAGCGTTAGCAATGCTTGAAACACAACTTAAAAGTGGTGTTAAAACTCAGAAAGGAACTTCTGACGTTAAAATCGAATTGACAGATGCGGATAGAAAACGTATCAACAAAGAGATTAGTAACTTAAAAGCGAAAGCTTAAAAAATAGGTAAAGAAAGATTATTTCAGCAATTTAAATCAACAGCCTCCTAAGCTCGTGGTCGCAGGTTCGAATCCTGTCTAGTTTTTCCTAGGAAAAGCAAGTAGCTCAGTTGGATAGAGCACGTATGAAAAAATTAATCTTGTTACCTACATATGAGGATAGCTCAGTTGGTAGAGCGCTCGGTGGTTCGCTGCCGAGAGGTTGCAGGTTCGAGTCCTGCTCCTTGTACAAAAAAATTTTTAACTATTATTTAACAAAAAAATTTTGTAGTTACAAAAATACTTAGTATATTTGCATTGTAAAACATAAACAATAACAAAATGAGTTTTTTTAAAAATCTAATCTTCGCTCAAGATGAAAATCCTAGTGAGGGTACTAGTACACCAGCACCAGTGAAACAACAAACAACAAGTAAGTTTCCTGATTCTGGTCAAGCAACAACTGTTGCAACACCTGTTTTTTCGTTTCCAAATTCTGAAACGACACCAACACCTACAACCTTTGTTTCTCAAGCAAATGTTTCTCACGAACACTTAGAGAAAGCTATTGAGTTATATGAAAAGGGTTTTGATTCTTTAAACCAAAATGGTTTTGATTTCTACGAGTTTTTCCAATCAGTATCACAAGGTGGTATCGCAAACCCTCAAGTATATACTATGGCTTATGCTATGGGAACAGCAATGGATAAAACTATTAACAAAGAGAAACTTACCTCACAAGCTGATTACTATATCGCTGAAATTACCAAAGTATACGATGAAAACGTTGCTAAAGGTCAAGGTAAAAAAGAAAGTTTATTGAGACAAAAAGAGTCTGAAAATCAAACATTAGCAAATGAGTTAACTATGTTCCAACAACAATTGGAAGCGTTGCAAATTCAAATTGTTGATAGACAAAATAAACTTCAAGCTATCAATGGTAAATACCAACCACAATTGGATGAAGTTGATAGTAAATTAAATGCCAACACAATTGCCAAGAGTAAAATTGTTGAGGCTATTGAAATTGTAAAATCAGGGATTAACACAAACATTAAATAAGATGAGTTCACAAACACAATTTAAACAACCAACTACATTAAACGCAAATTTAATGGAGTTACCAATCCTTAAGCACTTTGACCAAAATCAAATTGCAACTAAGGTAGACACATTCCGTAAAGGTGAGAAAAATCTTTTCTGGTTCATGAAATTAGCCGCATTTGGTGCTATTGGTTACGGATTATGGAAGTATGTATTACCAACCGTATTCCAAGCCATAGGTCATATGTTAGCAGTTGCCGCTACTGGGGTGATGATTGTAGGTCTTATAATCGCAGCACCAGTAATTCTTAAAGGGCTTAGAGCCTTGACTAGAAGTCTTCATAAGATGATTATCCGTCACGACCCTTTTGCTCAGTTGGAAATTGAGCGTCATAAGATGATTTCTAACCAAACAACATTTAGAGTTGCTAAAGGAAACATTGCTCAGTTAAAAAATGATATGGAATTAGAATCAAGCAGAGCGCAAACAGAAGCTGAGGAAGGGCAAAAGTCAATTCTTAGACTTCAAGCCAAAGCACAAAAAATCAAAACCAGAATGGACGAAATGGTTCAAAAAGGTGGTGTAGAAGCTAGAGGTGAAGATGAATATGTAAACTTGGCGTCTGAATTTCAAAAAGTAAACGCTGAAGCATTGCGTGTTTCAAATAAATTAACGCAAGCTAAAGACTTCGTTCAAAAATACGGTACACGTGCCAACATCATGAAGAAAATGGGTCAAAAGCTTACAATGGTTGAGACTGCTATGGAGATTAAAATCTCTGACTTTGATGCTACTGTAGAAATGCTTAAGAAAGACTATGAATTTGGTCAAAAATCTAACGCTGCTACAACTGCCGCTAAAAATGCAATGGGCTTCACCAAAGGATGGGAATTCGATTATGCTCTTGACGTTGTAACATCAACGATTGCCGCTGATATCGCGATTACAGCTGGTAACTTGAAAGACATCGAAACGCTTACAACTAACTATACGTTAGATTCTGATGAGTTGTTCGCTAACTTGAATGCTGTGGCTGACAAAATCAAAGTTGGTGAAGATATTATTCCAAGTTCAAAACAATACAACAACCCTGAGTACGTTTTGTCATCAACTGACAGACAAAAATCAGGTGGGTTTGGTGAGTTGTTCTAATCAAAGATAAAAAAGAACTGTTCGAGTACCTTTTGTTGACCATACATCCAAAAGTGAAGTGGTGGACAAAGATACTATAGGATTGGTGAGCCTAGATGAGTAAGTAACAAGTCAGAAGAGTCTTAGACCGTATGGGTAGTTCCTCTAACTGGCGAACATTAAAAAAACGTTAAATAGAAAAAAAAGATTTGGTACATTAAAAATATGTTTGTATATTTGTACCATAAAACAATAACATTAAAATTTAAACAAAATGGGAAGAATCCTTAAAATTCAAAAATTGACTACCTTTGCAGAAGGTGTAATTGTTGCTCTTGGAGCAGTATTGGTAATGGGTATCGTGTACTTCGTGTCACCAGGCCTACGTGTAGAAGTGTCTAAAACACTTGGTGGTTTAGAGCTTAATTCAGAAACCTTGAACAATGTAACAGCTGGTACTAAATTGCCGTTGCCATCTAGTACTCCATCAAGTGAAGTTGCTTCAAAAGGTCTTATTAGAATTGCAGAGTATGCATGGAATGGTAACTCTGGTATGATTGTAGCTAACGGTGGACCACGCACAACTGAGGGGTCGCTTATGGAAGCCGCAGGTGTAAACTTAGAAATTGTTCGTCAAGACATGGTTGGTGGTTTACGTGATATGCAAGTAAAATTCGTTGAAGAATTTGATGGTGGTGCCGCTTATCCTAAATCTGATAAATCAGCTGTTGCTGTATCTATCATGGGTGATGGTGTTCCATTCTATATCACAACTACACAAAAATCGTTAGATGAAAAATTCGGTAAGGGTAAATACCACGTACAAGCGATTGCACAATATGGTTTATCATACGGTGAAGATAAGCTTATCGGACCACAAATTTGGAAAGATAACCCTCAATCATTGAAAGGTGCTGTTATTTCTTCTGTAATCGGTGACGGTGACTGGGTTGTAGCTTGTAACTATGCGTTCGCTAACAAAATTCCAGTAAATCCAGACCCAAAAACTTACGACCCTAATGCGATTAACTTCGTACCATCACCAAATGATGACTTTATTGAATCTGTAAAAGACTTGATTAAATCTCAAACAGCTGGTTATACGGTTCCATTAAAAGAGGTTAAAGATGGTAAATTAACTGGTAAGACGGTTAACCGTAAGATTGATGGTGCTACTACGTGGACTCCAGGTGATAAGATGGCTTTCGATGCGTTGACTGGTTTCACAGATGTTGTTTCAACAAAAGAGTTTGTGAATCAAATGGCTACTACGCTTGTAATTGTTAAAGAGTGGGCTGTACAACACGATAAAGAAGTTATCAATTTATTGAAACAAACTTATGTTGCTTCTAATCAAATCAAACAATACGATGAATGGGCTCGTAAAGCGGCTGAGTGTGTAGCTAAAACATACAACGCAGAAACTGCTGAATACTGGTATAATATGTTCAAAGGACAAAAAGGTACCAAAGCTGGTTTAGGTTACGATGTTGGTGGTACAAGAGTATTCAACTATGCTGATGCAATGCAATACAACGGTATCTCTGATGGTAACAACAGATACAAAGCAGTATATGACCAAGTTTCCGCTTATTTGACTGACTTGAACCCATGTGGTTTCAATGAAACTTGCCCTGAGGGTGTTATACCTTACGATGACGCGGTTAACTTATACTTCTTAAAATCAATTAACATTGGTGATGCAGGTAAAACTGAAAAAATATCATATGCTGAAAACAAAACTAAAGTTTTAGCTAGTGGTCAATGGAACATCAACTTTGCAACTGGTAGTTCAGCTATCCAAGGGTCTGAAAAAGACTTAGAAACGATATATAACTTGTTAGTGCAAGCTGAGGAAGCAAAACTTAAAGTTGTTGGTCACACTGATAACGTAGGTAACTCAAATTCTAATATGGACTTGTCAAAAGGACGTGCTAACTCTGTAGTTGCATATTTAACAAGTAGAGGTATCTCTAAAGAACGTTTCCAATTGGTAGACGGAAAAGGTGATACACAACCTATCGGTGATAACAACACTGTATCAGGTAAAGCTAAAAATAGACGTGTAGAAATTACTCTATTAAAATAGTGTTCGTGTTTTAATTAAAAAGTCCCTGATTAACATCAGGGATTTTTTTTTATTATTATTTGGTAGTTTGAAAAATAAATAGTATTTTTGTATAAAATTATAACACAATGAAAAATATAATTAAAATGTTTGTCCCTTTTCAAACAATAAAAGGGTCTGAAAAAACAATAATGCTAACAATATGGTTAGTTTCTTTGTTTGCTATTTGGGGTGTTTGTGCTATGGGTACAACGCACTTGTTTCCAACACCGTCACAAGTGTTGAAAGGGTTTGGAACTATATGGACTGATGGTCTTATTGTTCATTTATTCAATTCTTTAGCGTTATGTGCTCAAGCTGTTTTAATTTCAGTTTTTATTTCTTTGTTTGTAACTTATTTAAGTACGTTACCATTCTTTAAGGGTTGGGCTGACTTTATTTCAAAGCTTAGATTCTTACCGCTAGCTGGTATTACATTTTACATCACTATTATCATTTCTAGTGCAAGAACTATACAAGTATGGGTACTTGTAATGTTTATGTCGACTTATTTGATTACATCGCTTGTACAGATGATTAAAGACATTTCACAAGAAGAATTTGACCATGCAAGAACGCTTGGTTGTAACAGATGGGAAATGCTTTGGGAAGTGGTGATTAAAGGACGTTTTGATTACGTATTTGAATTGGTTAGACAAAACCTTGCGATTGTATGGATGATGCTTGTAAGTATTGAGAGTATCCTTATCGCTGCTGGTGGTCTTGGTGTTCTTATTAAGAATGGTGATAAGGTTGGTGACAACGGACGTGTTATTGCGGTTCAAATTGTGATTATCCTTGTTGGTATCGTGCTTGACTTCTTGTTAACAAAATTAAGAAAATTAATATTCAGGTATTCTAACTTTTAAAATTAAAAATTATGCTGTATGTTTTAATCATTATTATTTGTGGGTTAATTGGTGGTTTAATAGTTATAACTATTGATTATTTGTTTAATTTATTTTCTAATAAAAAAAGTAATATAGTTACTTATGAGAAAATAAAACAAACACCTGAACAATTAAAAATTAGTAAACGTTTAGATGAAATGTTAGAAGAGTTTAAAAAATAAAAATTATGCCGTATACAACAAATGAAACGCTATTATACGTTGATAACGTAAGCGCAGGTTACGATGGGAAAGTCATTATTAAAGACATCAACATCATAGAAAGAAATGTAATAAGAAAAGACTTTGATTCAACTGGTCAAGTTATTGCAGTGTTGGGACGTTCAGGTAGAGGTAAGTCTACATTGTTTAAAGTTCTTACTGGTTTATTAAAACCAATGAGTGGTCAAATATTATTGGCTGATATGGATACTGACGATTCAAGCGATGCTAAACCTTTAGATGAAGGTGATGTTGGTTTTGTTGACCAAAAATACACGCTTTTCAGACATAAAACAGTTACTCAGATTTGTCAATACGCTATGCGTAAATCAACTTACCCTAAAGCAGAAAAAGATACTATCATAAACGATTATCTTACAGAATGGGGTCTTTTAGAACATAAAGACAAATACCCATGTGAATTATCTGGTGGTCAAAGACAACGTACCGCAATCATTGAACAAATGCTTACCAACAAACACTTTATGATTCTAGATGAACCTTTCTCTGGATTAGACGTTGGTAACATTGAAAAAGTTAAACAGTCTTTTGATAAAATTGGTTCGGCACATGAGTCTAACACAATTATGTTTTCAACACACGATATTAAACTTGCAGTTGAATTAGCTGATAGTATTTATATTATCGGAAGACCTGAAGGTGTTGATGATTATAGCACTGTTTTAAAACACTATGACTTAAAACAAATGGATTTAGCGTGGACACAATATAGTGATAAACATAGAGAATTGGTCAGTGAAATAAAAACTGTTTTATTGAATTCATAATGGGTGATTTAACAATATTAGTTATATTATCAAAAACAAAGTATTTATAAATAAAACAAAAAAAAAATATTAAAAATGAGTAAATTTGATGACTTGTTCAATGACTTCTTAAATGATAAGTCAAACAACAATAAAGATGATAACACCAATATGATGGGTGATTTATTTAAGAATATATCCAACATGAAAAACTTCGATAAAGAAGGGTTGATGAAAGAATTAGATAAAAATCTAGGTGAACCAGATGAAATTAAAAGCTATGAAGAAAATGGTGTGTTCTTTCAAAAACAAATTTGGCACACAAAACATGGTCAAGTAATTAAAACTATAATTTCAGACGTACCCTTTAAAAAGAAAAAAACTAGGGTTCCATTAGAAAATCAACTTGAAATCGCTGTTGAAGAAGAAAATTATGAGTTAGCGGCGAAGCTTAGAGATAGAATAACAAAAAGAAACGAAAAGAAAAATAAAAAATAAAAAGCTGGTTTTCAGTTATTTATAAATTATTTTAAAAAAAGTTACAAAAAAACTTGACTTGTATTATAATAGTTAGTATCTTTGCACTATAATTAAAAATAAACAAAAAAAGAATTTTTACAAAAAACAACATATTTATAAACAAATAGAAAAAACAAAGTTATGAAAACACAAACGACATATCAAACGCAATATCAACCTAAGGGCGGGAAACCGTTCAGGTCGACTGGGTGTGTCATGTTTTCAGACTTGACAACAATATAGTAAGTACGTAAGTACAAATTATAGACCCAGTTCAGAGTAAAATCTAAACTGGGTTTTTTTATGCAATAAATTACTGGTAATGCGCGAGATGGTTTAAGCGGTCGGACTTGGAATCCGATGAGGGCACAAAGGTAGTGTCTTCCACAGGTTCGAATCCTGTTTACCAGACAAGAAATACAAAACACAAAACAAAAAAATGAAAACAATAAAGAACATAAAGAATAAACGCTAACGCACTCAGCCAATTGGTTATGAGTGTAATATACCCTCGTAGCTCAGTTGGTTAGAGCACCTAACTTTTAATTAGGGAGTCAAGAGTTCGAGTCTCTTCGGGGGTACCAAAAAACCAGAAATGGTTAAATGCTTTCGAAGCTCATGTGGACGGGCACTCCGCTTTTAACGGAGGGGTAAAGGGTTCGAGGCCCTTCGGGAGCACAAATATTACGGGTAGTAGAGGAGTCAGGTTTATCTCGCTGGCCTTGGACGCTAGAGCACGCTGGTTCGAATCCAGTCTACCCGACGAGACGAGACTGTTACTAATTCATAGGGGCCCATTCATTTTAAGTGTCTGCGTAGAATTAGAAAATTGCGACTGTCGCCTAGTTGGTATGGCACCTGACTTCCAATCAGGAATAGGGCGGGTTCGAGACCCGTCAGTCGCTCAAATATTGGAAGATGATGTAATTGGTTAACATACGACACTTTGACTGTCGTTTTTAGGGTTCGAGTCCCTATCTTCCAACTAAAGGGTGGTTTCAGCAAGTTAACAAACATCAAATTTTTACTTTGAATCGTAACATGCCATCCTGAATTTGGGTCCATTGAGCAACTGGCTGGCTCGCCTGACTGTAAATCAGGTTCCTCTGGACGTGGGGGTTCGAATCCCTCTGGGCCCACCAATATATGCCTCCGTAGCTCAGCAGGCCAGAGCAACTCCCTTGTAAGGAGAAGGTCGCAGGTTCGATTCCTGTCGGAGGCTCTAAATCAATGTAATATTATGGAAGGGTTAAAATTTAGTGGTCGTTTTATGACCAAAGAGGGAAAAAAAAGATTTCTAAGAGATTGGGAACTTAAAAAAGAAGAATTAAATGGTATTGGCAACGGTCCAATAAAAATTGAGATACCTGAGTTGAATGTTATTTTTTATGCTAAAAACATTGAAGAAGCTAAAGAAAATATAAATGAAGCTGGTTTAGTACAAAAAATAATTAACAAAAAATAGTTATGTTCAAAAATAGTTAGTATATTTGCAACATAAATATAAAACTATGGATTGTACAACTCAAATTGTTAGCAGAATAAATGGTGAGTTAATTGATAAACCAAAAAAACCATTTGATACACTTGAGCAAGCTATCAAGCACGCTAAGGGTGTGAACGCACTACCAGATAGAAAATTCAAAGTGGTGGCGTATAAATGTAAATCATGTCATAAGTTTCATGTTGGTAGAAATGGCAACACGATAAGTGACAAAGAAAAAGAAAAATGGAAACCACAAGGTTTCAAGATAGTTGGTAAAATCGACTTTAAATGATATACTGGTTTTTGAGACCGATTTACCGTTAGGAAAATCCTTTTAAGGGCTGAGACTTTATGTCAAGCGTAGCAAACGGTCTTAGGAGATTAACAGAATACAAATGGGGTGTGACGGATGCAGAGAGAGAGGCATAAATGCAGTAGTAGCTCAATTGGTTAGAGTATTGGCTTGCCAAGTCAAGGGTTGCGAGTTCAAGTCTCGTCTACTGCACTAAACCCATCATTATGATGGGTTTTTTTATTTATGTCAGATATTTATAGTAAAAATTAAATATTATGGCAAGAGCAAAAAAAAGACCAGCAGCTAAACCTAACAGAGGTAACGTAGTTAAAAGAAAAAAATTACTTAAACAAAACGAAGAAATTCTTAGTAAATTCAAATAAATATGAAGTCACTAATAAAGGTGTTGTTAAAATAAAAAAAGAGGGGATACCCCTCTTTTTTTTTAGCGTTTTCCTTGGCCTTTATATTTTTTCAAATAATTCTTAGACTTCTTCAATTTTGAAGATTTACATTTAGAATGAACTCTTGGTCTTTTCTTTTTAGGTTTTTCGATTCTCACAGAAACACTAGCTGATTTTGATTGTGGTTTTGCCATAACATTAATTTTTAATATAAATATTGTTATTTGATAAAATAATTCGTATATTTGTAAAAAATTTGAGTATGAAAACAGATATAAACATTAGCATTGATACAGAAAGCAAAACTCCAATATCAATAAACAAACCTGAGGGTGTCAACCCACCAACTACAGCTGAAGAAGCTAAAGAGGTGATTACCACAGATATAAAGTGTTTAACAGAAGCTTTGTGTTTTATGGTTGGTGTGGCTGAAGATAACGGTTATGTTAACGCTAATGAAACGTTAACACAAATAATAGTAAGATTAAATAAAGATTTAAAGTAATGGAAAAGTTTAAAGGAGATAAAATAAGTGCAATACACTCGTTTACGGTGTTCCCACAAGACTTAAACTATGCTGACACATTGTTTGGTGGTAAGGTAATGGCTGAAATGGACGTTGCTGGTGTTAAGGTTGTTCGTAGAGCAATATATGAAACTGATTGTGATGGTGCTGTGACAGCTAGTGTTGATAAGATTGATTTTAAAAAACCAGCTTTTCTAGGTGATTTGATTACAATGAAAGCCGATATAAAAGCATTGGGTAGGTCATCAATTCAAGTTAAAATTACAGTAACTAGAGAAAGTCAACGTGGTGATATTGAAGAAATATGTGCTGCTAATTTTACTTTTGTTACTATGAAAGATAAAAAATCTCATCATCATGATTTGAGTTTTGAGAAATTGTTAAACAAATAAGATTACAATGGATGTATTAGATTTAATTAGAGCTATACATAAGTCTGATAAGATTATAAGTTCGTGTGAAACTTGTGACCACATAGAAAATGCTGAAAAATATTTAGAAAATTTTAAACAACAATCAAATAATGAAGAATTTTATGTCAAATTGGTTAAAAAACTTAACATTAAAAGACAACAACTTAACTGCGATTTCAGAATTTAATTCCCAGTCTATAAATAAAATAAAAGGTAATATTTTCTATCAATTATTTTCAAAACCAAATCTTTATTTAAAAGTTCTGTTGTTAAGAACTATCGGTATGGGTTTATTTACCTTTATGATTTGGTTTTTAATCAAAATTTTTGAGTTTACATCTTTTACTATACCTTCAGCTATGCATAGCCTTATTGGTATCGTTATTGGTTTGTTATTGGTGTTCAGAACCAATACAGCTTATGACCGTTGGTGGGATGGTAGAAAAATAATCGCTAGTTTGTCTAGTGAAGTTTCTATTGTAACCGCAAAATTAAATACTTTAAATTATGGTTCGAAACCATATGAAGAGCATAAAGTTGTAACACTTAAAAAAGAAATGAAAGAATTTTTGTTGGTGCTTAGAAATTATCTAACAATTGGTGAGGATAATGAACATTCCGTTAGCTTTCATTTAAAACAAACAGAATCTTTAGAACTATTATTTAAAAGTGTTTCCAGACTAGATGAAGATGATAATCTTAAATCAATATTAAACAATTCCATCGTTAAGATGATGGAGTATTCTAATCAATTAGAACGTATTAAAAACACACCAATACCTTTATCTTATGTGTTTCACATAAAAATTAGTGTGTTGATTTATTTATTAACTTTACCTTTTGGTATGTTTCATGATTTGGGTATTTGGTCTGTTCCTTTGGTTATGTTGATTTATTACATAATTGCTGGTGTTGAAATTATCAGTAGTGAGATTGAAAATCCATTTGCTGGAGACCCTAACGACTTACCAACATACAAGTTATTTAAAACAATGTTGGAAACATTAAAATCCTAAATATGCAAGGTACATTTAGAAAAGAAATACATGGAAACGAGTTATACCTGTTCAATGCAAAAGGTGAACTTATTTTCAAGCGATGGCTTAATCAAGGCCGTTCAGTTGTGTTTGATGTGATGAGTTACGACAAACAAACATTAGTATCAATAACAGAAGAAACTTTAAAAAATAAAAAAAGATGATAAACATAATAGTAGCGATGTCGACTAATTTTGTCATAGGTAAAAACAATGATTTACCATGGCATTTACCTACTGACATGAAGTATTTTAAAGAAACTACCAACGGACATACGGTGGTAATGGGTCGTAAGTGTTGGGAAAGTATTCCAGAAAAGTATAGACCATTACCTAATCGTAATAACATTGTTATGTCTAGAGACCCAAACTATGTAGCTAATGGGGCGACTGTTTCTGATGATTTAGAACGTATTTTAGTATCACATGAAAACAGTGATAAACAAGTGTTTATTATTGGTGGTGCTGAATTATACAAAGAAGCTTTTAAATATGCGACAAAAGTTTATTTAACACAAATATATGCCAATATTGAAGGTGATATATATTTAGAAGGTTTAGAAACTGGAAAATGGTGTTTAAAAGAGGGTAGTGAAGTGTATGAAGAGAATGGTTTAAAGTTTAGATTTGAACTTTATGAAAAAAAAGAACAAAAAGATTGTTTTTAAAAATTTAATTTAGTATCTTTGTGATATATGGCAAAAGAAAGAAAAAAAGCAGTTGTAAAACCTGTAATTAAACCGATTGTCCCTAAAAAAAGAGAAACTGCTGAAGAACCAGAAAAAAAACCAGTTGTTGAAGCGACAAACAAAGAAGAAAAGAAACGTAAGAATGATTTTAAAACCATCAGAATAGCATCCAACGCAGATATTGAAGAACGTAAACATATATCTGAAAGAGTGCAAAAAGGTGAATTAACACTAGCATATTATGCTGTTGATGGTGAAAACTCATATCATTATTATTTTATAAATAAAAATTAAAAATTAAAAAATATGACACTTAAAGAAAGAATAAACGCTGATTTTATCGAAGCGTTCAAAGCAAAAGATATGGCTAAAAAAACATTTTTGGGTATCTTAAAGGGTGAAATACAAAACGAAGAGGGTAGAGGTACTGTTTCAACAGATGAATCTGTATTGAATATTATCAAGAAAATGGAAAAATCTCTTAAAACTACAAATACACCAGAATCGATGTCTGAGTTAGAGTTTATCAAACCTTATTTACCTATATTGATGGGTGAAGATAAAATCCGAGAGGTTTTGACAAACTATAAAAATAACGGAATGACTAATATGGGTCAAATGATGGGTGAGTTTAACAAATCATTCAAGGGTATGGCTGATAATAAATTAGTTTCTGAAATTGTTAAAGAAATTCTTGCGTAATGGATATTGTTACTATTATTTTCGCTTACGTATTGTATTTCCTTTTAGTTCATTGGGTTGCTGATTTTGTTTTACAAAGCGAAAAAATGGCGTTGAATAAAAGTACTAGTAACTATTGGTTGGGTATACATGTTAGTGTTTACACCTTAACGACAATTTTGTTGTGGTGTTTATTGTTTTCAATTATTGGTTTACATGCAACATTTTTACAATATATCTCAGCGGCTATGTCAATATTCGTAATGCATTTTATAACAGACTATATAACTAGTCGTATAACTGGAAAGTATTACAGAGCCAATAAAAACCACGAATTTTTTGTTACTATTGGGTTCGACCAATGGTTACATTACTCACAAATATTTATCGTAATAAACTATATAATTTTATAAAAAATGAATAAACAAGAGATTTTTGCAAAGCTAGATGGGATGTTAGCTGATTCTAAAAAAAGGGGATTTTTAAACCATTTAGTACGTTCATACGTACCGATTAGTAAGGTTGAAAAAGTTTTTGAAAAACCAACAGGTCCTTTCGTTTGTGTGTTAAGTAACACAAAACTATTCTCAATCCAAGATATTTTTGAGGGAATTCAAACAGAAGAATTTAAAAAAGAGTTTTTTGATAGTCTTAAATTTGCGTTGGATGATAAAGCTCCAAGTATCACACCGATTAAAAAATTAATTGGTGATAGAAAGTTAGGTTTGTCTGGTGATAAAACTACAACTTTTATGTCGTTGGATAGTTACCATGAATTCTTCGACTGGGTTATTACCAAATCATTAAGCGGTGATAAACACATCAATTGGTTATTGGGGGATATCAGACGTGAAAGCTTTTTAGATAGAGCAAAACAAATTGGAGATGAAAAAATCCAAAACAAGGTAAAAAAATTAGAACCAAAAAAACATGGCGCAAGTTATTCATTGGGAGCAGCCAGTGATGCGCTTTTAAAATTAAAAGAACAATTAGAAAAAAATGAGATTAAAAATAGATAACCAAAATGTTTGGTTTGCATCTGATTACCATTTTTGTCATTCTAATATTATCAAATATGATAATCGACCATTTGCCAATGTGCAAGAAATGGACCATACTCTTATAGAGAATTGGAACGAATTGGTAGATGTAAACGATACGGTAATCTATATGGGTGATTTATGTTTTGACCGCTCAGGCGGTGCAGCTAAATCCATAGTTGACCAACTAAACGGTAAGATACACTTCGTATTAGGTAATCATGACAAAGAAAAAGATATCAGAAAATTAGGTAGATTTGAAACGGTCAGCGACTATATCAATCTATCAATATTAGACGAAGAAAACCCTAGAAAACATCAAGGGATTATGATTATGCATTATCCTATATTATCATGGGATAAGTCACATCACGGTGAATGGCATTTACATGGCCACTGTCACCAAAGTCTTGTACCAAACAACCCAGAGTATTACAAAAGAAAAGTCTTAGATATGGGTTGCAATGGATGGGATTATAAACCTGTTAGTTATACTCAAATAAAAGAGATAATGAAAAATAGAGAAATTGAATCGGTAGACCACCATTAAAATAAAAAAAATGAGTAAAAATACAGTTAAAGAATTAATGCCAGAAGCATTTTTAGAAGCAATTAAAGGAACTAATAAAAAGAAAAAAATGGATGAACTTGAAATTAAATATGTAGACCCAGCGGAAACACAAGAAAACTTAGAAGATGAGTTTGATGATTACACCAGTAATGAATTTACTGAAGATGTATCATTTGTTGAATTTGCGATTATTAATTCCTATTTTCACGATTTATACGTGAAAAAAGAAACCAAAGACATTTCTGTTAGAATGTATGGTGACACTGACAATATCGGTAGAATCACTATTGGTGGTTCTTTCAACAATATCGATTCATTTTGGTTTAACTGTACTTTTGCTGGTGACGATAACGATTGGTTTGTACAAACCAAAATGTTCACAGATGGTAGAGGTGATTTAATTAACCAAGTACACATCACAAGCAAGAAAGGTCTTAAATACAAAGAATTTGAAGATACATTCAAGAAAATCAAATCTCTTGCGTTTAACAACTCAGAGTACAAAGGGAAATGTATCAAAATTTCGCTTATTGAAGGTCGTTTTAAAGGTATCTCTGTAATCGATATCAAAGAAGCTTCGAATGAATTAATTATGACCGAAGTTCAACGTAGATACATTGAACACTTTATTTCTCGTGTGGCTAGAGGTGGTAGTGCTAGATATTTGTTGAATGGAGAGCCTGGTACGGGAAAAACCGAAAGTATTCGTGAAATTTGTCGTCGTCTTATCCCAGATGTTACATTCGTAATTCCAGACTTTACAACAACTGGTGATTTGAATTCAATCATGGAAGCTTGTGAGATTTTTGAAAGCGCGGTAATCATCATGGATGATATTGACTTATACTTAGGTTCACGTGATAACGGTTCCTATACAAGAATGCTTGGTCAATTCTTATCGTTCTTTGATGGTGTTAAGAAACGTAAAATTAGTTTATTGGCTTCGACAAACGACAAAGGACTTGTTGATAAAGCGGCTGAGAGACCAGGTCGTTTCAATTTCACTTTAGATTACACCTTCTTAAACGAAGAACAAATCATCAAAGTTTGTGATATCCACTTACCAGAAAAATGGAGAATGAAAGAAGTATACGATGCTCTTACAGAAAACATCAATGGTAAAAAACCTAACATTACTGGTGCGTTTATCGCTAACTTAGCTGAAAACATTGTTGAAATGTCAGAAGAAGATGATAAATGGACGCTTGATGATACGATAAGTCTAATCAAAGAGTCTTATAAAGGGTTCTATATGAGCCAAGTAGATAAAGAAAAAACCAAAATGGGTTTTGTTAATTAAAAAAAAAGTCCCAATAATTTTTTTATTGGGATTTTTTGTGTATATTTGCAAAATAAAATTATAAAAAAATGGAAGATTTAAAAAGAAATGAAATTGGTGTGATTATCGGAAGATTTCAATTACCAGCATTACATGAAGGGCATATTTCAGTATTAGATTATGTTACTGAACATCATTCAAATGTTGTTGTGTTTTTAGGTGTACCTAGAATTCAAAACACGAAAAGAAACCCATTAGACTTTTCAACTAGAAGAAAGTTAATCCAAGAATCATATCCTGATATTATTGTAATGGCTTTACCTGATAACAGAAGCGATGAAAAATGGAGTGAAAATGTTGATAATACATTATCGACTATATTCCCAGAAACCAACGCTATTTTATATGGTAGTAGAGATTCTTTTTTACCATATTATTCTGGTAAACATAAAACACAAGAAATTGAACAAGTAGGGTCACATAACGCTACTGAAATAAGAGAAGAATGTTCAACAAACGTTTTAGACTCTGAAGATTTTAGAGCTGGTGTTATTTATGGGATTTACAAACAAAGACCAGTAACATATCCAACTGTCGATATTGTAGTTGTAAATAATGAAGGTCAAATCCTTTTAGCTAGAAAACCTGCTGAAGATAAATTTAGATTTGTTGGTGGGTTTGTTGATAGAACTGATGCTTCTTATGAAGTTGCGGCTAGAAGAGAATTATTTGAAGAAACTAAATTAAGTGGTTTAACACCAACTTATATTGCTAGTCAGCAAATTAAAGATTGGAGATATGGAAAAGAAGAGTCTGGGATTATGACTACTTTGTTTCTATTTTACGAATGGGACCAAATGGGTAAAGCTGAGGCTTCTGATGACATAGCAGAGGTTAAATGGTTTGATTTAAGTGATTTATTTGAACATTCACAAGAACCAAGTCTTGGTGAGGGTCATATCACACCAATCAAATACACTTGGAAATTGAATGATAAAATAGTTCCAGAACACATTGAATTAATGCAAACGTTTTTAAAGAAAGTAGTAACTAATAAATTAATTAAATAATATGAAATTATTAGAAAAATTAAATATTGATTTAGAATATAACCCATTAGTAGTCTTTGGGTCATTTTTTGGTAGTGGTAAGTCAACTATTTTGACTATATTGGCTTCTGAATGTTACAATAACGATAAAAAGATATTGTATTTAACAGAAACTAAAGGGTTACATACTATAAAAAAGTTTAACAAAGCTTTAAATGAAAAAAACCTAAATTCTAAATTAACGGTTGTTTCTTTAGGGTTATTAGACACTGATTTAGAACTTTTCTTTAAGAAAGGTTATGATTTAATCGTAATTGATTATCCATATAATCATAGTGATATTGACAAAATATCTAGATTTTCTAGCAACTACAAAACAACAGTTTTTTTAAGTGTACAATTATCTAGGTTTGAACCTCAGAACGGTGTTTTAGAAACTAACAGAAAACCACTACATGCTTCTGATGTTTTTGTGATTGTAACTAGAAAAGAAACAAAAAAACAAAATATTTTAGCTAAACTTATGTTTTGGAAAAAACAAAAAAATGTTAATTTACGTGTTTTTAAAAACAGATTTGGAAATGAATTTTCCTTAGATGTACATGTTGATTTTGAAAATGTAAAATTTAAATGTTAGTATAAATTGTAAAATATAAAAATAAATAGTATATTTGTATAAATTTTAATTATTATGAGACTTAAAAGAAATATTATTCGAAAACTAGAACAAGCTATCGCTAACGATGATATGTCATCTATTAAATCGATTGAAAAGGTTCTAAAAAAAGTATTGGAAAAACCAGAAAACTTGGTTTTATGTTCTGATGCTTACAAGTATTCACACCACAGATTCTATGGTAGTGAAATGACCAAAATGGTTTCTTATTTGGAATCAAGAGGTGGTAAATTCTCTGAAACCGTATTCTATGGCCTTCAAATTATCCTTAAACGTTTCTTAGAGGGTGTTGCTATCACAAAAGAAGAAGTTGATGAAGCTTACGAATTCTTAGGTACTAAATACGGTGTATTTGGTCGTGATGATGTGTTCGACAGAAGTAAATTTGATTACATTGTTGAAAAATACGATGGTCATTTACCAGTTAGTATCAAAGCGGTGCCTGAGGGAACTGTTGTAGGTACTCACAATGTACTTATGGTTATTGAAAGCCTTGACCCTGAGTGTGCATGGTTAACTAACTTCTTAGAAACAATCTTGTTACAAGTTTGGTATCCAATTACTGTTGCTACGTTATCAAGAGAAGTACGAAAAATTGTTGATGAAGCTTATAGAAATTGTACTTCATACGATGATGGTCTTAGAAGTTTCCTTGTAGATTTTGTACTTAATGATTTTGGATTCCGAGGGGTATCATCAGTTGAATCAGCTGGTATTGGTGGTTCTGCACACCTTGTAAACTTTAGAGGTTCAGATACGCTTATGGGTTCAAAATTCATTGTAGAAAACTACAACACCGACACTATTTATGGTTTATCTATCCCTGCGACAGAACATTCTATTATGACTCTAAGAGGTGAAGAAGGTGAATTAGATTTAATGAAACGTGTTTTAACACTTTTCCCAACTGGTATCGTTGCTTGTGTGTCTGATTCATTCAACATTTTTAGAGCGTGTAAAGACTATTGGGGTGGTGAATTGAAAGAATTAATCCTGTCAAGACCTACTGAGCCTGGTAATCAACTTGTTATCCGTCCTGACTCTGGTCACGTAATCAACTCACTAAGAGAGATTTTCCACATTCTTTTCGAACAATTTGGTTATACCGTAAACGAAAAAGGTTACAAAGTTTTACCTCCACAAGTTCGTGTTATTCAAGGTGATGGTATCAATTTAGAGTCTATCAAAGAAATCTACGCATTGTTGGAAGAAGAAAAAATATCACCAGAAAACTTAGCGTTAGGTATGGGTGGTAAATTACTTCAAGCTGGTATTGACCGTGATACTCAAAACTTTGCAACAAAAGCTTGTTTTGCGGTACTTGATGGAAAAGAAGTTGATGTGGTAAAAGCACCAACTGAAATGGATGCTGATGGTAACATTAC